CACCACCCCTCACGAGCCTCTACTACTACGCCCTCGCGTCCACCTCACCCCTCACGAGCGTACAACTAAGCACCTATATAAACAACCCCGACACCTTAACCCTGACCGAAATGGGTACCGACGTGGATGTTATCAGTCCGTCGGATGACGGTAACGCCGCTACGACACATGCGGAATCTATGGAACTCATCTTAGCGGCGGGGGATCCTTACTACGACTATTTAGTATCTAAAACCGAGAACGGGGTTCTTGGAGGGGCTGGTACCGGTGAATATTGTACCAAAGATGTTTTGAACAACGGCGATATCGTGTACAGTTTGAACGGTGGTACGAACGGGACTAATCAAGTCCATAGAACCGCCGGGCGATTATTCAGGACATACGCCGCAAGTGGTGCTGACTATGCACAAGTATGGGATAGGCTTTCTCAAAACATGTACACAGGTAATCCAGGATTAATGATGATTTACGAGTTCGCCAACGGTGAGAGCAAGAAGATCACGCGTATTGAGATGTTAGAAACGCATATAAATACTACACCGACCACACTCCACGTTTATTATTACGATTCGGATTCCCAAACGTACATAGAACACAACGTAACCTACGATTTCGACGCCGCTGCGTCATTCGGTACAAACAACTCGAACGATATATCCCTAGACGATACTTTGCCACCAGCTACCCGATACGTATTGTTTTTCGACACCATAACCAACATAAGTAGAATGCGCATAAGCGGTCTTGCAGCCACCGTACACAACGCGTTGATATCGGGGTCGGTGACGACGGATACCAAGTTTGGTGGTATACTCGATTATACTCGAATCAGCGCATCGTACACCGCATCGGTATCTTCCGATTATGTGTCGATCGATACCGACCAAAAGTACATAACGTACAGTCCGGTTGCCGAGGCTTATCTTATGTTGTCAGAAACCGTTGACATATCAATTGTAGATGCAATTTATCCGTTCGAATATTATTGGGATAACGTCGAGAGTGGACAAACTGCACATGGAGGTATTGTGTTCGGGGCGACTAATGTTACTGGTAGAACAATGGGAGCGTCGGTTTCTCCACAATTGATATTTTATTCGGATGAAGGTGCATTAGGTGATGGACGCTTCTGGGATGCCGGCATGACCCCTACGTACGGAAGTGGTGTAACTAGTTCAAGTGGTGTATCTTGGTCCGCGCCCTCGTGGGGTAGATATTTCAACGCGAAAGTAGTATCCAGAACTGGTGACGTGACCGACATGCTCATCGAATCGTTCATGGATGCGGCCAGATCCACAAGCGAACTCCTATGGAGTGTGACGGTTCAAGTCACGGCAAGCGATCCGATAACAAAGATTGGTGTTTGGAATTTTTATGAAGGTACAACATACCAAAGACCTCTGGTGTTCGGGAACTTTAACGGCGGTGTATCAACGGACCCCTTATCTGTAACCCACGCCCTGGACCTGAACGGGACGGTGGTACCGGTGACTCAAATCAACGCCGCACACGTGTATTTATTGGGATCGGACACCGTGAACACCAGCGACATCACGACGGGTCAATACGACTATCAAACCGGGGAGATTACCGCACAAAAGACGGTTACGACTACGGTGGCTCATAAATACGTCACTTGGGACACTTCCTCGTTGCTTACGCAAACCTTTTCACCCAACGTGTTACAAAGCATGGATATGAGTAACTTTACCATCGCCTTGCGTTTCCAAAAGGGTACCGCTACCGCGGGTACGATAGTGTTCCAGTTGTCCTACGACGAGAGTTCGACCGGTGGCGAGTTCGTGTTCTTACAAGATCAAAGTGCGGGCCTCGAAGCGACTACGAACACCATATCTGTCCTGGATGCGGACGTATGGCATACCTTGGTGTTGCGCACCGAAACGCCCGCTTCCACTACGACCATATACACCTACGTGGACGGTGTGTTGAGTGGCAGCCAAGCGTTGGGTGCAGGTGGACAAACTACGATGAACACTTACAAGAACTCGGGCTTTGAAAACATCAAATTCTCCGCCGACTCGTTCGCCAAATTGGACTACATCGTTTGTTTCCAAAACTCACTCACCGACGCGCAATCACTATCCATCCACGGATACGAGTACGATATAGACCAGTTCGTCACGGATACGAGTGCGAACGCCGTTATGAAATACACGTTCAACGACACCTTGGACAACACGGGTACCGAAACCGTAGATGCCCTAACGTTCGTCTCGCCTGTTTACACGGCGCATGTAGGCAGCGTGGTGGTGAACGACTACGATCCCTTCGTCACCCTGACGAGCATCGCATCCACGGACGACAACGTTTATAACGCGGCGTTCTCGGGATCACCGCAATTCATGAACACGAGCCTTAATGTGAGCTTAGGTGCGAACGGTGTAGGCTTATCAATCGCGTGTCGGTTACAGTACACGAGCACCTCCGGTGCGGGTAGTAACGACTTTTTCTTCTACATAGGAGACGCCACCAACTACTACGCCGTATTGGACGGTGTATACAACAAAATCAGATTCAAGAGCAACTCCGGCGCATTCACCGAGGTAAGCCACACATTCAACGAAAGCACCTGGTACACGATCGTATATACCGTTGAGGCGCAAGCGATCTCCATTCACGTCAACGGGTCGGTCGTGTATACCAACAGTACGATTACACACAATCTTCCGTTCCCGGTTACCATGATGTACTTCGGACAAATGTCCAAGGTGGATTACTTCGTCGGAATGAACGAACCGTTAACGACCGCACAGATGGACGAGCTGTACGCCACGACTGATATCGAAGGGTTCACGCGCGACAAAGACGTTCAATTCAAGTACGTGTTCAAGCAAAACATGAACGAAACGAGCGAATCGGGTGCCGGGTGGCCCTCGTCTCTAGACGATATGGGGACCCCGACGTACGAAGTCGTCGGTACGGTTGATCCGCGCGTCAAGATTCCCATCACCGTAGAAACAGGTTCCGTCTTCAGTTCCCTAGCGGACGTAGACAAGTACTACGCGATGGTGTTCGAACAACTGTTACCGGGGAACACGATCACGATCGATCCGAGCTACTACAACGCGAGCACCGGGAGTATCGTGATGGACGACGCGAACCAATACGTGACCTTCAACTACGATTCGGGTGCTGCTGCGGAGATACAACTGATGACCGATCAGTACATAGACGCCACGAACATCAACGACGAGTACAACTTCGAATTCGAACTGAAGGATCAAGGTGCCGCGACGACACTGCAAGGCGGTATAAGCATCGGTATCACGGGCACGCTGGGTACCGGGGTGAATCAAGGCGGGTACTTTATCGACTTCAAAGACGATCTGAACGGAGCGATCTCGGTAAGAGACGCCGAGAACGCGATCGTGATGTACGGTGGCTACACACCTACGTTCGGTACGCCGTGGAACACCTACACCGGACCGTGGGCCAAATATTTCAAGGCGATTATTATCGACCATCCGACCGAAACCGTGAACGCCATCAAACTCCAAGCGTATTCGGACAGCGCACGCACGGATCTGTTGTGGGAGATACCCATATTGACCTTCGACGACGGTGTAACGGGAAGCCTACCGGCGACCAACAACATGCGTGTAGGGTTGTACGTAAAACACGTAGCCGATAATGGTGTTTACTTCGGTGACTTCTATCCCGTCAACACGGCAACCAACAACGTCACTACCGAACTCACCATCACCGACTCCAACGTGTTGAACTTCGTAGAGAACACGTTGGGACCCCTGGTGAACGGCGCGGACGGGTTCAAAATCATCGGTACGGGCGTGACCGGTAACAACGTGTACTACCAAACGGACCTTTCGCGATACGCGGTGGGGGGCGTAGAAAACGTGGAGCTGGACTGGGCGTTCACCAGCTTCGGAAATCCCAACACGTACGCGCCCATGCCGACGGTGGCGGGTGGTACCTACAAACCCTACATCGTGGCGGTGGATACGGCGGCTAGGTATGGGGTTGGATATAAAATTGAAACTATCCCAGAAATCAAAGGGTTGAAATCAACAGTACCCTCTGTAACAGTGTTAGAGTTTAGTGATCTCTCATCTGGCTCGTTCACATCCACCATAAATCACGCAAACCCAACAGAAACATTCGAGGGGACCGGAACGGTAACCACCGACACATCGGGGTATAACTACGTAGTATTCGATAGCGTATTCCCCACGAATGTAGATTTCCCTTTGGATATATCTGTAGGAGGATTCACCATTTTGATGGTAATAAATACGTCTAATGTTGCAGCAGAACAAATATTAACCGCTAGACAACTAGGTGGTTCGGCTGCTCAGAGTGCATTTAACTTCTATTTATCAAGTGGTAACGGATATTCAATGTGGTGGAACTTCATGGGTTGGAACGAAACCGGTGAGAACATCACGTCTTTACCAACAGATACAATACTTGTCGTAACTTGGCGTGTAGATATCAATACCACTACTCACCTTGGTAGAGTAAAATACTTAACAGGTGGTGGAAGCACGCAAAACACAAAAACAACTTCATCGACAACGTACATTCCACACACTAATGCTACAGTAGCCGATGTAGCAAACGTTTACACGTATGGTATTGAGAACGACGCGGTAAAGACCGAGCCATACAAATTTTACGAGTACCGAATGTTTAACGAAGTTGTGTCTGATGAAAATTTTGATGCTATTGAACAATATGCGCTAGAAAAATATTTTGGAACCTCTTGGTAACTAATTGAGAACAAATAACGAAACTAATTAGACAGTGTATACACTATAGTGACTTAAAGCATTCACGTATAATTTCATCCAAACTGTTAAAATTTGAATTCGACATCAGTATAATATACGTACAACATCAAACAACTACAATCACACAAACACACAAACATGGAATCCTTCATCGTGAAGTGTCTCAAGATTGCGTTCGTTGATCTCGCGCATGAAACGCCCGTTGAAATCTTAGAGAAATACGTGCTCGTCGAAGAGATGTTGCGAGATATGCGTGCGATGAGTGACGAGGAAGTTGATGAGTACGAGCAAGCGTTGTTGTTTGCGAACGTTTCAAAGAGATCTACGTATAGAGAGCTTCAACGGTTGTTTTCGAAGTCCGTCCGACCATTAAACGCGTTATTGAAAGAGATGGCGGACACGAACATGTACGACACGTCACCGTTCGGATATATCCGAAAAATAATGAATTTCTGTAAGGACATCATTGACTTTGCAAAATGCGAAGATGCGTCGGAGTGGTTCCATGTGGATTCACACACGGACGAGGAGGTCGCGAGGTTCCTTCTTTGTCAAGAAAAGGCTTTGACCGTCCCTAAACACTACATCCAAATATTCAAGCTCGGCGACGAACCAGATATCAAAGCAGCCACGGAAGCACAATTGCACGAGTTGTATTCCGATTATTTCCAAAACGAATGTTGATTGGATTCATTGTTTAGAACATTATGCAATAAAAAATAAAAAAGCAACAAAAATAATTTTTTTATTATTTTCCAAAAATATATATGTAAAGCTGGTTTATAACCAACCAAAGCATAGTATTTTTTTCCAATTAGTATGGTGTGCCTGGTCACATACAACTGGTGCGCGCCATGCTTCATCAGGCAGAATATGAAAAGACAGGTGGTGGTCGGCCGGCCTCGCGGGGCCTCGGGAGTATCGGGAGTATCGTACGGGACGAATGCGGTCTTGTTCATAGCACAACGTGAAGGCGTATATATTGTTAACCAAAAACTGGCACACACACACCAAAGGAAACTGCGCGAATATCGTAATCGAAGTCTCGTGCGTGCGGCAACTTCAATATGCCGGATGTACCGCCCTTGGCTCTGGCCGATATCGACACGGGACCCTTTAAGATTAAGCTCGTGAAAGACTATCGCCCGGAACGGCAACTTTTGTGTGAGTGGGAAGATAGCATGATGAAACTCTACATGGACAACTACGACCGTGTTGATCCCATCGATGACACCCAAGCCCCTGTTAACTTCATTCTGAACACAGCGGGAGAACAACTTCGTGTCAAGAGCGTGCGAGATGCCCAAATCGGGGACCTCGACGAAAACTACGAACCGGTAATCGACAGCGACCAACTCGAGGGCCCCCAAATCGACGACGATACCCCGCCCGAGTGGATCGTTTACATCGTCAAATGGGAAGACACTTGGGAAGACTACAGAAAGTGTAAAGACGGCCGCTATCTGGTTCCCCCTGCGAAATCTTTCGTTAACGGATGGAACGCACGCAATCGTGCCCGAACTGTTGACATGAAGAAGGCGCTTCCGACCTCGTGAGGACAGTGTATCGTGTATAGTGCGTAGGCGTGATATGCAAGGCCATTGACATAGATAGTCGCACAATTTTGCAACAAACTTCACACTGCCATGTAAATTTATGGTATGCAAACAATTCATCATGTCATGCTTTCCAACCAATATATGCAACAGTTAACATCCATTGTTTTTCTAAAATGACACACCATTAACATGTGTTATTAGCATCTCATAATAATAATAATACGTCGCTGTTGTGCTGCCCCGCAGCCTTGGTTTCAAACCCTTAATAGCTAGTAGGATTGACGCCGCATATCCCACTGAATACACGCGAATATCCGTCGTGCACCGTGATACTTCTCAGGCACGTAAGGGACAAACTGTGCGTTGGCGATATCCCGTAGTTCCAGAAACACCGCTGGCAAGTCACCACGTATTCTCTGAGCCATACGGTCGGCATCGAACACCAAGAACGCAAGACGGCAAGTAGCCTTACGACGTATCAGAGTCTTGAAAACCTCTTTCATAGCCGGCATACCTAATCGAGTTTCGACCATGTTCGATTCGTTGTCAGCCAACGCGACCGTACCGAGGCTGAATACGAACTTACGAACGGCAGGCTCTCTATCGTAAGCCGCCCCCAGCTGCAAGTCTTCCACACGCAGCGCAAAGCCGTGGAAAGCCAACGTACGCAGATGCCCACAGTGCGTAATCAAAGTTGAGAACATCCGACTGTTGCTGGGACACATAGGAATAGCAGAGGGTCGCCATCGACGTGGGTGAAAGCAACCGTTAGAATATTTGAGTTCCAACTCCACGCCCCGCAACGCAGGGTGTGAGGCCAAATCGACTATCGCTTGCGTCGCCTGAGCATGCTGAGACCCACTGATAAGGTTGGCTGGCAAGACCAGGTGCAATCGAACGACCGCCGGTACCCTATTTCTTGCCAAACGCTCCAAGAAGTTAGGCACGTCGGGTTCGGGGTTGTCGGGAAACCACGAAACGTCCTTGTACCTCCTCCAATCGAGTTTGAGAGGCAAACCGTGCAAATGGAAATACCAGTAATCGAACCCATCCCGCCAGCTTTTACACACGCTTCGGAACAGTCCACACCAGTACGCTTCGAAGTATCGGTGAACGCCCCAAGTCCTCTGTACCGTCTCCAATAGGTCGTACGCCATAAAGGCGGGTAGGTCCTGCCACCACTCATCGATGCTCAAAAAAGCTCCGCATCGACGTATTTTTCCGTGACGTTCAACTTGTTGCGCTTCTTCGTCGGTTCGCTTCGTCAATGTTTGTTCGTGCGGTGTATTCATAGTGCACGGTTGCACGCGGCGGTGGCAGCAGCGGCGGAACGTTTAACCTAGTTGGGTTATTTTCGGGTGACAGATGAGATGCCTCTGTGTTATGCGGAGAGCGATCGCGGGCGCGATGTGATGCGATCGCGATCGCGATGTGATGTGATGTGATCGGTGACGCGATGTGATCGGTGACGCGATGCGACGCGATTCTGTACAGCCTGGCTATTCTCCAGTTCTGAACTGAATGAATCATTCACTGAATGAATCCAGGGTCTACCCGTTGTTTGGAACAATAACCCAAAAAAACATGGAGATTCAAGAACTAAAGAAAGGAAAAAATACTATTAATCATTATCATTCGCATTTGAAATTTACTTTGCATACACATTTGAATTTTTCCACATTAGCGCGTAGTTGTTACCATTAATCCAATCTTGAGATTTTGAACACATCTCACATTTCGAATCGAAAAAACGTATATCATTAAAGAATAGTTTTCTCGATTTCAGATAACCTAAAATTATGTCTGTATCTTCGCCATCGGTTTGTTTATTTGACGGATAATTTGGATATGTATGTTTAAACGCTCTCCCTAATAATGTTGGACCGGTCGGATATAATGCGCCATTTCCGTATATATCATTCTCAATATTATACAAACACAGTTCGATAGCTTTCCTGATGATAGGTGCTTTGGGTGGACATGCTATGAAACCATTCAACATATTTTTGGGACCAACGTCCCATGCAGTAACCCATTTGGTATTTTTATGTATCAATTGGTCTAGTGGTTTATGGCAAACCATCTTCCAATCCGTGTATACACCACCATCTATGTATAATATACAATAACGCATAAAATCACATTTGTACGAATATGGTTTCAATTTCTCAAAAGCACGAACAAATCTCGGATGAAAATGTTTGGATAGATAGTGAATACAACTTGTTCCATCATAATATCTTATCTTATAGTCCGGATTCAATCTCTTCCACGAATCATGAGCTCCTTGTATTTCTGACGGAAAAGTTTCCGGAAGTTTCATCGAATGTTCAATATATATCTTGTGGATCACTTTTGGTATTAAGGGTTTCGTGAACAAATTTTGGAGAGCAAATACAACGACAAATACAACGAAAAGTATCAACAATATGAATATTGACGATATCATGTGATTTATATCATCATGAAATATTTTTTCAATTGTGGTTTTGTAGACATTCTGTTTCATCAAGGATTATTATTATTATTCATTTATACATGTTCGGTTACATATATTTACTCAAGACTCGTGAATACCAAGACATATCTTTGGGTATCCAAGCTCACCCAAAATTCTACCGTTCACAATACGACGTGTTAAAGATTTGTGATAAGTTAGATTGGGAAGATGCAATCAAAGCGAACGATAACGATGATGACAAAGCATAAACAAGGAACATGTGCATTCCTTAGCATGTTCCACCATTGTAATTTTGTGTTTATATTTTACATAAAGAATCGAGCATCGATACGATAAACGTAAAATTTGAACGACCTTTTTTATTATTATTCGTCGAATTTCATTTATAACAAATATACGAATTATTTATTCATTAGACATGTTCGGTTACATATATTTACTCCAGACTCGTGAATCGATCGAAAAGAACGAAGAAATATACAAACTGGGTAGGACGATTAGAACGAGATTGGAACGATTTTACCAATACCCTAACGGTAGCGTTTTGTATCTACACATTCATTGTATTGATTGTGTTACTACAGAAAGAAGGATGCTTGATGTTTTCAATACGTTGTTCACCCGATGCGATCAGTGTATCTTGTATGGCAACGAATATTTCAGAGGCAACGTACAAGAGATGATGAACACGATATTAAGAGAACTACATTTTTCGTGTGTTGATGCTCAGGCTTCTAGTAAGATACACCGTAGGATATCTTATTTGGAACAAGAAATAGCCCATAAAAATATGGAGATTCAAGAACTAAGCAAACGTGGTCCTAACGAGGTGACAATCACACAAATGAAACTCGAGTTGTTTGATGCATTTGTTGACAAACAAAAAAATCGATACCAACAAGAAAAAAAACAGCAAGCAAAAATAGGCAGAAGCTTGAGTATGCCTTACGTAACAAACGTTACGTGCAACTACGAAAAACATCTAAAACGGGAAGAGACAAATGAACACGCATCGCATACAAATGACAATAAACAAGATGATCATGTTGCTGTAAAGAATGGTGATAAACACAATGGTGATGACCAAAATAACCCGTTACAATGTCCAAAATGTTTGAGGATATTTTCGAGAAACGATTCCATGTTACGGCATAAGAAACAATGTGACGGATTATTGCCTACACAATGCAAAACATGTAAAAAACATTTCAAGACCACGAAATCAAAGTTCAATCATGTAAAAAGAGACAATTGTACACCACGGTATAGCTGACGGAACAAAAACTAAACACGTAAAAATTATTTAACAGAAAAGCTTTCTTGAAAAAAAAAACACCCCCCTCGTAATCTAAACGGTATAAAAGTATAAGTGTACTTATCTTTCTACACAAATATTTTATTTTCGTACACCAGTTATCGTGTTTGTTTATCATTGCTATAATAACATAATCAACACCAACCACAATCACGATAAATATTCATTACGAGAAAAATATTTTAATTATAACATCATTACGATATATCGTCATTAAAAATAATGATCGTGGAATGTTAATGTTGATAGGAACACGTCGTTGATCGTCAATGTTATACAGCTCAATGACAATAATACACCACACATATTACAATTATATTACCAATATGTATTGAAAATGTAGTTAAATCGAAATTGAAAGTAAACACTCGAATCACTACACAACTATAAATTTACAAAATATTAAAAAAAATTATTCATCAAACAAAAGCTCCTCCAGAAAAAAACTCCCCCCCTTATACTTAAACATGTCAATATGGTATAAATGCACTTAAATTTAAGATAATAATATATCTTATATATACCAAACATGGCGTACGCTTGTAATATATGTAACTACACAACAAACATTAAATGTAACTATGAGAAACATCTAAGACGGAAAAAACCATGTGCGTCCGAACATAACGACGATATATCATCATTAAATAACAAATCGCACGGCGTTAATGTTGGACAGTCCAATGTAAATGTTGAGAGTGAAGATAAATGTGAAAAATGTGACCGGATTCTTTCAAGTAAACATGCGTTAAAAAGACATCTTTTGATATGTAAAGGAAATAAACCATTGGAATGTCCAACTTGTAAAAAAACGTTCAACACCCGACAAGGCAAGTCGCAACACATACGGAACGTATCATGTGTTCCTCCTGTTCAACAAGTGAAACCTATCGATCAAACAATTGGTATCACTGGGGATCACAACACAGCAAACAATAATATATATAACAACACGACAAATATAACTAACAATAACAACACAATAAACATTGTAAGTTTCGACGATTACACAATTGAACACTTGGATTTACCAGAATTCAAGCGTGTATGTTCGAAGGCGATGTCTTCGGACGATATATTGGAAGAGTACATAACGAAGGTATTCTTCAATCCGTACTATCCGGAGTACAAGAACATTCGTTTGACGAACTTGAAGCCCGATTACAAGTACATGGGTGTGTTCAACAACGCTCAATGGGGTGTCAGTTTACAAAGCAGGGTGTTCGGGCGAATCATCCGGGACTCTTTCAAGCTGGTACAACAATTGAACAGGGAGAGTAATCCGGAGATAGATCCGATGACGTTGATAGAGATAGAGGAGGAGGACGAGGGGTACGACGACTTGGATCGCATGGAGAAATACGAACGAAAGATGCTACGTAACTATCACAAGTGCAGTAGGAAGCTTGCGGACGTTGCGAAGCAAGTAGTTTACAATCACTCCAAGTAAATTAACATTGTAAAGTTTAGTATTTTTTTTTGTTGAATATACAATTGTATATTGTATAATTCTATTTGTTTCACATTAAAAAAAAACCCTAAACCCACTATATCCCGTTCGTTTTACGCGTCATCGTGTTGGTCTTCTTCTTCTTCGTAGTCTTCGACTTCGTGCGAGTAATCCTCGTCGAACCACGATTTCAAATAATCAATTGCGCAGTATTTGAAGAGCGGGACGTTGTCTTTGAAATCAATCAGTTTATCGTACACCGCGTTCTTCAGAGACGGTAGATTCCTTACTATATGTAAATTTCTGTCTATCCGTGCTAGAATATCGTGTATGCAAATATACTTGTAAATTCTGGTATCAACATCGTCGTCACCCCTTGTTGATGCATCTTGAAATAGTGATAGTGATATTTCAAGATGCCTTAGAAATTTACTCTCCTTTTTTCTGTAAACCACTTCGTCTTTCATCCCCTCTAAACAATAGTCGATGGTGTCGTTGAACCGCGAATCCCTCGACAGGGTCTTCATATTCGCGAGAACGTTGGCGCTTGTACACACACCCCACTCATCCATCACCGTATCCCTGATTGTCGTAACGATAACGGGATTCTCCAGCACGGCCTTTGTGATCGAATCAAGCATATTTTGTGTAAGTCGGAGAGCGTATAATGAGAGCTTTGCTTGCCTTACGAGTTTAAAGTGTCATGAATACATTCTTACTACACATTCAAATTTTATCATACGGCCCTGTTATTTATTCAATTGTGAACAAGACAATAAACGAGTTATTAATACAATTGTGTAACATACGAAAAAAAAATGAAATTCAAACATGTATACACATAATATGAACGATTGATTGATCTAGTCAATCATTTTATGTGTTTTTTATCGCCGATTCAAACACGACTCTCATATCCCCGTTGATGAATTCGTTATCGTCCAAGATATCTAATGTCGTTCGTATCACAATTCTACGAAATTCTGCTTCATTTGAATACGTGATATCTCCTAACTTTGTTTCCAATTGAGAATACAATTGTGTATTTACGTACGTAAGCATATCGTCAAAACATAAAGAGTCGTCAGGTAAGTTAAAATCGCAGAAACCGTTGTCGTAAAGATAGTCCAACTCAACAATCAATGGTTCAACAATAGCTTTGTATGTATCCATTATTGTATTGTATTGTAATAAGTATTTTATTCTGTTAGATACACGATCAAATTTTATTGAATGCATTCGACGTACACAACTGTGTAGCCAATAATAAATGCGTTATTTATTCAATTGAATAACGAATAATTTAAAATGAAAAATGAAAAATGAAAAATGAAAAATGAAAAAAAAAATAAGTTTGATAAATTTGTTTTTGGAGAAATAAAAGTTAATATTTTTGGAAAATATAAAATTAAAATATTTTCTGGAAGATAAAAAAACGGATTGTTAACCTGAACAATAAACCCGTTATTGATTCAATTGCGAAACAAACAATAAACCCGTTATTGATTCAATTGCGAAACAAACAATAAACCCGTTATTGATTCAATTGCGAAACAAACAATAAATGCGTTATTGATTCAATTGAAAAACGAATAATTTAAAACAAAAAAATGAAATAAAAATAAAAAATAAAAAATAAAAAATAAAATAAGTTTGATAAATTTTTTTTGGAAAATAAAAATTAATATTTTTGGAAAATAAAAAATTAAAATATTTTCTGGAAGATAAAAAACGAAGTTGAAAAGAATTAAATGCTTAGTTTTATTAATCGGATTGAATAACGAACAATAAATGCGTTATTGATTCAATTGTAAAACGAACAATAAACCCGTTATTAATCCAATTGAATAACGAACAATAAATGCGTTATTGATCCAATTGTATAACGAACAATAAACCCGTTATTAATCCAATTGAATAACGAACAATAAATGCGTTATTGATCCAATTGTATAACGAACAATAAATGCGTTATTGATCCAATTGAATAAATAACGATTAATAACGAAAGATAACGAACGAAGATAAAAAAATGACGTGCAAAATATTTGATTTTTAAAAAAATAAAAATGAAAATACATTTTTGAAAATAAAAATAAACATTTCAAATAAACAATAAAACATATATAAGAACAGTTGAATCAACAGGTGATGTTTAGATAGTCAGTGACACTCTTATCATCCCAGGTCCTATCGAGGGGGACGAGGGGAATCCATTTGAGGGTGTCCCTTCCCACGTGTTGTGAAATTTTCCTGATGGATAGCATACGGTTGGCGAATTTGGTGGTTAGATAACTTCGCAACGAGTTCGCTTCCGCCTCGTTGTTGACGCGCAACGATATGTAACTACCCGTGTGTACTTCGTCGGGTTTACCCACGAATATCTCTCCGAACCCACTGAACGCCTTATGGGCCGCTTCCGGTGTGATAACTTTCCAGAAGGTCTTGTGTTCGTCGAACTCGTAGTTCGTCAGATACTTGAACCTGTTCCTATTTTTCAATGCCGACACGTAGCATTTAATGTGTCCGTTATCCCCGAACCTCGGATCGTTGGTTTCGATACCGAAGCATCTTCCCATGTAGAGATTGCTCAAGTTATCCTGACCGGGAAACACCTTGTCGATGATTTCGTGATACATGGGCTTGACTACACAATCGTACCTAGACAGGTCGTAGGTTACACCGTTGAATAGACACGGTCCCTTATGGTTCTTGTCGATCAAAAAGTAAGACACACCACCCTTGATTTCTACGCTGTTTCCGAACCACTCCTTCGCGTTGTCCGTGTGTGTGATGGATACTATATCCGTTCGTCTTTGCATGTCCCTCTTGAACTTATCGAGTCCCTTTATCCCTTGAAACCATCTCGATGGTGTTACGAACAACACGTACTCCGCTAGGCCTACGTATTTGTTCACGAACTCGTGATATAGGGGTTTCGAGTTGGGTTTCGAGGGGTCCGTCGAGTAGGGTGGGTTGCTTACGATCACGTCGAAGCCCTCCTCTATACCCCACACATCTCGAATGTTCAGTTTAAGCGCGTCCCCCTCGTAGTAGTTCAGGTTGTACTGGTCGTCGTAGTCTAGTATGAGTTTGCATATGAATATGTTCGTTTTGTTTATATCGCAAAAGTATAGACACTCCTCCACGATCACCCTAAACCGCTCCTTCTCGTCGGGGATGGCGTCCCTTAGCCCGATCATTAACCTATTCACCAAGGACACTAGGAATCCACACTTGCCGCCAGTCGGATCTAGAAACTTGTGCGGTGTCACCCACAGATGCGCCGGTAGTTGATCCAACATTTCCTCTCTGAGTTTGTGGGGGGTAGACACTTCACCGTTGTTTTTCTTCTCCACTTCCATGGGAACGAAGTATTTGTCTATGAGTTTGGACATTTCGTTCCAGTTGTTGGCGTTCTTCACGAATGTTGTTTTGATGGTTTTGACTATTTCGCGGATATCTTGATCGTCGTTCCTCTCGAGGGTCGCCATCATTGTGTCCATAATATGTGGGGTTATTTTTTTCCCCCACCAAACGTTACACTGATCGATCAATATATTATAGAGGGTATCATTTCTTTTAATACTTTCGTACATATCTTGCATATTCATCGTTATGTCGCGAACGCTTAATATACATACCAATGGTATCACGTACGTCATCAATTTCATGTATTTACTGACTACGTCGTTTGTGTCTGTGTCTGCGTCATCGTCATCGTCATCGTCATCGTCATCGTCGTCCGATGTTTGCCTGGTGGTGGTGGTGGTGGGCTTGACGTGGTTCGTGTCAACCTTGATGGTTTCTATCCCGTTTTTTATGTTTTCTTCTTCCGGATCCGACCCGGAAACCGGATTCGAGGATGCTTTACCATTTATTTCGAAGATCGTCGTGTACAGTTGTTGTTCTTCGAGATTCAGCGTTATCTCCTTTGTGTGTAGTTTATCCAGGGTACGATTCAGATTATCAAAGGTATTTGAGAGGTAGGTGTCGTAAACGGTGTCGGACAACGAGAGGATCCGTGTGAGATCGTTTCCGAAGCACGGCATCCAATGATCGCAGTTTAGTGTGAGCACCTTCGCTTCCAGTAGATATAGGACCGCCTTTGCGGGATGCATATTCGGGTATAGAGCAACCGCGTCATTCACAACCTGATGGATCACCCTATGTATATTTAAATCAATAACGAACCCTAGTCTTTTACGAAATGCCTCCGTCATACATCTATATATCATTTGTATTGTCATATCTTGACTATGCACGTCGTTAAGCATGATCACCACATCGCACCATGTGAACGTGACTGCTAAGGTGCACTGTCCTCCCGTGAGTACTATAAGTCCTTTTTTCCCCTTAATTTTTGCTTGTTCGTGCGCATCTAGTACTCTTTGTTTGGGATTGTTCGTAACTTTGCTATTTATGCTTACGATTTCGTAATCCGGCGCAATATCCTTTTTTTTAAACAAGTTGACGGTTGCTTTGGATGTTTTGTTTATGTGTTTCCTTGGTAGACACGCCATTATGATGATGGGTTCCTCCGCATCATTTACGCATCTCGAGTTGATTTCCGCATTTTTGCATATCTTTTCGATTCTTTTCATGAACACTTTATCGTCCGGGTAATTCGGATCGGGTACCCCGTACTTGTTATATTTTCCCATGATTGTGTACCACAGATGTTCGACCGCGTTTTCGTTTTGGAACTCTGCCGTACTCCGTATCTTACCCGTCGGATTCGCGGACTGTTTCAGCAACAACGCTGCTTGCGGTGACCATCCATATTTGTTATCCTTGGTATCCTCTAAGATTTCTGCGATCACGTCGGGTTCGAGTTTGTGAGTCAATATGCACATACCAGGGACCTTGTCGTACTCTTTTTTAATGTGCTCCGACGAGTAATTTCGTAGGGTTTCTTTGAAGTCCGTTCCGTGTTTGTATATCAACCGTTGAATATTCTCTTCCTCGTCTATATGTTTGCATAGTGTGACATCTTCCAACCCCCAAAGGATTTGGTTCGCTCGTGGGATATGAAAACGGTTGCACGGTTTCGTATATGTCGCCGTGATGTGTACGGTACATGCTTTGTCCCCCCCGTACGTTCTTAGAACTTGTCTAGCTAGCTTTGTCGTCCCCCCGTAGTGACTCTCGTCTACGAATCGCATATCGAATGGTATTTGATTTAATCCTTCAATAATCTTATCGTTGATTTTGTTTTGTAGGAACTGCTTCGAGCATATGAATATGTTTTTTGTGTTGTTTAGTTTTACCTGTACTTTGTCATGTATGTGTTGTACATTGAATCCCCTTAACTGTATGCAGTTCAATACTTCAACGTATTGTTCGATGGTTTCTGATGGTGCCGTCGTGATTATGAGATAGTTACACGTCTGTTTATCCGAGGCATCCTCAATAATACAACCAATCATGATATAGCACTTTCCGCTTCTTGGTATATGCCCCCATAGTATTAACCGTTGGTTATTCCTTTTCATTTTAATCGTTTTCGTAACGGTGAATTGTTGATGCATTTTCAGGACAATCGGTTTAGTGTTACTCACGCTCACGATGCTATCGATGCTCATGTGCTTGTAACATTGTTTGAAGGTGTGATACGCTTCGAACAGATCCCTCCAGAAGATGGTGACCGTGTCTTCTCTTTCTAGAAATTGTTTGAGATCCTTATTTGACTTTTCGATATTGCATAACATTTTTTTGTATTGTTGTTCGTCTCTCAGGCATATACATAGGGACATGGTGTATCCGTTCACTTCGTATTTTTTGAAGTTGGTCAGAATCTTATCTATATCCATTTCGCCGACCGTGATGTCCTTGGCCCTATTCTTAGACGTCGTCGGCATTATATGTTTGCTCTTCTCGTTATGCATGCACGTTAAATCCGACGAATCCCCCTTATCCTTTAATTTCACGAGAGCGTTCGTGTTGTCGTAAAATATGTCTCGTTTGCTTTGCAACCTTGCAATGGTCTGAAGATTGAAATTTCCGACGCATGTGCTGTAGTCCCTTAATTTCGCAATGCACCCCAAATGCCCGAATAATCGAAGCAAAGACTCTTGCTTATCCTTACCCCTCCACGGTTTCGTCATCCATGTTTCGATATCTTCGATATCCGACCTTAGGGTTTCGTACAAATCCTTAAAGGTATGCGTTACCATGGTGGTGTCGGGTTGTAATCTCATGAAGCTAAGTTGATGATTATGCTTTCAAATTTTATCATCAAAGAAGGCGTTATTCATTCAATTGTGAAAGGAAGAATATATGCGTTATTGACACAATTGAATAACGAACAATAATCTCGTTATTAACACAATTGAATAACGAACAATAAACCCGTTATTGACACAATTGTGAAAACCAACAATAAATGCGTTATTGACACAATTGTGAAAACAACAGTAATACAATTTTAATAATTTATGAATACTTAACACCACGTATGGTGTTAAAAATCTCACTTAAAACATTCTTTACTATTATATGGAGTATTCCTGAAAACTCGAATAGATTGGAGAAGATATGGTTGGATCATATTACGACGAGTCAAGCAATACCACTTTTGTATGTCTACTGGATATCAAGAACGACAACGTGAATCCAGAGTTCTTCAAGGGTGGTGCAAGCATCCGTTCGTATATCAAGAAAAATGCTATCCCTGATACGGAAGTGATTTTTGTGGAGAAGAACAAATTGAGTAATCAAAAGAATACAAGAGCACAACCGTACGTAACCGAAAAATACGCAAATGAGTGGATCTACGATCTTACCAAGATCAAAAAGCATCGGAAACAGACAAGAGCGAAAAAGAAAGAAGAGCTTAGACTAAAACGTATTGAACAAAAACAATTTGATCCTACACAACTCAAACCGTTACCACCTATTGTAGAAATCAGTGACGAAGAGTCATTCAAAGACTCTGAAGGAAACGTGTTACATATCGAGATGCGTGGTGAGAAGACACAAGCAGGTCTGTATATGAAAGCGTTGGATATTCAGAATCAATTGGGTATGAAGCAAGTGTACCATGTAATAACAAACAATACTAGCGACCATGAATATAATACACATTATGTGTTCTTTTCAACAACCGTAGGTAAACTGTTATATCTTACATTTAATGGTTTCATCAAATTGATCATGTGTAACAGAAAATGCAAAAAAATATCTCATTTGCAAGTACTTACATCATGTACATTGATGTTTGGATCACAAGAGAGTAAAGAACAACTCGCGGCGACATGCATTGGTGTATCTTTGACGCAAATGCGATCAATTGCCAAAACATGTTCTACAAGTCTTCATGGTATATATTTATTTGCTATTGGAAAAGTATCGGATCTACATGGAGTGTTCACATTTGATTCAAGTCGTCACTATCCCGATGATATGGTTTACAAGTATGGATTCACCAAAGATATTAATAAACGGTATGGTCAACATATTCGAAATTATGGACGGTTCAATGGAGTTGCATCGTTAGAACATAAAATATTTACTAATATCGACCCACGATTCTTGTCGAAAGCAGAATGCAAGATAAAGAAAATGTTCGTCTCTAAAAATCTCAATTTATCAGATCCAATATATAAGGAAATTGTAGTTATTCCCAAGTCACAACTAGATCTTGTCAAAAAAGCGTATAGTGATATTTCAGATTTATATAGAGGCGATATTGATTGTATGGCTCAACAAATTTTGACACTTGAGGACAAGATCGAAAAACTTCAATTGCTTCATCAAAATGAAATGAAGGATAAAGAAATTCAACTACTAAACCTTAGATTATCCGTCTATACTTAACACCACGTATGGTGTAAAAAATACTTAAAAATATTATTTTATTGTTATATGGAGTATACTACGATTATATTGGAGAAGATATGGTTGCATCATTTTATGACGAGTCAAGCAACACCACTTTTGTATGTTTACTGGATATCAAGAAAAACAACGTGAATCCAGAATTCTTCAAAGGTGGTGCAAGCATCCGTTCGTATATCATGAAAAATGCTATCCCTGATACGGAATTGATTTTTGTGGAGAAGAACAAATTGAGTAACCAAAAGAATACCAGAGCACAACCTTACGTAACCGAAAAATACGCAAATGAGTGGATTTACGATCTTAACAAGATCAAGGAGTATCGGGAAGAGACTAAAACGAAAAAGAAAGAAGAGCTGAAAGCGACTCGTAATGAACAAAAACAGTTCGATCCTACACAACTCAAACCGTTACCACCTATTGTAGAAATCGGTGAAGAAGAGTCATTCAAAGACGCTGAAGGAAACGTGTTACATATCGAGATGCGTGGTGAGAAGACACAAGAAGGTCTGTATATGAAAGCGTTAGATATTCAGAATAAACTGGGTATGAATCGAGTGCACGATATCGTAACTGATAAAAGAAGTGATCATGAATATAATACACATTATGTGTTTTTCGAAGCCAAACTATCCAGAAATTCAGGATCCAATGAGCACCAAAAAACCACCAAGGTCCTATATTTGACCTACTTTGGTGTGATCAAATTGTTGATTTGTTCGAGGTCTAAGAGAGCGGAACCCTTTCAGAGATGGGCTATCACCACACTATTTACTCATCAGTTTGGTGATCAAGAAGATAAAGACGAATTGGCAGCTGACTTGATGGGTATCACGCCCAAAACATTGTATGACGTATTCAGGAAGTCCAGCAACACGATCCCTTGCGTATACTTGTTTAAGATTGGTAGAGTAGGTGATATCAACGAATACTGTAAAAATAAGACAGAATCTAATATTGATTTGAACGGATACGATGATAATGACATCTTGTACAAGTTTGGGAAAACGGACGATCTAGCAAGACGAACGAAAGAACACGCAAAAATATACGGTAAGATGAGCAAAGAGTTTACTCTGGAAACGTTCAACTATATAGACAAAGCATTAGCATGCAAAGCGGAGAACTCTATCAATCATTTCTTTACTGCCAGTGAGATGCGTATCGACGACCCTAAACATGCAGAAGTTGTAGTTATCAAACCTGAAAAAATGAGATATGTTGTCGAATGGTTCAAGAATGTGCAAATGATGTATTCTGGTAACAGTTACGAGTTGATAAAGCAACTAGACAATCTCAAAAACCAACATGCTATGGAACTAATGCAGAAAGAGCATGAGTATCAGTTGTTACTCAAGGATAATGAGAAAGCTCGTTTTGAACACAAGTCTGAACTCCAAGCATTGGAAATTGAAATGTTGAAAACTAAATTAAGCATAGTTAAGTAACAACGCATCTTAGTCATTGTCATTGTAGCAATATTTTCAAACGAATTTATCCCAAATTCACTCACTCTTAACATACTTACCTTGTTCTTTTTTATAGTTGGATGATGTGTATTCATGCAACTTTGTCATAGTCGCCTTGTCAAACTTACGTAACATGTTTTTTATGTTGTTATCCTCCTCTTCGATCTTCGCGTCGTCCATTTCTAGTTCATCAAACATATCGTCGGGTACATCTCCGTTCATGGCTAATAAACTGTAACACAACCCCTTTATAATCCTTCGCTCTCTGTGGTCCGTCAACTTCACTTCTAGTTTGTCTTTGATTGCGTTATATTTCCGTACATACTTAGATATCGTATCTATCATAGTGTCCCTGATATCCTCAAACTCTCTGTACTCCCACTCTTTTTCATCTCCCATGATATAAACACCGTCGCCGTAATCTAGAGGTTTGATGATGGTGTTGTTCTCCGGTTTTTTATCGTTGCAATGGATTTCTTTTACGATGTCCGCTAATCCATAAATTCCTTTCTTACCATACGCTTTGAGCTTTTGGAGCACATTTTTTTCGTTCAGAAGATAGCTAAGATCTTCGTTTCCGAAGGAATTAACGTTAATGATGTTTATAGTACCGTGATTGTTCAGGGTGTTGTTGTTATTGTTTGTGATATTATTGTTGGTGATTTGATTAATCTGCGTGGGAGCAGGAGGTGGTGGTGGTGGAGGTGGTGGGGCACATTTCACCCTCTTGATATGTTTGTTTTTTGATTGTATCCTAGTGAATCTAAATAAACAAATTGGACATGTGTAAGAGTCAACGCCTTTACATATTTGTTTGTGAGCTTTTAGATATTTTAAAGATTTGAATTGTTTTTTACAATCTGTACATCGGATACTAGGGTTGTTTTCACAAGGACCTAGGCTGTTCTCACAAGGACCTGGGCTGTTCTCACAAGGACCTGGGCTGTTCTCACAAGGACCTGGGCTGTTCTCACAAGGACTTGGGCTGTTCTCACAAGAACTTGGGTAAGCCAATGTACTAATACCATTTATCGTCTTGTTTGATAAGTCACATGGATTCTTCCGTCTTTGGTGTCTATCGTAATTGCATTTTATCGTTGTTGAGTAATTACACTTTGCGCATTTATACATCATACTTAGTGTATATTTATAGTTTATAATTTATCGTTTTTAAATGAATTTATCGTTTTTATTGATAAAAAACGATCTAAGTGGGAGAGAACTTTTTGTTTTTAAAAAGTCCACAAAAAAATTTTAGTTTTCACAATCTACTTACATACTTTTTATATTTTTGATTTATATGCTATTAATGCATGCTTTTTTCTATTTTAACAAACTAATTTATTCAAAATTTTGAAAGACTTTGACTTACTAAAATATATATTTCTTCACATTCTTATTTCGGTATATTAGCATCATGCCTATTAAATGCGCATATGAAAGGTGTAATACAATACCAACTTTTAATTACGAAGGATAATCAAATGCGCATTCAAAAAATAAAAAATGCGCATTTGAAGCCTAAATGTATGTATATCGTATATATTATTATGCAGTAACTCCATTATTTTTTATATATGATGTGCATTTTCCTCTTTTTATATGCTTCCATTTGCATTGTTGAGTATTGAACTTCCTAAAACAAGTAGGACATGTTAATGAATCAATACCTTTACATACCGATTCATGTCTTCTCAAGTACAATTTTTTCTTGAATTTTTTGTCACAAGCTTCACAACGTAATTCTGTGGTTGTTGGTGAAAGAATGGTTGTGTTATTCTTTACAGTGTCACAAGTAGGTCCCTCTTTGGTATTTGAAACTTGTGTGTTGACGACCTCCGGACACTTTTGGTTATCGGTCGCTAAGTTGCATTGAATATCTATCTTGACAGGTTTATTGTTCAGCATTTCTTTTTTCATACGGTCATTTTCAACAAGTTGTTCTTGTAGTTTATGATTCAATTCTTTTATTGTTCTTTCAATGTTAGCAACGGAATCCAAATTTGTGCATGGATAATCTAATTCATGCAAAATACTTTTCATCATAGCTTGAACGTCACCTTTGAAGTATTCCGTACCATACAACTTACATATGTCACATCGTCCGAAAGATTCACTAAATTTTTTAATCAATCTTTTTTCTAACGTAACCGAATCAATACAAAAGACATGTAAATACAATAATGAACCGTTCGGATAATTGTTGAATCGTCCTAGACCTCGCTTGAACGTTCTACCGATTTTGTATATATTTTCGTTTTTATTATACGATTCTCTAGTTTGCAGAAGATAAATGTATCCAAACATACCAAAAGAGAGTTAAGAGATTATTTATTCTCTCTTAAAGTATACTTTACTTGATTTGGGTTTTCAAATTTTCTCTATTGTTTAACACACACGCATCAACAATCATATTTGTAGATTTTATATTCGCTAACATAAACTAAACATCGTAACACAATGTCAAATGCAATAACAAAAACTTACATGAAATATACAAGCAACGAACAATAAATCATTCATGTATTCAATTGTAACATATGCGTTATTGATACAATTGAGAAAACGAAGAATAAATTTATGGGTTCATTTATACATATCCATGAGTTCCGATGTAGTCGTTGATTCAGCCTGGTGTACAATTGTTCACATTTACGTGACGGATTTAAGACCGTTTTTGGTCATTTATACATCAATGGGTTTATTTGTAGTCGTCCACATAGGTATAAGGGGGGTGTTTTTTTTCGACACAACTTTTTCAACACAATGTTTTATGTGTTGAAAAGCAAAAAAAAACAGATTGGATTACGCTTTGTTTCACGGTTTTTCAAAAATGGTTGACTTGCTTATTAACGTATTAAAGATAAATGCAAGACACCCTATACGCGAGTTTAGCAGCGGCGTCCATCGGATGCCTCGCGACGCACCCGATAGACGTGTACAAATGTCGTCTACAGAAGAAGGTGTCCACAAATATGAACATCCGAACAGCGACCAAGGGAATCGTACCGGCGTTCGTACGGAGTAATCTGTACGTAGGGACAAAATTCTACACGTACAACGTATTGAAAGATAACGGGTATGCGAACGGTCTACATGAGAAGTTACTATGCGGTGCTCTATCTGGTGGAATCGCCGTCATCATGAGTAATCCCTTGGACGTTGTGATCGTCAACAAACAGCTTGACAACAACACGCGTAAAGAGTGCTTGTACAATTTCAAACGTTCGTACAAGGGATCACTTCCGAACGTGACTCGGGGTGTATTGATAAGCAGTTCGCAGTTAGCCGTGTTCGACTACGTTTACACGAACTTGAAAAATACACGGACAGAGCAACGATTTCTCACGGCGTGTTGTATAAGTAGCGTGGTAGCCTCGTTTATCAGCAACCCGATAGACGTTTATAAGACGCACGTGATGAGTGACAAGAACATGAACGTAACGACGTTTGCGCGCGTGGTGAAAAGAAACGGGGTGACGATGTTATGGAGAGGGCTAAGTGCGTGTATATGTAGACAGATACCGTTGAACGTTATTCGTTTTGGCGTGTTCAATTATATGTTACACAACATGTAATCTGTTCAAAATACCGTTGATCATCAGGTAGGACTGTATTTGAACAACTCAAAATCTTTGTTATATATTGAATAAACAATGTTCATCGTATCTCTATCGTAATAATTCATAAAATGGTCATGTTTTGACGTGTTTACTTTTTTCAAAACTTCCGGCATGTGTCCCGTATATTCTTGTACGAATTGTGCGTATTGTGTGTCCATGTGTTCGTAACGGAGTATATGATCCACAAGAATATTACCAATATCATCGGTGATGAACTTATATTGAGGAATAAAATGTATGTCCTCTTGAAACAAATACAAATCCTTTACGAAGTCTTTGAAAGTGTTATATTTTGTCAACTTTTTACTCATGATTGCGTCATCTTCGTTATTTTTTTCACCTCCGTTCTTCAGATAAAAGAAAGCGGACACAACTCGATCATAGGGATTCCTTACGAACGCAAAAGATGTATCGTATAATCTCCAGTTTATATTTTTCATTTGCTCATGAAAAAAATATGAACAATTGTCTCTAAAGAATGAAGTTTTTTTAATTGCATTTCCTCCCGTTTTGGGAATATGTATGAACAACGCATTAACTTTTTTCGAACGACGACGGATGCTTGCAATTGTGAATAAGATAGCTAATAAAACGAACGAAATGATAACAACAGTACGAATCATTTATTATATATCACACATCTTATTATGTACACTATCATGAAAATGTACGACGTTACGGATCTTCTTAAACATAAGCTGCAAACATGCAGTTAATATATTGAAATACGCACACATGGTGGTTTGTTATACATTTTTTAATTAGATATAGGGGTAATATATGCATGATGTTTAATCTTCATACCTATTTAGAATAATGACGATAATTGTAAACATACACGACGGGGAGAGATAGAAAGATGATAATCGTAGTGGGTGGATTGGGCAACGACAAAGAATATTTCGGACCGTTGTTGAAATGTTTAGAGCGTGCAACGCAACGGGAGATCCATGTACATCTTCTTACACACGGTACCAAGCTTGCGCGACACCAGGAGGCGTTACGGGAACTCATAAACAACCAACATGATAAGCGCACCCGTATCGACGTAGTGGCGTTCTCAATGGGGTGCCTGCTGGTATTGAACGCGGTACCCTCGTTCGAGCATGATAATCTGAAGATCACCTTCGTAAATCCGAGCAACACGTTCATGGAGTTGTCGTTGGACCACTCTCGTTATTTCGGTGACAAGTACGGAAGCTACACTAGCTTGTGCTCACGTCCGACGAGGTTATCTACGAACGTGACACGCAAACTGCGTCTGTTGCGAGTAATGTTCGCGATGTGTAAATATATGAACTTATACAACCAACTTATTTGGTTGTACATGTATTTCGTCGGGAACAAGTTACGCGAGCCCGTGGAGTTGATACAAGAGATGTCCAGTTACGACTACAACGATTTGCATCGTCACGTGGAAGAATGCGGAATGAGTATCAATTGGTTCGAGTCCGTGAAAAGCATCGAAGGCACGACCTTGAAGCGGATAAAGATCGTATCGGGGTGTTACGATAGATACAACAGGTTCGCGCATCTCTTGACGGAGATGTACTCCCATTTGTTCGTGTTGCATGGTGTAAACGGGGGACATCATATCTTACACAACAATCCAGACCTGTTAGTATCGAACGGTATAATATTGGTCGAATGAACCCCAAGAGCGATTGAATTGTGCAAACAATAAAAAAACTCAACTCAACTCAAATGTTTTTTGTTGTAAATGGTTATTCATTTTGTCTTATGATATATACACATGTGTGAACGGAACCGAATGTGTAACATTGCTCAATAATTTCTTTCTGGCGTTTTAAAGTCATTTATCTTATCCAAGCATCATTCAAAACAAATTGAAAGATGCGACAGTAGGTAGCCCACGCCGTAAAACAAGCAGGCGTTCACCATCCAAATTAGCATCCAAATTTTGAACTGTACGTAGCCGTAAATTTCGGACAGGTTCAGCGATCCGACACAAATATAGCTCCATAACAAGGACATGCCGATGTTCGCATAACAAATCCGCATGATGTCTATATTAGCAGTGCTGCTGACATGTTTACAATATGCATAATACAAAACAGGTAACGGAAGATAATGTTTAATAACATGATGCACGATAATGTTGTACATATCGCATTGTGGGACACATTCGAAACATGACAATCCTATCAACACTTTGTACGAAATATTCAGTGTTATGTAGTTAATCAAATTGAACACGATATATTTTTCATGTAGAAACGAATAACAAAGCCAGATGATCGAAACGTGAGTATATGGTTGTTTGGAACAGAACGGCAGTGGTACCATCAACAATAATAATAACAACATGACAACAAGCACGTGATAATAAAGAAAGTCACGCGGTATTTCGATCATCGTTCATATCAATCAAATGTGTGAGAGCGACCCAATATATGTAATACGATGGTTAAGTAACTTGTACGAACGAAACGAAACACGGTGTCAATCCGGTTTGTGAGTCTGCTGCTAGGTCAATCTGCTGCTGCTACTGCTACAGCTGAACGTGCCCGAGCTATATATTATTTTTTCTCGTATACGTGCCTAGTATGTGCCTACGACACCGCGGCTTCAGCGGCTTCAGTGCCGGCAGCAGCGGCTTCAGTTGCTGCTTCGGCGGCTTCGGTTCCCTCGTTGTCGGACAGCTCGTCTGGTAGGAGCGCATCGACATGGCTCATAACCACCGCTTGCACCGTATACTCGTCGCCAGCCACCAGCGCCCGAAACACAGGGCTCAACGTTTTCTTGATGTCGTCCCTGTTCGGACTGGACGCATCGAGCACGTTGTACAGTGCGGCGCTAACGTGACAAAGCGGTGTTTTGTGAATGTGTACGGTGTCTTCGTCGGTGTCTTCGTCGGTGTCGAACTCGCACTTGCACAGTTTCAGCTGACCGATCGGTCCCAGATTTGGGTCCAAATTGACGCTTTTGCCTGCTTTGGGTACGCACGCGAACCAGCGCGTCTGAAGCGGAGAAAGGGGTTGTGATGGTGGTGGTCGTGTTCGTCGATGCGCGCCGAGCACCAAACAGAAGAACACGATGACGTTAGAGTGAGGTGTGCGTGTCCGTGTCGATGTGCTTCTTGTCGCGTCGTAGGCTTCCGTTTCCGGATGGTTCGCGTAGAACGCATACCCAAGCGCGTCTTCCCACCCAAGGAACGCGGGCCACTCCCAAGTCCAAACGACGAGGGCGTCGCGCGTCGATGTGATGATATTCAGTTCCGCACTGACGTCTTTCGTCAATGGTCTCGACGGCTCCGTCCATTTCCGTTTCGATTGCCCGACACTCAACTGTTCGCGGCGTGCTTTAGGCATTGTGTCGTGTTGTTGTGCGCTTCTTCTTCTGTGTGACGTGACGTTTTTAACCTAGTTAACAACAACTGTGTATGTGTGTGATCCGTGCATGCGCACTTGATTGCATTGCCTGACGAATCAGATCACAGGTGGTTCCGTTGCTCCGAGATAAAATTTGATCTTGGATTGGTGTACGACCAAGTTTATTCGTTTAAAGCACCTTGATTGGATTGAATCCATTCAATTGAAGAGTCATCGGAAGAGCATATGATGATGTGTACCAACCACACGGTGAACGAGGCGGAGATCACGGCGTACTTCCCGCAGGACGTCAGCGAAAAGATTCTAGGCATGTACTATCGGATGCGGTATGATGACGTGTTGGCGGAGATGCGCATCCATACGCTTTATAAGCGAGCTGCTGCGTATGTCGATTTCCATATAACGTTGTATGATCATTGTACCAACCGTGATTTTATTTCGTACGAGATTTTTGCGAACATATATGTGAAGCGTGTGATAAAATCGCATACGGAACTCCGCATGTTGATGATCGATGCTACTCGGATGCCCCAACCTGTGAACTTCCACGAATACATCCGACCGATATACGACGAGCTCATGCACCGCATAAGAACCACGCCACCTCCAATGAGCATTCGTTACACGCGTCACTTACTGAGACGCCTTACTTATGTGGAAGTATAAGAGAGAAGCATATATATTGTATTGTGTATGTATGTATGTATATAATTTTTTTTAAGCATAACTTGAATTCAGATCATATGTAGTTTAGCAGATGATAAAATCTTGAATTTTATTCGCTTGTTCATTACGTACATGTACACCAATCTTTCACCTACGGGTAACGATTTATATTTTTGCATGTTCGTATCGTAATCATCGTTGAAATATTTATGGAGTTCGTTATAAATATCGCATATTTTCTTGAAGTTTTCATATGTTGCGACAAACAATTTATCGCTTAATTGTTTGGTCTGCATGTTGCTCGTATTATTTGAAAAATAAACCGTATCACGGCAACACAATTCTTGTACATTGAACGAGTTGGATATGTATACATCTGGTCGTATCCTCACGTACCAATCATACGTCTTTCCACTTGTTTGTTGCAAACAACGACCCCAACCATACGTCATATAAATGGATGAATAACATATATAATCTTGCCCCATCTTACGTATCAGATCATCACTATACTTGCCATTATAGTAATTAGAAACGGGGAGTAACTTTTCTATGTTCACCGAGATCGGATTAAGTTTTTCTATTAATTCACTTACTTTATCATCGTGATGATCCTCCCGTGATTTAGTCTCATACTCGGTAAGAACATCTTGCACCTTCGGCTTATTCCTTAACGGGTTTTTCTTCGCGTTCACATCCCAAGTGAACACGTAAACGTCCGCATGCAACGGTTTGATAACGTTTTTAATGATACTATTGATGCTGTCATCGTTTGCGTTACGGAATGGTCCAGAAATTAACACACAAGCCTTCACTATTGGTGGCCTTATAACCGGTGAGGCTGGGTTTTTCACATCATCATCAAACCCTTCTTTCACCGTACCACACTTTTTTTGTAGATGAACGAAAACAATCCCTAACAATACCAATATAAGCGTAACGGAGGTTAACAAAAAAAATATGCCGGTGCTGATATTCATTTATTTAATATTTATAATATTTTTAAACTTTGATATTAGTACCACCTGAGAGGAGGATATCAGTCAATTTGTTAATCGTTCCCTTCGATAAACCATATTTTTCAAACATGGTATATGTTAATCTATGCATATCGATCCCACAGCTTTTCAATTTCCTCAATACTTCTTGATCTCTACCACATTTGATGTCGTCGCCAATCAACACCATGTGCATAATATTTTTTACGTATGATGGAAACATCATCTTGTATCCGAATATATCCGCAAATCGTTCCGCGTTTGTGTGATTCATCACGAAATGAAAATCCTCTGTTGGCGACGAATTTACATAAACCTTTTGATTGTCGTAATTTTGCATAAGCATGTCTTTGTATAACAACACGTCTGGTCTGTAGCAAATGACGTACTCATATCGTATTCCGACGTTCGAAGCATAATGTAACATCATGCGTAAAGATTTAGATATTGTGAGTTGTTGCGAGGTGTACCCGTAATTATGGATGAGGTTATCCCTTATACTACCCTTATATTCGCGATTGTCTTCGTATATACTTTGCTTCGGGTTATATAATGCGTCTAGGTCCTCTTGCAGATCAGGATTCCAAGAATGAATGAAGAAATCAAATTCGAATGATTTGTTTGATGGACAATCAACAATGTGTGTCAAAATGCTGCGATGAACACATTCGAAAGGTACGTAGGGTTCCTTGCGATTATATATGGCTTCTCCATATTGACCTCGTTTTATCCTATCCATTGCACCACGCAAGCATATTGCGATTCTTTTCATTTAGTTCATGCTAATATTTTTGTATAAATCCATTACTTCAAAATATACCAAATAAGTGTTCAAGTTACGCATGAAGCGCATAGGGAAGACTGTGTCCAACAGGTCTCCTGGGTTCTCCGTATTAAACCATACGCAAACAACAAACGGGAAAACGCACAAAGCAACCTTAAAATCATGCATATACTGGTCATATGCATATTCAATACCGAACTCAACGGTACGTTTATAATAATATTTGAGGACTGTGTCAACCAATAACTGATCAAATGGTACGCTTTCAACCAACAAAAAAGCAATGTCACTAACGCCTTTATTCAATCCTATGTATTGCCAATCCAAGAAGTACGGCTTAGTGTTGTTTTCGTAGAAAATATTGGCACTTTTCACGTCACCATGACAAAAACTTAAAGGATAAGTTGATGCTTGACCTATACACCATTTGAAATTCTTGAATATGTTTGAGAATATATGTGCATCAATAAATATTCTATTTCGCCTCATAAAATCATCGAATCGTTCTTCTACAAGTATTTGCATATATGAATTTGCTTTAATTGTAGTAAGCGATTGAAAGTCTCCATAACGGGATGACGGAGATTCAAAATAATACATACAATGTAAAGTTTGTATGTCGGATACAACTTTTAACAACATTGATATATTTGTATGCAACGGGATGTTAAACACTCCTTTCTTGTCGTTTAAATTCTCCATCACTATCCCTATATTATCAAGATCAAGCATGACACCGTAACACTTTGGTATATTGATGTGTGCGCATATATGAGGTGCTAGTTTCTTGTAGAAAAACGCCTCTTTATTGTACAGATCCAGGTTTTTTGCTGTTTCGGACAGAATATTAGGTTGTTTTTTTTGTAGTTTACATACAACATTAATATTATCTCCGTATTTGTATGTCAATTTATACATTAGTATGTCACAAATGAAACCCGTCTTGAAAGCATTACGACATTGTGATATATTTACAATGGGTTCGTTATCAAGAACTGCTTTGATAAGGCTACAATACTTGTTTTCCATAAATTTATGACAAGTTGATATTGTATCCAAACATATTTCATTGTACTGTGAGAATTTGATCACGTTATCGCCGTAGAAATTATCGTCATTTGATAAAAAATAAATCATTTTAACCTTTGCGTTTTGTGCACTATTGTACCCAGTTATAGTATCTTCGAACACAACACATTCATTTGGCTCGGCATGCAAGCTTATCATTGCATTCAAATATGGTTCGGCGTTTGGTTTATGTGTCACACAATCTTCAGACGCAATCAAAACATCGACGTATTCATGCAACCGAGTATATTCCAAGATGAAGGAAGCTGATTTCCTGTTGGAATTTGTCACTATTGCTATTTTTTCGTGTCTAATTGTGTCAAAAAAAAAAGGGATGTAATCATCAACGAATATCTCCGTTGATGTTGTTTGTTGTAAGTATTCAATGAACAAGTCATCCTTCATGTTTGATATTTCTTGCAAGCATTCCATGGTAATGTTTGGCATTATAAATTGTAAAAAATCTTTGTCGCTTTTCCCTTTGATAAAATGTGCAAAGAAATCGTCGTCAACATTCAAATCGAATCGGGCTAATATATCACGCCATACTTGCACATATACCCTGTCGGTATTTACTATGGTTCCGTCTAGATCAAATAAATAAAACATTTACAATATCTACACTTTTATTTAATTGCCCGCAAATATATCCAGTTTTTATGATTGCCGTCCGAAAATGTTTTTTGTATGGTATACGAAACATCACGAAATCCGACTTTTTTTAAATCCTTAACAATTTCATTTTCGGGATCACGGATGGTCACATCGTTCCTCGAATTCGTACCTTGCGCGTTTACATAGTCCGCAAAATAGTCGTGTACACGTGCACCCAATATACCGTTGCAACCCATTTGAATACTCAAGATACCGTTATCTGTCATCACCCGGTAAAATTCTTGTAAATATTTATACCGAATCGCATGCACACAGATGTGTTGTAGTACAATTGTAGACATGATAAAATCATATGTATCACTTTTAAGATCATTTAAATCCAAACCGTTGCAAGTAAAAACTTCGGAATTTTTTATGTTTCGTGCAGATAAGTTTTCTTTGGTTATTTTTGTCATTAATGACGAAATGTCAACACCATCGACTTGTTTGAACTCGTTATGTAGATTTATTATGTTACGGCCGCATCCACATCCGAAATCCAAGCCATGCTTGTCCTGAAACTTTTTGGTAGGCACCTTATCCACAAATACATCACCCAATAAAATATTCCAGTAATCGGGGTTGTTGTTATGTAGGTTGTGTCCGCCATTTCTTTTTGGATCCATTCCATATTCATGCTCGTATTGGTGTTTTTGCATATCACGGTATTTGTGTAATTGTGACATACTATGATTATTGTTAGGTTTTTTTCTAATTTCATCATATTTAAAAAGTTCAAAATCTGTCTTGTATAGATTATAAACACTTTTGAATAGTTCATCATCATAATACTGCTCAAATGTTTTGAATTGGCGGGTGCTCTTGTTATCTTGCTTCAGTGCGTTTAATGTAATGTTCAGCTCTGTACGTAAATCGTTACATAGAGAGTCGGTTTCCATGCGCAACACGCAATCTACCATACATTTATGTTTATCATCACATATCCACACATGTTGGGGACGTAGATGGATATTGTTTTCAAATGTTATTTCGCCTTGCAATATCATATCAACAAACTGCTTGAATGTAGCATTTTTTTTCTGTACCTTCATATGAGCGTCGGTCATCCCGAACGGTCTGGATTTATCCTTTGAGTGCCAATAACTTTTATCCATCATGTAATATTCGTATGTAGACACAAGACGGTCGTACGGGTTGCGGACGATCGCAAACGATTTAGTGTGCGGGTGTTGTTCTTTCAACCTCATTAAATGACCTAATCCACGATGGCCGTGCTCTAGTTTTAACGTGTTTACGACCGATGTCCCTGCGTTCTTTGGAATATGCACAAAAATCACATTGTGTTTGCGTGAATATGACATTTGAGTTATCTTACATGCATATTATTTATTTTTGCTACACATGTAAATTCATAAATTTAGTGAACACCGAATATGCAAATTTATACTATTATGACATCCGTTTCTTATTGCAGATTGAAAAATATCTTTCAGATAATCAAATGAAGCGATGCAAGTTGAATCCATCCACCAATCGGTGCGTGCTGAACAAAAGCAACGGTTCGCCGCCCGTAAACAATCCATGCACGTACAAGGAATCTACTAAACGTTGCGTGAAGAAGAAACAAACAACGAACGCACCGAATCCGAGGAGGAGGGTGGTGAGTCGTATTCCGGATAAATTTATACGAAAAACAAAATTCGCCAAATTCCATAAACTCGGTGACGAGGATGTACGAAACGACAACGAGAACGATAAGCTATACAAGTACAAACAGAAAGACATCCGGAAGGTGATGATGAGCATGTACAAGAGAAACTTACGCTTCAATCATATGATTAACAATATCGAGCCGTTTTCGTTCGACGAAGATTTTCATGACATGTACGAAGAGGCTGTGAAAAAATACGTAAGAGAGAAGAACGACGTCAAGATCGGCGATATCGTATACATGGAGCACGAGTACGAAGAGCGGCAATATTACGGTTTGTATATGGTAGAATACGATCCGAGCACCAAGACGAAGGTGATACGTTATACGGAAGGGTTACACGGATACCGCATCCCGAAAGAAATCTACGAACACGTGAAGGATCTGAGTTACGCACGGGTTAAGATACAATATTTTTACGGACATTATCTGGAACCCGGATTCAACGTGAAAGCGATGTTCGATTGGGGATTGGGTAACGACGATAAAAATGATATGTTGTACAAGATTCCAAGAAAATGAGATCTGATATGCAACGAAGTATTTAAAGCATATGTTTGACAAACATTTTAAAAAATGAATACGATATTGGTCGTGAGCAGTTTTCAATTTCTGCTTGTCTCAATATACGCTTTTTGTGTATGTGAAGTAGGTTTGTGTGTCACTAGCATGTGTATCTTCACAGCATCGACATGTCATCACATGACGAACGTGAATCGTTCGATGTTTCACCGTTTGGATTTACTGACATCCCGTGTTGGTGGAATAATATATTTGCGTGCTGGTTTGCAGCGGCTTCCGTACGATACCCAATTATATTTCATGGTAAATAGCATCATATGTACGTATCTGCTATCTCTCTGTGTAGCGAAAGTGTTCGTTGATAAGCCGTATTGGAAATACGTACACGTGAACTTTCACACGGTCGTTTGTGTATCTGAATGTATAGTAGTGAGCAGTAGCAGTCCCAAGCATGTGACGATGCTTTCAAACAACGAAGGCGACAATACGAACAACGTATTGTTTTATGGAATACTGGGTTTGTGTATGTATTTACAATACAAATTTAAATTTTGAGAAGATAAAAATTGAAGCGTCACTTAAAAACGACTGAATGAAGAGTCTCCTCCAAAAGACCCCCCCTCTCCCCCTCAAATGTCTTACTCGTTGTTTGTGGAAAGTTTTGCCGCTATCAAGAACAAGATGCATAAAGACTACGCGATTGATATTTTATGTAGCTGCTTACGTTTGTACCATAGGAAAACATCCAAGGAGTTATTGAAAGAACCAACCCGGAAGAAATCGGTAACTATAACAAGAAATGACCGAATTGGATTGGATTTTGAATTCACGATCGTCAAGCCATCGGGTACGATACTGATAGGTTTTCACAAGAAACGAAGCAAACATGAATACATCATATTGGACAGTCAGAAAGCAACGGATATAGACCATTTCAGCAACCCCGAACTGATGAAATGCTTGTTGAGATCCGAATTCGATAGGTGCTTTACCGAATACATATACGATAATAAATATTCAAACAAATTGAAAGATATCGTAAGTTTGGTGAACAAGGTAATGCAGTTGAAAAAGTGTAAACGACGGTTGGATATGAACGAAGAAATTCTAAGCTTGAGTGCTGAATTTTAGGAGGATTTGATTTGATTTGATTTGATTTGTCTTGTCTTCTCTTTTTTTTTTTTTCTACGGATAACTTTAATGGCAACCATTTTGATAACGGGTAGTGACGATGAAAGCATCGTATCATGTATGATGAGGTACTTGAATCGTGGCTTGTTTCGTGTTACGAAGAAAGAGGCCGGTGTTTACGTGTGGTGGTATCGTCGGAAGAAGAACGACGATGGTGATTGGGTGGTTGATCATGGCAACGTAAACGTCAACATGGCGATAAACGAGCTATCCGGCTTGTTGTGGTCTCGATGGAACAAAATGAATCAGGATTTGATTCGGATGTCGTACGATACCACCAACCCGGCCACGAAAGAGTTGTACGAACATGTATGCATGTTAACGATTGTAGAGAAGAGACTACGCTGTGAAACGAACAGACAAGCTTACCTAGCTCGTCTTGGCGAGATCTTAAGCAAATGAATGACAAACGCATCTAAACAGAACAGCAACAGAATGATACAAAATATCTACCTGGGACGATGATGTTGAAATTATTGTTTCACGTGATACAAATAATCACGTACAACATATGCAATATGTATTCGTATCATCACATGAAGTATGTGTCCTTATCATGTACGGTTCTGCTGTTTGTGAAAGATGCGACCAAGACGAAATTGAGCCCAACATTTTTTGAGCACGTGACCGGTATGTACAGGGCGAACTATACGTGGTTGTTATTCGCGTTGATTGCCGGTACGATCAGTTCGTTCGCGGCTGCGATGTCCCCGAAGTTGATCGGACGCATAGTAGACAACGCGCATGATACGAACGCGTCGTTGTATATGGATGTGTGTATGTACGTATGGTTGCATGTGTTGTTGAGTGTGGGTGCGGGTATTCGTGGCGGCATCGTAACGTATTGTTGTGCGCAAGCGTTTCAACACACGAGGTACGAATTGGTAACGTCGTTGTGTAGGAAGCGTGTACGTTTTTTCGAGGAGCGTTGTCAAACCGAGATAACGAATCGTTTGCATAACGTGAACAAGATTTCGGGTGAGTTGTTGACCAACATCAACATATTAACTCGGACGTGGTTGCAGCTGTTGTTTGTGTTGATAATAATGTCGAATATCAACGGAAGCCTTACGGGTATATTGGTATTCAACGTATGTGTGTGCATAGAGATAACGAAGAAGTACGGTGAGGTTATGTACAAGAACGTGATCGAAGGTAATCAGATAGTTTGCAGGAGCGACGCGGTAACGCACGAATTGATGAGCAACATTCATGATATGCGGGTATTGAACGCGTTGGACGTATACCTGGCGGTAGTCAGAACGTACGTGAATGATTACCTACGATTACACAGGGTGTATAGTATATTGTACGTATTTTTCATGGGAACCATGAACATGATCCCTCATATCTCGTTGACGATGGTCGTTGTGCAGGGTGTACGTTTGGTTCAAATGAATAGGTTGAGCGTGGGTGAACTGATGACGTTCGTCATATACGAGCGTATGTGCAACGAGAACGTGAACACGATATGTAACGTGTACAACCAGATAAACGAGAGTGTGCATCCGATGTACGAACTGATAGGGTGGTTGTACGATGCTAGCGACGATATCGCGACCATCACCACAACAAAAAAGAACGCCGACACGGAGATGGAAGAGATAAACACGGTACGCGTACAAAATGTGAGCTTCACGTACGACGATAAGGTGTTGGCGTTGAACGACGTAAGCTTCCGCATAAGGAAGGGACAGATGTACGGAATAGCGGGTGCATCCGGTAGTGGGAAGTCGACGATGCTGAAGCTACTCACGGGTAAATATACGAACTACGAAGGTGGTATAGTGATAAACGAAGTTTCAGAACTGCGATCCGTACGCATGTCCGAATATTATAAACGTATAGGTGTTGTGAATCAGGACGTCGTTCTGTTCGACATGTCCGTATACGACAACTTACGGATCGGTTTGGTGGATGACGACGTACGGAGCGAGGACATCGTTGAAGTGTGTAAACAAATGAACGCTCACGATTTCATAAGTAGGCTTGAAATGGGCTACGAAACGAAGTACGGTTCGGAAGGTGGGACGGACTTGTCCGGGGGGCAAAAACAACGGTTGTCGTTGGTAAGAGCGATCTTACGTAACCCGGATATGTTGTTGTTGGACGAGGCCACCTCCGCGTTGGACACCGAGAACGAAGATCATGTGTTGAGATCGTTGACGAAGCTGAAGAATGACAAGATAATATTGTTCGTCACCCACAGTAAATGTATACTCGACGCAAGTGATAAGGTTATACAGATTGGTACCTCAAATAAGAAACAGGCGTATACTTTTGGGAGCAAGATGGACTAATTTGTTAATTTACTTAAAGGAACGAAACGAAATCCAATCGTACCCAAACCGTATATATAGATGACGAACGCCGAGTTTATCAACGGATTGAAGCATAAACTCGTGAATAAAATGACGGAAACGAATAAGAAGATAAGGGAATCTCAAACCCTAATACATCCGAAGGCGATAATTTTTTTCTCAGCTTTCTCACGTTGGGCGTGAGACAGAGAGACGCTACGCACTTATTTATTGTGTTCGATGATATTTGCGTTCAACAGCAAGGCGACATGTAACCATACGATATAAGGGACCATACAACATTTAGCGTATACGTTATCGGTTAGGGTATATAACAAATAGTTGGTAAGCAACAATACGAGGATCAAGTAAAGGGCGATTTTGTATTCTTTGAGGCACGTAAACAGCGGTGACCAGATCATGTTGATCAGTAAGTTGATAACCCACAAAATCAAGACGGGTGTCAGTTGTGGATCCTTCGAGTTAATAATGATATGTAGGAACAATCCGAAACATAAGTAGATGAGGGTCCATACGACCCCGAAGACCCAACCGGGAGGTTGAAATTTAGGTTTATGTACGGTGTTATCAAATCCGCAAGAAAAAAATGAGGAGAAGAAACTAAGCAGAAGCGGAACAAATATGATGAACATATTGGCGTTTGTATTAATTAATGTAAACGAACAAAAAATAATTAAAATTTAATATAATGCAGCCATCATTTGCGCCATATGATTGTTTTCGATTGCAGCAAGCATATGCATCATGGTGATGCGTTTGATGCGTGGAGGTTTTTCTTGCACTGCGAGTGTGACAATGGTGTTGTTGAAACACTCAATAAACATCGCAACGAAAACATAAACATCAGGTTGTATCCTAACCGCTTTCTTTAAAGACGCTTGCATGATGTTTTGAATAACGGAAACGGGTATTTGTATATCATCATCGATGTCGATATGTTTGTATAGTTCTTTGCTAAGATGGATACAGTTCGAAACGTCCTTGTGTACGGAAACACGTTTAAGCAACCAACTTACGACGTGATTGACGTTGATTGTTTTGTTGCTTGATGAAGCAATATTGTGTATCAATCGTATGTAGCGTGTACTCAGGTATTGTATACAATCGGGACGCATTTGTACGTTCAGGGTTTTGAGCATGGCTTGTATATGGTGTTTGAGTTGAGTTTTGCCGTTATCGATTGGTTGGTGTTTTTTTGCCTTGACACATCTGTTGGTTTTTTCATTCAGGACGCATTCTTTTGAAAGTTTATTATCGTTTGGGGATTGTTTTGTTTTAACGCATCTGTTTGTTTTTTTGTTGATTGCGCAAGTGATCATCTTTATGTTTATAATTAATAAATAATTTAAATGATTTCATAACATTCGTCGTTGTCGTCACATATCATGAGATGATTGTTGCCACGTACGTCGGTTTGGAAAATCGTGTACATATCGAACATCAACGCAAGAAAATGGATAGCGTCGTAACGAAAGTCTTGGATGGACGTCAACTCGATGAGTTTGTTTTTGGTGCTAAGCTTGAATTGATGACATTTGTTGAGCATATCTAGATTGTTTGCGATATAATGGAACAGTTTGCGAGCGGTAGTCAATTGAACGGATCGCTCAATTGGTATGGAATTACAGATTGAAATATACGAGGTGACGGTTTCACAAAACTCATGTTTCCGTTTGTTGTGTAAGATATGTAGTGTGTCAATGATGAAACGCAAACAATCCGTAAATCTATCATCTTTTGATACGAGTGAGAAGTGCACCACATCCGTAGGTCGCAAATGCGAACAAATAACGGACAATACATACGGTTCTTCCACCACGGATCGGAACATTGTGTAAAATGTATGGAAAGAGTTATGCTCGTAAGAGTGGCTTATATATGGTGAGCGAGATCAAATTTTATGTATCGTAATCAAACAAAAAATATATATGACACCATATTAAATATCCTTCGTTAAATATAAATAAAATGAACAAAACGAACGAGATTTACTTTATCCATCAGATGCAGTTCATCATGCGAATAATCGGTGCGTACGGCATCATCCAAGTATTCGCGCAAGACATTGGTGTACCCACGGGATGCAAACAAGCGCAACTGACGCATAACACGTTAGTGCAAGTGATGATATTCACATGTAGTGCTTACGCTGTAACGGATGATTTCGTGCAATCGTTCGCTGGGACGATATTATATTTTACGTTGAAGCATATATATTCAAAAAATAAGACGACCGACGTATGTTTTCCGGATAAATGTGAGATATTAAACTGTAATGCGAAGGAATAGCAGTTTTTTTTTACATAGCTGTTTTTGGAACGGTGTAATGGTCGTTGTAGACGGCCAACTCGTACAACGTAGCTTTATGGTTAAGGGTAATATTGCGTTCGTTAGGTAGATCATCATGCACGAGGTACCCATACAACGTTTGATCCGAGAGATCCAGATCAACCGTATGCTTTACGTGGCCGTCACAGAAAAGTTGTAAGGTGAAAGGATCGTTTGGGTTAACGATATGAAAACTATCCGTGACGAATTGATTGAACGTTTCGTTGAAGCAGTTGTTACCGATACAAACGGTTGCGCATGTATAGCACGCGATATTTAATTTGGGGTGGACGGTTTTGAAATACAACGCGGCAATTTGTGCGATACCGCTGCCCAAACTATGTCCGCAAAAGACAATTCGGTCGTAAGTTTTACGGTGTTTGTTATGTACGGCTTCGATTAATTTTTTAATCTTTACAAAGTATTGTAAGAAGCCGACATGTATCATAGGTTGGTCTTCGGTAGCGCAAGCGTCACTTTTTTCGAGTGGTATCATCTTGTTACGTAGGAGGGGGTGTAATTTGACCTTAACGTCGGCGATGACGTCGTCCGACGTCTTAGTGCCCCTGAAGATGATGAACATTGTTTTGTTGAGTCGTACGGAGATACAAGCAGGAGATGTGGTATGAATCACATTGATGATGGGTGTGTGTTTTTTAAAGTGTGGACCGATGCCTTTGAAATAAACGGGTTTGAGGTGATCAGGGATGTAATCGAATTTATAAACCAGAGCTGAAAACTTGATTGCCGTTTTGAAGTCGTAATGAGAAAGAGTAATTTTTTCGCGCGGTGAATATCGCATCCATTTGTCGTGCATTTGTGCGCGGTACAATCTATCATGATATTGTTGCCAGAAAACGTTCCAATAAGGTGAATCGTAAACATCAGCGAACATGGGGAAATGTTTGATGAAGATGTCTTTGTTTTTGCAAAGGTTACACGAAAACAGTTTATCGTTCATGACGCAACCGGATGGTGAGATGTATCTGTTTAAGATGAGAACATCCAGTCCGAGATCATCACGGAAGGCTTTCCACATGGATTGTAAAATGTTTTTGTTTTTGTTTTTTCCTTGTAGTTTGTTCAGTGTATTTGCGATGTAAGCTTCCGATATTGCTTTTTTTTCATGCATATTACTTACAACCGTTTATCTTACCTGACAAAATATTCAAAAATGTTCTTTATATTTCTCTAGCCGACGGATCCACGACGCTTTCACCGCACCATTTCGGGAGCCAGAAGTACGGTACGACCGCATCGTGCGTGGGAAACATATTGTTGAACAATCGCCTGTAATAAAACGACTCTTTGATAGCGGGGCGATTGTGTGATATGGTAGCGGAGCATTTAGTGAAATCGTCATCCGTTACGAGGGCGTCCACATGGGTTTGTACGATCTTGTGCCATGAGTTTTCGGGTTTGCTGACACCGTCACTGAAGGCTTCTTTAGGTCTCCAGAGGATATCATGAGGGAGTAGATTGTCATCTTCGAAGGCTTTTCTGAGTAAATATTTTTCAATTCTGGTATCGGAAGGCAACCGCATGTACGGCGGAATAGACAAGTACAACGAAACGAAATCGTTATCTGCGAAAGGAACGCGGGCTTCGAGACCTTGACTGGATATGGAACGATCACTCCTCAGGCTATCGAAGAAGCAAATATCCTGTACGAGTCGTCTACATTCGGCATCAAACGCGTAGGAGGACGGGGCCTTCTTGAAGTATTTGTACCCCCCGCAAACCTCGTCACTGTAATCGCCGTTGAAGACTACTTTACAATCGGTATTGTTCTTGATATATTTGGCTAACATTAAATTACCGACGCTAGCCCTTACGGAGGTAGTATCGTAGCTTTCGATAGTATTGATGGTTTCTTCAATATGACGTAAGAAATCACCTTCGTCCACTTCAATCTGGTGATGTACCGATTTGATGTGCTCGGCGACTCGTTTCGCATAAAACAGATCGGGCGATCCTTTGAAACCGATGGAGAAGGTTTTTACGGTGAACGGAGGAAAATGTGTAGCGACGATGGCAGCTACCAGGCTGCTATCCAGTCCACCGGACAACAAACAACAGATTGGTCTTTCGCTCATCAATCTTTTACGGACTGCTTGTTTGAACACGGAGTTGATTTGTTTAAGGATTTGTTGTTCTTCGTTATCGTAGGTGATCTGTATCTGTATTTGGAACGGAGAATGATATGTGTAGTAGTAGTGTTGCGTATGCGTGTTGCTGAGGTCAATGTGTAAATATTGCCCCGGTACGAATTGACGAACGTTAGGAAAGTCCTTCAGTGCTTTGAGTTCGGATGCGAACGCGAGTGAATCGTTATTGTTGTCGTGCGAGACGAACAGAGGACGCACGCCGTATCTGTCCCTTGATACGAGGAGGTGTTTTTTGATCGAATCGTAGATAACGAACGCGAATTCACCGTCGAGTTCGTTGACTAGCTGTGAGAAAGGCAGTTTATGATACATATGCAATATGACTTCACAGTCGCTCTTTGACACGGTTGTGATATCGTATTTTTTTTGCAAGTTCAGATGATTGAATATTTCACCGTTGCAGATTAACCACGTGTTTCCGTCCACGGACATAGGTTGCATACCACGTATTGTCAAATCGTTAATACATAATCGATTGAATCCCAATTGAACTGTGTCGTCGTCGGAAGCAAAATAATCTGTAGCGTCTGGACCTCTACCAGCTATTTCACCAAGGCATGCATTGACGTAGGATTTGTCTTTGTAACAACGAACAAAAGCTAAGATACCACACATGTGGATAGTAATCAGATAACTAATGCATACGACGAATGCTTAAGTATGTTTGTGGCGACATCACTCATTCAGTGCTTGTGCTTGTGTTGATCTGGTTGATGTGTGTGATCGCCGTTGCGAGCATGTCATCGATCCTGGCTTTGTTCCGTGTGAAGTTGGTGATATCCTCGGTGCAGCGATAATACGCTTCAGGGAGCTGCGGTAGCACGTAACGTTGGGGATGTGCTTGTTCATATGCCGACGGCGTGTGATCAGAATGTGGCTGTTTGGGACACCAGTAGATACGGTTGTTCTCAACCGAACGATCGAGCAAGCAAGTTTTGTGTACCAAACAACCACACTTTGTGAACATGCACGTGTTCTTCTTCACATCACGCATGTTGTCGATGGGCAGATCGCAGAGCACGCACTCTACACGACATCTGAAGGTTGCCTCGGTACGACTCAGTAAACGCTTTGCACCATCGATGGCGTTCACTGCTTGCTTCATATGCTCGTCTTCTTGCTGTTCTTCTTCTTCTTCTTGCATCGGTTGTTCTTCTTGCTGTCCTTCCATGTGTGCGGTGTAGTCTATCGTACGCGACATAAGCTACCCCCAGGAAAAAATACACACGGTATCAGTCAATTTGATAATCGATTTGATAATCGATGTGCGAAACAATATCAGCAATAAAACAGTTTGTGTACGAGAAAAAAACAAACAGCAGTGTACCTGCAACGGGTCCGTGGCGATATGCACTACAACAGTGTACCTGCAACGGGTCTGTGGCGATATGCACTACAACACAACACAACACACGACCGATGCGAAGCATCTTATGTGACGCGCACGGCGCGCACGACGCGGACGACGCGGACGATCGGATGTGACGCGCACGGCGCGCACGATACGGACGATGGGATGTGACGCGCACGATACGGACGATGGGATGTGACGCGCACGATACGGACGATGGGATGTGACGCGCACGATACGGACGATGGGATGTGACGCGCACGATACGGACGATCGGATGTGACGCGCACGATGGGATGTGACGCGCACGAACATGACATGACCTGGTTTCTTTCCGCGTGCGAGCGAATCAAAAGGGGCATATAGGTTAGTATGCCGTTGTTGTCACACCCCATAACACACAAAGCACACCGACAGCGTACCAGCTTTTACCACAGGTATTGTGTGCATATATGTACATCTGGCTTTGAATATTGTTGTTCGTCGTAAAGTGTGTGTTCGCATCGGCGCGCTTTGTTTGTTTTGTTGTTGAAAGATCGACAATCGACCACCCGCGCGCTTCGCTTATTGTCGTGTCTGTCTGTCTTGAAGCATACACAGATGGACCCAGGCGCATCTCGGAGGAAACAGAAGCATCCCGAACACCACGCTGGTGAGAAGAGGCCTCGCACCACCAGCACGAACACCATCATGCAGATCGATCCGAAAAGTTTGCACTGCGTCAAAGATGCGCTCGTTGATCTTGTAAAGGTCGTCGCGGACAACAATATCCCGAAGTGTGTGTTGTGCAACAACGCGATCAACAAACCACTCGATGTAGGAAAGAACGCCTGTTACTTCGTGAAGTGTGGTTGTTTTGCACACAAGACCTGCCTTATTGAGCGCTCGATCGCGAACGGACAGCTCCTGTGGTGTCCGAAAGCTTCCACGGATCCGGACACACACGAACCTTCACTGGAAGAGCAGACCGACGCCAAGAAGTATATCGCAACTTCCATCTACGATACGACCAAGGCGCTCATCACAGGATATGATGAAGCGATGGGTAGTGTCCAAGCATCGATTGATGAAATAACCGAGATACTGAACAATGGACAACTCTTTGTCAGTCCTCAAGGTGCCGAAGGCACAAGCGGTGCTCCTTAAGGTACCACCAGTGGTGGCAGTGGCAGTAGATACACGACACGACACGAACGGTCGGTCAGTCAGTCATCGATCGGTACGAGTTCAGGTGTAATACATAACACAGGGACAGGGATAGACATAGACGGTATCCGTGACAATAATTCGTCGATTAATTGTTCAATTGTTATGTTCGTTCCAAAAAAGCACAGTTGTTAACCCGAATCATAATAGCATGCATTTCATTTAAAGACGTTATAAAAATTGAAACGAAAAATAGTATATACATACAATAACTAAACAAGCAAGCAAGCATGCAGATGCAAGTAAAAAGTACATTGAACGTGTATGCCTGTTCATACTTTCCAATCAGACATCATGGCGAACGTAGAAAAATGACAACTAAGCAACTATCTGACATAATGAGGAAGCAATGCAGGATTGACGAAACACTTCAAATGAAAAAAAGAGAAACCATCATAGAAAGGAAAAAACACCTCACATGGAAGATAAATTATATACGGAAACAACATGCTGACGTAATATTATGCAACGATATGCGATTCAAAGATGTAATAGAATATTGCATGTCGGATGACACATGCACATACCTAAGTTGCCAGACGATGTTTGATACCTTAGAACATTTGTACGACGACTTACACAACCTGAAGAAGCATCGGAACGAATTTTTAGCACACAGAGATCGTGTGTTCATCGAAAAAATAAAACGAGAGGAGATGTACGACGACGCGTCTTTTCTAAACGCAATAAGGTCAACAACAATTGATAAATAAAATTGTTTCATCCGTTAACGGATTGAATAATAAAGTTCTTGAGGTTCTCCTCGTTTGAATCTGACAAAACGTGTTTTACTTCGTTATCTTTGTAGATGACGAACGTAGGGATCGTTTTGATGTCATGTTTATCCTTGATATCCATGAAGAAATTAGATAGATCACCATCAATGTTAATGGACACGAACGTAAACGTATCTGCAAACTCTTCTGAATACTTCGCGAAAAAAGGTTTTATTTTTTTACAAGGAGCACACCATAAGGCATGAAAATCAATAATACAATACTTATCAGCATTCGCGTCCATCAACTGCTCAAAATCATCAAGATCATCAACCTCGTGCACAACCATTTATATGTGTTTTTTTGTAATAATTTTAAATATATTTTTTATTCATACAAAAACTGAATGAACGCATCAAAGATAAAAGAGCTAATGAAACCTTTCATGAACACGGGGAACTTTGAGTATAGTGTAGATACACTTGTACAATTGTGTGAAATTTTGCATCAATACGACATGGAGATATTGCGGCATAAAACAAAAATTGAAGTTTTACAAGATGTTGACAACAAAGCGTCTTATACGAACGATAAACTAGAAAAGTTGCTAGTAGAGATAAATCGTTTGACCAGTGAAAACATAGGCTTGGTACACAAGTTAGATGTTGCGGAACAGGAGATTAAGCTGTTGAAAGAAACGAATACGGACATGAAAACGATATTAAAAACAAACAACTAAAGTGTAGTATGGGGTGTACTTAAAGATATATATGCAGATACAATTGACTCGCATACAAAACCGAACTTATTACATGGCTTACGATCTGATAAGGAACAACATAGGTAGTGCATTTTTTAGATCATGTGTACAGAACGCAAGGCGATGTATAAGGAAACATAACATTCCGAAGACGGAATATGTGTATGCGACGAAACGGAACGATCGTTTCGTAGTGCATGCGTCCACGTATAAGGGAGCGAATTTGTACATATCATCGGACTATGTGGAGAGGCATATTGTAAATTTCACACCCGCGAAAGCGGACAACAAGAGGAGATTCAACGAAAAAAAACTGGAGGACGTATCAAAATGTGTGCACGCGTTTCCGTGTATATATTTGTTTTCGTTGGGTCCGTTGAACGACGTGCGCACCTCGTTGGGTATATCGGAGGGTGATCAAAATTGTGAACAAAGTAACCAAGTGTATAAATTCGGTATGACGAACAACCTGCAACGACGTACGTCGGAGCATATGCGTACGTACGGGCATCTTCCGAACGTAAACATGGAGTTACAAATGTGTGCGTACATTGATCCGATCAACCTACACGATGCGGAGAGGAAGTTGAAGGAGTACGTAGCGTTATGCAACATGCTGGTTATGCATGATACCTATAAAGAATTGATATTGGCATCAAGCAGCGATCTGAAGACGTTGCGTAAGATGTACGAGGATATTGGCAATGTATACAACATATGTAACGTAGATTTGTACGACAAGATAAAGTCGTTGGAGTACGAGAACAAATACCTTCGTATGGAGATGGATCTACACCGATCCAATCACGAGAACGAAATCTTACGCCAAAAATTGAAAACATATGAAAGCACGGATGATGAGGATAAATGTGTTTAAGCAAATATAAGATATATAGCAAACTCTATATATACATACACACGTGAACATGAGGACCATAAATATTGTTGATAGTGTGATATACATTCAGAAGATGTACAGAGGATATTTGTCAAGACGAAGAAACATTTATCTTGAAATGCGTAGTCATCATATAAAGCGCAATTTTCATGACGAAGTAAGCGGATATCACATGATATTCGATGAGGCGTTGAAAGAGTCACACTGGGAGACAATAAACCGTAACATAGTAAAGCACAACTATAACGTAACTTCATATGCAAACGGCAACCACAAATCGGGTGTGGATATAGAGTACGACAATTGGCGCATATCAAACAAAACATGTAAAGTAAAAAGTGCGAACAACAACAGAGTAAGCATATCGTCGTATCGTTTAACGACGGTATCGTCCGATGTGCACAAGTTTACGCGTGAAGTTGAGCGACGAGATGATAGCTTTGACTACTATTCGTTATTAGTGCGTTCAGAAGCGCAAGATAGTATGACGTATTCTTGGTACATAATACCAAAAGACCATCATATATTTAATATAAGTAAATATGAATGGAAAGAAAAAAAGCGAAAGAATTGTCGTGACGTGTTAGGTTGGACAAGCAAATATATGGACATCACGTTTTCCATGAGTTCACAATTGTGGATACATTTTAATGTGGATGAAATTAAGCAATATTTGATAACAAGTGTTGTTGTACTGAAAGGACATAAGTTGAGTTTTTCCGAAATTTACAGAATCGGAAGTCAAATTTTATGATTTCACGCGGTTAATCTTGTTTTACACAGTTCTACGTACTCTTCTGTGACTTCGTAAGCGATGAAATTAATACCTAATTTGGCGGCGGCCAGGCATTCGCTACCCGATCCCGCGAACGGGACAACCAAGAGGGTGTCCTCTTCTTTGTTCATAGACGCTTTGAGTAGTTTATTACAAAGCTCTAACGGTTTTTGTGTGGGATGATCAACTCGTTCTTTTTTTCCGGCACCACCAGCCAAGGCGGCTACCTTGATGACATCCCTAGGCAACGCGCCGTTTTCGTGGGCTTTGTATACGGTTTCCTTTGAACCGTCACTGAATCTACCTTTGGTGGATCGTCGGACGTTACCGGCGGAGTTGTTCAAGAAGGTTGTGGTGTAGGGTTCTCTGATGTCGTCTTTGTTGAAAACGGGTCTTTCTTGTTTAGAGCAAGCCAATATACTTTCATGTGAATGTTGCCAGGAATTCAACGACGGTGTAGTTTTGTTGGTATAGTGCCATACGATCCATCTAACGTGTATGTTGATCCTTACTCTGATAAACGCTAAGGTTTCGCTGATTCCGTAAATATACAACGTTCCCGAAGGCTTAATGATACGGATACATTCTCGGATCCAATCGTCACACCATGAAAGGTAAGCGTCATGTCCTTGTTTATCACTGTCGTTCCCGAAATCTTTTCCGATATTGTAGGGTGGATCACAGATGATGATATCCACCGAATTGTCCGGGATCTCTTTCATACCGACCACACAGTCTTGTAGGTGAATAACTCCGTTATATATGGGTTGTTGTTGTTGTTGTTGTTCATTAGATTGGAACGTGAAGCACATATTGTTGTTGTTGTTGTTGTTGTTGTTGTTGTTGTCGTCGTTCATGATGTAAGGATAATTATTTATTATCACGGGGTCTTAAAGTAAATAAATCAATTTTTAAGATGAAATGTCACTAAAGGGGGTTAACGACATATACCGACCGTAATATAATATATAATAATGATCATCACACGGGAGAAGTGGAGACCGATACCGGGGTACGAGTCGTCGTACGAGGCGTCCAACTGGGGTAGGATCCGTAACGTAAAAAAGAAAGTAATATTACGTGCCCATTTACATTCCAGTGGATACAGGCGGATCTCTATAACGAACGCGAAAGGTGAACGAAAAACGATAGCGGTACATCGTCTGGTAGCGGCGACGTTCGTACGGAACGCGAAGGGGAAGGCGACGGTGAACCATAAGGATCACGATCCGACGAACAACAACGTACAGAATCTGGAGTGGATGTCCGTAGCGGAGCAAAATCATCATAAGCGCAAAGTAACATACAGCAAGCAGCGTTTGATATCATCGCGTGCTGTGTGGAGATTGGACAGAACAAATGGTAGAAAAAAGATAGAGCGATACGAAACCATACGCGACGCTGCCGCGTGGGTATTCAATTGTTCGTTGACGAAGGTGGGAACCTTTATGGATGGTGTAAATATAAAGAGTAAGATTTGTGCGTGTTGTCGTGGTAAACGCAAGACGGCGTATACGTATGCTTGGGAATACGACGACACGTCGAACCAAGAGGATGATGCATGGTTTGATATATCCCCTTCGTTTGTAGGTGGTAGTCAAGGATATCAGATAAGTAAATCCGGGAAGATAAAAAACAGAACGGGACGTGTTTCGCATGGATTTCACAAACCCAATGATTACGTATGGGTATCGGTATGTCGGAAACATTATCTGTTACATATATTGATGGCGAAGGTGTTTATCAAGCAGACAGACACCACACAATGCTATGTGAATCACAAAGATTGTGACAAAACAAATGCGAACGTTGAGAATTTAGAATGGTGTACGGCATCGGAAAACATGTTGCATGCTATACGTCATAAAAAAAATAGGTAACACATTTATCTAACGTATATAAATTATAAAAAAAACATCATTACTTTTATGTTTACTGAAAATCAACGTAAGCGGTGTATTTCAAGCCTTCGATGCTAGTCCACAACGCTTTAGTGATAACGAGTCTAATTTTTTTATCGGGCAGCACCGCTTCTAACAACATATCCGGTTCCTCGATCAAATCCCATGGGTAAATCTTGAAGGTGTTGAGCATCTGGGGTCTTTTTGTGCATACGTAGAATCGTCGATGTTTCAATAGAAAAAATTCCTTGTTGTACTCTTCCAGCACATGCACCAGGCACTCATATTCGTATGTTCTTTCGAAGGTATCTGTAACCAGAAGGTCGATGAGTCGGTTTCTTATGCCGTAAATCATACACGGGAACGAGTTTTCCGTGAAGAACTCATCTACGTTACATGTCCAGTAAGGTCCCCATTTGAACAGACCGTAGTACGAGTCCATCAATCGAACGAGGTATTGTAGCACGGAGGATGCTTCTCCCGTGTTCCATTCGAAGGACAACGCTTCTTTGAAGTTGTTAGAGATCTCTTTGTCGATCAGTAGGCAGGTTCTGCACACTTGTTTCAGGTTATCGAAAAGGATGCACGCATCTTGTTCTTCTTCTTCCGATAGCATGTCGTACGTGTTGTGCGCGTTGGCGAACTCCACGACGTGAATAAAGTTATGGAAGAACTCGTTGTTCTGAATATGTTCACTGCATAACTGGTTGTTGAATATGATCGATTCGGTCGTATTCTGCGAACCGAACAACGCCAACCTATTGTCGTAGGTGTAGTATTTTACTTGCTCGTCTTCCGACGTACGTAACATGTACGGGATAATCTGAAACCAGAACCAGTCTTCGTGTAACAAGTAAGTATCGATTGTGGGTGTTATTTTGTCGGTCTTCTGCATCTTAAGCTTCGTCTTCATCCTCATATGTTTGTATTAGGTGATGTTGTACTCTTATAAATAGTTGCACCTTGGTACCTGACGTATCAAGGTTATGCTTGGACGCGAAACGTACGAGGGTACTTTTCTTCGATTTCTTGAACAGTTTCTGAAGGATAGGTTGAACACGATCGAATAATGGTCGCTTGTTACCTGAAACCGATAACGAGTAATGTGCCGCGATGCGCTTGAGGTCTGACTTTGTGAAGTGATCATAAAACTGGTAGAAGCGCGAATATATAGCGTCGTTTGCCTTGTTATTGTGACGTCGGACGATACGGCTCTTGTGTGATTTAATGAACTTATTGAGATTATGATACAGATCAAAGACGGACGACCTATCGAAAGCGTTCATATTGATGCTGTTGGAAATAATCATTGCGAATTGTTCTTCTTGATCAATAAGATACGGTGTATTTGTTAATCTGTTATTATGACTGTTATTAAGTAACGATAACATGATCATACCCAATCCGAACGAGTCCAATTTATGCGCAAAGTTAGCATGAAAATATGCATCCAACTTGGAAGCTTGGTTGAACTGGATAAATTCGTACGTATCTCGTACGATTATTTCAATCATGTTCAATATGTCTTTTTTCAGGCTTGATAAACGTTTGTAATCAGCGCTCAGTGTAAAATCTAGAGCACGATAATCGTGTATAATATTAAACTTTTTGAACACTTCATCAACGACGTGGTTTTTAATTGTAGTTTGACTCGGTATTTTTTTTGCGGAGCTGTTACGTGCTGATTGCGTCGACATATACTGTTTGAGGGCCATAAAGACCTTGAACTCGGGCGGATAGTAATGCGACTTGTGCAGTAGCACATAATCCGATGCCCACGCGTAAACTTCGTTCAATCTACAAGCCAATCCAAAATCATTCATGAGCATGGCGTCTGTCGTTTTAATAATGTTTGTGGGTTTCAGATCCCTATGACACCATTCGTTCGCTCCCAGCGTACGGATACCGTTAGCGAGACGCAGCAATTGACGCAAGAGGTCCTCATCGAGCACGTAGAACTCCTCGGTCGATATGAAATGTTGCAGGTCGACGGCTCTGACGTCGTACGTGATTTGATGATAAGTCGCATGAGGATCCGTGGTCTTGAGATAGATACAATCGTGCAAATCATGCCGCGCATCTTTCGTCAATTGTTGTTGCGTGACGCTACAATCCGAAAGCATTCGATTCACGAACACTCCGCGTCTATCGATCTTGTTGATATGTTTCATGATGTTGGCTTCGTTGTTTCCATCCGTCATATTCTTGAAAAGTTTTCCGACTCTTTTCCCTCTATTCGCATCGTCGTTAACAACATGTTTATTTTTCTTGTCGGTATCGGTATCGGTATCTTCACAGCTGACAGGTGGGCTGAACACACATGCATAGGCTCCGCTACCTAAAAACGCGCCTCCTTTGTGTTTCTGCTTATGCATATTTAACAAAGAAATAGAAAATAAACGTATATACACTTAAAATGATAGGGCGTTGTTGTCTCAATTGGAATGACAACGCATATAGTGTTGGAGAACAACGATTTGTTACGATTGATATATCGAAATTTAGATATGCGTGATTTGTTCAACGTGATGTGTGTAAACAAGCAGCATTATATCGTGAGCAAGCAGGTATTCGACGAAAAATTCAACGAAGAACAACAACAACCGTTTGATAGATTGAGAGAAGAGACCTATACATTCATGATGAAGAACATTAAATATTTGACGTTGTCAGACCAAGCAACGATATATCAATTGTACACCAACCACGTGTTTCAAAGGTACAGATTGCTGCTCTGTAAACGTAAAGATATCATGGATCAAATACTTGAACTGATGAATGTATTCGATCGTTATCGGTCTGCTTGAAGGAGCTTAACTTCATGCTTATCAAACAATTGAACATTCGGTGAAGGTAACATGATAGGACGTTCATATGTTTTTTTTTTATTGTTTATGTATTTTAGTATGTAAGGTTTCTGGATCTCATGATCCGGATTATTATTACGCGATATCTCCCCTTTAACGATTGTCCCGTCTGATTTTTTTATCAACACGGCCATGCCGTCGAGGTAACTCAAGAACGGAATGTAAGCATCAGGGAGCTCTGTGTATTTTATATTATTTGCATCGATTGTTCTTTCGACCTTAAGATAATCATCATGCTTCATTATGTCAATCTTCGTTTCATCTTCAGATAACACCCCCAACTTTTTTTCTGTTCCTAATTGAACTTCTACGTAATGATTACAAGGTACGTATCGCTTATGTTGATGTTCGTAGACTTCATTTTGCTTAAGTGTATGCATTAATTTGCTTGCAACAATTAAATCGTCTTTTTTTCTTTGATTAACCATAGTCTTCAAAAATGTGTGTTTATGCTTATGATGCGACGCATAACTATGTCTAAACATGTTTACACTGAATTGAATCAAACAATTAGACATTATTTTCACGTTTTTCATAATATCTGAAATATTGTTATGAAGCGTACCGTTGAATGTATGAAACAAGAATTTGTATCTATTGTTTGTGACATTTTGTTTCTTTTTCCGTTCAGCACTTGATAAGTGTTGCAGGTGATTATTTTTCAACACAATAAAATCATTTAACTCTGCTTTAAATGATTCATCAAGTGTGAAATCATACTCTATTCTGTAACCGCGTTTCTGTGATGTTCGTTGAATGCCCGTTTTATGGTTACTCATGACGAAGTTACCAGTATCCATGACGTAAAAATTTTCATCGTTTTTTTTTAATTTATCTATTAAACTATTTCTAGTTGCACTTTGACAGGGATAGACAACTACAATTTTTTTTAAATCATCGCGTAATATGTGAACAAACATGATCTTGATGCATAAGTATCTAAGCCAAGCATTCCAATTTTTTTGAGTGATTTCTCTTGGGTTGCTAATTTGCTCTTTGAGGAAGGGAATAAGAACATGTTTCAATTGTACCCAATCATAATACACACCTTGTTCGTTTCGCCTTGCAGTTTTCTGTTCTAGTATTTCTAGTTTTTTATGTTTATCCACACTATATGGTTTCATCAAAGTTGATGCAGGCCGTAGTTTTTTTCCCTGATTAGTTAATTCATCCATCATATTCTTGCGCACTAGCAGACTCTTGTTTGTAAATCTTGCAAGCTCAATTTCACCCTGACGGGCTTCTAAACGATTAAAAAATGTAATGAATACGTTGAAGTAATCTTTGAGCGATGTATCAGAACACTCACGCATAAAATGTATGTGATTAAGATAATCATTACACTGTTGTGGCAGAAGATATAAGACCGCCAAATTGACGTTTTTATCTTTGTCTTCATCCGGAACTCCGAGAGCAATTGATAGGTATTTTGTTATGATGTTCCACTTACTTTTTTTATTACTCGTATCTTTTTTTTCCTCTGGTGATTCTTTGCCCAGTAAAAGGAATCGGGTAAGGATAAGCTTAGGTTCTCGCAAATCATTATGCCAACTCATATTGAATAATTTGATGATATCGTTATGACAAAAGAAGCATTTTTTAAGAATGGTTTTATTTTCCTCAAACCCTGTTAAGAGTGCGCGTGTGCTTTCATGCTCGAGTATTAGATCATAATCCAATGTATCGATAGGCATACATTCAGTTTTTTTGTCTATGTAAAGGGCATCATCCTCCGGACGATCACCGGAATCGAAGGTATTTTCTTCACTGGTAGCCGGATGTTGTGTACGTCGCGATCCGTGATGCACAGCTGCCGATGACGAAATATTTTCTTGTGGTGGTTCATCATCATCATCGTCGTCAACACTATTGTTGTTGTTATTGATGCTACCGTCGTCGTCGTCGTTGTTCGGATGTTCATCTTCTCCTGTTATTACTTGTGCATCCTTTTCGAATCTTACATTGTGTTTCTTTTTTCTATGTGAGGAATTTTGATCGATCGCGAAATCAGGTTCCGTAGCGTAAAATTGATCGTTACCATCCCAGAGCAGGACCTCGTAGTCTCTAACGTCTTTGAATGTATTGATGAACAAGTCATATGATAGGAGAGATTCATTCCACTCATAAACGTCGTAGGGTGCTTTCATAAAAACATCCTTATAAACGTCAATAGTCGCCGACCTAGTTTTTCCCGGATCAAAATTATTTAGTTTAGATTTGTTTGTCGGAAACACCTTAATAATTGGTCTGAAATCTTGTATGTTCTGGTGTTTATTTTTTTCGGTAGGAATCGTTGCTTGCATCGTAACGACGATGATGGGTTTGTTGAATGCGATGGCCAATGCTCTGATATGATGATCCGTCACGGGATCCGTATCACTGTTCGTTTGGGTCCGGGAAAATTTCAGTATATTCTTTCCTATTTCTTTGTTTAACAATATGTTGTTAACCTTGTTGATTATTTTGAATAGGGTGTCGTTATTCGTTTTTAAGTGAGCGGTCAACATGTATGCTTGATATAGCGATTGATAGACGGGCTTTTTTTTCTCCGTTAATCGCCGGTCTGGTCGTTGAGTATATATTTTGTAATGGTTGTCTACATCGATACCAACAAGATTTTGTTTTCTACCTAACGCGTTCAGTTTGTACATCCAATCGTTTTCTGACCTGTCAAGATCGTCCGTATTAATATTTCTAATGGAATTGTTGACATGATCTTTAACTGTCAGGGGTAGTCTAGCATGCAAATTGCGATCGTACATGCTCCATGGGTAAGGTCTCCTGTATCTTTTGTCGATAACCTTGTTGATATATATAGGGTCTATCACGTATCGGTCTTTCCTGTTTTCTCTACATTTTATGAGCATATTTTTCTCCGCATCTGTCCATGCATAGTTCTTGTTATCAAGGGTTCTTTCTTGAACACACCCACCATCGTCGATGCGGTTCAATATCTGTCGCTTCAACCTTGTAAATTTGTTTGTCTCGCGATAAGCTTTCATGCTTTCGCGTCTGGCCGTGTCAAGTTGTTTCCTATCCTTTTCGTTGTTCCTTATACGTTGTTCAGGTACAGGCCTAGGCATATCCTCGTTATTTATATAAATGATAAAAAACGTGCAAATATTATATATAGACATTGACCATGGATGCATAAAAATAAGCAAGGATGACGACGGGAGGAAATATCATTTACCCCAGTATTGGTCATTTGAAGCAGGCGATAACGGAGTATGCCTACGAGGTGCCAGTGAGGGAGCATAGTGGTAGAGGTATCATCACCGCATCGGGAGGGAAGAAGTTGTTGTCTCAAAGTTTGGTCAGCATTAGCATCTTGAGGCAAAAAGGCTGCGTGCTGCCGATAGAGTTATTTTATGCGGACGAAGAAGAAATGATAGATAACGTCAGGGTGATACTAGAGTCCATCTTGAAGGTAAGATGTATCAACGTACAAGATGATCCACTGTTCAAGAACTACAATGCTCGTAACTACAGCATAAAGAGCATTAGCGTATATTTATCATCATTTACCGAGATAATATGGATGGACTGTGATGTCATCCCTTGTGTAGAGATGTCTACTCTGTTCGACACGGGATATTACAAGCAACACGGGATGTTGTTTTTCAACGACATATTCAGTTACGGTCGTAAAGAGAACGCGTACACTAAGAAAACCCGCGATTTGTTTGAAATGTTCGACGTGCATTTGCTAGATGGGGAACCGGAGACGGATTCGGGGTTGTTCGTTCTTGATAAGGCACGTTGCGGTGGGCATGAATTCATGGCGATCAATCTGTTGTTGAATACGAACAACACGTTGACATACACCTACGTGTACGGGGACAAGGAGCTGTACAATTTAAGTATGCGTTTATGCGACAAGGGTTTGTATACGACCGTCGATGCATATCCGTGTGTGATAGGGCAATATTTTGCGAAGGAGGAATTGTTTTGTGGCAACGGTGTAATCTTTCGGCTGCCTGAGATCGGGGACGTATGTATACATATGACGTTGCATAGCGTAGATCATACGGACGACGTAAGATATCGCGAAATATTGGGCAACCGGTTGTGGACGCATTACACGACCCGATGCATTGATGTGGATTTGCGGAAGGTTGTACCCTTAAATCAGGCAATCGTCCCGATATACAGGTACGACTACAAGTTCGTCACAACAATAAATGAAGCGTTCATGTCGCTGCATGCTGAGATGTTGAGCTTGTATCGAGGTTTTTCAAATGTTTCGTAACGTGCACATTTGAAAAATAAATATAACATATAATTAAAATGATTCCGATAGTTACACCAGGTATGCCTGGTGCTTGTAACGCTTGTAGTGCTAATATACCGGTGCTGGTCGGTGGTGGATGTAGATGTAGCGGACATATAGAAAAGCAAGCCAAAGGCCAAAAGAAGAAGAAAAACAAGAAAAAGCCCGCCAAAAGTGAAACAGCCAAAGGCAAGAAGAAGCAAGCCCCCGCCAAAAGTAAAAAAAATAAGTAGAGATTTGTTTCTGGAACGGTAACCTTGTAGGTAGACAGACATAAAAAAGTAACAGATACGTGTGTGTCTAATCTTCGGGTATGAAAAGTGCTTCTCTGTTCGTATTACTATTCGTCGTTTTTTTTTCTTTAATACCTTTGTGTGGTTTTATGATCTTATCATACAAAGCTCTATCTTCCCGGTACGATAACACGTTGCTCCATACATCCGTGAGTTGGATGTTCATTTTATCGATGAACATAGGATCTCTATCTACTCGTTTGAGTGAAAACTTTTCCAGATACCAGAAAACAACAGGGCAAGTGCCATCGTCGTCGTCGTCGTTGTTGTTACGCATGTCGTCTAACCAAGTTTTCAATTGTTCTTTTGTCGAGTTGGTTGGACTGTATATGTATTTATCTTTCTGCTTGATTACGATCCCCTTTTCTTTAAAGTCCGAAGAGTACACGTTGAATTCATCTTCAAAATCTTCCCAGAAGCATGCTTCGGTATCGTATTGTTCAAATTTTGCTTCTAAGAAATCGCATTCGTCCATATCACAGGTATCGAGTTGCCCTTGAATTTGATAGAAATATTGTTTGATGATAGAGTCGTCCGTGAAGGTTCTTTTGTAAGGGCATTTAATCTCCAACATGATCCCGAGGTCGGTGATACCGTCAGGAGACGCGCCTAGGAACGGGAACCGGGGATTTTTTATGATGCCGAACTCGTTGACACGAATACCGGTTCGTGTATGATAAAGTGCGGTGGCAACGGGTTCAAACATGACTCCCCATTGCAAGTAAACGTTCGCATCGTCAAAATGTACGGTGTCGTATCCACATTTTTTCATGTAGAACTTTTTGCAGTCGTTTTTTTTCCCAAACTTATCGACACCCAATGCGTCCGCGAAATCACTCGCGGTTATCAGGTTGTGTCGTACGTCGAACCATTCTTGTGAGCGTTGTTCGATGTACGGTATTGTTTTCATACAACCTAACTGTTTCCTGAATCGTTGTATCTTATCAATGCGTTGTTTGACGATACCCACCGAAGACATGTTGTCCGACACGTAAATGCTCTTCAAAATCGTAGCAATTTTAGTGAATACCGATTTTGTTAGTTTCGCGTTGTCCAGTTTATCCCAGAGTTTTTTCTTTGAGATGTACTGATGGATCACGTTATCCAAGCAAAATCTAGCATCCATGTTTGTTAAATATACGAAAGGGTGCGCGCAAACGTGTATATACGTATAAAAGTATTCGTAAATATATTTAAATCAAATTTTATAAATAAGACTAACTAAAGCGAATCCGGATGAACTTAGAAGCGTTATTTTTAAGTTGGAATGCACGCGAACCTAAAAGTGATGCTTGTCAAGTCAAAACCTCCTCCTCGCAACTTGAACTTGACAGTAATTCGAGGCGACTGTTGAACAATATATTACTCACGAACAAGAAGTATATGAAGCAAGAGATACCTTCCAATATATTAATCGACAGTGAAACTGGAACAATAGAGGAGATTGATATATTAGATCAAATAACACCTTTCACGACTGATAAAACGGATTTGTATGCGCGCAGTAAAAAATAAGTTTAAAGCGGAGTGGTTTGTATTACAACATATATAAAAATTTTAGCGTCCTCTCATGTTGGATCTTTACCTGAACGACCGTACGGAGACTCAAGTGGGTTTGGACGAAGTGGGTCGCGGATGCTTTGCGGGTCCCGTAGTTGCGGGGGCGGTGATATGGGACAGTGCTTGGCTGGACGCACATAAGGGTGTGTATAAAGAAATCGAGCGAATAAAAGACAGTAAAAAGGTAAGCAAAAAACGAAGGAAAGAATGTGAAATATTCATAAAAACGTATGCGAAAGCGTACAGTATATCGTTTGTGGAATCTACAACAATAGACGAGTTGAACATATTAAACGCAACCAATATCGCGATGCATAAGTGTTTGGACGAACTATCGCATGTACATATCGACCGAATATTAGTAGACGGTAATTATTTCAAACCGTACGTAGCGCGTAATGCTTCACAACACGCGTTCATCGTACCACATACGTGTATACCGAACGGTGACAACAAATATATCAGCATAGCGAGTGCGAGTATCTTAGCGAAAGTAGCGAGGGACGAGTACATCGAAGGTATTTGTGATGAGTGTCCCGTGTACGACGAAAGATACGATTGGAAAAATAACAAGGGGTACGGGACGAAGAAACATATCGACGGGATCAAAAAATGGGGGTTGAGCGAGTATCATCGTTGTACGTTCGGTATATGTAGATCCTATTAATTAATTCACGCGCGCATACACGAGATTTGAATGTTCAATAAGACGTTTGTATCTGGAGTCGAACCAAGGTTTATCGACGGGGGTATCTGCATTGAAGATGATGAATTTAGGATTAACAACAACATATTCAACGAGCAATGCATACAAGCATTCAAGATTATCGTATCGTAAAGATAAGACGTCAACATCTCCATGAAACAAGTTGTTTTTAACGTGTTTTGCGATATCCACGTACGACGTATCTGCGGTGATACGAATTGTTTTAACCGGGAATTTAGACGGATCGAACGGGAAAATGGGATTACTAGCACCGCTATGCACGATCAACGCTGAGAAATGGTGCTCCGATATGAGTTTGTTTACTGCGATGTTTGTATGGTCGTGTTCACATAAGGAGATGCAACGTTTGTACAACATATGTGGCAAGGAGTCTATCTTTTTGTAAAACTCAATTGGGTACGACACTAGTGTTTTGTCATCCGTGTTGGAGTTGGATGCTTTATCGGGTTGAATATGACTTTTGTATATACCCCGTTGTGAACCTTGTGTAAAAACATGCGGTTCGGCCCAATAAATATTGAGTAGATCGAGGTTTCCGTATAGCCACAACTGCATATCAATTTCCAGGGAGAATTTCCTCTTCAGATTCAACGCGATTAATTTTTCGCACGTACGTTTGTTGATGATGTATGCGCCGGTGCATCGCATACGACCATCGGGTGCCTTGTACACAACCTTGTCGGGTGTAATGTTCTTGGTAATATAATTCGACACCGTTAGTCCGGCTCCGTCCTCCAACGATATGATGTTAAAATCTTTGGGAAGCTGCATGGTGAGCTCGACGAGATTGTTGATGGTATGCTCAAGAAACACGATATCGTCTTCTAATACAAGAACGTTGTTAAATTGCGATTCAATGATTTTTTTCCATATCAACAGATGATTGATACCGCACGATATGTTTCCCTTAGATACTTCTTTGGTCAGATATTTTTGTTCACCGATAATGGAAAGTTCCTTGTGTCTGATATCGGTATCCGTAGTGTAATATTGTGAGAGCAATTCATCCGACAAAGTATCTTTATGTGTATTGACAACGAATTCGTAGTAATCGGTATCAATTTTAAGCTTGTTGAAGGTGTTGTTCAAATAAGTAAACCTGTCGACGAATTGTTTACAATGAACGATGTAAATGAAATCAATGTTAAGGAACTTCATTTCAGATAAAAAAGAAGCATTATTTAAATAAATTTCCAATCATGTTCGTGTTATGTCAACGATGTGATTTAAAAAAAGAGCGCTTTATGAAGTGAACGTTCAAACTCAAAATAATGTGGGTGTTGTTATGTGTTAGCATCATTGTTATGTTGAGTCATATCATCACGTATCGTATATCTGATGCGTGTGGTGGTGTTCAAGAACAACGGACGTTGTATAAGCATGAACGTGATTCGAATATCTTGAACATAGTATGTGTTTAAATGAACGATACACCGAACGTGGCGACTTGTATGGGTACTTTCTTAGTGTAGTTAACACCGTCGTTAGTGTATTCATGTTTGACGAATTGTAGCTCTTTTGTTTTGGTGATACGCATGCTGTACGATATCTTCTCCAAGAAGCCGTCGTCGTTCTCAATAACGCTGCTCAATCTAAGTGAGCCTCCTTTAAGTTCCCAGAAAGATTCGTTTTCCACGTTGTACGAGTTGGTCAACTCAGCATCGCCGTACGAGTATTCCGCTTGTACATTTGATAAGGTACATAACGGCCCTTGCTGCATACCACCGTTAACGTTACCTTCCTCGTTCCAATTCCACATGAACGATTTTTCCCACACGTTACCTAGGTTACTATCAGTGTATGTTGCATGGTTGCTATCGAATTTGTCGGGGATACCTTCAACGATCATGCCAGATTTATGGTTGAGGGTTCCATCCGCGTTGATGTATTGTTGTCCACCAGGTACGTCATCAGGCGTACTACCGGTGGCGAGTGTGATGGTTTTATCTTCAACCTGAATGTTGGTGACGTCCACCCCGATGTTGTTGAAAGCGCCTAATATATCTATGTTACCGTTGATGGTTAAGGTCCCGTCGTTGTTTTCACCGAGGTTAAGGGTCATGGTATTGGTACCGTTGTTGGTTTGTATAGCGTTAGTGAAGATGGTGCTAGCTGTTGCGACCTCAACGTCTCCGGATACGGATAAATTGTTGTTAAGGTAAGCATTATCAATAACCGACAGTGTACTGTTAAGTTGCACATGTTGTCCTACGGACAACGTTTGTTTGAGCACGGTATTGTTACCGACCGAAAGTATGCTTTCGAGGGTGGTGTTACCACTAACCGACAGGGTATCACTAAGCACGGTATAATCACCAACGGACAGGTTGGAAGATAGTGTTACGGTATCTTCTACGGACAGGGTGCTGCCAAAATTTACGTAGCCTTCGACGAAGGTATTGGTTGTGACCGACAGATCTCCTGCTATCCTGACGGTATTAGAAAAGTCCGCTTGTGCGTTAACCGATAAGGTGTTTTGAAGCACAACTCTATCAGCAACCGAAAGTATATCGTCAATTGTAACCGCACCTTGTACACTCAACGTGGAATGTAAGATGGCTGCACTGTTGAGATCGGTAACACCTTCCACAGACAGGGTGTTTTTTAAGTACGTAGCACCCGCAACGGATAAGGTATTGTTCAAGGACACTTGTTTGTCAACAGATAGCGTATCTTCAATAGTAACGCTACCTGTTATTTCGAAGTTACCACCGACGGATAAGGTGTCGTTCAAGACGACTGCGTTCCCAACCGACAACGTGTCAGTTATCTGGACATCGAGTGCAATCGATAGATTACTTTCGGTCATGATCATCCTAGCTACGTTCGAGTCGTTCGCAAAGAAATGCAGTTGATCGATATCTTCACCGGGCGTGAGTTCGGCCTCTATTTTGGTGTCCATGTCAGTGTCAATCACACCACCAAATGGTCTCCAGAACGAATCGTTATGCAGACCTTCAAATTTGTTGGTTTCTTCGTTGTAAAATATGGAACCGTAATCTTGTGTAGGTACGGGTCTATCGGTTAACATACCTGTAGGTATCTTCAACGTTTTTCCCTCTATACGGACGTTACTGTCGAACGTGCTCTCGCCTCCTACCGACAGCATGGCGGTCATGGTGGTGTCGTCTCCAACACTGAGGAACGATTTCAACGTTGTTTCGGTTTCGACGGAAAGACTTTGAGAGATGGCAGTGACATCGTTCAACAATAACCCAGCCGACTTGTCGGTAGAGACGATATTTTGAGTTGCATTTTCACTAATCATGAAAGAATCCAACAACACTTTGTTGACGGTTGCACCGGACCTCAGTTGTATTGCGTCATCCGTATCTCTAGAGTTCATGGTAATCATATTGAAAGGACCATCGTCGTGTGTGGTATTTAAATTAGAATCAACCGTGAGCACGTGTGTATCGTATATGCTCAACGCTACCGTACCAGACGATCCGACTTCGATGGTATTCAGATCTTTACCGTACACCTTGGGTAGGAGGACCGGTCCGAGGATTGTGGTAGGTCCCTTGTCCGTTGTGTACGGGTAGTTTACCATGCTTCCTACAGTTTGTGTAAACAAAGTATCGGAGCCTAGCAGCATCAATCCATCCATACGGATATTCGCCATGTAAATTTAATAGTTTTGCAGAAAATAATGTGTCACCTCGTTTTTACATACGGATAATTCCGACGCATACATGCATGCGATTTCAAACGCGCATACATGCAAATGATGTCTCAACAGCAATAAATACATCCAACAAAAGCTCTAGTGTATGTGTTGTTTTTGTGTACAAATTGTTCACATACGTATACTTTCGAGTGTAAATCAAAATCACAGTCACATGTTATTTTAGCAACCGTATAATTTCGTTGTATGTTGTCAGGTTGAAGCATTCCATATCCATCAATTGCGGATGAGGTGATATAATCACCGTTCTTCAAACACCCGTTAACGTTACATACCCATATGCCTCCTTCTCCTACACTGTTTACCGTGATTCTTTTGGACGTAGGTTGTTTGTCGGTGAAGAAACTTAAATTGCCAAACTTAAATTCCCTGCGATCTTCGTGATCCTCTTCTCCACCGCTGACAACGCCAAAGATGCTCTGATCAAAATCTTTATCACACAACACAACCTTAGGGATAGCTTCGTTGATGCGTATATTCGTGTTATCGTTTAAATCTTTGTAGGTACCGGTAGATCTAACAATTTTACCGACGAAATCATGTATCCGATCAGTGAAATGTTCGTTCGTGCTGCATCTGTGTTGTCCGGTAAAATTGATGAGGGACTCTTCGAACTGATCGTGGAACGTTATCTTCGCTCCATTTTTGGATACGAAGAACAAATCTGCTTCGTGCGCCTCGTCTCTCTTGGCTTCACTGTAAATGCTCCACCAGCTGTCGTTGTACGTGGACGAGTTTGACTGTGGATACAAATAAAGGTTACTGTAAGTACTCACGTTGTTGTCTATGATGACCGGTCCTTTGAAGTTTGCTTCGTCGTAAGCAAGGAAGCTCCCGTATATATCAACGTTGGAACTGAAGATGGTATCCAACGTAATAGATATATTGGATCCGTCCTCACTAGATATTCCGTCAACCTTTAACCCCATGTTATCCACGATGGTTTGTACGACAAGCTCAAAGGGGATATCGTTCAACAAAATATTTGAATCGGTAACCTTGAACACGTCTATACCGTCGTATGTTACCGTCAAGTTACTATTCACAACGACTTCGTTATAAAAACATACGTTATCATCCCGAACAACTACGATATCGGATCCGTTCAGATCTTTGATTTCAAGATTCCCGACGACGGAAAATAGGTCACTCGACACGGTAGTCTCGTGTAGACGGATGGTGTCATCGTCGATAAGCAACACATCATTAACGTTATGATACCCTTGGATACTGACATATCCAAGCATGTCCACGTTACTCTGCATGAAAACCTTGGCGTCGAAGGTGGATATACCGTCAACCGTCAAACGATTACCGATAAGTAAGTCGTCATGTACGATTAAATTACTATTGAAGCTCCCGTTACCCACGACGGTCAACGCATCTTGAACGCGTAGGTTACTATAAACGAACGCGTTATTCCGAACATGCAAATCATTAGAAATATCAAGATCGCTTTGCATGTACACCGTATTTGAAAACGTGCATTCGTCGTACACGTTGATATTTGAGTTGGTGACGTGCATAATACCAGGGATATCGAGTTCGTCTTGCACGACTAGTTTGTTTTTTATGAAAACTCTCTCGTCGTCTACTGACAAACAAGTCTCGTTGATCTTCACATCAAACACATCTTGCTGGATATTCAAAACATCCATCACCCTCATATTCCCTTGTACGAATGTGTTTGATTGAAGGGTAGTGTTACCTTGTACATCCAGGTTGGCTTGTATATCAACGTTCGAATGAAACCTAGCTTCACCGAAAACGTCCATATGATGCTGGAAGATAGCGTTGGAAGCTACGTGTAGTTCGTTGATGCGTGCAACCGCTGGTATATGAACATCGGAAATGAACGTGGCGTAACCGTCCACATGCAACGTCCCGTCCACGTGTACGTTGCTCGCTACAAATAGGTTCGTATGTAAGCGTACGTCGTCTAACACGTCCAACATTTGGTTGAAGAGCACGTTGGAATCCACCTGAAGATTGCCGTGCACGTATAAATCACCCGAGATATCAACGTCAGAGTGGAACAACGAATCGCCGACCACCTCAAGCAAATGGTTGAACAACACGTTAGAGTCGACTTCCAGCATTCCATCGATGTATAAATTCTTGTGCATAAACACGTTGTTATAGAAGGTAGCCTCGCCGAGTATATCTAATTTGGTGCCGAATATGATGTTCGACGATGTCACTTGAAATTGGATCTCGTTCGCAATGTCCACCGTGAAAACGTCGTGCACATCTAGCGTCCCGAAAACAACAACGTTACTTCCGAAGGAAGCATCACCCTTAACATCAATGTTTTGTTCAAAAACCGGTGTTTCATGAAAGGTTACGTTTGACGAATAAAAATCAACGTTGGATGCGTAGATGTCAAGGTGCTCACCATAAAAAAAGGCGCTGCTGTTGAAGATACTCTCGCCGATGACGTCTAAAGAATCGTGTGTGAATATACTTATCTTGATGTCCTTCGGGTAATATTTCAACCAAGGAGCCAAGTCGTTATCGAAAGCTTTAAGTCTGACGTTGCTTTGTACCGGTAATACCCAACCCGTATCGAAATCAAAGATGTCCACGTCTTTCTGGTTGTACGAATGGTCTAACCATGGAGCCAAATTGTTATTGAACTCTTTCAATCCGTACAATTTTTGTGTGTCGTGGCCGAAATCTTTCAACCATCTTAAATTAGAATCGTACGCGAATCCACTTATCAGTATTTTGCTCTGGCTTATATGATGTTGATTTTTCAGCCAGAGTAGATCGTCATCAAATCCAAAGGACCCTAACATTATATCACCTTGATTTGGTCGTAACCATTTGAACGTGTCGTTCTTGAAGGCTCCCAACTCAACTTGATTTTGTTGGTCAAGAACCCAATCCGGGATGATGTCGTCGTTGAATATACTTAGGTCAATATCGGAAGGGTTTTTTGTTAACCACGGAGCGATATCGTTGCTGAATCCACTTAGGTAAATGTCATGTTGATCCGGTGATAGCCAGTTACCGACGTCAAAACCAAACAACTGTATGTCATCTTGTTGCATTTCCAACCACGGAACGATGTTAGTAAGCATCAACTGAATGTTTTCTTGCCCGAAATATTCGCTGAACTCTTTGTCGTAAATCTTGACGGACCCCTTCAAGGATACGTTATTCGCGTCCAAGGCGTCCGTATTGATGCTCTTGAACACGGACGTATTGTTGACAACGAACGGTGCATCGCACACGACTTCCGTACTCGATATACGAAGGGTGTAATCGGAAGGATTATCCAAGTTATTTTTATTATAAAAGATCGCGTCCTTGTAAAACTTGATATCGTCGGAAACATGCACCGTATCTCGTAAGATGGTTTGGCCGTGTAACGTCGTTTCACCAAACACGTTGAAATCCATATCGTCGCCTGCGAACGTGACGTTGTCGTGCGTAACCAGATTGCTATGTACATCTAGATATGCGACGGAGGTGTTACTATGTGAAACGAGGGATTCTGTTACTTGAAGTCGTTTACATACAATCTCGTCGTTAAATTCAACCGTGTCCGTAAAGTCTATCGGATGATTAACCTTGATGCTCTCGCCAACAATACCCACAAATATGTCGTTGAGGTTGAAATAATTATTTGACGTGTTGGTAAACGTATACATATTGTCCGACGTACGCTGACCGTTCGCTCTCAGTATGAAGCAATTTTTACCAGAATTCTCTATCTTGTGCCCGATGATCAAAGAGTTTAATGACACGTTCGACGAAGAGTGTCCGATCACGGTCGAATATTGTCCGTCGGTGACGGAGTCGTTACCCATACCGATCGCGCTCCCTCCCTTTACTTGACCGTTGGCACCGATGCCAATATTCCGCCGGAGAGCGTTCTTCGGCATACGTACAACGTTATTCTCAACAAGCTTACTATTCCTGTAGCCCACAAAGGTATTTAAATATCCGTCTACGTTGTTGAATCCGGCTTCCGACCCCAGGATGACGTTATAGGAAGATAAATCTTTGTGTGTTGTTGACGTGTTGTTCAAGTGATACGCAGCACTATGACCCAATATGACGTTGTTTGTTGCGTTCGTGAGAGCATACGCCGCGTCGTAACCAACCACGATATTATTGGTGCCGTTATAACTTGATATATATTCAAACGGCTTCCGTGCGAACAAAGATTGTTTCTCAAAAAACAACAAATCATCCGCGGTATCGTTCGTTAAGCCGTCTAACGACAATTTGTTTTGAAACGATTGCAACGACAACATAATTTTTCAATAATATTTGTATTAATAATACTATTAAAAAATTATCGATGAAAAATGATCTTCTCTGACACTGACAGTATCTACGCACTCATCTTTCCATATATACTGGGGTGATAAAAGTACCCAACAACTTCGAAATCGTCGATGCAAACATCATCCCACCTCTTATGTATGACGTCGTCACTGATGAACAACTGAGGTGCACAAAGAGGTTGCCTTTGCAGCTGAGTATGCATCTGCTTTACGTGATCCTTATACACGTGCGCGTCGCCCAAGCTCATCGTTAAGGTGCCCGGCTTGTAGCCATGCCTCTTCGCCAATATATATGTGAGGACGGAATACGATAAAATGTTCCATGGTACCCCCAAGAACATATCACACGAACGTTGATACATATGACAATGCAACAAATTCAGATGATCAACGTAAAACTGGGCGCTCACGTGACATGGGGGGAGTACCGTCTTTTTCAGATCGCAAGGGTTCCATGCGGACATGAATATACGCCGACTGTAAGGATCCGTTTTCAACAAATCCTCAATCATTTGGATCTGGTCAACACCGTTGCCTTGGTAGTTCGTATCCGCTTGCGTATATTCGGCACCGAAGTGCCTCCATTGAAAAGAATAGTTCGCACCACAATCCCCTTCCTTCAAATGAGATAGACCAACATCGTCTAAGAACGATCGCGAAGAGTTGCTGTTCCATATCTTCACCCCTTTGTCGCTCAAGATGTTCGCATCCGTATCCCCCCTCAAGAACCACAACAGCTCCTCTATGCAACTCTTCCATGGTATCCTTTTAGAGGTGAGTATCGGAATTGATGTACGTATGTCAAACTTCATCTGTTCACCGAAAATTGATATGGTACCCGTTCCCGTCCTGTCTGTACGCTCGTGTCCTTCGTGCAACACCTTTTTACACATCGTCAGATAGGTTTTGTCGTGCGACATTCCGTCATCGTACCCTTCTTCTTTCTTCATGTAGATGATATCCCAATAAGTCCATCCGCATCCTCCTTTGAGTGACGCGTATTCGAACTTATGTGGACCGGTAGTGTCGACGATTTGAAAACTGGCATCAACGTTATCAAAATAATTGCTAAAATTGTAGCTTTGGTCATGACGGACCTCCGTCATATGGATCACCTTAACATGCTTATTGAACAACCGGTACATATTGTTTCCACCTATCACGTACACAGGTGTAGTAGTATATACGCTATCTTTTACATATTTAAAACATTCATCAATGCTTAAGAACATCAGGTTCTTATTGACAGAACGGATTGGTTGTTCGGTTACAACAACAGTCGTCAACCTATGATCATGTACGGGACTCTTTCCGATATAATCGAACGTTTTCATGTCCATGATCATGATACCCGCTATGTCCGAAATCTTTTGTATTTTTTCTTGAAAAACTTGATACCAAGGTATGCCGTCGACAGTATCAATTCCAAATTTTTTACCAACACATACAACAAACTCCATTACTCAATAATTATATAGTCGTATTATCATTTTAAGTGTTTTACCATAAACCGTTGTTAATGATGTGCTTGATCTGGTATTTTTCGTATATAGGTTTCCGTAGATACCATCGTGGACATTTATTTATGAACTTTAACAAAACCTTTGACTTGTTACGATTCCATCTTGCTTTCCGAATGTTTTCCTCGACCACGTCACCAAAATTGATCTGATGGATATCATTCGCATCTACTATAATATACTTGTAATTCATTTTTTTATTCTACAAAGATTTTTTATGTAACGCGCTTTTTTTCAAAAAATTTTTTTCTACGTTACCAGTGAGTACGTGTGTTGATAATCAAACCGTATACTCATTTTTTTTCCAGATTGCATAGCTCAGTTGGTCAGAGCGCACGATTAGTTGTTATAATCGTGAGGTCGCTGGTTCAAATCCAGCTGCGATCCTCCTTATTCTTCTTCTTTCTGTATACATAAAAAATGATCATGTATCAGAACAATCAATCGTTTTAGGGTTGACTAAAACAAGCCAAAAAAAGATTTGTTCCAGACGGGGCTTGAACCCGTGACCTTGGCGTGCCTCATAGTTGGTTTTACCCAACACATTGTATAAATCCGATTTATAACGATCGATATTTATAAGCACCACGCTCTAACCAACTGAGCTACTGGAACCATGGGAAGAACACTTCCCATATGATTACAATTCAATTATGTTTAAATAGTTTTCAGTTAATTATCAGGTCGAACAGGTTTCGCGAACATTTTTAAAAGTATCGCCGTATATAAACGATTCATCAGATTATTTTTTTGGGTTTTAAGCATACCTTCGTTATTTATATCCATGATGTTTGCGCGGTATATTTCTTTACGGAATATGTATTCCAACCTAGACCTTATATGGGTTGGTTGTCGTTCTTGTTGTGGTAAAGGCGTATCTGTATACATTTCCTCTAAATCATCCATATCACCATCACCATCCGGGTAATTACATACGAGTTCCTCCTGTGCGTCACATCCCGAAAACAGAACTGTTTCTATGTCGTCGTTGTCCAAAGTAAAGATCGTTGCAGGTAAAACATACTTTTTGACACTATCATCATAATCCACTTCAATATCTGTACTACTGTTAATATATGGTACACTGATTCTCATTTTACGATTAGTTTCCGTTATGCTAAACAATTTAGGTTGTATTTCATTGATAATCTTACACATCCGGTACAATTGGGTCTCAACGGTGTTGAGCATTGTCATCGATTCGTTATACTTGCTATAAGATAACGTCAAGTTGGAGTTGTGTTCGGTTCGTGACACATATAAAGGTTCCTTGTAATCGTTAGTTTTTTTGTACGATACCCATACCCTAACCGCATCCACATACAGATCAAAGGTCAAAGATAAATTTCCGAACGTGCTATTGATTACGTCCTTCATGTAATCTACGAGATATGTTTCTTTGGACTTCAGTCCCTGTCTGTTTTCTGGGTTAATTTCTGGGTATGTTTTCGTGCTGAATATGTGTTCTTCTAACTGTCTGTTTATAACATTGTCCAATGAAAGTAGTTCTTGTTTGTATAAGTCTTGGTTATGTATATTCGATAAGGTATGCTTGATATCTGTCAAGTTGCTGTGATACTCATTCGAATCACTATAAGCTTGTATTAAATTTGAGTAAGCGTCCAATTCAGTGTCGTAAGCGTGTTGTAACACGTTCATGTTACTGTTCAAATTTGAATTTCGTATACCTAACTGGTTCGAATGTGCTTCTTGTATGGTTAAATATCTTGTCAAGTCTTCATGATGTAATTTGACGTTGTACGCGTTCAACGGATCCATGCTCGACGTGTTCGCAATCGTAATTTGTTCGCAAGCTTTATATATCTGATTATATCTATCGTAATACTCACTGTCTGGTGAGGTTATGTCCAGCATCTTCTTCGCTTCACAACATATAAAGTCCTCGTCTGATAACTTCGAAAGCTCCTTTGATGTATCACAATTCAGTATACGGAAATTTTCTACGTGGTAAGAATTTATCGCTATTATAAACGCTAAAAAAATAAACAAAACCATACATATTATTGTGATATCATGCATATATGATTTATTATAATAAATATATTTTAACATTGTACACAATCACATAGATCTTTGTGCATTACGATCCTATATTTGTTTTCATATTCCAAAACAATAGCATCCGTATATACTAAACCAAGTATCTTCACGCGCTTCACAACACATTGCTTACCGTTCCATTCAACAAAATCGCCTTTCCGATATTCCATTTTATTTTATTGAAGAATTTGTATGATACACTGGTTATTAATAAGGTATATTTTAACTAATAATTATCATTAAAAATTAATTAACGACATGTAATATTGTAGAATGTATCCAATATTGTTTGTCGTTACCGTAAGCGAGATGCATGTATTCACAGTAATAAGAATTACCACATAAACCACTGATTAATATGTTCGCACGTCTATCACCGTTCGTCAAGATATCAATATTATACGGTACGAACGTTCCTTTGTTGTTGCATGTATCTATCAACATGCTCATTATACATGAAATGCCCTTGTATTTTGTTTTTTTACGAACGAATGTAGTATGCTCTTTCATATACGTTTGCAGATCAACGTACTTCGAAGCGTTCAATGTTGCGTAATAAAAAGAGACGAAATCATACACAATATTTTCATTCATATGTACTTTGCTCAATCACTTACTGTACTCGACTCGTGTAATGATTTTAAATATTGTTGATGAACATGGATGATACACGTTTGCTTTCTTGGCATACGTACAGCTTTAATCTCAAAAATTCGTTCTCATCCTTGTACATCTTCAATTCTTCCTGAAAATCACTCGCTTCTATTTCCTTGTCATGAACGAGTGTGTCGTACTTATGTTTCAAGTCACGTATCGTATTAGTTAACTCTGTTATATGACCTTTGTATTTCATGCTCAATGTTTTATAGAACTCATGGATAAACACACCCTTACTTGGTTTTATACATGCTATCTTCGTTGCATCGTCCTCGCGATTTAGGCTTAAATTCCAAGTATCGAAATATTCTTTCAACGTGATATCTGCCTCGTTTAGAGCACATGTATTGATGTACGAAAATTCTTTAACATACACGTTGAATGCTTTGTTGTGTTTGTACGCATCGTATGCTTCGTTGTATGTTTGTTTTATGTTTTTAGTTGTACCGTATAAACAAACTAAAACATCGTCGTCTTGATATGCTAACGATGGTATGTTTAAATAATCCCTTAATTGTCGTACACATCCTAGGTGTATCAAATAAACGCAAGGCATGGTTGTCTCTGACAGATCCAACATATACCCCAACGATTTCGTATCCATATCCATTACGGTTCCCTTATGATCTGTATGAATTGCAAACAATTGTTGTATAAGCGTAGCATGTACATGCTTATGACTTGTTACGTTTTCACATAACATCAATCGTATCAGTCCTTCGTACGTAAGGTAGATTGCGATATCATTTTTGCGTGTTTTAAAATGTGTGTAATGTACGTCGTATTCGTAATCACGTATTTTTTCATGCAAGTTTTCAATATCAAAATATCTACCGACGTCGTCTGCATTGAAGTATATTTTATCATAACTCATTTCGCCACGTACGTCAATTTCCGCAGTCATCTCCCGGAAGTCTTTTGCAAACGCACATCTAGCTAAACCTATATCGTATATGTTTATTTCATCAGGTACAAATGGTATATGCACAGCCATTTATATTGTTATACATGTTATTATGTTTTCATGAATAATTAAAATTAATTCAGCAGCAATAAGCACTCAGGGGATACATATGATGCACGTCCACGTCCACACATTCACCAAATACACAACATACAATTTCATATCATACATTGATACTGCTGTCAGATCCCATTCCAGATTCCAGGTTGTTGTTCTTGTTGTCATATGACGCGTTCGCCATTGACTCACATATCACGCAATGTATGGACGTCTACCTGTCCCTTACATAACGCATCATGCATGCCTGACGAATCGTCGATGACCTTCTCAGCTTGTTTGATCAGATTTTCGAGTACCACGGGGACCGTTGTCTTCACATAATACTTGCTGTGTTGCATGTTCTCGTGACTTGGTTCATGTGTAGAAACGGTGCACCACAAAATCTTGTTCTCACTGACAGAGTTATCCAGCAAGCAGGTTCCGTGTACCATACATCCACAACCGAAGGTACAGGTGTTGTTGACGACGATATCCGAGTCTTGTACGTCTTCTTCACAGAACTGGCACACTGGTATCGATGATTCCATTTCTGTCTTGTGAAGGAGCAGCTTCGACTTCACCTTATCCATTCTGTGATTGATGGTGTCGCTCAAACGGCGCTTCTTGTCATCAGTTCCCATTTATTGCGCCTGTGGGGCATGTACACATACACACATAGGGTCAGCAATTCAATTCAAAGTGACCGGGGATTTGGCGTTCACGGTCACCGAAGTGTTCGTCAAACAAGTATCGATTTACCTGTTGTGTGTGTGTGTGTGTGTATTTTATTCCTGCGCGCTCAGTACGCATCGTAGAAGGGATCCTCTTCAAATTCGTCGTAATGATCGTCGTGGTGATTAAGATACGTGACGTCGCTTTGATACTCTCGCGTTAACTCTAGCGAGTCCGCATCCAACGACTTCGTGTTATAACCATGCACGAAGGACAAAAACACGTAGTCCCACGACGTTTCGTCGTCGTTTTGCATGAACGACACGCCCAGTTGCCATGCAGCAGACCACTCAACGCGCGCAAGTAGTATGTTCGATGCGGGTAGTTTCCGTATCGGTTGCGAAAGCTCGTCAAGGTCGCCGATGTTCAGCTCGTGTACGGTATCGATCTTTCGTTTGCCGTTCTTGGTCGGAAGACAGTATGAACCGTCGGTGTGCTCCTCTAGCGTGCTACGGAGCACACGTACGACCGAAGAGTGAAAATGAGTGAAGTAGTACGGTTTCACGGTTCCGTCGCCTAACCGCACGAAAGATATTGCCTCCACCATACGGGGCCGCAAACGATCCTTCTTCAAGTCAACCCGGTTGCACGCCATCGCAACAGTCTGTACGCAACATACGCAAGCATGATAATTATTACCCTGGTAAAGAAATGTCTCTCGCGGGTCAATTCACATCGACGACAAAAAACACGCGCACTCAGTGATCGATGTTCGTCGGCGTGCGTACCTTGCTCAAGTCGCGCGTGTGCTGCTTATTTTCAGGTGGTGTGTGTGCGTTGTGAGGTGAATGCGGATGCGCGACCATAGATAGATACCATAAATAACCAGTCGATAGGTCACATCTGACATGACACGAGCGGATATTACGATGTTCAAAGTTTCATCAATCAATCCGCTGACTACCTATCCATATCCGATGTCGACCATCGGATTATTAATAGCACAATCCTATGCTCCGTCTGAGTCTGTTGGAAACAGAGCTCGGCGCTGTGGTGGGATAAGTTCTCTGGCTGGTCCGTACAGAGGCTATCGGCCTGACACGTTCCCGATCTCAATCAACTACGATATCAGTCATAACTTAAAGAGCTTGATAATAAAAATTGAAAATACATGTAAAAGTAAGTATAAGAAAAAACATAAATTCAAGCATGAGCAATTGCACTTATTGGACATATTTTGACGAATACGTGTACGAACGCGACAAGTTGGATTCCGAATCGACTCCTACCGATCGACGTCAAGTCGACCATTTATATAGACTCTACCTTGCGCGCAAATCCGCGGATTCACTACGTCCGACTAAAAATATGTCTGACGACAAGTCAGATGTGAATCAAGATCAAAATAAACAGATTTGACCGTTGTTCCGTTTATTATATGTTTTAAATAATATAAAATAAGATGCTTGTTAACTTAGGTGTTATCTATTATGCATTTCTTTTCATAATAATTTTGTTATTATTCATTTTTTATTTTTATAAATTAATCAAAAAAAATAAAATAGCGATTTTGTTGGTTGGAGAAAACAGAGAATTAGAACAATGTTGTTCCTACATGAAAAAACATTTTGTAGATCATCTGAATAAATATTTCAACGTTGATATTTTTGCTTACATATCGAAAGAAAGTAATTGTCTGATGAACAAACTTCCAAATGTTAGGGATGTAAAATACGGAGATGCAATACAAGCCAAAGAAGAACAAGTAGACTATCAAATGTACAGATCAAATATATGTTATCAAATGATGAAGAGATACTCCTCCAAACATAATATAAAATATGATTGGATCATAAAAACACGCCCTGATTTACGGTATTACAAAAATTGTTTACCCCATCATAGATATTGGTCAACATCAAATATAAACGGTCGTATGAGGGTATTTCCAACCACACTTCCAAATAATTGCATGTCATGGTGGGGCAAGTCTATTTTCCCTACGATTGGTAAAAAGGCTGTTATTGACAACCAATTTTTTATTGTACATCACGATCTTGCTGAAAAAGCTTTTGCATTGAAATATGGAGATGAAATAATAGTAGACCAGAACGGTCCACGACCACGCATGACGGAAGAAGAACAAACACTTTTATGGGAATCACATGGAATAGGTGTATATCCATTACCTATAAATATAATGTTATTCAGATACAACACATCTGATAAGGTACAGGAAGGAAGAATGAAAATTATAAACAAATGTCAATAATCTACAATATTTAAAGTTTTTGCATGAGTTAATATGAGTGCATACAAACTCGGTTGATGCAGTGTCATAAAAAAAAAACGTTCGTTCAAATAGAAACGGTTGACAACATATTGGAGTATCACGTTCCATCTTTCCAACGGCTTTTGAACAACGATTTCGTTGTAGAATTGTACGAAGATCAAACCCAGGAATACGAGAAATACGGAATGATATCGGCAATCCAAAGCATAACATGCGCAATGTACGAAGATAGAATATATGTACTCGACGGACAACATAGGATAGCAATGTTCAAGATGTTGAAAGAGACGGACCGTATCAAACTATCTAACATATCAATACCCGTTATATTGTATCATGTGGGTTCTCTGGACGAACTGAAAACGTATTATAATCGGATCAACAAACATCATCCCGTTAATCCGCTTCAATTGGACGAATCATGGGAAGTTTGTAAACCGTTTTTTGTTTGGTTTCGAAACAGATACCACAAATATTTGAGCAAAAACAAAGATTGTAGATGCCCGCATTTTAATATGGATACAATGATGTGTTATTTTAAAAGATTTAAGATCCTGAATAAAATTGGCGATGTCACAAGGTTCGTTGACTGCGTGAGTGAGCTGAACGATTATTTATATAACAACAAAGAAAGTATCGTAAACAGTCAGATTCGTCAAGATTTGTCCAACAATTTTGAAAAATGTACCAACAAACCGGGAGACGTAAAATGTATGCTGGGTATTTGGAGACAGTACGAATGGGTCCATTTATGTTTATTTTGCATTGAAAACAAAAAACGCGTCGAACAATTGAACTTGTCGAAATTCTGTAAGAACAGACCAAAAGTAAGTCAAGATCTGAAATTGAACGTGTGGCACAAACGCAATAGCAACAACAACCACGAACGCGGAGTGTGTTACTGTTGCGAAGAAGCGTTGAAATTTAGTAACATGCAATGTGGTCACGTGTTGCCTCATTGCAAAGGTGGCGACATCTCACTTGCTAATTTGGAACCAATTTGTAAAACGTGTAATAATCACATGGGTATAATGAATTTGGACGATTTTAAAGCCGGTTTACGCGATACGCACGAAGATGGCTGTTAAAGCATCCTCCGAGAAAAAAAGAGTAAAAGTGTTGGGAGATAATATAGGAAATCATGACATAAATCGAAGAACGTCTTACGGTAATGTCGAAAAGTAAATGTCGTTTGTTTTTCTTGCCGTTGCGAAATGGAATGCATCGCCATATATTTCTTCGTCGTCAATAAAACACATCATAAAGTTCGTTTTCTTGAAAATGTTCTGCAATTCAGGTTCTGATCGTGCAATCAACTTCCAATCCATGAATATTTGCATGAACGGTTGTCCAATGGTGTCCGGTTTAATATTTCCAAACGATACAATACCATTCAATTTCAAATGAGCAAAAACCCAACGTACTAATCGGATGTACGTCGCATCTTTAAAATAGTCAGTCATCCCTAAACTATAGATCAAATCTTGTTGTTGTAAATCTAGTTTCTGCTTACCAGATAATATGTACACTATATTTGCATGAATATAATTAATATTTCTAAGGTCATTAAAACGTGGATGGTTCGTAATTTTTTCTTTTGAATAAGCCAACGCATATTCATCGTCATCAATCAAATTGATCTGCAATCGGCTCAAAATAGCGGTGTCCATTGTATCCAAAACATGTCTTATTTCTTCCGCAGGTCCAGATGCTAAGCACGTCACGTCAATATCGTCATCATGTTCTTCGGCGATCTGTAGAATCTTATCGGACAATATCTTATATCTTTTGCGTACGGATTGGAATTCGGGATAATGTAAGATCGCTTTATCGATCAACAAACCCAATATAGAGTTTCCACATGGACGATTGCCATATATGTGTGATATCAACAAATAATCTCCGTGGTAACCAAGTGGATTATTAAACGAATGATAAACACTATAACTTTCATGGAAATAGGATTTATATTTTACAATCATATCGGTCGTAAATGGATCATCTAAACCATTTACGGATATCACCATATTTAAATCAAGCATAAATTGTGTAAAACAATCCATGAAATCTCGTTCCTCATCAACCGTATAATACGTACGTAATGAATGATCTTTATCAAAGTTTTTTAGGGTATTCCTGAATCTACTCAAGTTTAATACTGCCTTTTTTTTGGATATTAACGACGATATATCACTGTCTGTTTTTTGTAAACATGCTTTCACCGTAGCGTGCGAAAGTTGTTTTGCATGCCAATGGGATGTGGTGGTACATTGAATCAAAGAAGGCAACTTATTTACAGTGATCATTGTAATGAACTCAACCCTATATATGATATACAGTCAATTAATTTTAAATCAATTAAGTATATTGGTTTGTGGAAATGAACTACGAATAATAACGAAAACCCGCATTATATATACATCCATGACTATTGATGATGACTAACATCCGCGAATAAAAAGAGAGTATTCATTTAAGGTTTTGAGACGTTAAGGTCCTAAATAAAGATATGACAATGAATATCGAGCAACGAATATTGCACAACTTGATGATGATGCCCGTGAACAAGACACCACCATTTCCGGCTAACAAAACGGCTATTGAGGTCGGTGAAAAAATAAAGGCGCTTTTCGACAACGGTACGTTTACGAAGATGATCCTAGACGAAGAATGCCGAGTGCATTGTTTGTGATTTCGAAAGCATCATTATTTAAAAGGAACCATTCTTAAGCTGATAAATGCGGTTGTCTTTGAAAAAATCACTTGTTCAGATGGAAACAATAGATAACGTATTAGAATACCATGAACCATACTTTGATACTTTTTTGAACACCGGGTTCCTTGACGAATTGTACCGTGATCAAATCAGAGAATACGAAAAATACGGAATGATATCGGCTATCCAAAGCATAACATGTGCAATTTACAATCATAAAGTCTATATAATCGATGGGCATCATAGGATCGCGATGTTTAAAAAATTAAAAGACGATACGAACGTCAACTTGTCCAACATATCAGTACCCGTTATCATGTATAATGTTACAACCATAGACGAATTGAAAACATACTATCATAGAATTAACAATCATCATCCAGTTTATCCGTTGTACGGCGATCGTGTTTGCAAAATTTATGATTTTTTTCTTCGTTGGAAGCACGAGAAAAAATGTACCTACACAAAAATTATCATTGATACGATAACATGTCCACTTCAAAGCATCAGCGTCGTTAACAACATCGTAAGTTTCGTGAGAATGATGATGTTTGATAAAAAAAATAACTAGACGATATATACATTTTTATTGTTGAAGCGACGTCAGTTTTGCTTGTAGCGCTTCGTATTTATTTTTCAATGAAACAGAACGTGACGACGTTGTGCTCCATTGACGTTTGTCGTGCAAATCTGGATGCTTGTCTATCTTAAACGAACAACCACGTTTGTCGGTAGGCTTGCAGAAATACGTGTATCGTGGGATCATTTCCCTGTAAACGATGAAATCGTCTTCACGCGCTACAATATCACCGTTGTATACGATTGTGGCGTTTGTCGCGTTTTGTTTTTCCGTATCACACCCTTCTTGGTGTTCGTTCGTTTCGTCGACCATGATTCGTTCGGATGAGGAGCCGTGCGTGATGTTCGTCGTCGTCGTTACGTTCAGTATCTGATCCAAATGCTCCAGTTGCTTCATGCAAGTCGTGTTTTGTTTACCTTGAATACAACAGATACCGCCGTTGAACGTACGCAAGCATTCCTTCAGCTCGTTCATTACGGGATCGGTGGTGTTACATATTGGCTCGGTGGATTCTAACGTCTCCAGTTTCTTCAAGATGTCGTAGTATCGTTCTAATATCGAACCCTTACGTGTACCGTTCCATTGTTTCTTCTGCAGGTTCGGATGCTTTTCGATCAAGAAGCGGTTTTGTGATCTGTCGTAGCGGATATGCCTCGGATACTCTTTGATGTCGTACGCTTGTAGCTCATCGGGGGGAAGCAATTTGTCTGTACGATTCACACGATTGGTATTTTGTTCGGCTTGTGTAGCCCAACGCAAGTTACACCGACGATTGTCCAATTTGTTCCCGTTTATGTGGTCGACGGAGTACTTGGACTCGTCCGGACAAGGAATATCAGTACAATATCTCAAAACGAACTGGTGGAGGTAGATACGACTAGAATTTGTTTCGGATGCATACAACTTACGTGAATTGATCGTCAATGTATGACATGCATATCCAATGTGCATATTGAAGTGCCAAGTCATCTTTGAAATTCGTTCGAGTACGTCAGTATCAATAAGGGTGTAATGTTGGGTGTGGATCTTCATCATAGCATAACTTGTATTCGTTTGCTCGTTGTGGAAAATAAATGCGATATTTGGTTCAAAATATGTCTCATTTGTAATTTTATTTGAAATATATTTCTTAGGCGGGATACATTTAATAAAGTTAAACCCCATTTTTTGATGATACAAGGTTGATATTTAGGGATAATGTTCATACTTCAAATTTTATCCTTAAAGTGAATTCTCATATAGAGTATTATGATATTGAAAAAATGAAAGATATGTAATAATATAGATATGTATCCTGTGGGTGACAAATCTAATTACTGTACGCCAAACCACCCATCCCACTCATAATACGGAGCACGTTGTAGTTGACGGCGAACACCTTCACGACACTGCCGGCGGTAGTAGTGATACCGTCAAGTTTGAGGGTAGCGTTATCAATACGGGACATGTTGCAGGTACCGGAGGGTTGATGTTCTTCGGGTTTGAGGGCGAAAGAGTACACGTTGATCAACGAATTGGCGCCAGAGGTAACGGGGACCCGTTCGTGATGTTGGTAGGGTTGTACCAGTTGGAAGTACACGGGTTTCCTCTTAGAGAAGCGTTCGTGGCTGTTGAGGGTAATTTGGCCTTGACTGTAAGTGGATTTGTATGTGCCAACACCGTCGGTGGTATTCTTCTCAACCCAAATGATTTCCTTAACGGGATGATTGAAGTTGAGTTTAATATTATTGTTGGAGGTTTCGTCGCCGGTGAACTGGAGTTGTTCAATAAGGTATTCGTGAGAGACTTGAGCGAAACGCCTGCGTTCGTCGGTATCAAGATACACGTAATCGACATAGAGGGACGCGTTCATACCGGAGGTGACCGTAGTGGAATCGGACACATCGGTAGCGGATGCGAATTCAATGTTAACCTTGACCTCGTGATATTGAAGCGCGATGAGGGGTAGTGCAAGTCCGGGATTGCGGCAGAACCAGAACTGCAGAGGAACGACGACGGTGCGTGCATCACTATCGAGGGTGACATCATCGGGTAAGGTTCCTTCAACCATTTTTCTGTATCCTTCCCAATGGCCCGCGGTTTGTGAGAGTTCGTTCCAAATGTGGAGCCAATCGCCGTAATGCTTATCGATGCGTTGGCCACCGATCTCGATCTCTACAGATTTGACGATCCCATGGCCTACCCAATCATTGTACGCATCCGTGGCGCCAAGGTTAGGGAGATCAACTTGCAGATACATACGGTTGATTAAATCACCGTTACGAGAGATGGTACAGGTTACCTTGCGTCCGAAATCAGCGGTACCGTTGAAGGTTTGTTCAATAGATTCCATTGAAAAGTTGGTATGACGGCGATACACCACTTTAAAAAAGGTTATTTGCGGGTTACCCGAAAGATAGATATCTTGGGCACCGTAAGCGACAAGTTGCATTAAACCTCCTCCCATTTTTGTATTGTTTATTATATATTAACATGAGAAAAAAAATAAATTTAAAACACAAATAAAAAACAAATGAAATATATATAATATTTGTAATGAAAACAAAACAAAGAAATAATCCTAAACGACATTGCAACTACCAGATATCGAACACGACGTTAGATGTGAGACACAAGAGTATGATAGATAGTTTTGTGAGCACGAAAGAGAAGCGATCCGATTATTCACGTGAACGAAACATTTATCGAGACTTGTTGAACAACCTATTAAACAAACCGAAGAGTGAATTAAGCGACGAAGAAATAAAAGATATGATTCATTTCAAAGAAAAACAAAAGAATCTGGATAAATTGATCACGGATATAGACAACAACACGGCAGAAGTTGAATACTACGTAAACACTAGTGACATATTGTATAACTATTACGATTTGTTAGAGAACAACAACGATGAAGGCGGTATATCGTTTATCGAAGACGATGCCAACACAACAATCGCTCATTATTTCACCGACAGCAACCATACGAAGGAAGCTCCGCATGTGGTTAAGAATGTGAAGACGAGTAGGTATCATTTATTGGACGACTATTTGAAATACACGGATAAGAACTACATAAATAATAATTTGACGCAGGAGAACGCCTCTCGATGTTCATATTGCAAGGGTAATGTTAAAGACGTGTTGATTAACGAAGGTATCATTTGTTGTAGGAAGTGTTTTACCATAGAGCACATAATAACAGACAATGAAAAACCGTCTTACAAAGATCCCCCTAAAGAGATTTCTTATTTCAGTTACAAACGCATCAATCATTTTTCGGAATGGTTAAATCAAATACAAGGCAAAGAGACGACCGATATCCCGGAGGAAGTGTTCAACAAGATCATGCTGGAATTGAACAAACAACGAATATATAATCTAGCGACCGTTACTCCTTTAAAAATAAGGGAAATATTGAAGAAACATCGTATCAACAAATATTATGAGCATATACCATATATATTAAACAAAATAACGGGAATACCCAATCCTCATTTGAATCCAGAATTAGAGGACAAGTTGAAAAATATGTTCAAAGAGATACAAGTCCCATTCCTTAAATACAGTCCGAATAACAGGAAAAACTTTTTATCGTACAGTTATGTTTTGCATAAATTTATACAAATTTTAGATGAACCGGAATTTTTGAAATATTTCCCGTTGTTGAAGAGCCGTGATAAACTACATCAACAAGAACAGATTTGGAAAAGAATTTGTGAAGATCTCAAATGGAAATTCATAAGAAGCATTTGATTGATACGCGTGCAAGATCATTTAATGGGCGGGGAAGTTGACCAAGTTAGCACCCATACCGAAGCCAGCACCTTGCCTAGCAGATACACCAATAGAGGGTGCAAACAGATCTAGTAAAGAGAAAGTAGCGGCTGCAACAAAGCCAATGAACATTACCTCCTCAACCTTCGGTTTCTTTCCGGGGAAGAAGAATGCCGCGGTTGCGACAACAAGACCCTCGAAGAGATATTTTAAAATCCTTACTACAATTTCCATTACATCAAAAGAATAATCGTTCATATTTGTTTGTTTATATATTTTAATAAGAAAATTTTATGGAATAAAATAATATATAAAGAATATTTTATCTTATAAGAAAATGTCGAATCCGCTGACACCCGTATCGAAACATGATTACCTTGATCAAGATGATGCTATACGTGGACAAAACTTCGTATGTTTGTCTTTCATTTCACCAGAGGACGCTCTGAAAGACAAAGAGGCTTTTTTCTTATCCGCGTATTTAAAACGATTCGTCTCCAGGAACAACGAATTGATGAGCGGGATCGAAACCTTATTCCCGGAGAAAACGGATTGCGTAAGATCAATCCGCGAACAGTACAACGTATTCTTTGACGAGCAATCTATCAACGATGATTACATACAGTTCAAGAGACAGAACGAGATCGAGATTACCGATCAATATACGGAACAAAATCAATTTCAGACTTGTGTGCGAGGTATCAAGGTAAGGGGGTCGTACGACACCCTACAAGAGGCACAGGCGCGTGCCGAACTGCTGCGACGTATCGATAACAACAAACACAATATATACATTGCTCAAGTAGGTTGTTGGTGTCCATGGGCAGCGAATCCTGACGACGTTGGTGATGTGGTTTATACGGAAACGCAGTTGAATACCTTGATGAAGGAGTACGTTAAGAACAAAGACAGCACGGACGCGTTCTACGACGAAAGAAAACGTGATCTCATTGCGCGAACGGTTCAAGAAAATAAATCAAAAATGCAACAAATCAAGGAAGACGAATATAACGACGACTTAGGAAAGGAGGGGGGTGGTGATCTGCCATCAATATTCGATGAAGGTTCATCAGGTTCATCACCAAAACCACCAGATAAACCCAATTTTTTTGATAAGTTGAAAATTGATCAAGGAAAAAATAAACCAATCATGGGTCTTGGTGGTGGTGGTGGTGGCGCAAATCTTGGTGGTGGCGCAACTCAATGAAGACAGCACATGGAAAAAATAAAAAAAATCTAATGCTATTTTATACAAAACAAACAACTAATGGCGCGTATGACCAAAACCGAGAAAGTAACAAAAGCACCCGCAAAACAAGCATGCGGTAGAGCACCCGACAAAAGAAGATCCGGATTGGCGGGTATGACGAACGACGAGATGAAATGTTATATCAAACAACACGGAACCGAATCCCAAAGGATTGAGGCGCATACACGTGCAAGGCGAGTGGTTTTGTGTGACATAATGAGGGAAATACAGAACAAGAGCACACGGAACAAGAGCACACGGAACAAGAGCACACGGAACAAGAGCATACAGACCAAGAGCATAAACAACAATAAGACGTCTTCAAAAAATATACAAGGTTTTACCTTCCAATAACAAATCTATCTATATCTATGTAAGCTAAAAATATCGATATAAAAAAATATGATAACATTAAATGAAAACGTTGATATATTTGCTCCTTTTCGTCGGAACATTAATGATAGTGCATGGAATATACGAAGAAAAATATGACCAATTGAAGAAAGACGTTCGTGTGAAATATAAGTTCATACCACGTACGTACTACGATGAGTTTTTGATGCACGATAACTATACCAGTAAGGTCGCATCGGCGATGTTCGACAACATACCGGACACAAGGAGTGCCGGACTTCCCATACGTTGATCGTGTCAAATTTTTTTGACGTTTATGATATGTTGTCTTTTCTTAATTGTAGACGGATCGTACATCTCCTCATAATCTTGATCTTCCGTAGATAACGAGTCACTCAACGTCCAATATTCATCATGACATACCCTGAACGGTGGGGACACCTCGGCCTTATACCAAAACACCGTATCTTCTAACTTATTACTTTTAGTTGTGTTATCAATGACAAGACACTCATAGTTTTCTGTACATTGATCCATTACTTGACAAAATATTTCAAATGTAGGAAACATACCCGCATAGTTATCGTATATGCGTTTCCGATTGGCAACAATATTTTCTCGCAGTATGAATATAAAATCTATATTTGTACGCAAGTTGGGCGGAATACCCAGTGGATATTGCATGGTGATCACAAAAAACATCTTCAAGTGTCTACCGTTCATGAATAATGCCCTGACGTTTTTATCCTTTGTCCAAGAGCTATCATACAAACAGTCGTCCAATATCAAGAACGCTTTGGGGTCTATTTTACTTGTACCATACATTGTTTCTTCTTTCCTCATGTTTCTCAAAATCATTTGTTGTCTTTTCACTACATTATCGATTAATGATACAGTGTATTCATCATGGATAAACATTTTTGGTACAACTTGTTCGTAAAAATGATTGGCTTGTTCGGTAGCCGAAATAACAGTTCCAATTGGTATGTTTGCATGATAATATAAAAGATCTTTTACTAAAAAAGATTTTCCTGTGTTACGTTTACCAATAAGCACAACCACTTTATCATCAGTTATCGTTGAAATATTGAATCTTCTTAATTCTAGTTTCATATGATATTGTTAAAATAATACTGAGACATTAAATAAACCTAAAATGGCGCTTCACCGTATTGAGTATGCTCCATAATGTTGAATAATTCAGGGGGGTGATCATAACCTACATCTTGTCGATGGTGCCTACTATTTTGTTGATTACCACCACCCAAACCACCGTCAAACAACAAGGACTGACACACATACGAAATAAAGCACGAACTGATAAACACGGTAACGGATTTAATGAGATATTTGGATGATTGTTCGGTATCGTCGTTCTTTTCAAATTGATATTGTATTATGGTCAAGAAACTGGCTATAATCAACGATATGAATATTTTTTGGTACATTTAAAATTATTGATAATAAAATTTGTACGAAATAAACTAATTCTTTGCACTTTTCAACAGTAAATATTTTCTTAATTTATTGGGATCGTTCTTAATAAAACGATCGTAAGGGATGTCGACACCCAACAAGTTCTTAATCTTTGATTCGTTTTTCTTTTTTTTGTCATGTATGTACACCTCCTTGATGGAATTGTCAATATCATGTTTTAAAAACGCTTTGTATTGTTCTAGATTCTGATCGGTTTCGGTTTCGGGTTCAGTTTCGTGTTCGGGTTCGGGATTAGATTTGGATTTGGATTCGGGTTCTGGGTTGGGATTGGGTTCGGAATTAGATTCCGTTTCGTGTTCGGGTTCCGTTTCGTGTTCGGGTTCGGGGTTTGGATTGGGTTCGGGTTCGGGTTCAGGTTCAGGTTCAGGTTCGGGGTTTGGATTGGGTTCGGTTTCGGGTTCAGGTTCAGGTTCGGGGTTTGGATTGGGATTGGGTTCGGGGTTGGGATTGGGATTGGGATTGGGTTCGGGGTTGGGATTGGGTTCAGGTTCGGGATTTGGATTGGGTTCTGGTTCGGTTTCGGGTTCGGGATTAGATTCGGGTTTAGATTCGGGTTCGGTTTCGGGATTAGGATTGGGTTCGGTGTTGGGATTAGGTTGTTCCGCTAAAGGCGTTTGTGGTGAATCGGTGATTAGGTCGCATGCGCATACGGAAGGATCATCAATAGATTCGATAAGGGAGGAGGAGGACGAGTCATAAATATTACGAGGTTCTTCTTCTTCTTCTTCTTCATTGAAATTGTTCTCAAGAGGAGGTGGGGAGTGTTGTTCAGTTGTCATGTTATCAGTAACACATTCGTTCATCACGTATTTATGAATAATTTTATCGAACGGTAGACATCGTCTTATCGTTGTATGTATACAATCTTCTACAATATATCTGATTTTGTCATGATTATGTTGAAGCATTAACCGAGAGTAATTGTGATAGAATAAATTTGGTTTAGTCCATACCTTGCGTGCGATTTCGATGTACGTTTGATGCACGAATACCTTTGGTGTCGGGACTTCTATATTATTATCGAATGTGTCGACATAAGAAACAACTGCTTCGGCATACGCCTTAAACGAGGCTAATATAAGATTACCTAACCATTGACACTGTGTAGTTTTGACGAATCTGTCAAATTCGTTCTGAATCATAACGGAGTTCCAGTACGGAACCTTTGCGAGTTCCGCTTGGAATTCGTGTAAGATTAGATGTCTTTTGGTGTTTGTGTTTTTAGTAGTATCGTAAATTGATTGTATACCTTGGATAAAAATTGGTGTAGTTTTACTGACTAACTCAGTAACATATTCGTTTTTTATTGCGCTGTCTTTATGATTATGATGCATAAATATATTTGTAATAAAAAGTAATGTTAAAATAATAGAAAAAACAACACAAAATATATGTATCATAAGTAAAGCATGTTAATGGTGATAACATTATTTACGGTTATGATGTTGTTGTTAACAATAATCATGATCATGGATAGGTTTAAGCGTACGAGGAATTACGAGAGCTTTATATCATTCGACGAAATAGCCGTGCGTAAGATGGGTGTGTTAAGTGAAAACGAAATAGCGTTCAATAATGACGTCGTTACGTCATCTAATTATTTGATTGACGCATCAAAATTGAACATGAACAATCAGGTACTTTTTTCGGATCGCCAGCACGATACAAGAAGGCAGATTGGTAACAGTAACGTGTCCATCAACATACCCGAAAAATATTCGTTTGTAGCACTGGACGACATGACAGTGCAGCCGGATACCAATTTTAACAAGGTTCATTTTATGGACAACGTATATCTACAAGGGGATACGAATGTGAATGCGAACTCTATATGTTTTATGGATAGTAACATCATGCATTGTTTAGATACTGCAGATATTTCGGATTTGAATAACATAGATATTGAGGATTTACAGAAGAACATAGATATGTTAAGGGGTGCATGCATACCAATTAACGCTTTACAGATGAACGACGAAGGAGCACCCATACAAGATACGTATAAGGCCTTGGACGACAGCATGATATGTGTTAACGAGTCGGTAGGTATAGATAAATTGAAAAACTGGTACGATACGAAGAATACCGTATGAACAACGATATATAATCACAAAGTAAATATCGTATTATAATAATAACATGAAGCTCTTCGTAGGGATATATATTCTTTTGATATTACTCATTGTGATGGCTTTGATATACGTACTGAATAGATACCATATAGAATCTTACGTAGATATGGGGAATTTCAGTACAGATGTGATCAAGATTATAGAACCTACCATACAAACACTACCCGTACATGTTAATCCCGACTCACCAACCGTTGGTGGACCAAGTTGTGTAATTATTTCTGATCCGTCATGTGAGTCACCACCCACGGAATATGACGAACTGAATGTGAACACGATTGGGCTCAACGACGCGGCTAGCAACGTGATACGTATCAATTCTAACATGAAGGTGGATGGATCTATTGACACGAAGGAATTTAGACTAAACGGAACTACTTTGTTCACATATGATGAAGACGCTAACGTATTAAGGTTTAGTTAGCATATAAAATGTTACCTGATAAATAATAATAATATTTACTATTAAAAATGTCGGCACGTATATTATTAACACTAAGTTCTTTGATATTATTACTAATACTGTATAGCATTTGTGTGTACATGAAACATCACAAACTGACGAAGGAACCGTTTATGGAATGTGTACAGAACACATATACGCACAAACCAAGCACCGCAGTATCTGACGACGTTACCGAAAACCCCGATGCTCTCGTCATGTCAGGTATGAATATAAATGTTGACGGACCTAGTTATTTCGCTGGGAAGACATTTTTCAACAAGGAAGGTGCTCGTATAAATGTAAACGATCACGTAATATTCAACAACGATATCTACATAGATCGGACGCAACTGTTAAATATAAACAACGTTGGGTTAGGAGCATCGAACTACGTGACGGTCACTGAAAACGCGAAAGATATAAATCGGATATTTACGGATAACTACGAAGGTAAATGGTCGGACGGCAAATACACCATCACGAAGCTAAAGTTGGATCCGTCGTTGGGTGATATGTCATTACAATGCGATCGGGATACCCAAGAGCATCAAGGAAAGAACATATGTGTTGGAAAGATGTGGGAGTTATTACGCAACGGTAACCCACCCACGAACAACGCAATGTGTAATTGTTGTTGTACCAATCCAGAACCTACGGTTTCACCGTACGTGCGTGTGATGTTCATAACGTCGGTATCGGATGCACAAACGACGTTGGAAGTACAAGCCCATGAGAAAAAAAAACTGTACAAGGATCCAACAAGGTTTGGTTTAATAAACAACTTTTATGCGATGATACTTACCAAGAGCATCGATACGGTCGGCGGAAAGTTAACGACGTACAACATACTAAAGAATTCGGCATTTGACGACGACACCACCGGTAGGATAGAGCAATTCAATAATTTCGGATTGAACTTACAACAACCGTTAGGGTTACGGCACATCGGGACGTACATGCCGGAAGAGATTATTTTGCTTCAGCAAAACAAAGCTAATCCAGGTCAGGAGATAGTCATGAGTGCGAATTTAAAGCAAAACGGGAAAATATGGACAGAAGGATGGGATGACGGACGTCAAAAAAATGACCCGCGTGATTTTATATGGAAGCCTCAACGTCAGGGACGAGGAAACCAATTCATATTGTACAACGATGAAAAAAAAAATTACCTTCGCGTACTTAGTGCTACATATACAGAATGGATACATGGGACAACAGATCCGAATTACGCCACTCCTGTCACGTTAAATTTCGTTGTGAATTCAGAATATTTTTATATAGAATACGGACCGTATATAATCACATCTAAGCAACATGGAGGTAATGAAACTTTATCTTCAAGAACCGCAACAGATAGATGGAGATACATAACTCCATACGAAACCGAATTCGTAAAAAAGAAAGGGGAAACCCCGAGCGATGGTATATACAAGAGCGACGATTTAACATTGAAGAGCATGACATTAGAGATAACAACGCAAACATAATATATATATGTAATAAATGATGCGTATCATGCCAATGGTATGCTTGGGTATCATTATTTTATGCGTGTTAACGATCGTATTGTGGCAGGTGCAACGACAAAACGGTAGGTTAAAAGAAGGCTTTGAGGGAGGAGGAGACGACGACCGGGTATGTACGTCGTATAAACGAGAGGATTTGTTGGAAACGAGCGGATACGCCGATGCCATTGGTATGGATGCGTCGGATATCAATACCGTTACATCGGACAACAAAGTAGAATTTGAATCACCGTTGTTGATAGAGAAGCACGACGGACCAAACGTTGTTAATTTTACCAAGTTCGCACAGTTCGATGATGTGGTGAGCTTCGAACCTGGAACGACCTTGAATCTAAACGCCAACGTCAACTTGAACAGTGAAAGCAGCATCTACTTTGACGAAAACGATTTGCAGAAACGATTGAAGAAAGATGATATAATACCCATGAAGAAAGCGATAGGTAAAAAGGATTACATCATGAACACCACCCAAGACGTCGCTAAATTTAGGGACGGAGACTTAGTATCACGATTCGCTTCCAAAACGGGCGGTATAGACATATGCACGTCAATACTGTGGGATATATTGATCGGGAAGACGGTCGAACCGTCCAGCTTATGTGAAGCGTGTTGTTTACCAGAAAAGACACATGGGCGCATACAAGCATTGCTCGTGTACGGACATAACGAATTTCAATTGTTAGATTTGGACGCTAGTACAACCACCGCAAGGCATATATTGATCGATGTGAACATACCCAAGAATAGGAATATTCAGATATTGTTGTACAAGTCAAAATCATACATACAATGTAGGTTAGTGTTGACAGCGCATGCTTCCGAAATCCAAGCGATAAATATGTACGACATAACCGAGGTCAGGAAAAAAATGACCGAGTTGTTAGAGCGGGAAATTTACAACAACGTGATGACAGCAGGGATAGATTCAAGGGATGATGACGTTGAGTGGGGACATGTCACGCAACAAACGGCGTCGTACACCGTTCATAAATTGAACAAAAACTTTGTTAGTGATATCAAATATGCATATTTAGAATATATAGAAACCCTTTGATATAGCATATACCTTATAAATATAGCCTACATAGCATTATTCAGAGATTGTGTGTATGGATTTTGATGGAAAGCTTGCAATATAGAAGGATCTATGTTGTTTTCGCAATGATCGAATTTTTCGTGTGTAAGGTTCACGAACGTCGGGTTCAATGGGGTATCGTAAATTTTTTGTATGTTGTGGGCAACGCGATACGATTGTCTTTCGCAGTCGTCTTTGTTGGAAGTCACATCGATAGCGTCGGAGCCGACAACTACTTTGACGTTGTTCTTGGTCGGTTTCCTTGATTCGCTGAGGGTTTCCTTAACTTTGTTGATCGTCGCGTTGTATATGTCTTGGTACGACATTTGTTTCTTATCGGCACTGTTAGCGTTTCCAAAATGCTCAACATCAGATATGAACTCTTTATTGGTATGTTCAACCTGAACATCTTTAACAAGATACCCATGTGATTGTCTATTTCCAGGAGCAGTACCCATAAATTCATGATCGGCGATGAATTGTTTGTTAGTGTTGGGTGCTTGATATATGTTAGTTTCGTAACCACCTGCACCTTCTAATGATTGTATATAACCATCATGTGGATTGTCTTCAAGAGTTTCTTTTATTGTAGTTTTTGCTATATCGTTAGGATCATGTACCGTTTGTTTCGTAGCATACGATGTTAAGTTAATCACATTTTCGTAGTCCGGAAGGGTTTCCTTCAAGGTTTTCTTCATCACGTCGTCTGGATCGTAAACGATATGTTTATGCTCGCTTGCCAAGTTACCCGTCCTAGTGTCGTGAATAAAAGTTTCCTTGATGGTTGTTTTGGCGATATCGTTAGGATCGTAAAGCGTCTGCTTATCAGGATGTACGTATTGCATTTGTCCGAACTCTCTTGGATTTAAGGTGGTGAAATCCTTGTTGGTAGTGCGCACCGCATCTTGCAGGGGTGCAACGATAGACTTTATCAACGAGGTAATATTACCCTCGTATGTTCGTGTTGAGGTCACGTCTCTTTCGTTGTTGTAAACGAGTATATTTTGTTTGCCGTAATCGAAAGACGGATTACCGATTTTTTCGTTGTCGACGTTACGTACACCGAACGTTTGTAGGATATTTCTTTTGGTAGGTTGAAGTTTCGAACTTTGTTCGTTACCGATATTTTTATATATGTTGCCGGTAACTTGAACACTGTTCATACGATTAGTATCCTTTACGATTTGACATGGTCTGAACTTGTTCTTCTTGATCGCCCCGGTTGTTTTCAAATATCTATCCGGGGTATTTTCAAAGAAGGTCGTTTGCCTATTTTTTGATACGCTAGCAGGCAAGCCTCTTGACGATCCTTTTTGGCCGTCGACCGTTCTACCCTTGTAGGACACACGAGGGTTAGACGCAATCCTGAGATCATCAATAGTTTTTTCGGTGATAAAGTCCCTCTCGTTCGATTGAAACCCCATCTGTGTAGGTTTACTATCGAACGTTCTACCCAAACCGGGCCCTACGTACACCTTATCGAAGGGCGTTTCGTTCGATTTCACGGAGCTTTTGATCATACGTTGATATTCTTCTTCGTACGAATTTTTTTTGTTGAAGACGTCAGTAGACGCGTTTTGTTTGATGTCAGAGAAGCACACATTTTCTTGTTTAGGTTGCATGTAGCCCGGATTCGCTCCGGTGTGTTTCTCTAAAATGTTGTTATGCGTTGAATCGATATCAACATTTTGTTTAATCGTACCGCCAAAAAAAGGTTCCATGTTGTTATGTGTGAAGTCTTCAATAGGTATACTTTGTCCGGAAAGCATACTTTGAAACGTCTTGTCGTCCCTGTAATTTTTTGATATGACGGTATCGTTCTCTTTTTTACTTTTATCGTACAACGCGGTCGCCACGTCCTTTTCAATATTCTTCACTTTATCTGCGATATGATTGTCGTAAACACTGTTAATATGATTCATACTCATATCTTGATCATACTTTGGAACGCGGCTATCTTGTTTTGACGATCTGGAAGCCATATATCCTAAGCCCAATAACGTAAAAAACAAGTACACCTCCGACATGTAGTATATTATAATCTACAAATAAAAATAAATCCATAAAAAATCGAACAGCATTAAAATTTGATTTAAAATTTGACGGCTAATATTAAGCATCGTAAAACAATAAGGATAATATATGTATGGACAAACATTGATGTGTTTTAACCCCAATAAATCTTGTCAAATATGTTGGGATACGAATAAAAAAGACAGGATACGGAACGTAAACGAATGCGGGGTAATACTGTTCAAGAAGGATATGGAGGAGCTCCTGATCGTATATCAGTCATCGTCAAACAAATGGGGGTTCCCGAAGGGACATATGACCACGCTTGAACGTTACAACAAAGAGTATTTTAATTGTGCGAAACGCGAATTGTACGAGGAGACTAACATAGATTTAAGATCACACCAATATACAAAGTACGGGACGTTGATAATTGGCAACAAGTTATTTTATGTCATAGAAGTAAAAGCAGGTCAAATGTACGCTCGTCCAAAAGATCGTGCAGAAATCGCCAAAATACGTTGGATTAAACGAAACAATCTACAAAATTTTGTGTTAAAAAATCAGTGTAACATAACGTTGAAAAAATTGTTCTAATGGTTTACGGAATGCTTTTTTTACGTCATAAGTTTACTTACTTCGGTAACGTCTGCGAGCCTCTTGATAGAATAAGTGTATTTGTACGTAATTCTTTTTCCGTTTATTATGGTAGTTACCGGTTGACTCAGTTTGCTCCTAGTCGCTTCGTAAGCACGTGTTTTTTTCTTTGATCCTTTCGTGGTTTCGATCAAAATAAATTTGATCTTGTTTTTCTTTGCGTGTTTCTTGTAAGCAGGATCGTTTAATTTTTGGAAGAGTTTACTTCCAGCTCGTTTAGCGGCAATGTAAACACCTTTAGATACGTAGCGGCCTCCTTTAAAACCAATACCTGATCCAGCTATTTTGAACGATCTACAATCAAGGTTCCCATTAGAACACTTTACCATGCTTTATTATTATATTTTATAGGAAGAAAAAAAACAAACTCACAACTTTTGGATCTCTCCACAACATCTCCAATGAAAAAACGGAACGTTAGTACCGTGATAAGTTGTCCAATCTTCTAACGGAGTTTCGAAGGCATCTTTGTGTTCGTCCTGCTTAGTTGGTAAGGAGTTATCGACGTCCATGGGCGTGGGTATGCAAGGCCGATGGTTATCTTTAACAACGATCCTATTATTTACCCCCGTTTCGAAAGGCATGAGTACATGTGTCTGTGGATCTTCACATAACCACTCCCATCGATTCCATCCCGTACCTCTCAATGTGCAAGCGGGGTTGCTCAATTTCGTATCTTCCGGTGACAAGAACGAACATTCTTTCATATTAACGAAATTACAAAACGGTTTGTTGCTAGGTATGAACTTTTTTGACGGACATTTCGTAGCCTTCACATTCAAACCACTCAACTCCGAATCCACATCAATCAAATTACTGTCGCATATCGACGCACCATTATTGTTAAGCCTAATGTAGGGATTAGGGAAGAAGCAGTTTTGATCTTGGAAGGGTGTGTTTATCATATACTCGCCTACTTTGAGAGATGCATCTAAATCATGAACGTAACTACAAGTATCATAAGTTAATCTGTTAAAACTCATTTGTATTATATTGTACGTAGAAAAAATAATTTATTTGTTGCGATTAATAAATTGCGGTCTGGGTATTGCTTTGTAATCAATCATTTGACAGCTAGGTAAATGCTCCAGGGTAGTATCGATTTCCGGATGTGTTACATTCTTAATGTACTCTTTCCCACGTAATATGTTACCCTCAGGCGGTGTGTATTTGTACTCCGAACAGTTAGTAGCTGGTCTGTTTTGCCCTCTGAGATCATTTTCAAGGTCGACAAGATTACCTTTTACATGTGATACATTAGTTCCACCAATGATACCGAATTCCATCCGACATTTATTGGCATGCTCGTATTTGATAGGATCAAGTAGAAAATCGATACTTGTTACGCTTTCTTGCAAGCGTTGCTTATACTCGCAAGTGTCATACAGTAGACGATTTGAGCTCATATTTATTAAAACAATACATTTAAAATTTGCATCAATCGCATTTTTTCTTCCAAATATTTCCTTCCATCACATAGCCATTGCGTTCCAAGAAAGCTTTTTGTTTGACATGATCTCTGGTATGTTCACCACCACGCACCCATTTGGGAATGATGTGGTCGGCCGATTGTACGGAATCTTTCAAACAAGGGATCAAAGGTGTAAACACGTCGAATGCTTTTCCGTTATAGGAGGCGCAACTTTTTTTATCACCGGTACTTTCTCCTTGTGTGAGCTTACTCTCTAATACGGATTCAAACCCACCATGGAACAGATCGGGTACCGCATGAAAAATCCTAGTGTCGAGCTGATTCTTACATTTACCATGAGTTATCTTTTGTTTATTCCGTAGTTTCGTGTCGTGGTCAACAAAACACGCGTTTGTGAATCCGTATCCCTCTTTGATATACATGTTATTTTGAACCACGAAATCCTTCAGTTGGTTCACCTTCGCCTCACAGTCCGGTACGTTTGTTTTGAAATAGTTGAACGTTCTGTAATCATGAATATCCTTGCTTTGTTTATTCTGTGAATTAATCCAACATTCATCACTACCAAGTCTGTTTTGCTCGTCGAACAACATTTGTTATTTATAATATAACATAAAATAAATACTACTTATCCGAAACATCTTGATGTGTTCCCTTCTTTGCATGTTTTATCCTCGTTGTAATATAACCACTTGGCAAACGATTCTTGATCGTTCGGTATGCTTGTCGATGGTGTTGTATAGAATTGTCTGAACGATGATTTCTTATTGAAGATGTCGTCGATGTTCCTATATAGATCTTTGTAGAAGTACTTTTCCATTTTATCTTTGATGTTTTTATCAGAAACGTTACATGCACGAGGTTTTTTAGGGTTGTTCACATAGTCCGTCACGAGCACATTCATGAACGGATTTATTTTACTGGGTTGCGTACATTTATCGCTTGTATGCATCACCTCGCCGTTGAATGTTTCTTCGATCGCACGTGATGACTTGTTGTTGTACAATATATACGTAACGACACCCGCAAAAAATACAATGTACAATGATTGATGTGTTCTCTTTACCAGGAATAGTAATATGCTCAAATATATACAAAACCGAAAAGAACTGTTCAACTTCTCTTCGTATGACATATCATCAGACGGAAAGAAGTTCATAAGTTTTTCACGTTCAAAAAAAGCATTGATGTTGTCATACCAAATCACCTCACTCATTATTTTACTTTATTCGTCATATTATAATTCATTCTTTATTACGATTTCGTTCTTCCAAACGTTTTCGTAGTTGATTTTGTTTCTTCGACTTCCGAGCATGGCTCCCCGCCGCCGCGGGCATCGTATCAGGGAAAACATCCTTGAATTTATGTTGATCGTTTGCAACATTCTCAAACATATCGTTCATGAACGAATTGGTACCGTTTATCTTGGACATCATCGTAAAAGCCTCTTGCATCAATTCATCCTGCTTGATATCTCCATTTTGAATCTTGCCTGCAATCTTGCTACCGACATTTTTTATGATGTCACCGAATGCGTTATTGTTACCGGAGAACATCGCGTCTACATTAAAGATATCATCCGGTTTGTTGATGTTTATATTATTCAGATCGATCTCGCTGGAAATCTCCTTTGCCAACTCTCCAATCTTACTGTTATGTAAAAAGTCGAGCGCCTCGTCAAATGAGTTTGTGTTTTCGTCACCGTCCAATTCTCCGTTGTCATATTTCATTATAGATTCTTTTACATGACTACGACTCTTGAAAATGTTCTCGATCAGGATCTTCAAATCATCGTCAATTATATCGTCCACTTCTTCACCCAAGTCTACCACATACTCGTGAGCATTTATCTGTTTCATACATTTGTTGAACAAATAGTTCAAAGCTGTTATTTTTTCATCAGCGATATCGGACGGATCACGATCCTCGTCAACGTAGCATAAAACATCTTCGTATATCCGAGTAAGCAAATATAAGATGTACAAGTAACATTTTAGCACATCATGTTCTTGATCGTTTATGATAGGGACAATTTGAACAACGGATATGTCCTTCAAAATATTCAGCTGCTTGACGTTATCGAAGCCCAATATATCGTCCTCGTATGCTTGTATGAATTCGTTCGATATATCTCTCGCTTTAAGTTGCTCGATAAAATATTTGATGTGTATATCAGATCTAGTGTCATACACCGCGTAGTGACGCTTCAATATTTTCTTCAAGTCAATATCCTTCTCTTTAATCTCTTTGATGAGATTTAACGATATCTTATTGAAGACATATTCAATTTTATTCAGCAGTAACAGAGCCATATATAATTTCTATTAATTATGTTTGTGTACACTAAACAAAACCTTTAAATACATATTTTATCATTAATCTTATACAATAAGTTCAGGTACCGCCATATGATGTCCTTGTTCTCGGACGACAACGATTGCCAATAACCTTTCAATTTTATGAGAACCTCAACCGACAGATTACCGTCGGCCGTTGCTAATTCATCGTTGAAGTCGTGTTCTAGAAAAAACGTCTCGTCCCTTTGTTCAATCTTCGCATAGTATTTGGGTGCATACACACGGAACATTTGTACGGGTTTCTTATCGTCAACTATTTTCAACAAATTATAACTTTGTTTGAACATGATGAAATCTTTGTCGTCCGGGAACGTATAAATTAGATCTTTCATGAACTCTTCAAACTTTGTATTGAAGCAGGATATCCATTTCATGGTCTCGTCCATGTTTATGATTGATTTGTTAAAAAAATGTAATTGTTCTCTAAGTATGTTTATCGTCATAAATTAAATACATTTCGTTTTCTCGCTTGGATGTCAGATCCTCGAGGCTTATCTGTGATTTTGCAAAAATCGCATCGTCTTCGGGTGTATAGATACGTTGCTCACCTTCGGAGATGCGCATGAAGTTTTTCTCAACCTTATCCTCGTCGGTAAGGTAGGAGTACGCATCCGACAGGTTGCTCGACTTCAATTCTGTTATCGTGCATGCAGTGATCTCATGTTCTTGTACCTTGTTAGCCATCAAGCTCCGTATATAATTAAACAGACCCTCATCGACCAACATTTTTTTTTCATAGTACATCAGCGGTACACGATCTACAAAAGAAGGTACCTCCGTCACTTCGTCTACGCATATCATGTTAAAGTTACGGATGAGATTTGCTTTCAATATATCCGTTATCAATTCTTTAGAATGATCACAAAATTTACTGTAGTAAATAGTCGGCGCTTGCATTTGTAACAATACAAAAATGTTTTTTTAAATATGATTAAAAAAAATTGATTTAAGTTTATACGTTTTTGTTTGTTTATTACAAAGTGATCAGGATGTTTTTTACGAACTTGGTTACCGACGACGATACACGCATCACGTTTGAGATCAACGATGTCGACATGAGTTTAGTTAATGCCATACGACGCGTCATTTTCACGGATATACAATCGGTGGGATTCTATTTCAAGCTCAAGGACCATTTCGTACATAACGACATTGACATCAAGAAAAACGACAGTCCGATACATAACGAGTTCCTTGCACATCGCTTGAGTCAGATACCTTTACACTTGTCAAAAGAGGAGATCAAAGATTGGAGTCCGGGTAATATGTCGTTCACATTGAAGAAAACAAACAACACTGGGGAAACAATAAACGTTACCACCAACGACATACAAATACATGACAGCAATGCTAAGGTTTTATCTCAAGCTGAACATGCTCGTATTTTTCCAGCGAATAAACTGACCAAAGATCATATACTCATAACAAAATTGAAACCGAGCTTGGATAAAAAACATGGCACAACCGTTGATTTGAAGATGTCCGCTAAAAAAGGTATCGCCAAGGATTGTATATGTTGGTCCGTGATAAGTCATTGTTCTTATTACAACACGATAGACGACGAAGCTGTTGAGACACATTTGAAACAACTAACCGAGGGTAAATCCGCGGAAGAATCTAAACAAATTAGCGATGCTTTCAACACGCTGGATATATACAGATTCTTCAAAAAAAACGAGCACGGTGATCCAAATAGTTTCATATTCTCATTGGAAACAGAATGTGGTTTGTCACCTTATGATATATTCAGCGAGGCATGTGTGATCATACTTGATATGCTCGAATCATTACATGATGAAATGGATAACGTGGACCAATCTAGTGTAGTGGATATCGAACACGATGTTAATGTTCCGAACATGTATTGTATATCCATTAAGGGTCACACACACACTATAGGAAATTTAATCCAAGGATTATTTTTGAATGAATACATCCGTGACAAGAAAGGAGGTCCGTACAATCTGCAATATATTGGTTATTCAGTGCCACATCCACTCGAGGAGATGTTCTTGTTAAAGATACATTTCGGTAAAGACGTAACGGAAGCAGGGTTGATACAATTCATGTCATCCGGTTTGAACTACGTACGCACTTTAGTGAAGGACGTTCACGAATCATGGGTGATATTCGGCGGAAATAATCATTGATAATGCAGATATATATTTGTTCTGCTTTAATAATACCTGATCAAAATTTTTGTTGTATTACATTAAAATGTTGAACCCTAATGAAACGGATGTGTATAATTATAAGCATCTAAAAGGCTTGTATCGTGTAGGCGTGCATGCGGATGGGTCTTGCTTCATACACTCGTATCTGTATACGAGTGACGAGAAGTATCGGAAGCTGACACCTAATAAAAGAAGCGACATTGGACGATACTATAGAGAAGAAATTGGAAATAGTATGCTTGAAAAGATCAAACGTGATGATAACCGTATATTGGCATATATAAATGAATTCATACTACCGACTACACAGTTTGCTTCCGCCGAAGATTACATTCGGAATTTTATCATGAAACCAAATGTATGGCTGGATGACGGTTTCATCAATTTATTGGAGATGATAAAAGATGTAAACATCATCATATTCCGATACGGGGAAAAGAAGCACGATATATTTGTCCGGAACAAAGAATACGACAAGAACAAGAAAACTTATTTAATAAATTACATTGACGATATACATTTCGAGCCGTTGGTATGGAAAAAACCCGTATCTGATGATGATACACGTACTATATTTTTTCTGGACCCAACTAATAAGCAACATGCAAAACGGATTGGAAAGTTAATAGACAAACATGAGGAAAAACGCGATGAGTATTTAAAAACAAATAAGGAAAATACGGAGAAAGAAAAGGAAAAGAAGGAAAAGAAAGAGAAAAAGAAGGAAAAGAAAGAGAAAAAGAAGGAAAAGAAAAAAGAAAAGACGGAAGAGGACACGGAAAAGAAAAAAGAACAGACGGAAAAAGAAAAGAAGGAAGATGACGACGATAAACATGAACAAATACGTGAAAATAAATTACCGGTTCCACATACGATTGAGGCGGTGCGAGATGACATACCGTCGAATGACGACTTCACATATTACGAAGAGATTATCGCTAAAGACGATATCATATTCGAGGAACTAGATGACATCGATGATTTAATCTTGACACGGGTCGATAAGAATGCCCACATCGTATATACGAAAGATCAGGCGAGTAACGAAGTAGAGAAGCTATACGACTACACCAATACTGACTTAATGAAAAGTAAACATTTTGTTGATTTGTTGTTCAGTGACAAACAAGCGAATTATACGTTTTACAAAACAGTGCATCCGGTCATGAATGCGATAAAACAGTTTTCGCAGACGGAAGAAACGACCCTTGATATCAAGCACGAAACAGATTATTACGTGAATATTTGGGATCATCTTAAACAATATGATATGCTGAATAGGACACCTTATAAGGCTGTAATCGGAAAACTAGCGTTGCATCGGAAATGCTTGTTTCCCGTTACAGGAGATGACTATATCATACATAACGGCCCTCAATCGATTATCAGGGTATGTCCAGATGTGTTCAACAAGTATATAGAACACAGTGCATGTAAAGAACTATGTGCAAGATATGTTTACTGGCAAGATACCGAAAAAAAATCGAAGGAAGATCTGATGCATTATACAAAATTTTTTGACGTCCAAAGTAAGAAGATGCAGGAAATGAACTACCTTGATTTTAATCGTATGGATACGGATACCGTATTAAAAATCAATGGTTTATTCATATCTGGATCGAGACGGCGTACCAAATTTTCGCGGACAAACGTGGACATATTCAATGTTAGCGAGTATTACGCGTTATTATGTAAGTTGCGGAAAGGCACGAACGTACTATTACACTTTACAAAATATACCAACACGCAAAATCAAAGGGGTGTAATTGTTGATCATACGAATAATATAATCGCAATCAAATTAGAGCAGGGCGTACCTTACAAATCAATATCAAAGGAAACTGTCTACTTCAATACGAATATCGAACAACTACACACAAATTGGTTCACAATAAGTTGGGACGATGTTAGTTTTGACAAGCGACGTTTGTTTACGGGCGAAACGTTATTCGTGTTCAACACCGGGGATTATGAAATATGCAAGCGCTTGATATTACCTGATATCATGGAGGTGTTATTTTTACGAGGACACGAAGAAGGTATAACAAATATGAGACAATTGAAAGAGTTTTTGAACGCATATTTTGATTTCAGTATTGATAACATGAGCAAGGAAGTTCATGAGCATATACGTACGATGATCGGACAGTCGTTGAAATCGAACACCACCAGTGATGATGCTAGCGATGTTATAAAACCCGTACAATGGATGTTACAGAAGTCTTCGACAACGAGCGAACATAAATGGTTACATATCACCAACGACGACACGAACTACAACACAATCAGGCAAGCTAGCAAGTATAACAACACGAGCGTGCATAGATTGTTCCTGATACAAAACAGTTACGATAATGGGTTGGGGCTTGTTTTGAACGCCATAAGGGAAGATGTCTTGCAACATAATTCGCAACATGATGACGATGACGGGAAATATTGGAAAAATATCATACGTATGTATAGAGCTACAATCAACGAATTGGAACCAAAGAAAAACGATACGATCCACGAAGAAGCGTATTATGACACGATGAACAAGCTAACAGATATCAAAGAACAACTGAAGCAGAACAAAAAGTATAAGGAACACAAAGATGTACTGAAGATAATGAAGGGTTTCAAAAGGTCACCAACTCCGGATGTACTGAACGCGCATATTGAATATGCACGAATTTTTTTCAAGTTGAACATGAAACCTCAAAATTATAAGAACACAATGCGCACCGACTATCAACATAGATTCAATTATTTAGGTAACAGCGAATACATTGATCACGACGAAATATACAACAATATCGAAGACACACGAGTGTTAAATTTCATCAGCGTCAACGTATCGCTCACTACACAAGAAAACAAAACACGTCCACCGACTAAGTGGATGGAGTTTATCAACACCATGATGCACGAACTCGGTATAAGCGACCTGAAATCAAACGAGATACAATATATACAAGACAACATAGAAGTGATGCGTGATCAGTTCATACGACAGACGCATAAAATCAATGATATTAAGGGGAAGGGGGAGGGAGAAGACGGTAGAGTGTTTTTAGGATTAATGACGATGATTTTTATTTCGGCATTCTTGCTTATCTTCATAAGCATTGATCGTGATAAATTACGCGCATCTAACTTGAACACCAAATGTATCAAGTACTTTGCATTCGAAGGACATCCATTAAAAAAATCAGATACGAACAGTACCAGTAGTGGTAGTAGTAAATCAATCACATCTTATATCGACTGCGTGATCCACCAGTTATCGGTATACACGAAAATGAAAAAGACCAATCAAAAAATAAATACCAAGAAACAATTATGTGCAGCCACGAAGTTTATACTCGAACGACATGCGGGTTTGAAGAATGAAGTCGAACGATTGTCGTCGTCGTTACCACAGAATGATAAATCAAAGGAAATTGATAACGAACGGCAACGGGATCATGGGTTGAAACCTACGATAGACTACTTGAAACGCGAAGCGCATAAATGTAAAAGTGAACCCAAAAGTAAGAGCACCACCGACGACATGAACATATACGAAGATATCAACAAAGAATTCAGGCAAACTAATCCGAAACCGTTGTTGTTACAGATAAAGAAAACGAACGTCCTCGAACGATATCACGATACAAACAATATCGATACGAGCAACCACAAAAATATTCCTTTGACGGATGAACAATGCGTGCATGATTCATTCAAAGAAAACATAAAACATTTTGTATGCATGAATCCGACGTACGATACGATGAAAATCTTAGGTGAAGATACGAACAACGACGAAAACAAGACACAATTTACACAACATGTTGATCATCTGTTCGAGTGGTTGCATTCGAGTGTAAAGGATTCAACGTACACTCATAAAGAAGCTTTACTCGGGATGTTGCATAAGGTGAAGGTCAACTTTATAACATTTGAAGACATGGATACGGACGACGTATATACGTCATCAGATACCTTGTATAAGTACATACATAGTCACATGACTATATTTGTGAACAAGTTAGTATCTGAGTACGATACTGATATACATAACGAGATATTGAAGCAACAAAAGGTTCATTACCTGAAAGCTTCACCGGCAGATAAAACATACGTACTTTCTTTAATAGACGCGCACAAGAAAACAGAACAAGGTCAGGCGAAGTTGATGACCAAGATCAGATCGTCGTATGATTTGAAGTGCGTACGAATACCGAGAGGTACGCACATGTTACGCAAGAATCAATCGACAGATAACCACGTAACTGATATGATGTTAACCAGTACATTATTATTGTATGTAATGCTGCGATATGTTCAAATGATATTCGATGTGATCACATGTAACAACGAAAGCGAAAATGCGAAGCAAGATGCTATAGAGTTGATACATTATATGTTGCATCCGTTGATGACCCTACTGGAAAACGCGGACAAATCGTGCCTAACATATAAATCGGACGTTGAACAATTCCGCGAACTAGACAAGAAGCAAAAATTCGATGTGAAGGACAAGCTAGATGACGAAACGAGGTTACTCTACATTAATTTGGAACAAATAGGTTACACACCGGAAACGCAAGATTTTGCACTCATGCATGAAAATGATCAGCTATTGGGCATAACCGAACAGCACACGGATGAAACATTAACGACGAACAAACAATATGTTCAAGAGGATATTCACGAAAGTGTTGGTGAAAGTTTAATGTCCGACGAATACGATTTTTTAAAAAGTGAAGATGATGACAACGATGAATAGGTAAAAGCAAGTTTGTCATGATGCACAACACCTTTGACTGACAGTCCGTTCAGATGAAATTTATGGTCGATCAGTTCACAATTGAGTTGAACATGTTTTCCGTGATGTTTTCCGATTCTATGGATGACAGCGTTAGCTTTGATAAGTAGATGGTTTGGAAAATGTTCATCACGTACACGTACACGATCGAAAGCGACCCCAACACAACTGAACAAATCGAGTTCAGGGATTTCGCGGAGCCATCTTGTGAAGACATACATGAATTCTTTCTTCAAGCTGACGATATCACCTTCAAAATCTAACGGATAATTGAACAGTTGTTTTTCGTAATGCCGTTTCATGATGTGTTGTAGTTTTTTGTTCGAAATGTCGTTGAATGCTTTATCTAGGGAGTTGTCATCGAATTCCTTCGGCAACGAATCAACCTTAAAATCACATAAGGGTGCAACAAAATGTTCACAACGACATGATGAAGCATGTCGTTCTACTACTAGTACAACAAGAAGCACAGCACAAACGGTAAGAATACATGCGATCAACACCGTATTTTTCCTCATGTATATTTATTAATCCTGAGAGAGTTTTTTTTGCAGGTATCCATATCAGAGGATAGTTGTAGTAAACGATCGTATACATCATTTTCAAATTTGTAATCCGGTGAACGCAGGTTGCTGTTGATATCGGTGTAGTCGTTCTTCATGATAGCGACCCTCTGGAACTCGCAACAATTTGCGTCGGTGACACCCGGTGGACAATTGTAGCATATAGGGTAACTATCCGTATTGTTTATTTCGTACTTCTTGAACGATTTTCGCGTAATACCAACCGGCATCTCACAGTATCCCGTATCGAGGCATCCACCATAAAAATTTAGATAGTTTGAGTTACTCCTGAAGAACGGACATTCGTAATTGTATCTACACGGGGTGTCCGAAATATTGCCTATGTTGCGTGTGTTGCAAACATTTTGGGATATTATGTTGTTACTGTCCATGTTCCAGTTGGAATCGAAACAAAATGCGGGAGGGATTGATTTGCACGTCTCCTTGAGTTCCCAATTAGAGTTGAAGCAGCGTTCTTCTAAGATTGGATTTGTGAAATCAGGGAGCGTAGGTGTCAACCTCAGATTATATAGTTTGATTATGGTGCAATCATAATACGTGTCATCGGAAGGATCTTTGAAGACGTTGTTTTTGATAACCTTACCGTGATGAAAGTTTTTTGAATATAGCATGTCCTGTTCGTGTAAGAAAAACAACAATCGCTCGTCCGTGATGGATTCCAATATAAGGTACACCCTGTCACCCAACATAAGTTTTGGATGGATAATAACGCCATCTTGAGAAGTGTAACTACATAAGATATCAGTATGATCGATTTGTTTGATGTAGTAGGTTACGTTCTGCATACCCGATGAAACATCATGCAATTCATGCATGCCAGCATCCATCTCGAAAGGTACTGAATTCGCAAGTACAGAAAAGTCGGTTTCTTTTTCGTAGTCGATGCCATAATAGATATCATCTATGAACCTTTGAGTAGGATATTCTAATCGTGGCACGTTGATCTTATACCTGGGTAATATGTTATTATTCTTCTTCACGATGTTATTGATGGGTATTAAACCGTCGAACGTGTCGCCTTTGATAATAAGCTTGTTAAAATCTGTTGGGTTCATATGTATATCAAACGTATGCTCGAAAGGGAACATTATATCAACAAATAAGTTGTTGTTGACATCTACGGCATTTAAATATCTGTTCTTGATCGCAGACGTGTTATTCGCAATGTTGATGTTGTTATTCGACGACGTTTCGATATACTGTTTGAACGGTTGTACGTCACGAAGATAAGCAGTTTTGATGATGTCATTTGTTTTCATATGATCGTAAACTTCTTTCGGAATATTGCAATTGTAAACCTCCAGATAAATTTGGCTTATTTTGATATTAATTGAATCGGTATTAATGAGACGTTTAACATTGACCGTTGCAACGGAAGGAGCAAATATCACATCATCCATGAGCATGTAGCGATACTCGTCGTGCATGGTTGATCTGAAACAACATGTATGTATCTTCGAACGTGTTTGTTTATCGGAATGCCTAAAAAAGCTTAATATTTTCAACCGGTTGTTCCGAACGAAAGCGGTTTGCATATGTTCGTAAAGGTTATGATGATAGTATTCATTGAAATCTGCAATAAATAGTGCATGCTCTTTGTCGGGTTTGAGCATAAAACTTATCAACATATTTTCATTGTTACTGAACGAATCACACTCGTCGTGGATGAAAGCGGTGCTTGCGACGGGTTCGAACGTGATATTTTTGATGGGGATGTTGTAAACCTTGAGCATCAAATGTTCAAACAACGTACGTGCGGCATCCGTATGATAGTACACCTTGAGCATCATGTTGCTGGAGATGTCGTCAATGTATTCTAAATTTATCGTGTTATGTCCAAGCACACAATATCGTCTACGATGTTTACTTATGCCGATGAATTGCATGTCCTTCAATTTGGTGACGAAATGTACGATGTTCGTGAACTTTACGTCGTTTGGTTTCACGACGGCCCTGGAGCACTGTAGATTGAATTGTTCAGCTTCGTACTGAACGTCTTCATCGACCACCGGGAAAGAATATTCAACGAAATGTTCTTTGTTGGACAACGTGCTATAGTTGGCTTGGTGTATGTTGATACCAACGACCAATGCACAAAGCATGATCATAAATGTGACTATGACCCACATTTGTTATATTGGCAGAAATTAAATCTACATTAATATATAAATCAAAATATGATAACAGTAAATGGTCGTATCATCTATAGTATATTGATGTTTTCTTTATCGATGCTCTTGATAAGCGTGACAAAGCCGATTACTTTGTTCAACAAAGACGCAAGCATCAAAAACTTCGGACTTGGGAAGCATGAGACGATCTTTTCGCTCGGTGTGTTTACCATCATATCAGCTATACTATCATTTTATTTGTTTTGCTTGATAGATATGATATTCAGTTGAAAATATAACATTTTTATAAGATAAAAATGAAGTATGATGTAGCCGATTTGAACAAAATATTTGAAATATACACGAAAACGCATAGACGAATAAAGGAAGATACTTCGAACGGAAAAGGGGTCAATCTAACGTTCATGCCGTACAACGACATCCGTGCGCAAAAGCAAAACGAACTGTCTAAGCATCGGGATACGTTTACGCAATTGAAGAAGCAATATTTGTACGGGGACAACGTCACGAAGGAGTTGAGATCAAGGGTATCTAATGAAATTCAAAGCATGCACCGCTTACGGAACGAATTGCTTGAACTCGACAAATTGTTGTCGAAACACAAGGGCCTTTTATTGGAAGGTGAATACAAAGAGGACATGGCTTATATAACGAATCAACACGAACAAATGCGAACGGATTACGAAGCTATAAGAGATTGTGTTGACAGCATTCATCAATCGCATTTGATAAAAGAGTACGTATCGAAGCATGGTAAAGCCCGGTTTATGTTGTATGACAAGAAACAAAACATGAAGAAGGCTGAGGTTGCTTCGTCGTTGCTGAACGATTGTGTAGTTTCCGTCACGGGAGGTGACACTACAAAGGTAAAACCGGTCAAATCAAAATCGGTGATAGATAGTAAATTAAAGGATACGATCAAAGAAGCGCTTACCAACAAGAAGGTTTCCAAAAAATCCATAATAGAAACGGACGACGATATAAAGAAAACGGTACGTAGCTTTTTATTCAAAACATTAGACGAATGCGAAAGTAGTAAACGGACGACGTCATATTATATGAGTAAGGACGAACTCGTCAAAATAATAGATGCGGATCAAAAGTTAAAGGACAAGGTGGGTAAATCTTACAAAAAAATGAAGAAGAAGGAGTTGTGTGAAAAATTAATGCATACAATATAAATAAAAATGTGATACAAATGTAAAATGTTTGAGAAAATAAACATAATTTATTTGATAGCAGCATTTAGTGTCGGGATAGGATATATTTACATCGTAACACCTCCACCTCAAGTTGTGATGAAATTTCCTTCTCCAAACAACACAAAATCCTTAGTGTATACCGATGCGTCGAACAATTGTTACAAATACGAGCACGAACATGTCGATTGTAAACACGGTAACGTCAAACATCAGCCCGTATTGGAAAATTTTAATTCTTCATTATAAAACAAATGTTCTCGACCATAATGGACACCGATTACGGATCTGTGATAATCTCGGTAATCTTAGGATTAGGCTTAGCATCTATATTCAAGAAGGTGTGCAAAGACGGGCGCTGTGTCGTGATCAGGGGTCCACCAATTGATGAAATCAAGAACAACATATACAAGATAGACAGCGAGTGTTATAAGTACACACCTGTAATGACGAAATGTTCTTGACGTTAAAATCCGGCTTTCGTTTCATTACAACATGTTTATTTCTAAAATGTATTAAACCTATTCATGGCAAAATCTACGTTAATCAACCAATTACCCAACAAACCATCGTCTACTGAAATGCCAAAGATTAATGAAATGGAAATGGAGATGCAAGACGATGCAGAAATCACCGAGGTTATCCATGAACAACAGAATAACACCATAAATGTGTTACAAGAACAAATAAACGCACTAAAAAATGAATTGTCCTCTCATCAACAACTGAAGGACACCACTACACGCCAACCAACGAAAGAAATCGAAGTTGTTGACAAGGTACAACAACATACGACGAACGACGGCTCCATAATCAATAGACACAATATTCATAGCATGTTAGATAACTTTAAGCTGACAGATGTGAAATTTTTTTGCGCAATCGTATTATTATATTTATGTGTAACATCCAACATATTCGATACATTTTTACAATCTAAATTCGAAGGTACAAAATACGTGTTCACGATACCTTATATAAAGGCTTTCATCTTAGGAATAAGTATAATTCTGTATCAGAAAAATTGAACTGATATCATTCAGTAAATAAAGCAAGGAACATGAATAAAAATATATCATACGATGGTGTTGATGCAAACATATGTAAAAAATGTACATTTCAACAAAGTAAATATTTTCAGAAATGTATCAATTTAGCCCAGCGTTCGAATTTGACACAACAACACGGTTGTGTACTTGTTCAGAATAACCAAATAATAAGTTGTGGTTATAATTACAAAACGACAAACAAACGTACGACGTACGAGACGAAATGCGATTGTGACGTGTTCAGTATCCACGCGGAGGTATCTACGCTGAAAAAGGTGAAGAACAGAAATTTGCGCAACTGTGAGATGTACATCGTGAGAATCGGACCGAGTATAACCCAACCGATGGACAAGCACAACAACAACAACAACAACAACAACATGGTGTTGAAATATTCGTTACCATGTAAAATGTGTACGTCGTATATTCATACCTACGGTATACGGAAAGTGTACTACTCGGTTAATACGTTAAGGTTGGATTCGTCCTCTTCGGTCGTTGTATAAAAATACGCGTCCTCTTCAACAACGTCAACAACATCTTCTTGCTCGTCAACGTACAACGACGTTTTGATGCCCATGCCTTGTACTTCGTGTGTCAACAACTTGAACGTGTATGGTGTATGTAAGTATGTGAAATGTTTATTTTCGGTATCCATTTGTGAATAGTGGGACTGTTTGTATGGTATTGCAAAGGTACCGGCATCTACGTCCAAGGAAAACTTGTATTTGTCAGATCTCTCCATCATTGATTCTTTGATGAAGGATCCCATGCCGTGAGAGATCAGGGCGTTCGTTTCCATTTCACCGATGCGCAGACCTCCTTTGTTTGCTCTGCCGTGTGTAGGCTGCCTAGTCGTTCCGGTTACGGGAGTTTTCGCTGGATCATTTCCACCCCTGAAGTTCATCTTATCGTTGACCATGTGTTTCAACCTGTAGTAAAATGTGGGCCCAAAAAATATTTCGGTAGCGATCTGTTCCCCCGTGAAGCCGTTGTACAATACATCGTCTCCGTATTTATTGAACCCCTTTGCAGCAAGGGCTTCAAAATACGTATTGGTATCAATTGTTTCGAACACGGTGGCGTCTAACAGGTTACCACTTACACACGCGTACTTCGTCAATACCGACTCTATCAGATGCCCTATCGTCATGCGACTGGGGAAGGCATGCGGGTTCACGATGATATCAGGTACCAACCCGTCCTTATTGAACGGCATGTCCTCTTGAGGAATGATCATCCCGATAACACCTTTCTGCCCATGTCTGCTCGCGAATTTGTCCCCCATGACAGGTTCTCTTGTTTTTCGGAACCGAATTTTTACTTGTTTATTGCCATTTTTGTTGTACACGCAAACTTTTTCGATCATACCTCCATCAATAAAACTAGCAACTGTTGATTTATCTGTGTACACACTCGTTTTTTCTTGTGTTGAATTGTATGGATTGTTGCTAACCGTTTTTTTAACCTTGCCCATATACACGTCATCTTCGGTAATGTAAACATTTTCAATGGGGAAACCATCTTCGTCAATTTTATCCCATTTTGCATATTTTACGTTGATATTGGTACCATTCTTAAGCATCTCAATCGGGTTATCAAAATATATGTGCTCTCCTTCTTGTTCGTTCGAATCTTCGGACTCGATGTGGGCTTTGTATATGGAGCTGTTGAATAGGCCTCGTTCAACGGACGATTTGTTGAATATCAAACTATCTTCTTGATTGTATCCGGTATAAGTTGCGATCGCAACGATGACGTTTTCACCGTTAGGTAGCTTATCCGTATGCGTGTATTTCGAGTATTTCGTCGTCAATATGCCTTGTTGTGGATAATGTAATATATAACTTGCCGTATCTATCCGGTCATTGAAGCTCGTCGCGTAAACACCCACTGCTTGTTTGCCTTGCTGTCCCGAAAAAATATTTCTCGGTGCTTGATTATGGTGCGCCAGCGGTATCAGATTGGTATATAAACTTAATATGAGCGATGGATGAATTTCAATATAGTCGTACTTGTTTAACGGGTTATCTTCAATGTAGCTTCTGTACATTGCTATGTGAGCACGGCTCATTTCGGTAGGATCAATATACTCAATTGGTTTGCGACTATTCTCATTGGTGAGTACGGTCTCTGCATCGCGCTCATCAAACGGTTGCTTTTTAGTGACATCAGGGGTTAAAAGCCCCCATATCTTGTGTGTATCAGTTTTTTCATGCGAGAGGATTTCTTTAATGTGTGTCTGTGATTTGGAATCCGCAATATATACCGGTCTGACACATCTTCCCGCGTCGTTGAATATTTCTATCTCGTCTTCAATAATATCCCAAGAGATTGAGGTATGCGGATGTATGATAGCATTTTGTTTTAAGATCCGTAAAGACGTTATGAGTTTATGCGCGTCGTCATGTATACCGACCCAATTGTTATTCAGCAGAATCTTTGTTTTATTGGCTAAATTTGTACAATATAAATGCCGCAACGATTGAACACCGTTATACAATAAGCATTTCATCATATCGTCTTCGTCTTGTTCTTCCGAAATATCACATCCCGTAGCTAAATGTTTGAGTAACCCGATATTTCCACCGTCGGGGGATTCGATCGGACACATGTACCCCCATTGGGACGCGTCCGATCTATGTGGTGTGACCAACTTCAAACTGCGATCCATAGGTGTGTTCACTCGCCTCACATGTGATATGTAACCTATGTAAGACAACCTGTTAAGATCTTGCACCACACCTTCGACGTCAAGCACACCCCATTTACCCTTGAATGATTTTTTGATGAACGCGGAAACAATCTGACTGTCAAATATCTTATGTTTGGCGACGACAACGGCATTTTCCAATTCGGTCATGTTTTTGTAGTTGCCGTAAACATACTCCTTATCAATCGTATTTTTTATGTTGTTTCGCAGCTCGTTATACCCATCTCTGAACATGTTAGTCATCAAAACGCCGCTCACGTCGACGCGCTTACACAAATAGCTATCACGGTTTGTTCCTTCAATATCACCCAACGCAAAACGGACAAACTTCATCACCAAATATCCTAGATACGTAGCTTTCATCGTGAATGACGTACCCATGTTGGGAAAAACATCTGTTTTCAATACATGTTTCACGTAATTGGGCTCGTTATACTTACAATATCTAGCAATATATTGTATTGCATCCGTTTGCGTGTAAACGATTGATCCCTCATGAACGGTTTTTCGTATGAAACCTAAATATTTTGGGTTCGCTTTGTTATGATCCAAGAATACGTACCTTAAGATTTCATCGTCACTCTCAATACCCAACGCTCGGAATAATATGAACAACGGTATATGTTGCAGCTTCACATTTGGAATCGTGACCACTATCGCTTGATACCTTCCCGCATTAAGGACATCTCGATTGAAGGCCATCAACTTGATGGTCTTGGGGAACAACGAGTTTTGTTTTGACGTACACCGTATGATACCAATATGCGAATAATCGCTCTTAGTAGTGTCTGTAGCATGAACATGTGTCAAGAAAAGTTTATTCGTAGCTACTCGTTCCTGTGATACAATCACCTTTTCTTTTCCGTCTATGATGAAGTATCCTCCTTGATCGTACGGGCATTCTCCTACTGCCACACGTTTCTTAACATCCAAGGCGTTCACCACACACAAAGATGATTGTAACATTATAGGGATCGTACCGATATGTATATCCGTGAATGTTTGTTGCAAGATCTCTGGCTCAGTCGTATTCCCATCTTTGTATGTATGATATTCAATCAACACGTCAACTTTCATCTCCGATGCGTACGTGACGTTGTTCAATCTTGCGGTGTTGGGAAACAACGTATACTTTTTGTTGTCATCCACAAAACATGGTTCGGTTAATGTGATCTTGCTAGCATCTTTTCCACCCATGTACACATGTATTTCGTATTTAACCTTGTTTTCGTTCTTGATGATCACAAACGGATTTAATGTTCTTAATATGTAAGGAATCTTCTCGTTTAAAAAAGTATCGAATGAAACAATATGATGATCAGTTATGTAATGTACCTTTGATGCGAAGTAAGCATCAATAACGTTCCAATCCAATTGCACATTCATTTTAGAATAACCAAATAAATTAATTTGTGCATTTTTCTACCACGATTAATCAATCATTTGACTTCTTTTTTGTCCTTCTTTCTTCTTCTTTTTCTTTCTTTGTCCTTCTTTTCTTCTTCTCTCTTATCTTCTCTTTTCTTTTGGCTTGTTTTCTTGCCTCCATGTTGTGTGATATATCCGTTGAACGATTCTGTTATGTTGTTGTTATAAGCATCAAGGATGGTCTTGTTATGAGGGTTGCTGCCATTAGGATTATGAACGTTCTTCGCCTGTGCTCTTATCAAAGCAGTCGGAAAATTTGATAACATACCACCATTTTTAGTTTTGTTATCTCTCATTTAATTTTATTATGAGAAAAAAACAATCATATGTAAGAGTATAATCCCAACACAAAAAACGCCTTAAATGTTGGTATATCATGTATGATGTTGTTTAACAATACAAACTTGTCTTGTTTATAATCAACACACATATGACGATGTTCAACACTCATGTATCTATTATTCAACATAAATATTAAGGTTGATCTGATCACACCAATCAAGTGTTGTTTGGGTAAAATGTAGATAACTAAGTCAATAGGTTTGTTGATGATCGCCTTCTTCGTAGAATACCAATCGTTGAAATCGTTTATGACATTATACATCACATAATTTGTGTACTTAGCAGAGATGTAACGTGATATGTAATACCTGTACAGTTGATTACATTCCATAAAATAATATATCATTAACGAAAGAAAAAAACATTGCATGTTATGACGTCTGGAACCCTCGTTTAAACTTAATCAGGTTAATCTTGTAGGTCAACGATTCATCCAGACGTTTTATCAATTCGGGCACGTTCCATACGTGGGTGTATTTGGTGTACGATGACACGAAGCAAATACTGTACAACTCATCCAACAACTCCGAACGAATATCATCTAATTTTTGTATGGTATACCGTTGATACCGTACGTTGTTGTACATGTTCCTTTCTTTGTTCAACAGTTCTTTATAATATACCTTTAAGAACTCGTCCGACTTTGTGCAGATGTTTGTAAATTTTTGAACATCGTGTTTTTTTAACGAAGCCAAACTGGAACACATAGATAACATTTGATGGTCCCTCGGTAACCATTTGAATTCATGACCAATAATATTTGCTTGATGCACTTGTTTTTTCGTGTACATTTGGCTTTTGTTGTACGATTGTACAATGGATCGTACGCATATCACGGTGACAATACTTAAAAATATTTTTACCGCTGATGCGTGTTCGACGAAACAAATTGAGTACATAATCATGAATAAAACATATATCGTAACTAACACGTTCGCATCAACGATCATTTTCTTTATAACAAAAAAAAACAAAAAATATCGCGATCAAAACGTCATCAACAACATTACCAATCCGAACGTAATAACAAGCATACCTGTATAAACCATACGATCTTTCTGCAGAACGACACCCATCATGTCGCTTGCAGTCTTACAGTGATACAAGTCACGCATGATATCGTTTAGGGTAGTTATCAAATTTACAACAATGAGGTGCAAAGGCGTATTCATCAAGTAGGTGAATCGTTTTTCCTTTTCGTGCTGATGAATATCGTTTAACAAATTGATTACTTTGTCCTCTTTCTGCATCAGGTTCTGGTACACATCCGAATTTTTATGTACAGATTGGTTTCGATTATCTCTGGTTCCGTTCACTATATCTTTAATATCATTCAGCGTTTCTTGTACGTAAGTATTCATGGTAAAACGATCGTTTATATATAAATGATCATAAATATTTTTAACATATTTAGATGAGATCGATAAGGTCAACATGTCCCAACATATGTCGTCTACAGCAAATTTTCTTCAAACCGAGTTCGTCAAGCACGTTTCCTTTGTATGTTGAATCAAAATAAATACTTTTTTTGTCATTGTCGACAGTGATATCTTCAATGGTGAGCTCGTCGTTGTTGATTTGTTTCTCGAGCTCTTTACATTTTTTCAGGTAATACAACCATTTGTCTGCAAGGACCTTTCCACACGTGAAACATTTGATAGGGATGATCATTTTAGATTGCGTATTTATTTCTCTATATATATTTTTAAAGTGAGTACGCTAATCAATTTTTTCTTCGTCCTCGTCTTGGAGGTATCTACACAGTTCAATATAATTCTGGATTATTGCAGACTGATTGTTGAGTGGCGAACGATGTTGTTCGTAAAGTTTGATAGCTTCGTCAAACGTATCTTTACATTTTTTAAATTCTTTTGTTCTAAGATAAAAGAGACCCTCGATGAAAAGGAAGTCGGGACTGTGTTTAATTTTATTTTGTTCCAACAGTTGCTTTATGGCTTCAATATCATCCTCTTTCAATTCATTTTGATCGAGTATCTTATAAATTTTTTTGTAGATGTTATTGAAAAGCAGTATATTATTTGACGATATGGTACTAGGGAAAAATCCAATTTTAGAGCCGTCTGCCATCATATTTGGAACAAGCCGTCCTGTTTTTTGTTTGAGCATATCAATCACATACGATAGTTGGATGTTGTTAGGATAACGTATCGGGATGTAAGAAGACGAAAGCTTGGTCGCGCATGGTTTACTGATGTAGTACGAATCACAACACGGCAAGACTTTTGTGGGATCAGATAAAGGTTGAACATACATACCTTTATTTTCTGAGGAATCGTCATCTTGACTTGGAAGCCCGAAGAATATGATATCATACGATTCGAATATTTTATCGTCAATAAACTTCATGAGCTGATCCTCAAACGTATCGTCGAACATGACATCATCTTCCAGTATTATATTAATATCATCATCCGTAGCGTCCTTTGCGATACGATTGAATGCATCCATATGTTTCAAACAATTGGATATAAAATTCTCTTGCAACGTGTTGTGCGGTAATTTGAATTTGTTATAAAATGTGTTTCCTTCTGTTTCTTGGATGTCCGTGGTATCGAATATACGTTTGATGAACTCGGTCGTGAGTGTTTCCGGATCAAAACGTGTAATTTGTTTGATGTCAAACTCAATGGACGGGTGCGACTTCACAATATTGTTCATCGATTGTTGTAACCGCGTTATGATAAATTCTCGGACATGTAATTTTGAATAGTGAATCACGTATACGTTAATATTTACTTTGGCGTTCATGTTGGATATAGTAGTATAAAAATTGATTTTATTTTGTTTAAATAATTTAAAAAAATCATAATTATAAATAGAACACAAATGGAATTCTGTGAGTTTTGTAACAATATGTATTACATAAAAGAACAAGAAAACAAGAAGATAACCTACTTTTGTAAAAATTGTGGTTCGGAGAAGGACATCGATCAAGATAATGCATACAAACAGATTGTTTTCAACGATTTCAAGAACGTCAACACGAAGTATCTTCAATATCTAAATCACAACATCATACATGATCATACCATACCGCACGTGAACAATATCAAATGTACTAACATGAAATGCACCAAAACAGATAAACAAGACAATGACGTTATGTATATAAAATACGATAACGTAAACATTCAATTCTTATATTATTGTGTGCATTGTAAATATTTTTGGACAAATAATTAAAGTATGTATTGTATATAATAAATGAACGACGAATCGGACAGAGGTATAAATAATCAGATGATGAGCAAATATGAAAAAACTCAAATCATAGGACTCCGATTAAGTCAGCTGGCAGCTGGTGCTAAGCCCGTATTGTCACCCGACGAATTAGCGAATTGCAACAACATACGAGATATCGTATTGAAAGAGCTCTTCCTTAAAAAGATACCGTTCATGATATGTAGGGAGCTACCGAACAAAGAGAAAGTATACTGGAAGGTACAAGATATGATCGTCGTTTAAGCTAACCTATCCTATCCTATCCTCCATCGGTGTCCGCAATTTAAGCATGTGATGAATATTGTGGAACTCTCGTCGGCACTACGCACCTGAAGCTCGTAATAACTACACTCGCGTTTCTTACATTTCGCACACTTGAACTGATCGGTTTTCGCGTTCTGGCGATTATTGATGATGTTATCATCTTTCTTAATTTTTTTATCCACGAAACTGTCCCATTTGTTAGGCATTATTTCATGGGGTTTCATAAATGCGATGTTATCACAATCAATAACGCCTTGTACTAATTGGCTTACGACATGATTGCGATCGGACTCGGGTAGATACGTGTTACTCGACATGTATGTAAGCATATTCCTGATCTTACACGTATATATGTGCATAAATCTCTTGTCGGTCCATGATTTGATTATATTTTTCGTATCTGCGTATTGAATCGTCCAATTGTAAACACTTTTTTCGACACGAACGAGGAGGTTATCTGATAATTCGGGAATGTAACGCTTCAAATATTCAAGTGCGGTATCACGACAGCTCATTGCGCGTCACCGATACTTGGATAATGATATGTATTGAATAACAGCATCAATTTTTAAATATGTATTTAAGCAAAAATTGATCATATTGGTAAATAGAGTGATACATATACGATATACGATGAGCAGTAATATGTACTATGTAGAGATTTATTGTAAGATAAATGGAGAGTTGTTCATGTCGGACCAGACGTTTGATAAAGTGTTCGAATTTATAAAGCGTAAATCCATACCGAACGTTTCCATGTATTTCAAAAAATTATACTACCAAGAGTTTTATCAAGATTTGGTTCTGCAACACGTGTACGACTACCCCGTACAAGATGATAACAAACAATACAAGGAGAACGTGTTCACATTGGAAAACATCGCGTTAGAAGAGCCTTACGATTCATTGACACAAGACGATGATGTGTTGATATCGTTGTATCAAAAAACGAATGTACCAATATCCGCCTTTCCTAGTACAACACAAATATACGAAACCGCATTAGAGCGACGGATAACATTCAAGATAAACAATCGCATTTACCTAAATATATGCACAAAGATGTATGAATCTGACGACAACAAAAAAAACTACAAGTATTTGATGTTGAACTTTCAACCGACTAACTCCAACGAGATTTCGCACGACATAGTTTTGATCAACAAAGTGATCGATGCTATGAAATCATTTTAACAGGTATCCATTTGTTTTTGAAGTTCGGATTGGTCGTGTATTTACATATGAACTTGAGTTTTATCATGAGGCTTTTGTTTTTGAAACAATCGGATAACATCTTACTCGTCTTCAAGCAATCAACACAAGCTACACCGATACGTGCATTATCTTCATCAAACAACGTGTAACAATCAGGAACGTTTGTTTTTTGTAGCAGCATATGCCTGGTGGAGTTATCTGTATCATTCGTCATGTCCGTATGTTTTTTTTCCGATTGCATCCGTTTGTAGCAACAATCGGAATCATCATCAAGAGGAGGGATCCCATCGGCGATAAAATGTTCATCTCTTGCATATTTCGTTTTGACAGGCTGTTTCACCAAACTGTCGTTGATATTCAATAGGATATCCTTGAATCGACTGAATATTGGTTTAACATATACACCGCGAATTGTGTACGGTAAAGATCGTGTAAAATCACTACACAACCAACGAATATTACTCAACTCGACATATTTCTTAACTTGTATGCAAAACAAATCCAAGAAGTGTCGTCTGAAATCCTTACGTAGCATATCATACAACATATTGATACGTTTGAAAACATCTAATTCTTTCAGCGATTTGTTATACATAATATGCAAATCGGATATCAAAAATAACCACTTGTTGTTCTTGTCGTGGATCATTTCCCCCTCTAACAAGGTGTTCTCAAACAAGTTATCGTCGTGAACACGCAAACGGATGATGATCATGCGTGGTAGGGTGTATCCCATCTGAACCTTTTTGTCTATCATGATTATCGTATTGATAAAATCTATGCGTGTCAAGAACATATAATAAGGATTTCCGTTCGAACGGATACTGACCACATGCGGTACCTTTGTTACTCTGTGAATATGTTTACGTTCACAGAAAATCTCATGATGCTTATCGATTATACGGATGTCAAAATCAGTAGCCAAGGTGTCTAGTATCTTGGACTTAACCGCATTGGATTTGATGTTCAACGCGTTACCGTTACAAAAAGAAATATATTGAGTTTGCATTTTTATGATGTTACAAATCAAGTACGCAAGTCTTAAATCAAATTTTACTATATTCGGGATGGGAAAGAAAACCTATTAAAAGAATAACCCAAAGGAATCCTTTAACAATACATATGTTTCACGGTAACTGCGCAAACGAATGGTCTCAAGTACATCTATGTAAAGATAAAAACAACAACAACAAAACCCAATTACAACATAGTGCGTTAAGAAATCATCTCGTCAAGCTAGAGAACGAAACAGAGAATGCAAGACACGCAACGTTAGGGAAAATCGCGGGTGACCAAATCAGGGACGCAAGGATCGCAAAATACGGTACACAAATTAAACTAGCGAATGCGTTGAACGTCAAGCTTGACGTTATCCGATCGTACGAATCGGGGACCGTCGTGCCTGATCAACAGATCCTCAATAAATTAACAAAAACCCTTAATATCAAGATCATAAGAAAAAACGTAGATAGCGTAAACGGTTAGACAAAATAACCATATGTATCGCATTCTTCCTTTGTTTCGAACATGATATACTTTACAAACATCAATCATTACCCAATAAAGAGCCAGAAATAAAAGGCCTAATATGATTTGTTTGTTCGTATATCGGTGTATATCGTCGATATGAAAACCCCATAAATAAACAAAAGGTACTACATGTGTGAAAAAATTGATAGCAACCAAATTGTTACCAGTAACTTCGTAATCTTTACCCCGTATAGTAAACTTTATCTTACCTATTTCGTATGTGATATGAAGCCCGAATACAAAAATAATCAAACTCATGAGATGAAGGTCAAACACGATAACGTTATACATAGCATGTAAAAAAACAAAAAATATAAAATATGTAGTCAAAAAATACATCATTTTTATCTCTTAATATATTTATCTCATAAGACAAATATATTAAAGCTTTGATAATAAATGTATATGTAAAACGACAATATGCGCATTTTCAACTGTTGTAAACGAACAGATATAATATCACCTCATTTTTTTGTCATCAATAAAATATCGTTCGGTACCGAAAAATGCAAACCGGGATACATATACATATTGAAAGAACGTGAATTCTTGAAAACGAAAGAACCGATATTTAAGATAGGGAAAACAATTGAGATGAAGAACCGCATGCCAGCCTATCCAAAACAAAGCATATTACATGGTTGCTTTTATTGTCCTACGAATATAGATTTGGTGGAACGTTATCTGATAACTTTGTTCGATGCGCAATTCATCAAACGTACCGATATCGGAACCGAATATTACGAAGATCGTACGAATACGATCATCGAAAAGTTTGCACAGTTCATGCAAACGTACGGTAGTTTACAATGACATATACGATGATTCATAAGATTCGAATGCATGTAGATCGGTATCATCATCGTTGTATTTTTTTTCTCCAGATTCGTATTCAAATATGATAGGATGTTTACCGTCGCGTGTGAAGCTGTTACTAGTACTATTTTTTACTTTCTTTTGTTTGTTGATGAAATGATCGTGGATCTCGTTGTAACATAAATGCTTCTCATCGTCCTTTGGTTGCTCAGCGCAAAGCATATCACAATCCCTAGGCATCTTGTTAGCGTCGTCGTTTAAGGTGGCGAATAAGTCGTCAATGTTCTTATCGTTTGTGTCGTTGAAAACAAAATTATACAGATCTACAAGCTCCTCCTTTCCAGGACACAAAGAGACATTTTTTTCCTCGGTGGGTATCTTTTTCGTCTTTACGATATATTTATTGTTGTTCTTCTCAGAGGTTACGTTTTGATCGTGTTGTAGCAGGATGGTATCGGTTTTGTGCATCGAGTTCAGTATCATGAAATGTACAATAAGAATGATCAAAATCATTAAAATAGAATTTTTTAAAACTTTTGCAAACATGAAATTTTAATTGAACGAAATATTTTTTTTATGAGGATTTAAGCCGTGCCGAACGCTATCACCGTTCTGTCGAAACCTTGTTATTAAATAAACATAGGGGTCATCGACAATTTGAACGTATCTACTACTCCTGTTCGTTGTGGGATGTCTCCACGTACGCTAAAATGGCTTTTGTGATAAAACTTGCATCGTTTCACAGCCTGGTTCCTGAATATTGAGAACGTATCAACGATATCCAATACCAACGGCGAGAACAACGCGTCTTGTGCGCTTTTGCGTTGTATCCTACCAACAGATTGTTCAACTTGTGATTTAGGCGAGGCCATTATAAGCGTATCCAACTTTGGTAAATCAAAGCCTTCGCTGACCATATTGTACGTTCCGAGTAATATTTGTTTCGTTTCGCTATGCAGTAAATCAGCGTTACTCATACCACCAACGTAGAATGCGATATCCTCTGCATCGACGTTCCTTTGTTGCAAACCGTCATTTATATCGGCAAGATGTTTTCTTCTGTCACTCAAAACTAACACGTTACGTTGTCTGTCGGTTTGCAAAATCTTTACGATTTCGTCACAGATCATGTTGGTACGCGGTGCATATGCACAAATATTGTTTATCATCTTTGCAATGTTTGGTTTACCATTATACAACTGATGCTCAAACGAATATGCGTGATTTGTGTCTTCGAACTGCTTCAACGTTACTATCAGATGTTGCTGTTCTGATGTTTTCCGTTGCGCCTTGAAAACAACGTCCCCTAAGAACCACTTAAATACCTTCGTCAAACCGTCGGTACGAGATACGGTTGCGGATAGACCCAAGGAATACATAAAGTTTAGCTTGTGTAACGCTTGCGAGAAAACTTGTGCTCCCATATGATGACATTCGTCGACGATTACAAATCCGAACGACGTGTCTTTAAATTGTCTCGCGCATAAGGTTTGTAAACTCGCGATGACAATATCACAATCGTCTGTAATATGTGTGGATTGTTTTATTTTCCCGACGCGAGCGTTCGGCAAGTATTGTTCAATACGCTCCTTCCATTGCTTGAGTAAAAAATCTTTATGCACGATCACGATGGTCTTCTTTCGCAACACGTAACTTATGTACAATGCCATCACGGTTTTACCCCAACCGGGTGGTAACTGTAATATGCCTCCCATATGCAAAGGATCCCTCGCTTTCTGTAAAAAAACCTTAACGGGTTCCATTTGGTTATCACGTAGGTGCCCATTGAATTCAACGTTGGTGTGCATATCATCACCAGCTCTGATTTTGTTCACACGTGGTAAACCGTATGTTTGTAAGCCGTAATGCCTTGGTATGTACAATTTGTTATCGTTTTCTTTAAACACAACGAACGTCGTATCGTCTTTCGCTACTGGGGCATACGCAACCGTGTTGATGTTTACAGTGAAGAACTCCTTTAATTTTTTGACATCGGGATGGTCTACGGGTAGTGTGTACCCCTTGTAAGACAAGGTGTTCATTTTTTTTGTAACGAATATATAAAATATGAACGGTGATGACGTCCTAAAGGGTTCACTTGCGTTTTATATAATGTTAGGATATCATATACCTTTAAATGAAACGGTAATAAAAAACAAGCACGCGGTTACAGCGTTATTACTGTTGATTGTGTTTGCGTTATATTGGTACGATTACATATATAGCATACTGTTGCTGGTATGTTTGATAGTTTTTCATCATCGTATCGATAGGGAACGCAACCATGGTGTTGTAGGGTTAGATAAAAAACAAACTACGAATAAGTTAACGAAAGATTCACATGTGGTACCGATGCAGCATGATGTTAACAATAAACTTGAGACGAAGGTAAATGACAGGAACCGTCATGTTGTTGGTACGGATGATGACGATATCGTTAGCAATCATTTAGATTCGATTGCGAAGGTACTCCCAAATATACAGGATGATGTGTTTGATCGTATTAACTACAATTTGTTCTACAACGAACTCGGTGATCAACATAACATACAAGGTATTGATGACAAAATCCAAGGATACGATAAACGCATGTTTTACACTTGATTCGCATTTCAGTTTCAGGTGGAAGCAGAAGAATAAGGGTTCACAAGCGTTGCTGCAATGACCAGGAATATGCTTAAGAAAATATTGTATATACCGATAAACGTTAGCAGTCTATGTTGCAACGATGCTAAAATAACAGGGTCTTTCACCGCGTTCATATAAAGCAACACAAAAATATTAAGAGCTACCATGTATACAGATACCACTATAACGAATATGCGAATGTTGGTAACCAATGTGAACATGAGTATCAGCATAACTATGCCTAAAAGGAATATCAAGAACACATCTGAAATTGTCTTCAAGTATGAAATGTTATTGGTTTCTTCATTGTTTATGATCGTTATAGGCATTTACAATTTTTAATATATATGTACAAATTAAATATGGATACGGGCTTCGTGATAGTATTGATATTGTTGGTTGCGTTAGTATTTTTCGTCACGTTTTTGATACTGCTATACGTAATGAACTTACAATATGAAAAATCAAGATTACAACAAGAACTAGACCAACGTACATTTAACATAAGTCATAACGAAGAAGATGTGATACACGGTATACCATCCGTAGCGACAAGACCTGTTTCGAAGTTTACGCAAGTCGGTATATTGACGTCTACGTCCACATCGGACGAAAGGATCCTACCGTTGTACGGTAGACGCGTGCATACAAGAAGCTCAAAATGGAACTACTATACGTTCACCGATGGTTATCAAAAGATCGAACTTCCCGTGAAACACGACAAGGACTGTATGAACGAATACGGTTGTAATGAACTGTACACTGATGATGACGTTTTAATTCCCGGATATAAGGCTTCGTTTAAGGTGACGATTTACAAAAATACTTATGTGTATTATGCTGATTAATTTTGGCATTTCGCTTCCTTCTTCTTTTTGTCATGCGTAGCAGCTGACTCATGGTATATCTTATCCCACTCATAAAAGAATCTCCTGTTGTTGTACCGCATGTTAATGTACATGATGATGATATAAAGTATGCTTGTGAATGTACCTATATATATCACCGTGTCGATACTTATCTGTTCTAATATGGCTAACCCGACCAATATACTATAAAATGATAACAACATTATAGCAATCCGAATGTAGGTCAGTTGGAACGCCTTCTGGTTCATTTTGTAATCAGTGGATTGGAACGATTTGTAAGATGTGAAACCTTTGTTCGTGTAGTCTTGTATAACACGATCGATAACGTCGAGTTGTTCCTTTTGTGTTTTGACAAGCACGTTATTCTTGTTGTTCAGATCGTTCTGTTCGTTAACTAGGTTAGCATACATTACACATTGTTCAAGTCGTAGTGGAATCATGGTAGCATCGTAAAATTTCCTCCAACGACGAAATGCCTCGTGATCCGTTGTATTAAATGATGAACTGCCGCCGACGTATCCAGTGCTTTCTATTCCTTGAGCAATTTGATGCAATCTATCTCGTACCGTTTTAGTTGACGTTGCCACGTTACTCATACCCCCTGTTTATTATATTAAAAAAAGAATTTATTTCCTAGAAGATATATCGTACCAAATTTACGACAACATATATAAGTATGATGAACGAACCCGAGAACACTAATATATTACCGATTAGGGTTTTTTGCATCCCGAACAAATTGTTGTTACCAACGTAAAACAAGCCGAGGATAGCAACGATGTATATAAGCAAAAATATCAACAACATCATGAACCAAAAACTTTTAACCTTGTAAAGCTCCCTGATGCGTTTGTTCTTGCTTATCATTGTCAGTACGTAAGCTTTTTCTTTGTTGAATTTTTCTTCATGTTCTTGTATGCTAACGTCTTGACTCAAATACGTGCTATGTAATTTGATATTTTCACTAACGATGCTAGCATACACCTCGTTCCGCATGTTCAGTTGATATTCGATGTCATATATCGTGTCAATGAGGTTACACATAAAATAAGTCCATTCTTCACCAGCTTCTGTATTAAGAGATCGTGGGCTCTCCAGTGTAGTGTATTGGGAGTCGATGTATCTATAATTATTATCTAATGTAATTGATGAATCACCTGTTAATGCAACTCTTCCCCACGGCGTTATATTATAGGCCGTTTTTTGATTAAGTGGTCTACGTTGTTTTGTCCCGCCAATGGATGTATCTGGTTCAAGCTGAGTCAACATTGTTGATGAATCTTCATTCGACTTCATAAACATTAAGCGGTATAACATGGTTGTAAATGTAAAATATTTCACGATAAGTTCTGCTGTTGTTTTCAAGATCGTACCTATTATAACACTATCCTTAACGTCTATACCCTGAATGTGTTCATAATAGTCTTTCAGTTTCTCATTCAACACAATAGTAGAACCTGGTAAATATGTTCCGTACAATGCAAGATTCCACATTTGGTCCGTACTCAGTTTATTTTCCGTGTCCGGGGTTGTTCCACTGACGTAGTAGTTACTTTTGTCAAGCATTTCACGAGGTATTTTAAGAATATTATTATCAGTCGCCGGTAGTACGGCAGTAATGTACTCTTCGAAACTGAAATATTTTATCAATTCGTCCGGTATCGAGTTATTCGTGCTCGTACCAATCTGTGTAGCGTCCCTGATCAAATAATCGTAAAAAAATGCACTGACATCTGTATTTGTATCTTCTTCTAATTCATTTTCAATACGATGAAGCCTTAATTCTTCATAAATAACTGCCATTTTTTATAATATAACGAGAAATTTATTACCATGAAATATTAAACACAACATCTATACACAATACTCTCACCTGCTGAAGGTGATATCCTTGTGATTTTAACGAGTTGGCCACTTTGGATATTGAGATACCTGGCCATCGGATCGGATTTTAGGATGATGGGAAACTGTAACTTGCTCTTGAGATTGTACGTGTTCACAAGATTGTCAATCTGCTCTTTATCGTCAATAACTTCGTGCTTCGGAACGAGGTTATGTTTAGAAATGTTGAACAACAACTCTTTCATGAGGAACACTTGCAATGTCATGTTATTAAATTCCTCCAGGTTCTTTTGATTGAAATTGTTGATTTTCTCCTTAAAAACTAATATGACATGCGTAGTATGATTTTCCTTATCTGAAAAGTATTTCCTTAAATCGTTTATCTTAAACCGTTGACTCATATGATACATGATCTTCATCGTATCGGTAACATCTATGATGAAAAAACTATAACTATCAGGCTTTATTTGCATTGCACTCAAGTCTTCGTTCGATATCTTACGTAGGTTCGATATGTCATGTCCCTGATCGGTTAACATTTCTTTCAATACGGTGAAACTACGACATATATTATTTGTAGGGTCCATAGCGTATGTGTATATGCTTTTTCTTTTCTACAAGATAATAAAAAATATATATTTCAATTTTTGTTTAAATACAAATTTCAAATATCTGCTCCTTTTAGTGAATATCCCAAGCTATAGCCTGTCCAATAGGTATCGTTGTGAGATGTAACGCTTTTACTAATGTGCTTGTCTATATAATCCTTGATGCACTTCTTCCGTAACATTTTACCAACGATGTTCTCCGATTTATGCCATTCTTTGTACTCCTCGTACAAGGGGTCCAGATACAAGGTGCTTTCATCGTCAGGCTTAATGAACGCATCCACAAACTCACCCACGATGTCGTTACTGCGCTGATAATTTTTGGTACATTGTAACACCTCTTCCGGTTCAAATATACCGTACTCTTTATATTTTTTAAAGTATTCGATCAATATCGCCATGAACGTTTCCTTCCATTCCTCAAATTTGAAGGCCAACTCACGATCAATATGAAACTCGTTCTTGTTGTTCGGATTGGGATTATCACAAAAATGTGAATTGAATTCAACCAACCGTATCCTTCTCCAGGTACCTCCGTCTTCAGGTGGAACACTTGGTAAATGATTACATGTCAGAACCATCTTGAACATTGGCTTGAATTCAATGGACTCCTTGTACAAACCTCTGGCGATGATCTTGTCGTTACCGCTCAGCTCTTTCATGAATCCTGCATTGATCTTTTCACCTTCCTCCGGTTCTTGTAAAACGGCGAATCTTCTGCCTTTCGCTCGGACCAGTTCACTATTGGTTTGACTTGACCCAACACGTTTGCTCGTCAGGAGAGAGATGTTGAAATTGCAGCAATAATCTCCCAACACCTTTTCAAGGAGCTCAATACATTTACTCTTTCCGTTGCTACCGTGTCCTGTCCAAATGTAAAATTTCTCCTCTTTATTGTTACCATCCAACATGCTTGCCATCAACGTTAGGACGTATTCTCGTATTTCTTTTTTAGGAAGCACCTTGCTCATAAAATCCATAATTTGTTCTACATACGGATCGTTCTCGTTGTATTCTACGTAATTGATTTTTGTGCTGAAACTAATATAGTCTTCGGGATGCCCTTCACGAAACTCCAGATTTTGTAAATCATACACACCATTCTCAAAGGCGAGTAAATTAGGGTTACTATCCAATAATTCGTCTTCAAATTTTTCGTTGAAAAATTGTAAAGATGACTCTTTCAACATCTTGTCTTTGAAATCGGTCTTCTTCAATTTATTCGCAATCTTGGAAAATATTTGCCCTTTTTTCACGAACCGTTCCTGTTCGTCGTTATCATCCGTTTGGGCTGCTTTGGTCGCGAATTCAGCCGCTATACGCAAGTATTCCTTACATACGTCCGTAGACATCTTCATCTTCAATACGTATCCGTCTTCGCACTTCGTCCAACGATGATGCTTAAACTCGTACCACGATTTATATTTTATGGATGCACATACGAAGTCTTGCTTGAATTTGTTATATATCACCAACGCTATATCATAGTCGGTATCGTTCGCACTGTTCACAAGGTACGTATATAGAGAGGTGCTGATAATCTTGTTATATTCTTCAATAGAATCTTGCTTAGCCCACATGCATAATGTACCGATACCCAAACCACTATCTCGCATATACCTCCACAGATTTTCGCACTCCTGTTCGTCGACGTATTTGCTTGATCGTTTACTGAACTCGATCCAATCACTCAACAAACGATTGTCAATGTTCCGTGCGCACCAACCCACGCTTATCCAAAGCTGATAGTCATGCGCTCTTGTGTCACTCAAGATTTTGATGAGCTTTTGTGCGACCTCGTAGTTCAAACTTGAGCAAACCTTATTATTCACTCTGTTCTGCTGACTCCTCATTACGATGGTTTGTTTGTGCATCGAATCCTGATGATCATCTTCAAGTTCTTGTAGATAATCAATCTTATCTTCTTTGATTTTTGTTTTGATGAACTTGTTCCTTATGCTCAAAATACTTGTATACCTCCACGGTTCTTGTGTGAAAACAGTATTGTTCATACGAGTGAATTCAACATCTCCGTTCGATATGAACGTCCAATGATGCGATATCAGGTACGGTTCGTTGTATGGTTTACGACTTCCATACATTGTCCAATTGTTTTTGTGGATGACGGCCTTGTCGATGATATCTTCTATACAATTAGTTGTTTTCAATTTTCCAGGCAGGTAACCCAACTTGTTAATGATTGATTGCCTCAACATCAATTGAAACGACACTTGAGTAACGATATTGGGTATCATGATATGGATACCGTCCTTGATGATTTTCTTTTTCTCGTCGACACAAGGTGCGGGTTTCTCCATTATATATACCTCGTATATGCTTGTTTCAACAAATTTATTCAATTCATGCAGGTACACTTCAATCACCCCCTCAATGTCATCTGTGGTATATTGCCGGCTTTCGTACACCGGTTCTTTTTCAAATCTAAAATCTAAATCAATCACTATAGGTGACACGTCACGATGTTTCTCGGTAAAATGTAGATGCTCGCCTTTTTGCAGAGCATCGTTATATTTTTCAAGGAATCCTTTTTCATCTTGGCTTGAGATATAAAACGACGATATCGGATTCATTATACTTGTGTGAGTGTGAGTGCTTGATTTAACAGTTTTAAACTTGTTGATATGTTCCTGAAAAACCGAATATGTGTGTCCATTTTTGAGAGACATTATAATTATAATGTTGGAATATTTTTAATATGATTTCAATTCTAAAAAGTTAGGGGGCTTAAAGTAACGATACCAATGACGATACCCCATCTTCAAGTAAAAATCAATTTTTAAATCAAAATTTGAGGTTTATATTTAATTGTATTATATTAAAACATACATGCCATCTTATTGCTCACCTAACAATGAACAAATATACGACCAATCCCGTACGTGTTACAATAAAAAACAGTTACAAATCATTGCAAGAAAATACAACGAAGCCGTATCGAAAAACCAAACCATACCTGTATACCAACAAAAAGATTTCCTGCTACGAGATTTGAAGAACCGTCTCCGTGTACACGAATCCAAATGGATGGATATGGACTTCATGAAGTACGTCAAACGAGAATTGAGACAAGAACTACGTAATAGCTTCAGACCCTCAATTCCAGCAAAATGGTTAGAGAACAGCAGGGAGTGGCTGAATACGATCGATATCACTGATGTAATGACCCAATACGAAAGAAAATATAGGACCTTCAAGTTTTTAGGGGTGCACCCGATCGACTTCGCATACAAGCCACATGGGAATACAATGTGTATTTCGGACGAAATATGTAAGTTTGACGTGCATACTGTAATAAAAGCGGGATACACTCAATTCGCAATCATATTCAATCTAGATAAACATTACGAACCCGGATCGCATTGGGTTTCGTTGTATATAAGTTTGTCGCCTAGGTTGAAGAATTACGGATGTTATTTCATCGATTCGAATGCTGCCGGTATCCCGAACGAGATACACAAATTTGTCGATGACGTCGAATTGCAAATGCGAGGTATGCATCCGAAGAAAGTCTTCCAAAAAATAAACAACACAACCCGATTTCAATATAAGAACACTGAATGTGGTATGTTTTCTATATTTTTCATTACACAATTCTTGAAAAACATATCATTTGATGATATTGTCAAAACAAAAATGAATGACGACGATGTACACAAATATCGCTATATCTTCTACAATACATATAATGTGCGACAATAACTTCTACATACGTGTATTTTTCTTCATCAAACCAAATTTAACCTCAAAACAATGCTCTTGGTTGTTGAAATCATACAGGTTACCGTAATAGTCATAAAATGCAACTTTCAGCTTGTTGAACGAAGACATCACCGGGAAATACGTCTTCACCAAAGCCGTGTCGTTCGCTTGATTGTTGACCAGAGATAGGTTCCTATTTATTATCGCCGTGCACATATTTAATGTTGTTGAGTTGGCGATATAATTTTTCACGTTTCCAATCTTCATTACGACATAATCCGTCCCGTATAATAAATTATATACGAAAGGGGCCGTCAATACATACATACTGTTTGTGGCGTCGTAATGCGAAACGTAGTTTTCGGTTCCGAAACCCAACAACCTACCGATCGATTTGTTCTGCTTATTAAGACCGTTCGAAAAGTGAAACTCGAAGTATCCCGTACTGCTAAATGTAACTTTTTGCGTGATTTTATCGACAGTAGGTGTTACGGTTATGGTATGCAGTACATCGTTTAAAGCATCGACCAGATCATCGATATCAGCATAGTTACCCGGATTTATTACATATTCTGTAACGCTCGAATTTTTCATCACATGTAACATATTGTTGTTTGTATGCACGTTATACCTAGAGAAAGGCATGTTGATCATCATCAACTCAAACGAGCATACGTCGGTGATATTCTCTGTGAATGATACCTCGTATCTCGATGGAGTCGGATATAAATCCGTATCCCTATCCCTACTATCCACCAACAAGCGCACGTACTTTATTTTCTCCGTTTTCGTCTTTGTTTCGTCCGGAGGTGTTATGAAAGGATTCGATTTGATATCGTTGAAGAAATTGTTGTTGAAGCCCTCATCAATTTTCGTACCCATGGTTCAAATATATAAGATTAATTTATTTTCTTTTATTTAAAATGAGCACGAATGAACAATTGCATTTTTTATCAATCTCAAACCTCAAGAATTTGATCAATATTTTTGAAAAGTTTCTTACTGACAGATATGCGTTATCCATCCACGACCGTAAGCTTAACTTGAAGAAAATCATGTTTGAAACAATGTACAAGATTCAAAACGATGATGTTACGAAAAACTTGGGGTTGAACGATCTGAATAAAATTACGTTGTCAATCGTCAAAAATGTCATCAAAGCGAAGTTATCTCTCGATAAATCGTTCAACTCGTCATTAACAAGAGCAAGGGAGGTGAAGGACGATAACGAAGTTCATTTACATAAGATGTTCCGTCCCGTACAAACTACGGACGCATCTAAGAATAAAAATATATTGAACGAACATCAGACGTTGATGGATGAAAGATACAACGAATCGAACGAGTCACACGACGATGTACATTTTACGCTTAATGAGGACAAGGCGATGCCAGACGAAATGTTCTTGAAGCAAGTGAACGAACTGATGCAAAATAGAGAAACCGATATAAACAGTACTCAAACTACCAATCAGGCGAATAAAGAGTTAGCGCAAATATTTACCGAAAATTTTAACAACCATCCAAAGGATCTATATCGTCAACCGCATGACGACAATCTTGATGTTACGCCTGCAAGCAACACAAAAAGAAACGATGCTGATTCCACTAGCTTGGGATACCATGCTACGTTTACTAAACATGTGCAATCACCAACCACCGTCACCAAATTTCTGCTCATAGACAGTCGTGATAGGGATATCGTGATGCATCCCGAACCCAATAGCTACGTCGTACAATTTGACAACATCATAAAGAATCTTTGTGAAGTTGAGCTAATGTACGCACTTTATTACAAAAATGACGCTGAGCAGTACGTGAACCTACAAATTACGGAGTTCCTTCCTGACACCATATCGAACAACCAATACAACAGGGACGCGTTCGTACAACTACCGCTTATTGATTATATTAACGAATTCTCGTCTCAACGAGCTAGTGCATTAAAGATTTTCCAACAACCATTGAGCAAACTCAGCAGAATAACGATCAAATTCATGAAATACGACGGAACGTTGGTCGACATCGGAGAACATTTCATGAAGTTCAGGGTGACCTACTACAACTACAACAATTTAGACACGTTGGTGAAAACAGACGAACAGAAATACGACTCGGACGAGGAATTCGACAGACCGTACGACATTAACAACGACAACAAAGATATTGAACCCTTCACGGACGTCTCAAATACACAAACGTTAGAGAGTAGTAACAACGAGGAAATTGAACCCGAGTTCAATCCGAACGCTCTATAAGAACTCCTCCCAGGTTAAGCCACCTAGGATTTTAGTGGTACCGTTGTGGCAGGTTACCACAAGATACGCGACATCCGTGACAGAACCGTTTACTGCGTTGTTCAATAAAAGATCCACGTTATGTAACTCGATCTCCGTAGTCGTTGGTCCGCTGAAATAACCCGACGCCAACACTTCACCACCAACTACGTCATTTAGTGGATCGAATTTGGCTTGATCAGTTTCGTCATTGTAGGTGAAATCACAGTACTCTCCCATTGTACTCCAGTTATTAAAAGTTGGAGGAAAAGTTTTTATCGTTGTTATATTCTTAATCAGTTGCCATTCGCACATGGCGTTCGGATTCGTCTCGTCGATATCCATGAGATGTATCTTATGCACACGTATCTTCGCTTGGTGATAAGCAGTTTTTAAACGTAACGCACACACGATATTTGTAACTTCACTACCTACATCATTTGAATCTAAAGTGATCTGTTGGGTTTTTGTTACCAATTTTGATAGTGTCTTAGGAATATAATGATATTTGTTCACTGCGTAAACCGCGATATTCCTATGACTCATAGTTACTTCACTATCCGCAGCATCATTATATGTCTCATTGATCTCTAATCGTACGGGTAAAGCGGTATTAAAGTTATATCCGTCAGTATCATTATCAGTAAATTCATGCATCAAATAAATCCGATTTTTCAGATATAATCCAACCGATATCTTGGAACCGTCGTTGTTACCAATCACAAATACCCATGTGTACATGGCTGCTTGAAGACCAGGATCGACACCAATTTCACCAAGATCAATTTGACTAGGTCCAGTACCGTCCATCTTGTCGATATTGCATGCACTTCTTGCCGTCGTAACCGTGGTTCCACTCTTCTTTAGAACAAAGCTAACATCAGTGTCGGTATCCGCTAACTGAACGTACACACCATCATCATTATCAAACATACCCACCTTAACGTTTGTATCATTGGTTGTCGCTGCGGTGGTTAACAATTCAGCTGTTATCATACCTACCACCGTGTTACCGTATGGAATGTGTATATATTCCTTGGATTGTCGTGTACGGCTCGCGTAATTAGTAGCAACGGCAGTAGCTAACGTCGCAGTAATATCTACCTCCGGAGCACCACCCGAGTCTATCTCAAGTGTGGTTGTACCGTTGGTTGTAACTTCTTCAAGATCAATAAACTTATCACTACCTATATTGTGATGAGTAGCAACATCATAAACAAGTTGAGCATTTTTGATGTCTATGTCGGATGTATCCGAACTCGCGCCTAACACTTGTAAGTTATCAATCACGACTTGTAATCCGTCGGCGGTACCTGTTACTTCATCACCAGCACCCAAATCTACGGTTATTTCATCTTTCTTCAAATATTTGATGTATTCTCCGTTCTTTAGAAAGATAGAATGAGCGTTGTTCTTTTGTATAATAGTTGTTTTTTTTGGTAGGTATGTAGAGAAGTCCCCTGTACCAGTTTCTTCGAGCTTGAAGTAATCACCGTAAGACGATATCTTATAAGTTGCCATTATTTTTATTATTATAAATGAAAATTATCGAAAAACTAATATATAACCTTGAAACATCATCAATAAGGACCATTTTAAACATTCATTTTTGCTCTCCAATATCTTTGGATCTTGACGGCGAAATAGTTCTTCACTAAAAAATCGAATATGAGTGTGCATTTATTGTTCACGGCAAGATGACAATATTTACAGAACAGAGCGTGGTCGTCGTAAAACACACCGAAGCCACTACGTATGATATGTTTCACGTGCAGATACCAACGTTTCTGGATACACACCTCTATAAGAAAGTTTCCGTGCTCGTCTCTACAATGCACGTCGGTTCCTCCGTGTAACAAAATCTCAGAAATCTTGGCGTTGTTATGCTTGAGCGCAACGAATATTAGGTCATAGCCGTCGCTCCCAGGGTTCTTCACGTTTACACCGTAATGATCTACTAGTAACTGTACCATTTCAACATAATTGTAGCGGATCATATATTCCAGCAACGATTTACCGTTAATTGGAAGATTGCAAAACGATCGATCAATTAGAAGTAGATATCGTATTATAACGGTACGTTTGTACAATATACTAACTTGCATCAGTTTCTCGATACTACTGGATGTTATCATCTGCATGTTTTGTAGTTTGTCAAGTAATAAAAACATTATATCAACACGTGTTTCCTTTATCGCGTCTATCAAACAATCCAATAATTTGATACGCTCAGCTTCGAAGGTGTTTGTTATTGATTTCAATGAAATTAATACCAAGTATTTGTTCTTTGATCTGATTGCGTTTTCTAACAAATTATGAGCGTCGTTATCAATTGAACATACGAGTTTAAACATTATTGTTATACTTAAATAAGACTAATTTATACCATCCGTTATTTTTTGATTCGAGTGTGCCTAATTTATCCAACACGGCATGCGTGCGATACAACTCCATGTCAAACAGTTCCGTTGTATCGGGTGTCCATATATATTCTACTTGATGTATCGTCACCTTCATAGGTTTAACCTTGATGGTTTTTTTCCCTTGTTGATCAATAACATTATCGTGGTCGTCTTGTATACGTGTAAGATATGCCCTCTCAAATTCAGCTACGTCGAGGGGAAAGGCAAAACATTTTATAGCTTTATTCGTGGCTTTGTTCAATGCACAATCTATGGATCCTCGTTTCACGTTATCTAGCAATCTCGAGACAATCTTATCTTTGTTCTCAGCAAGCTCGTAGATGAATTGATCCGTCGTTTTATTGCGATCTTTGTGCAATATTTTTGCCTGTTGATCTTGAGCAAATTTCATCCTGTACATGAACACCTTAAAATTCCGCTCCGATTCCGGCAGCGCTATATGCGAACATGTGCGATGCGCACGACCTATTACTTGGTTTATTTGAGCTTTGTTCCAATAAGGTTCTAGAATATGTACCTGGCGAACATTCTTGAGTGATATACCGGTCGATCCCGACTGCGTTATCATCAACACCTTTATCAAAGACCCCCTAAGGTTCCCCTCGTTCGTCTTCAACGTATCCATTTTCTTTAGTTGTTCCTGTAAATCAGTACTTAAACCCGATATTTCGGAATTGAATATCTTCAAGATAAGGTCCGATTTGTCCTTATCACTCGTAAACATCGCGTATTTTGGCTTCATATAGTCGCCCTCCGCAACATCGATGATTACCTTGTTGGTCCTCTTGTCGATGTCAATCTTCATTTCTGCGTACCCCCTCGCTTGAAACGCGATCCCCAAGATACCTAAGCCCTCTAATGTCCTGAATTGAGAATATATTAACGCGGATCCGTTGAACGCTGGATCAAGCACGTGTTGTAACACTCTCGCGTATTTCGGAGAGTATTTATGTAAATTTTCTTCGGATAGATAGTCGTGCTTTTGTTGACGCAAAGATTTCAACGCCGCCGCTATACGATTTTCGTACGTTTTCTTCATTGATATACTAGGTTTCGTATCCTCTTCCAATAATATGTTTACGTCTTGTTCTTCAAGATCGAGTTCATTCAGCATCAGCATGGGTTTCTGCGGGAAGGGTCTCTCGATTTCATCCGGGAAAGCAAAATTACACAACAACCTCGAAAACGTTTTGAAAACCCCCGTTTGCTCAAACAAATTGTGTTTGTTTTGTTTCTGTTCCTTTTTTATCTCGGAAGAACGTACCTTGACGTACTTTGATAGTTGGTGCTCCGAGAATGATATCTCTTCGTGTTTTACCCCTAAGTTTGTGGGATAGAGTGATTGGTCACCGCTTTCGTAATAACTTACTATACCACTCAACCTACGCATGAACATATCATCGTTCAACGTTGTTTTGTTGGAAGTATCTATGAAGAATCGGTTAAACTCGTCTTTATCTGTTGGGAACAAATCAACCTTCTCCGTGGTGAACATCTTGTCCGATGATTTTTTCACGACGTTTAAACGAGACTTTTGCAGCTCCTTGATGATTTCCCGTATGCGTGTATCGTCGGTATCGGCGTCCGATGCACTCAACGATAACATCCCATTTTTATGTTTGTTGAAACCGAACGGTGTCAACACAACTTCGATCCACTGGATCTTGTTTTTTTTCTGTAGCACGTGATATAAAATATCTTCACTCTGTTGTAAAACGTCTGATTGTGTAAAAGTTCCGTTGTAATATATTTTGTATACATATGTAAATCCATGCAACAAATTTAGAGTATATGCTATCTCATGAGGGTAATTAATTATCGGCGTACCCGATAACAACACTATCTTTACATTCACAGCTGTTTTTAGTTTGTTATACATGTTGTTGGCGAGGGTGCTGTTGTTGACAACCTTGGATATAAATAAATGGGCCTCATCCACGATTATCAATTTATTATCAAATATATTACCCTTTCCGTTCATTTCGTTGAATTTTTTTATCGTCAATCCATTGTAATGTATGAAATTGTATTTTTGGCCTATGGTATCCTTCATTTGTAACTTGATCTGCTCCTGTTCATTGGTTTTCAATTTGGTAAAATTTGGCTTGCTACCTTTTTCGTCCACGACCCAGTATCCTTTGAACTGTTTCACTAATTTCTTATCAATATTCATTGTGTCCGCGGTTACGATACTCGATTTTGTCACCGAGACAAACTTCCAATTTTGATCCAAAGCATAACTGTCACTCCCACAACGCATCAGTTCGTTCATGTAATTGTTCTCTAATGACGCGGGTAACATTACGGTAACTTCCCTATGATTGGTCATAATTTCTGCTATCGCAATTGACGCGCATGACTTTCCCACACCTAGGCCATGATACAACAACAGACCGCGGTATGGACTCTGATGTTGCATATAATCGCGTACGAACCTTTGATGAGGGAAAAGATCTAAACGTTCTTTTTTGACATCACACCCTCGCAGCTCAACGACATCGTTTTCGTAGTTTTTGAATGTTTTCGTTATCCATAACGGAAACTTTTTAGTATTGGGATGTACCCAACCATTCAAACGCACCTCCGTTTTATGTAAAGGCATGTCTCTTTATTATAATTACAACAATTTCTTTATAAAAATTGATTTAACGAAGTCACTCACCTTAAATAATACACATACACGCTATTATCATGAATGAGTTACCGTTCAATCCGTGTAATTCTTTGTTGAGCATTCAAACAGTGATACACGTGCTACGCACACATGGTGTCGATAAAAAACCTAAAAATGTTGCCATATATAGGAAAGCACTCCTACATCGTTCGTATTGTACGCGCAAAAATGAAAATTTCGTTAGTGGTAACATGGAAAGACCAGATGATTGCATTCCGTTACAAGAAGACTCTAACGAAAGGTTAGAATTCTTGGGTGACGCTATACTGAACCTGGTCGTTGCTGATTATCTCTACGAGCGCTACCCAGATGAAAACGAAGGGTTCTTGACGATCATGAGGACACGACTGGTCAACGGTAACATGTTGTCGTATCTTGCGTCCAAGATTCATTTAGGTGATCATATCGTTATCAGTAAGCAAGTAGAAGCGAACAACGGTAGACAAAATAATAAGATCCTAGAAGACGCATTTGAAGCATTAATCGGGGCAATATATATTGACTTCAACGACAATGCGAACAAAAAACATATGTGCGCTGGAAATGGTTTCGCGATTGCGAAGGTGTTTATCATAAATATTCTTGAAACCTACGTTGAATTCTCGGACTTAGTACATCAGCGTACCAACCCGAAGGACAAACTGATAAAACAATGTCAACATAATTTTCAATGGACACCAAAAATTTACGAGATTGACGTTTGCGATAAAGATAACACTAAAATACACACGGTGTGTATAAAGAATCAAAATAACGACGTGATAGCTACCGCGAAAGCCACCACCAGAAAACTTGCCGAAATTTCCGCGGCAAGTAAGGCTCTTGCATATTTCGGCTGGGACGAAAGTTAATTAAAACAAACTTGATGATTTAGTGCACGATGCTTGGATTAAACTGGTCAATTTCCAAAAACCGTACAATGATGTGAAGAACAAACTACAAAATCCTTCAACTACACTGCATGAAAATCCAACAAATACAAAACGGATCCATATACCGAGTAAAGATACCGCGTAAATTATGATGACCGCTAACCACAAATAGAACCATACACCACTACTACTATCAGTATCATCATCTTTATCTTTGTCTATAAACTCCTGTGCGGTTGTAAATTTAGAGATCTTTTTGGGTTTTCCTAATACGTATGCTAATTCAATTAACATTTTATTAAAACGAATATTTTTTTAATATGAAAATTTTTATCCACCAATATTTTTTTTACGCAGCAAATGTGATAGGTTGTATGTTATTAACTTGCTTAATGTCCTTAACAAAATGATGTTTCATATAGGTTTGTAGATTGAAATAGGTTACGTTGTCATCGTCCGTACATTTGAATATGCGCTTCAAATTCTCGTCTGGAATGATCTTACGTCTGTCTTGTTCGTTGCGTAAATTATTCTCCTTGATATAATCATTCAACATCTTAGTCACATCCTTCCTAGGTATACGCGTTCCTGCTTCGATCCGAAGGAATTCATATAGTTCTGGACTAAGCAAAGATGGCATGGCAAACCCACTTAAGGTGCGGTTTTCGCTATTTTTGTTCTTGTTCTTTTGTTTCGAAATCGCCTTCACCACATTATTAAAATCTTTCTCCAATACTTTACCAATTCCTTGTAGTTCCTTTACATCTTTGTTGATAGCAGCAATCTTTGCTGTAAAATTGTTCAATTTCATGATGAATGCGTTCTCAATTGACTCGCATTTGTCCGCCGGAGAAAAAATCTTCGTATTGTATTCCTGTACAGGTTTTGATGCCAATACAGGCTCGGGTTCAATGGTAGGTTGGGGTTCGGGTTCGGGTTCGGGTTCGGGTTCAATGGTAGGTTCAGGTTCAGGTTCAGGTTCAATTTTAGCAGCAGGTTGTTTGTTGGTGGACGATACATTTTTTTTTGTAGTAGCGTTTTTGATTACTTTCTTCACTTGTGTTTTTTTGCCTGTAGTTGCCATTTATATATATGTAGTTTGATTGTTAAAAAAGATGTACATACAAATCTTTAAGTAGGTTTCATTTCATACACAAAAAACTCATTTTCATGCTCGAAGATGATACGTGTTTCACTTTGTTTAATCTTAGTTTACATAACATGCGGTTTACAAATTTCATATACCGCACCGTATTTTTACACATTACGTAATCATATAATTCGATAAATTTGAAAAATGCACCCAGATTTTGAATGAAACTCAATTTCAAGAAGTAATACGAAAACACGTTGCTCGATTCTCGTAACGGTTTTCCTCCTAATAGAAAATGGATATCCGACGCGAGCGTCGTTGATGATTGAATTTCTATATCTATATTTCGTTTCACATCAATTAACAAAGGACGCAATATGGATCGATTTGACAATGTATATATAATCGTATGTATAGTTAACGCTAACGTCTCTACATAGGCTTCGAATAAATTCAGGCTATTGTTTCGCGTCAATATATCATATTTACGCTGAATGATATCATCGTATCGTTTGTTGTAAAACAACGGATGAGTACCATATACATGTAACATTTCATGTATCAATACCTTCAACAACTCTTCCGCTCGGAATATAACGATGATGGGATCTTGGATACACCATGACAAACCACTGTTTACATGTTCACATGTTATATACTGTTCCCCTTCGATCTGCTCGTACGGAAATTCTTTCACTTCCGATGATAATTTGAACATGATCATCACATTATCTCGGTGTTTCTTGAAAACCCTCTCTAGTATGCCGATATAAATAACCAAATATTCAACAATTTTATCGCGATATGTAGTCGTGATTTTATCGTTAAATTGCAAGACAACTTTCGTCTTGAATTCATCAATATATATGGTTGTATAATGACAGGGACCTTCTTTAAACGTTGCTAATATGTTCCCCGGTATGTATGATATATTTGTCATTTCAAGCTCATCTAGTATTTTTTTATCAGTTACGTCGGTATCTAAGGTTGTAACGCTGACGTTGCGTGAAAACTCAACTGCTTGTACAATTTTGCGCACGAATCGATTTACGCTCATCACCGTTTTGTTTAGTAGTGATGATAAAAAAATATTATGCATAATTCATCATCGATGGAAACAATAATCGTAAGGTAGGTGCGTGCTCAGTTATATTTTCTTTACAATTGCTCATATCTAAATTGAACAAAATATACAGATCACCGTTCACATATCTTCCCTTCAAACCTTTACCTAAGAGCATAGTGTCCTTACCCTGCAAGTATGGGTGATAATGCAACATCAGTGTTTCTCCAAAATGATCCATTTCTAAACAAAACCCAACATAGTAATCGTAGATGCTTATGTCGAAAGTGCGTATCAGATCTAATTTGTTGACATACGTGTTTATCATATAAGTATCGTCATCTTGAACGATCAGCTTCAAATGTAAATCACCATATTTTTCGTTACAAGGATCCCAATCCCCTTTACCTTCGTAAAACATGTCGTTCTTATAGTCAATGAAAGGTACAAGTATTTCGTGCGTTTGTTGCCCTATATCCTTACTTTTATAGCGTACCGTCACCTTTTTACCGTGTTCCAGATATAACTCTTGAATAGTTACATCTATCGTGACATGTATATCGTTATTTTTATCGACACCCCTACAATTGTATTCATTGCTCGTTGTATTATGGGGATTAGAAGCGTTAAATGCAGATATTATCATGCTCCTGATCAAATTCAGCATTGTTTTGAACAGCATATCGTGGTTTGTTGTTGAGGCATGATCGTCATCATCGCTCAATAAATAATCGTAAGCAGCCCTCAATCGTATAAACTCATCGTTGTCCGTTACTTTGGTTTTGTCCGGATGCACGTCTTTCGCTCGTTTCCTGTAAGCACTTGCGATGGTATCCGCATTTATTTCATCTTCATCTTCGTTCAAACCTAATATCTGCAGTGCTGTTTTACGATTTAAATACATACGTACAAACTATTTTATTATGGATAGTTACCATTTAAACCATTTTTATGAAACGTCGGATATATATTATCATAATATACGTCATGAAATGATGAGTCATCTGCAACAAAGTTTTTTCGAAGATAAAACAAATTTGTTTAACATGCCGAACATGTTGTTTTACGGCAACGATTTTGGATTGTTGAAAATATATATTTTTCAATTACTACAATGGCATTGTCACAAACCGATTTCTGATATACGTATGTGCAACGAATCAATCACCTTACAGAATATAACATTTGAATATAAATGCTGCGACCACTTCGTATTATTGAATTGCGACACTCAACTTAACAAAGAAAAAAACGTAATAATTGATTTCACCAAGACATTGAGCCTCCAAAAACATATTGGTCAAAGTAAGCATATAATCGTCCTTATGAACATTGATAAGCTCAATACGGCCTCTCAATATCGTCTACGACGCATCATAGAAAGATCATGCATGAATTGTGTTTTCATATGCGCATGTAGCAATTATTCGAGGGTGGTAGAATCGCTCCGTAGTCGGTTGCTGTGTATCAGGACCGCGTGCTTGTCAAACGATCAAAAAGAAGCGGTGTTTCGTTCAATATGCAAACACCACGACGTTCCCGATGCATGTTTGACCGAGCATATAAAGGTAATACATACGAAATGCTCGTACATCGAAGACATATTCTTTTACTTCCTGATTATCAAATTAAAGGATGCTGACTTCTTACAAGATACAATACACCTCTTCGATTTCATAAAAAATGATATGTGTGTATTACTGAAATCGTATAGCAAAACCAAGAATGTACGCACCATCATAGAAGATACGAGGGCAACTATTTATAAAATTGTACATTACAATATCCCACATCAACATGTAGCTAATGTTATATCGGACGTTGTGAAAACAATGAAATGGAAAAATAAAAAAATATATCAGCATGTTATGCATCAATTATCACGATTGCTAGCGCAATTCGATCACGACATCGTTCAGATCAATGTCTGTAAGATCATTTTCGCATATGAAAATTTGTTGATCAACATCTTCAAGTTATTGTTTAACACTTCTTCAAAACATAGTCAAACATAACGTGTCTAGGTCGACAACAACTTGTTGAGTTTATATTGTGTTATGTGTATATTGTGCTCGTCTTGTAAAATTTTCAATGTGTTTCGTATTGAATTTACTCCGTTCCAAAAAAGCTATGTAAAGCTGGTTTTGTAACTAACTCTACTTACTTTCTTTAAGGGTGTTGGGACGCTCACCCATATACTTCAAATAGATATTTCTTGCTCCGTTGAAGTCTCTATCGATCGTTAAGGAACACCTTGAACACTTAAAATTCTTCGAAGAACCCAAATTCATATTCAATTCTCCACAACAACCGCATGTTTTGGAAGTAAACGCTTCGTTAATAACATGTACGTTCAGTTCCTTTTTATTAATTAGTCGTTGTTTGAATTTATAGTGTTGTAGTCCAAGTAATCTCCTTTTCGTTGTTGAATGTAAAAAAGTTCCACTTACCATCTCTTGGCTATCGAATGATGGTAGCAAAACGTCCGTATAGTTTTTTCGTAAGTAGGTTATCGTTTTCAAGTGTATGTCGTCTACGATATTCTTTATTCGTAAGTTTATCCTCAATAACTTTCTTCTATAATGTTTGATGTTCCTGATTTTCTTGTCTTTGAGCGTTTGTAGCAATCTTATCTTGTTATGAAGTTTCTCTATCTTTTCTGTTCTCGAGGTAAATTCAACTACCTCGGTATCTGAATATCCTGTTTGAAAAGTCCTCACGCCTGGATCCAAAGCAATCACCGTTTTGTCATCGTTTATTGGTTTCCGTACCGAAGTGTCCATTGGTATTAACAAAAAGTAATTCTTTCCGTCCGTTAATAATTTGGTATCGTGATCAACCAACAATTTATTTTTCTTTATTTTTTTCAAGGTTCGATGTTTGATTGGGATTTTTGATTTTATGTAACGTTTGTAGATATAAAATCCATCGTTTTCAAAGTTTATAGCGGAATGTGGAATGGTCATACAATTCTTTTTGTTTTTCCGAGATTTGAAGTTCATATTAAAAAACTTGATATTTTTATTCCTCAAATTTGTAAAACAGGTTTTGTGTGCGGAGATACACGCTTTTATAGCGTCCGCCCTAATATCTTTGGGCGTTTCGATCATCCACTCTTTATCTTTGAAGAACGGATTGTCACCGTTGTTGTAAATTACGAATTGATTCCTCATTTTATAGAAATTCATCCATTCTTTCGTGTTCCTATTTTCTTTCGTATACGCAAGAAATTGATTATAAACGAACCTATACGTTCCAAACCATTGTTTAATCATCGTTTTCTGACTCGTCGTCGGATAAATCTTGATCTTTAGGTTTTTTATTGTATCTTCGTTTTCCCATTTGTCGGCAGTTGAAAACGTGGATGATGGAAAGCAAGTCTTCTGCAAGTTCTTGCTCCTTGGATTTATGTTCCTCTTCATCCAAAACGATGATCCTGCCTCCGGTGCCTTCAACGACGTATTTGATGACGTCGAATCCGAAGCGACACAATCGGTCTTTGTGGGCAACCACAACTTCTTCGATTTCTCGTTGCAGGCATTGGTCCAAAATGGTTTGCAACCCTTTGCGTTTGAAGTTAATACCAGAACCAATATCCTGAATAACAAGGTGGTCGGGATATCGTTGCTTGAGAAGGTCAGTTTGTCGTTCGAGATCATCCCTTTGTTTATGGGATGAAACACGAGCATAAACGACTTTCTTTTTATCACTTGAAATTCTATTGACGTTAAAAAATTTCTCAAGATCGTCAAAGTTGAACATTCGCACTCCGTGAGGACTTCTGAAAGAAGGGACATGACCATTGTCAGCCCATCTTCGTAACGTATCAGCACGGACTCCGTAATGTTTACACGCTTTTTGCATTGTAAGGATTTTAGAAGCTGACATTTTAACATTCCAACGCGATTTTGAAGTACTTTTGAACAAACAGTTTATAAGTATACTACTACTAAATAAGGATACCTTTAAATACGTTTTTAAAAATAAAGTAACCTATAAACACTACTTAAACATAATAAACCATAGCCTAAACGTTAACAGTTGTTACCCCCCTTGTTATACGTGAACTTCAATTCCACACCGTTATCCGTTTGTACCCACCCGTGTATACAAAGATGATTGGCATGCACATCGTTATGACACTTTTTACATAAGGTCACCAAATTATAATCCGCGTTCTTATGGAACGTATTGTTTATGAATCCATCACTTGAAGCGTGCTGCTGAAAAATAATATGATGAGTTTCTATATTTACTTCCGAACGACATACCATACAATGGTCAACTATGACATTTGAGTTGTATCTGGATACCTTGTGTGCGACAATCTCTTTGCCGTTACCAAGTAGCTCATGTCTTATCTCAAACGCTTTATGCACAAATTCGGACGACATATCCATAGCCTTGCACACCTCCAATCCATACAAAGATGATCCCGGACCCGATTTCAAGCATCTGTCATATATCAACTTACCGGTTGATTCGTCGTATTCGACACTTAAATGCTTGATACATATTGTAGCATCCGTTATCATCCTTCGAATACGTGGCATATGATTTAATTCATGTAGGTGTGTTGCGAATACGAAAGATGCACGCTTCGACACCAACGTCTCCATACCCGCCGTAACGATGGCGAGGGCAGAAATAGACTCCGTACCGGCGCACAATTCGTCGCCGATGACCAAACTGTTTTGCGAAACTCTCTTGAAGATGTTGCGTAACTCAATAATTTCGTTCGAAAATGTAGAAAGACCCTTCAATATGTTATCGTTTGACTGGATGCGTGTGAATATTTCGTTGAACGGAACGTAATGCATCTCCGTACATGGTACGAACATACCTGCCTGAGCTTGTACAATCGCCAAACCAATGGATTTCATGAAGCTACTTTTTCCCGATGCGTTCACACCGTATAATATTAACCCGTTCGAACAACCGTCGCAGGACCTAGTGTTACCTAGTGTTACATCGTTAGGTGTATATTGTAATTGTCGCTGAACCTGCTCGATCAACAGATGCCTGAGATTTTTTATCCGTAAATAACTAGCGGTTGCGTCGTCGTCATCGGGTATGATAGGTCTCGTCAAACAATATTTCGCCGCGTTCTTTGCGCACGTCAGATGATAGTCTACGATCTCGAGGATATGCACAATTTCCTTGAAATAACATTGGTTAAACTCACTCGAAATACCGTTCAAAAACTCCTTGTAATATACGGCTTGTTTCGTCTCAATGTGCTTCTGAATGCTATGCATTTCTTTGTCAAGGCTCCTCAAATAATCCGACGTGAACCTCGTGTTGTTCGATACGGACGAAATCGAATGCAACGTGTGTTCGCTCGCATTATGAGCTTGTTTGCTCTTCAATATATTCCACCGTTTGGATGTAGTTACGTAATGATAACCGTTGCGATCATTATAATCTAACCGTACCCATTTATATGTATCCGTGTTTGCATCAACAGCGTCTATAAAATATGTTAGTTTTTGTTTCAGGTCGTTGAATTTAGTGTACAACGCATCCAAATCAGGACATACGCCCGGTTTGAATATGTTCTCGATGCCTACTTGCTCTTGCATGTTGTCTAGCACAAATATATCATCGCATCTCGCTCTGAACATCAAGAACGTTCCGTCGTTGATGTAGTCACATATAATCTTGAAGCGTTCGCGTATAGCCGCATGCTTACATAATACACGACACACGTTGTCCAATGTTTTCAAGGAGGTGAACAACGCGTGGAATTCATATGGACGTATGTTAAAACACGTCAACTTGCGAAATAAACGTTCTATATCTACAACGCTACGCATATCGTTCCCAACCAACGTCCATGCTTTCAGATCAAAACACACTTGTGTTCGGTCGTAACGTACATTGATGGTCTCTGCGCATGTCAACGGATTCAGTAATTCCCGTTTAAAATATCTTTTCCCTACGGATGTCTGACAGCCATTTAATATTGACAACATGCTGGTGTTTTTTTTGTTGCTTTCCGATACGATATTCAGTTGATTTATAGAATTAAATGCTAGGAGCAGATTCTTGTTGTTGGATCCTTCGAGCAGTGGTCGGTTTATCTTCATCAATAGATGCTCTCCATGTTCATATATGAATTGAACGAGGTACACAAAACTTACGAGGGCGTATGGTTTGTATTCTAGGTCCAAGTATTCAATGATAGACAACATACCTGTGTCCTTGAATACTTTCTGAAGCAGAGTTTTTTGAAAGTTAAGTTCGCAATACTTTTTGCTCATCATATTTAGTTTGTTATGTAAACACCGATCACCAACGTCCAAACATTCCATCATGTTAACCATATGATCGCTATCGTTTAATATCCTGTCCTCGTTATCTTCAACCACACTTAACAACACGACTTCACGTGGGTCATGTAACAATGTCATGCGGTATATTTCGTCGGAGATGATCTTACCGTCAAACACATTAGGTAGCTCGTTACACATGGATATGCCTGTACTAGCGTCAAACGTACTCCATGCCAACGCATAGCACGGCTTGCTGCTCTTGAACGACGAAAGCTTTTCCACATATATCGTCATCATGATGTTCGATTCGTAGTTAGGTAAATCGTCCACGTATGTTGAAGGACTGTACACCTTCGTGATATCACGCTTCGATTTAGGTGGAGGCGTAGTCTGTTCTACGATCACAACGGTGTAATTATGTTGAATCAGGATATCAAGGAATTTTTTCACAGAGTGATTCGGAAATCCAGCCATTAAGTGATTAGATCTACATACGGTTGGTATAGATTTATTCTTCCTTGTAACTTGAATGTTAAAAAGACTGCATATGTTGTAGATGTCAGCACCAACCGTCTCATGATCGTTATGTACAGCATATATCTCAAAAAACGACCCTACCTCCATTAGTACAACAGATTTAAGACCATATTTTGCTATCGCGTTGTCATGAAAAGTTAGATATTCTTCGAATATACTCATCACAAATCAAACACGTATCAAATAATAATCCAGGTATATTCTTAAGTACAATTTCTTAAATATTTAAAGTTTGAACATTTTAAATTAGATACTAATAAATGAGTGAATACGTTCCTTGTGAAATTTGTTCTTCAAATATTGTATTCAATCGGTATATCGAACATATTGAAATTTGTTTCATGAACAGATCCATGTACCAGAATATGATGACAACCTTCATGTATAGTAATGATGACGACGATATTGGTACTACTACTTCGTTTGAAAACGACATTTATTTGAACATTGAATACGGTTTAGAATCGATGCTAAATGCGTATATGCATAACGAGTCGTCATGGAATTCAATCATAACTTTGTTACCAACGCTATTTACACAATCAAATGACTACGAGTTCAACTTACAATTACAAGAAATGGCTGGTGGGAACGTAGATACACCCGTACGTGACATCGATAGCTCGTATAACGTGCTCAAGGTAGATAACGATAACAATGAATATGCCTGTTCGATATGTTACGATTGCATACAAAAAGATATAATTTTTGTAGAAACCATATGTAAACACATATATTGTAAGCCGTGTATAGATAGATGGTTCACTATGAAATCAACATGTCCGGTTTGTATGCATGATTTCAATACCAGCGTTTAAAAATTGATTTATTTATTTAAAAAAACGATTACCAAGTTAAGATACATTAACAAACCTCATAACGTTTCATTAATACCATAATGAATAACGACAATAACAATTCGTTGAGTGCTGACGAGTTTCAGAAATATACATGGACTGCCATAGAAACTTACTTCAAACAAAACGAAGGAAAGACCCTACTGAGTCACCAAATCGAGTCCTTCAACGATTTCATCTTAAACAAGATTGAAGAAATCATACAAGGTTTCAATACGATTGAAGTATATCATAAATTTATACCGGATAAGGATGCATTTGAATATCAGATAGATATTGAAGTGAATGACGCAGTCATCACAAAACCAACTATTTACGAAAAAAATGGCAGTACCAAAAACATGATGCCACATGAAGCTCGGCAGAGGAATTTTAGTTATTCATCTTCATTGTATGTTACATTCAACATACGGTGTGAATGGTTTGATAATGGTGAGAAACACATTTCTACTAAAACAATGAGGAACATATGTATAGGTAAGATTCCTATCATGGTTGGTTCCAATTATTGCAATTTGAACCAATATACGGTTAAGAACGTAATGCAAGACGAATGCAGGTTCGATCCGGGTGGATATTTCATCGTAAACGGTAACGAAAAAGTAGTGATCAGCCATGACAGGATCGCAGAAAACAAAACGTACGTTTTCCTTGATAACAAATTATCACAATTCTCACATGTGGCAGAAATACGATCTGTTCCCGACAACAACTTTGGTCCGCCTAAGTTAACATCGTTGAAGCTGTCTTCAAAACCAACCCAATTTGGTCATTGTATCAAAACTAGCATACACCATATACGGGTTGAGATTCCTTTGTTCATAATGTTCCGAGCACTTGGTGTGGAAAGTGATAAGGATATCGTTAGCTACATAACCTTGGATACACCAAATGTCATCAATCAAGCGATTATCTCACAATTAAAAGGAAGCGTTGAAGAAGCAAATCACATAACGACACGCACCAAAGCATTGGAATATCTTTGTAGGCATCTAAACATCAGTGGTTACCCGAAAGAGTTCGTTATGAACAAAAACAAAAGGATCATGATCATTATGGATATCTTGAAAAACGACTTTTTACCTCACGTCGGTCAAAGTTTTTGTAAGAAGGCTTTGTATCTAGGGTATATGACTAATAAATTGTTACAGTGTTATCTTGAGATGCTGGATATGGACGACAGAGATTCGTACCTCAATAAACGAGTCGATACACCCGGTATCATGTTGGCAAATTTATTCAGACAATATTATGGCAGGGTCGTCAAAGACATAAAAAACTCTATCATAAAAGAACTGAACACGGGGTGTTGGAAGTCGTCCAACGATATCACGAATCTGATCAACAAAAATAACATATATAAAATCGTCAAGGTTAGTACAATTGAATCGGGTATGAAATATGCACTCGCTACGGGTAATTGGGGTATCAAAAATGGAAACATCAAACAAGGAGTAGCACAGGTACTAAACAGGCTTACGTACAATGCTACTCTTTCCCATTTAAGACGTATCAATACACCCATGGAGAAATCTGGTAAATTGATCCAACCTAGGAAACTGCATAACACACAATGGGGTATCATTTGTCCGGCCGAAACACCGGAAGGTGGTTCGGTTGGCCTCGTAAAGAATCTCGCCATTTCAACAAGGATCACCATCGCCTCGGATTCAAGGAACGTACGAAATTTCGTTGAAAGCTTTGGTACCGTTATCTACAACGAACATACCGAAGTGCATACGTTAGGGAACGCTACAAAAGTTATCATCAACGGAGATTTCGTCGGCATTCATAATAACCCGTTTTTGCTCTTCACGAAGCTGAAACAACTAAAAAGGACCGGTGTCATCAACATATACACAAGTATTAGTTGGAATATCGCCAGAAATTATATCAACATTTCAACCGAAAGCGGCCGATGTGTGCGCCCATTGTTCATTGTGGCCGAAAATAACCGTCTGGTATTTAACAAGCATCATGTACTTGCCTTGAAAAAAAAAGAAATATCGTGGATCAATCTAGTGAGCCCTAACACCATCACTGACTCTGATATTGCTCAACATATTAACGAACCCGTTGTTGAGTTCTTGGATGTCGAAGAACAAAACTCTTGCATGATCGCGATGGGTATCAAAGAGTTATACAAAGGGAAAAAAGGAGAAAGCCTACCCGTACAGTACACCCATATGGAGATCCATCCGTCGTTGATCCTCGGTGTCCTCGCTAGCAATATTCCGTTCCCTGACCATAACCAATCACCTAGGAACTGTTACCAGTCAGCTATGGGTAAACAGGCGATCGGTATTTACGCCACGAATTATCGTAAACGGTTGGATACATTGGGACATATCCTCAACTACCCTCAGCAACCGCTAGTAAAAACCAACATGCATAAGTTGCTCAACTCGAGTAACATGCCTTGCGGTATCAACGTCATCGTTGCCATTGCTTCGTACACCGGGTTCAATCAAGAGGACTCTATTATGGTAAATCAATCATCCGTAGATAGAGGCTTATTCAACAGTACTTTCTATCGTACGTACAAAGAACAATGTAACAAAAACTTATCGACGGGTGAAGAAGAAGTGTTCTGTAAGTATATAGATGACGACGAATCCGTGAAGCGCCCGTTCAACTACGATAAGCTCAGTGACGACGGATTCATTGATGAAAATATATTTGTTCAATCCGGAGATATAATGATCGGTAAATATATGCCCCAAAAAATACAGAACGCCGTGTTCGTCAACAAGGATAACAGTGTCGTCGTTAAAAACAACGAAAGTGGTTACATTGATATGAAATGTGCACATGATAAGTACTTCAAGAATACATCAGCGGAAGGATATCAGTTCGCTAAAATTAAGGTGAGAGACTTCCGACAACCCACCATCGGGGATAAATTGAGCTCTACAAGCGGACAAAAAGGAACTATCGGGATGATGTACAGACAAGAAGATATGCCTTTCAACAAGGACGGACTGGTCCCTGATATTATCATCAACCCACATGCTATCCCCAGCAGGATGACAATCGCGCAATTGTTAGAGACCATCATGGGTAAGGCATGCACCATGTTAGGTGCGTACGGTAACGCTACACCTTTCACCGACATGACAATTTACGATCTCATGGATATATTACAAACCGATTGCGGGCTCGAGAGAACCGGAAACGAAATATTGTACAATAGCCGGACAGGTGAGCAGATGACGACGAACATATTTATGGGTCCCACGTACTACCAACGATTGAAACACATGGTATGTGATAAGATGCATTCTAGGAACAGTAACGGACCAATCGTCCTACTCACCAGGCAACCCGCAGAAGGTAGGGCTAGAGATGGTGGATTACGGCTCGGTGAAATGGAGGTCGAATGCAACTGGGCGCACGGTACCATGTACTTCTTAAAAGAAAGGTTTATGGAGTGTTCGGATAACTACAGGATCTTCATTTGCAAAAAATGCAATCGACCTGCGAACGTCAATCCGGATAGGAAGAAGTATAAATGCTATTATTGTACGAACAAGGTCAACTTTGCGGAGGTGAGGATACCTTTCGCAAGTAAGTTGTTGATGCAAGAAATTCAAAGTATGAGCATTGGTACTAAGTTCGTTACTGAGTGAGCTATGCATTACATCCTATTCATATCTCTATTTTTTTTTATTCACTAAATGTAAAAATGTGGAAACATGTGCTCAACACTGTTCTTGTCGTTTTGATATTTGCGATGATCATGTTCGTTTACAAATTGAATATTACACAAATTAAGAAGAAAAATCTTATGGTCGAAACATTCATACAAAAGGCCACTGCTAGTGCAAAGGATGAACCACTACCGTTCACTAAAGACGAATTTAAGGTTTATGCTAACATAATTGGTATATTCAAACACAGACTGAACAAAGAGCCAACGGAAGACGAATTGTTCGCTTGTTACAACAAATTAACAAACAAAGAAATGTCGCTCTCCGAATTAGACTCCTTGCTCCAGGACGAACATAAAAATTACAGGTTGTTCTTGTTTCCCGAAGCCAAAAATGTCCTCGCAGAAACTAAGGACACGACGACGGCACAAACACAACCCACGGACGGAGACGACGAAGAAGAACAGCAAGACGATGATAAAACGTCATCTTTAGAAGCTAATGCTGATGACGACGACAACGAGAAATCGGTCCTTGATGGTAACAATCGCGTTCAATACATTATCAATCGCCCCACCATATATAACATAGGTACGAACGCTACCAAATCGTTCGAATCTTTGAACAACAACGATGTAGGACAATCTACACAAGATCTTATTGATGCGATAAGGAAGCAAACCGACACCACCGATGACGATGTTGATAACTTCACTACATTTGACCAAGTCGAGAAAAACAAAAATTACAAAAATAGATGCCAGACTGAAGAAGAATTAGCAGACCAAAACAAACTCGCCATTAAAAAGGACGAACGCAATATGAACGAATTAAAATACGGGTGCGACCGTTCGAAAAAATCTGATAAACTTGCACACGAATACGATGATATGGTTCTCAGGCATGACCAACTGTGGAGGATGCCTGAAAGATACCCTCCCGTATGTAAGATGAACTCGAAGAAAAAATGTCCAATCAACCCCGTTGAGGTACAGTCTGCATTGCTTGGTACGTTATTAGATGACGCTACAAACACAAAAATTGGATCCATCATGCCTCCATTCAAGTACAAAGAGTGAGTCGTATCTTGTTGAATTGTATATTTATCAATCTTATTATATTATAATAACAATGACGTCTTTGTCCGCCTTGTTCCTTTATTCGGACGCACCCGGTTTTGAAAAAATGCGCCTCTTTTGGGTTCTTTTTTATATCGTTATGATTGCCGTTAATCTCCTGCTATACCTTTATCTTGAAGAGCTGAAAGAAAAACAATGTACATGCTCGGAAAAATTCAGGGACATCTTCCAGAAAGTTATTGCGGTGAAGGTGTTCTTCATGCTGATTGAGCTCGTCGCATTGCTTACAAACCCAAACACACTTATGTACGCCAACGTGTTCAACGGAATAGCGAGTTTCCTTAGTATGGGTGTGCATTTTCCGTTGTCTTTATTGTTCATGTGGAACACCGAGCAAGACTGCGCATGCGCCAGGGATTGGAAAGAGTACCTTATCTACGTGTGCTTTTTCTAACCATATTTTAAACATTTATATATGTACGTTTTTTTATACGCATGCATCAAACGGTGTTTCTATATTATAATATTCACGATACATAAATAACAACACAATGACATCGAAAGCGGTGCTCTTCGGAATTAACTACGTGAACACACCATCCTCCAGGTTAAGAGGGTGTGCGAACGACGTCAATAACATGGCCGCCTTCTTACGACATCAAATGCATTACGACTCCGTAAAAGTGTACACCGATGAGGCGGACGCATCTAAAACTACTGGGCACGCCATCATCAATACCCTGTACAAATTGGCGATAGACTCGCATCGTTACAAACTCCAAAAAGTGTGGATTCACTTCTCCGGACATGGGTGCAGTATCTCGGATTCCAACGGGGACGAAACGGATAGGCGCGACGAATGTATCGTACCGTCAGACTACGAACGAAGCGGGGTCATCACCGACGATCTCTTGAAGCGCGTCTTCCGCTATTTCAACTACGATACCAGCGTAACGTGCGTATTCGACTGTTGCCATTCAGGGACGGTGGGTGACCTGAAATACGTACATCACGCTACAGATTCGTACGAGATCGTGAACGCCTCCTCCAAATGTCAAGCCAACATAATGATGATATCCGGATGCAGAGACGATCAAACATCGGCCGACGCGTACAACGTTCGTGGACTCAGGCAGTTCTCCGGTGCAATGACCTCATGCTTGTTGTTAGTTTTGAAACAGGAGCGAACGGTGTTTGAAGTTATGCTTATGCTTAGAGGTCTACTTATCGCAAAGCGTTTCACGCAACGACCACAACTCACGGCTAGTTTCTTGATTCCCGACAACTATTGTATCACATGATCATTTTTTCAACCGTTAATATGTATTTCATCGTTACTGAAAACATATTTATATTTATAAATGTATATGTAGCATATACGTATTATGGATAACGATGCTATCTTGACCACCAAAGAAATTGGATGCGAGTTCCTCAAAGCATATCCAAATAACGATCTTGAATGCGTCTCACAAAACGGCATCAAATTCGTTACACCTAACCTGCTCATCAAAGACATTCACATAAGCAAACATGTTAAGAACGTCGTTTTTAGTCAAGTGCCCGACCCTGTAGATTTGTACGCAGACTACGATAAAGTTCTATCCGGCGAACCCGAGCATACCATTGATGTTTCGCAACTAGGTACGCTCGAACTCTCGTCCGTAGACGCAGAACTCGTCACGTCGAAATACGGCTTCCATAACACCAACCTTGAGCATTACGTAAACTTGACGGTGGATGATACGAACGTTCTTTATATCGACGTACCCGACGTATCAAATTTGCGTTGCGTTTACAAGGATGAAAGCGACGTGCTGCAAGACGTGTGCTTCAAGGACTTTATCTACAAGCTCGTCAACGATTTTGACGCTCAGGTATCTTACGACGCTCCGATAGATTACGACGACGACGTCGTCAGACCATCAGGACTGGAGGTGTTCGACATCACGAACATGGGCGAGTACTTTACCAACACCGTCCAACTTGCGAAGATAACTACGGAAAACGTAACCGACACTTCTATCACCGACGCACAACCCACCCTTGTGTTCGAAAGTGACAGCGCCGTTAATTTACAGGCGTTGAACATCGTTATCAGAGAAACGAAAACAGCACCACCTTATCATAATATCCCTTTGGACCACCTGATCAGATCGTTGTTGGATGAAAACGACATGTTCGTCATACAGATTGTACCACAGAGCGGTGGGTTGAACATCAAGTTCAAATACGACGACGCGTCCATCATGATAGACGATGTAGATACAGGGTTTAACGGATTCATGAACACGACGTACGGTAACCATTTTACGTACGATATCTATTACAGGATCTACGTGTTCGATAACAGCTTGGTTCCACCGGCGTACAGTGACACACCGGTTCAATATGCGGATGCCGACTTGTTGATAACCAGTACGGACGTGCAACAGGGTAACGTTGATACGGCTATCGATTACAATTTCGATCCTCTAGAAGCCGGTAATAAATATCAGATCAAAGCCATCATACAAAACAAACACACGGGTACAGAGGTGGATTACGGTGTCGTGGCTACCGACATATTTACTATACCACCAGTAGTTATTACTAGTGTAACAATAGAGAACGAATACGAAGTGACGATAACATGGACACCGCATGATATAGACACGATCGATCAGATAGTAACATTCCATGCAGGAGTAGATTGGAGTAGCGAACCACCAAATGTGGATATCCTCTATGTAAATACAACTCTCACACAAAATTTATACGCACCAACACCTATTGTTAATTACGAACATGTATTTGATTTTGATACGACAGAACACATATCGTATTACGGTACGAATTACATCCAACAAATAGATCATACTTTTCACATAAAAAATTTTCCATATGAGATGATATCAGAATGTACAGCCGGATGTATATTGTTAGCAGATACAATATCAAATGCGTTTAAACCACCGACTACACCAACCGATGTTAACATAACGTATTCGAGCACTGCTACAAACTATACCGTAACATGGAACCCTTCTACGTACGATTTAGGTAAAGCAACTACAATATATTACAAAATATATCTTAATGGTAGTTTATATAACGAATATAATGTAAATTTCCAAGGAATAATTCCTCCGACTTATACGATATCAACAAATCCAATAAGTGCTGGTTCATGGACAGTTTATGCATATAACGTGTACGGAGATTGTAGCACATCATCAACAGCGTTTGTTGTAACAACTCCTTTATTCGAAACAACAAGCATATCTAGTATGTATAATATTACAACGGGTGCTAATAAAAAACGATTTAAGATAGCATACACCGCAAGTGAATTTAATACAAATTATGTCCTTACTGGACCAAACGTAAATGATATATCTTTAACTACTGATGAATCGGGTGATATTTATACTCCACAGTTAACTCCTAACACTTATACGTTTACAATAACTTTACGAGATAGTTTAAACAAAAGTGTTGTGGATAATGCACAATCTATAAATATTTTACAACCGACATTAATGATACAACCTGGTTTAACATATGTACTAGATTCAGAAAGACAATTTTACGTAACAATAAGTGTATCAGGCATTAATGGTGGTGGATATTTAATAATGGAAGGAACACCGTCATTAACGCATGCTACATATAACAGTTTTTCAAATAATAAATTATATTTTACATTTGATGATAATATATCTCGCGAGCATAAAACATGTTCAGCCACTATAATCGATAACTGGGGTTATAGTGCAAGTGCCAGCAGGAGTGATTTAGAGTTAGACACTCTAGAAATAACATCCATAACTTCCATTACATATAGTGAAACACCAAGACGATTTAATATAGCAAAGAAATTAGCAGGAACAATATGGAGTAGTTATTCAATGACTGGCGTTATATTAACATCATCAACCGAAGGATATATTGATATAGATAATGCTGTTACTTCAGGAACACATAACGTTATTATGAAAAGTACGAATTCACAAGGATTTACAATAACATCACCGGTAAAAGGTTTTACAATAAGTGCTATAGGATTGGATATAGGTAGTTTTTTCATAACAAAAAATACCAATACTTATTATTTTAATATAAATTCAGTATCATATAACAATACTTGTACGGTATCTTATCAATTAAGAAACGCAACCGATCAAAACTTAGGTTCATCTGGTAGTACAAATACTACAGGGCAACAATCAGGTAGCTATGCTAGTTTCACTGATGGTACAACATATAAAATATACGCATCTGTAGTAGACGGATGGGGATTTTCAACATCACAGACACTTTCGGCAATATTACCATCACGCCCGACATTAGCATCAGGAGATCCATCTGACATAACACAAACTTCATTCAGTATCGACTTTACCGCTAACTCCAATGGTTCCGGTGTATTTAGCAGTTATTCTGTTAGTATATCACCAAATCATGGTTCAAATTATATATCGAATTCTACTATATTTTTCAGTGGGTTAACGCTGAATCAAGCTTATGATATCTCAATTACAAAAAATTACAGTTATAGTTATAGTTCAGTTACGTCTGATCAAAAAACAGTAACAACATTAAATGTTGTAAATGCTCTCGCACCATCCATATCAAGTGTATCCGCAGAAAGTACAACCACAGTATCAGTCGAATGGACTAAACATGCAAATAACGATGGGGTGCCTGCTAATCCATTCTACAAAGTAATATTATATGATAACGCAAAAACGGAGATAGTAGTCAATGGTAGTCAAAACGTTGGAAGTGATATAACATCATACACATATACAGGATTGACAGCAGGAACCACGTACCATTTCAAAGTGCAAAAATTTACATCGTCAAATAATCCAATATCTGAGAACTTTTCCGAAGCAGTTACGACATACGTTTATCCCATAGCTGTATCTGGATTATCAGCAACACCAACAAGTGATACAACGCGGATAACGTTATCCTGGACGAATAGTGGTACGCATGGTACTCCTGCAGATACAACGTTTGTTGTAAATTATATATATGGAGAAAGCCAAACATCATTAATCGCATCTGCAATGACAGAAGCTGAATTTGAAGCTAAATCAGCAACAAGAGAACTACCTTCATATGATACTACATATATTCTGAAAGTTTCAAAAGCTTACGGTACAGAACCGACAGATTACGGATATGGTACAATAGTATCGGACCATATAACTGCTACTACTTCTAGTGCTCCTGTGCAGAATCCTATTGCGGTTAACGTGTCTGATACAATCATAATAAAACCAGTTGAAGTAAAGGAAAATGAAACAAAATATGACGTGATCATATCATGGACAATAAATAGTAATGGTGATGCTACAGTGAATAAATTTGTCATAATAGCATCATATGTATTTATGGGATTTTGGTACAATATAACTAAAGATATATTAAATAGTACTGCAACATCAGGAACAATTTGTTTAAGTAACGCTTTTATGCCATATTATATCAAAGTAAAAAAAATGGATTCGCAAGGAATAAATCCAGTATCTACACCTGCAAAAACAATTAACTCATTATACAAAATATCCAGTTATGCCGCAAGAGGTTATAATCATGATGGAGAGTTTGCTAAAGGTACATCGGGTATATATTATGCCGATTATACACATCCTGATAATCAGTGGTTAATAGATGAAAAAAATCTTGAAATATTCGCATGTAAACATTCAACTTTTTTTAAATTAGGAACTAGTTTAAAAGCATGTGGAAACAATTCATACGGGCAATTAGGCATTGGTAGTACAACTAATCAATCAATTCCCAACAGTATTAGTGGGGTAAGTGTATCTAAAATATCATGTGGTAAGTGGCATGTTTTAGTAAAAACTACAGGTAGCGAATTATATGCATGGGGGTATAATGGTGATGGTCAATTAGGATTAGGTGATACCGCTAACAGAACATCTCCAACTGCGTTAAGTATATCTAATATAAGAGATATAGCAGCAGGTACGTCACATTCACTTTATGTTGATATAAATAGTAAGGTTTATGGTACGGGTGATAATAGTCAATATCAATTAGGATTAGGGGACAATACAAATAAACAAACATTTACAGAGATCAGTGATGTTCCCAGTTCTACATTAAAAGTATACGCTGGAAATAAAGTATCATATTTTGTAACAAGTAGTGCTTATTATGCTGTTGGACTAAACAATTATGCACAGCTTGGTAGAGGAGGTGATCCAACAAGTCATGAAACAGACATTGCCGAAATGACTGTATTAAGTGCATATACCATATCCAAATTTATGTTGACAAATTATGCCGTATATTTTATAACAACAGGTAATGATTTATATGGATGGGGTAGACATGCTTTCAACGTCGGTTCTTATCCAGTTAGTGATACAGCAGCAAAGAGTACACAAATACCTGCTAAAGTAACAAACAGTACAGTAACACATGCATCTACAATAATATCACATAATTTGTTAATTTGGAGAGAATCAAATGGTGCAATAAAAGAATGTGGTCTTGCATTACAAACTAATAGTGGTACTATTAACTATACTACACCTACCGATGTAACGCCATACAATGATATATCATATGGTATCAATAGTTTGACTGCATTTAATGACGCTCATATGCTAGAATTAAACATAAATACAATACCATAGATATCTATGGTATTATACATACAATATAACTACATATTTGAATAAAAAACATATTTGATATTTTGATGATATAAAACCACAATTGCAAAAATGTGTTAATGATATAAAGATAAAAAAAAAATAATAACAAATATATCACGAATGATTACCAATGACGTGATATTTGTAATAACCGACGTCGGTCAAGAAATTGACGACGAGGTATGTCTGCATTATTTGCAGACGTTCGTTCACGGTCGGAACGATACGAAGATGGTCGTCATGTTCACTAAACACTTTTGCACATATATCTGGCTTGAATCGACATCCCAAATATGTTAATTTGTGACCATGTTTTCTTGCGAAGATCTGCAACAACATCTTCATATTCATGTTCATACTGGGACCTAAATCTAAACCTAAACGAACTGTCTCACGAAGGTGTTCAAGTAAAGCATAGCGACGGGTCGATTGTTGTCGTCGATGTAGGTCATCTCCCCACACAGCGGTGCGCGCATCACGTGTATCTTCGCGTTCGGGGACGTATACATCCACTTTGGCTTGAACGTCCCGGATACGACGATCACGGTATCAGTGACCTCCACGGTCGATTCGTCGAAGACCTCCGCGCGCATAGCGTCGACGTGTCGCATAAGATACTCCTCGGTCGATGTCAACCACGCTCCACTTTGCTGGAAACAGAGCCTGCTCTTGTTCTTCGCAGCGTTCCATCGTGCCGTGCCAACGACGTTATCTGGAATACGGTTTACACTGTATCGCGCCATATTAATCGATTTTACCAGCATACAGTCGACACGAAGTGTTAGCGAAAGCGGACGTGTATATGAGCTTTTTATACGTTCCCACCTACAACATGTAACGTGACGCGACGTGCTTCCCAAGAACATGATATGATGTGACGTCGCATCAACCCAGGTTTTACCTAGTCAGTCGCAGTCCAATGACAAATCGCATCATCCGAATCTGAATCCGAATCTGAAAATTCACCTCAACGACGGGGATCTAAACCGTGGCAACGGTTCACCCCGAATATAAAGTTGAACCAATCCCACTTGTCCCCCGCGTACTCCGTTCGTTTTTCCGCAAAATAAATGACAAAACCAAAGATGAACAAAAGAACGAATAGGACATCCATCACCCTCAATATTTGATCGATGCGTCGGGAAAGATCGGGATACCCGTGTTTATGATAGTATACCTTCATCTTGTTTCCGATATGATAGCAAACGAACAACACGAATAGACACACACTTACATACTCGTTCGTACGATTGAACAAACTGAATACTATCCATACATATATCGTCTTTAAAACTAATGTGGCTGGGTGCGGATCGGATTCGATACTCAGATCCAACGTGCAATAAATAAGCAAAATGATTACCAAATTTTTCATCAACACGTTATCTGTGAGCGCCTTTTGCAATTTGCAGTTCAACGTCTCGGCAACAAAATTACCGGATACCGCAATGATCAGGAATAAACTCGCTCGCATTAGAGTATCTTTGTCCGTCAATATACGCATGCTTTTATTTAAAACAACATTTACTTGGTGGTTTTTAGTTTGTACACACAACTCGTTCAGTTACACGACTGAGACGGACGGCGAAGGCGAAGGTGGTGGTGGTGGACGGTTTAGACGATACCGTTGGACGAGTGGACGAACCGTCCCGGGAACACCATACAATATATATTGTATCATACAAAAGATAATAATGAATGTTATGACTACAACGGTTGCCCATATGGGAAATTTCAAAGGTGGTCTACCGATATCAACCACAAGACTAGAATTCGTAATGCTAGCGTTCGTGACGTTGTCCATGACCACCAATATTTAGAATACGATAGTATTTTTTAAGCCTAGTTACTATTTATTTTCTTGAAAGTACCTAGTTCTTTTTTATAGTTTGTCGATGTGTATTCGTATAGTTTCGACATCGTCGCTTTGTCAAACTTTCTTTGGATGTCTTTGACGTTCTCGATGTGTTGTTCGAGTATTTCGTCATATATACCCAGCTCTTCGTCTAAATCTAAAGGAATATCGCCACTCAACGCTAACAATTTGTACATCAACGTTTGTATGAAAAGCTTTTCTCTTCTGTCACTCAATTTGATACCCAATTTGTTCTTCATTTTGTTATATTTATCCACATATTTCGTAAAAGTATTGCTCAGTGTATCTCTGATGTCTTCAAATTCTCTGTATTCCCATTCTTTGTCATCGCCCATGATGTAAACTCCGTCACCATAATCTAGAGGTTTTATGATCGTGTTATTCTCGGGTTTTGCTTTGTTACAGTGGACTTCTTTGATGATGTCGGCTAAACCGTACACTCCTTTTTTTCCGTACGTTTTCAACTTTTGAAGTAAATTAGCGTCGTTCATCAGATACGTTAAATCTTCTTCACCGAATATGTTTATATGTACGTGCTCGTGCTTCACATGCGATATATTGTTAATCGTATGATTATGTGATCCGTTATTGTTTATTATGATACTATGATCAATTGTATTTTGATTTTCTTTTTCTTTTTCTTTTTGTATAGCAACACATTTCGCATTCTTAATATGTCTACATTTAGAACTTTTATCAGCAAAAAATTTCAAGCATGTTGGACATTGCAACGGATGTAAATTTTTACAACATTTTTTATGCCGTTTCAGGTAAAGTGGCTTCTTAAACTTTTTCATACAAGCGGTACATGTTAAATTATGATGTTCATATGTATCTGATCCACTAATATCAACCTCCGAAGCATCAGTTACGTCGACATCAACCTGTGAAGCATCAACAATAGCGATGTCAACCTCCGAAGCATTAGCAATGTCAACCTCCGAAGCATTAACAATAGCAAGGTCAACCTCACAAGCATTTGAGTGTACATTTTGTTTAGCATATTGTTCAACACCATTTTTGGTAACAATTGATAAATCGCATGCTTTTTTCCGTAATAAATGCCGCTCGTAATTGAATTTGCTTTGAGTTGTGTAGTCACATTTCTTACAAACAAACAGCATAGTCAGTGTATATTAGTAATTAACTATGCTCATTTTTCTTAAGTATTTTTCTCATTTTCTCAAAATTGATGATGAGCGGTGTGGGGGAGACTTTTTCGATTTTTAAATGTTTCGAAAATATTTTAACAAGTTCGAAGGCAATTATAATTATTCATTTTTTATTTATACAATTGATAAAAGATTAAATATTTGATGTGTAATCTAAGTATAACATGTCATCTTTGACTATACGATAAGATTTGTTCAATCGCACAGTACTCTTTTTGTTCTTCTTGTATTTATAGGCTCCCTTATTAGACATTATTATATCATAATCATGCGCGTATTGTATGTAGCATTCGTCGTTTAATTCCCACGTCACACAGTCAATATTATTCCATATTATTGAAAATATATCGAAAGATAAATGCTGATTCGTATATTGTTGACAAATTATCCTTAATACATCGTATACCTTAACCTTATCTATCATATATATGTTGTTTAATTTATTGTACATGTTCTTGTCATTGCATAATAATTGTTTATACATAAAAATATAAATGGTTATTAATTTATATACATAAATAATATTGTTATCCAATGTAAAAAGTCGAAAACAAACAACAACAAAGTTTTTTCAATATACCATTGTTTCGATAAGTATGTAATTAAAAAATTGTTATCTATGATCCATAAATTGTTTTGTTATTTCCCCCCTTACTCATTTTTTTGCGAGTATTCATTTAAAAACCCGAGTATCTGGAAATATATAATTATTACTGAACATGGTGTATGTTTGTAACAAATGTAAATACACAACAACGTTGAAATTTAACTACGATAGACACATTACACGGAAGCGACCATGTACGAAAGATGAAGAACACCATAATTCGGGTAACATAGAAAATCCTTCTGGCGTTACATTTCAACAACAAAATCCTTCTGGCGTTACATTTCAACAACAAAATCCTTCTGGCGTTACATTTCAAAAACAAAATCCTTCACAGGGGAGCGCGAAGGATGCTTTTACATGTTTGAAATGTACAAGGGTGTTCAAATTAGAAAAATACATGAATGCTCATCATAAGATATGCAAGGGTGTTCTACCACTTCAATGTATCAATTGTAAAAAATTGTTCAACAATAGAGCAGCAAAGCATCGACATATTAAGAAAGGGGATTGTAATGCATATACTATTACCAACCAAAATATAACTAATGTCAATACCACCCTTAGCAATTGCTACAACACTATCAATAACACAACAAACAATATTGTAAATAATACAATTCAATTGATCAACTTCGACGACTATACCATAGAACATTTAGATTTGCAGGAATTCAAGCGCGTATGTTCCAAGGCGATGTCTTCCGAGGACATATTACAAGAATATATCACAAAGGTTTTCTTCAATCCACACTACCCAGAATATAAGAGTATACGCGTAACTAATCTAAGGGCCGATCACAAATATATGAATGTGTTTAATAACGCTCGATGGCGCATCGAACTCCAAAGCAGAGTTTTCGGACGCATTATCAGAGACTCCTTCAAATTGGTTCAACAACTTAACAAAGAAAAAAATCCATCTAATTCATCCATGCTGATAGAGATCGAGGACGACGATAAAGAGTACGATGCGCTAGATTCCATGGAAAAGTACGAAAGAAAAATGCTATTGAACTATGGGAAGTGTAGCAAACGCCTTGCGGACGTCGCGAAACAAGTGGTTTATAACAACTGCAAGGTGTGATATGCGCATATCTCAAACATAATATTTGTAACGCCACAAGGATTATTTTCGCTGAAATGTAACGCCACAAGGATCATTTTCGCTGAAATGTAACGCCACAAGGATTATTTTCGCTGAAATGTAACGCCACAAGGATCATTTTCGCTGAAATGTAACGCCACAAGGATCATTTTCGCTGAAATGTAACGCCACAAGGATTACCCATGTTACCCGAAGTATGGTGTTATTTATCTTTCGTACATGATCGCTTCCGTGTAATGTGTCTATCGTGGTTAAATTTCAATGTTGTTGTATATTTACATTTGTTACAAACATACACCATGTTCGGTAATGCTTTATATTTCCAGATACTCAAGTTTTTTAACGAATACTCGCAAAAAAATGAGTAAGGGGGGAAAACACATTACAAAAAATGATTTATTAAAAATTGATTTATGTAGATGTTTGATAGTTAATATACTTATCTCATTTTAAAAAAACACCATGTATACACCCTCAAGATGTATTGAACGTCATCATACGAACGAAGATGTAGCATCGGACACAGGAATATGTTGTAATATTTGTCTACAGACATTCAATCACAAGGAAGAATACGTAACATTACGTTGCAATCATATGTTTCATTACGTATGTTTAAAAACGTGGTGGGAAAAAAAGCATCTGAATTGCCCGTTGTGCGGGGATTTCGGGACGTCGTACACCAGTTGGTTGTATTGTGATCATTGTAAGACGTTCGGGCATACATCAAACAAAAACTATATCAATTCGTTGAATGACCAGCTTACATGTATGTGTCCACACACAAATAAATTCAGAATGAAATATCAGCAGATGCTGAAGGCCATAAAAACGTCCAATAAACTGTTATCTCGTAATACATGTCATTTGATATACATGTAGCTTCCGGTTTTTGTGCGTAATTAAAATATGTTGTACCGTCTATTTTTTTTTGTTGTTAGACGTGCGTCATGATGCGAAGTAACTAGTGATGACGGGTTGTTCGTCAACTGCTTGTGTAACATTAAGTAAGTTATCTTTAGCAATAATGAAGCATCTTTTCTTTGCGCGACTAACAGCGGTGTACAACAATTTTATGCTGTTACTTTGTGTCCAGCTGCTATGCTCGTGTGGTGTACCCATGAACAACACGATATCGTCGTATTCACCACCTTGTGATTTATGTATGGTCATACAATATCTCAGGGTGAAATCATCATGTAGTTCAGCCACGCTAAGTTCTTGAGTATCTCCGTTGTCGTATTGTACCATGATATTAGGATTCGTTTGTTGTCGTTTGGACGCTGTAGATGTATCATACGCCTTTATACGACCGACATCACCGTTAGCGAAGATTCCCTTATCGTCAATCGGACAATTTTGTGTACGAACCACGATATCGTCAATCCTGAACATGGATGCCGGGATGGTATTGTGTTTTTGCAGCGATACCGGGTTGAAATAATTTTGTAACAACACGTTCAGGGCGCTGCACCCGCAGTTTTTGTTGTTCTCAGGACTCAGGAATTGGGCCGTCCCTGGTGTTATATTATACTTGGTTATGAAAGCGACCAGCTTATCGTGCATTACGTCTTTATGCTCGTTCAAAAAATCATTGTAGTTGAGCATAAACATACAACGGTTATCGAAATGCTTGTCTTTCAACACGTAATCTCTGTTCTTGATTCGTTTGATGTTATCAATCAGCAGTTGTTCGTCTTGACGAACGATATCGGTCAAAAACGTCACATGTCGGTCTCGCATTACGGGTGCTTGTGTCATCTGATACAACGCATTCCCAGGTCCAACGGGTGGTAGTTGCTCTTCGTCACCCATGATGATCAGTTTACAATCAAAACGTATACATGCTTTGATCAAACTCTTCAGAAGCACCATATCCACCATAGAGAACTCGTCTACAACAATCAAATCCGGTATCAAATGGGTATATTTTTTGATCTTAAGCATCCGTTTTGCGTCGGATTGCATAGCGTCCATATCTTCCGCGGTCACATACATATAGTTGAATATGTTGTAGACCATCCTATGTATGGTACCACATATCTCTTCGTTCTTCACTGTACATTTTTTCATCAAGTTTTTAACAGCCAGGCCCGTTGGCGCCATGCATGAAACGTTGAACGCATCGTCATGTTCGTAAAAGAACGCTTTCACGACGTCAAATATGGTAGATTTACCAGTTCCTGGGAAGCCGCATACGATGTGTGCACTCTTTTGTATACAATTGTGTATGGCTGTTTTTTGTTCCTGATTGAATATCACGTTATGTGTATGCTCGTAACAACCGATGAAGTCTTCAATCTGATCAACGTCATATGTAAGTTGTTCTCGTTTAGCAAACAATTGTTTGATGGACGTTTCCAGTTCGCATTCGAGATCAACATAATATTGCATGGTCGTCCAATGTTTTTTATATTTCACGAACACGTCGTCGTAGAAATCAACGGTACCGAAGAACGTACGAGCATCTTGCAACAGAAGCTTCGTGTTAACGTAGAACGATTTGCGCACGTTTATAAAATAATTGTACGCCCAACATTGAGGTGAAACATGCATGTTGTTCGCCTCGCATATTCTCTGAACGGCTTCAAATGGTAATAGCGCTTCCTCTTGTGTGATGAAATTCATGGGGTGTTTTTCTATGTTGGACAACAACCACAAATGGATATTGTTTCTGTCACCTATGTACCATTTGTGTTGTAAAAATGAAACGATAGAGTATATACTTTTCACCGGTATACGATACCGATAAATCAGATTGTACGTAACGTATTTTTTATCAATCTTCGGTTCACAGATGTGTTGTTCGCTGATCTTCTTGAAACATTCGTAATCATACAAGAGAATATCCAATTGTTTCATCAAGGCAGACTCTTTACGCCCCATGTTTGTGACAGGGTATGTTGGGTGATACGTAAATATACCACCACGGTGATCACGTTCTTCAATTTTTATATGTAGGTATGCGCATTCGCTTTAGGTGATTGATAGAGAAAAAAAATACTTAAATACATACGATATAAGTACATACAACAGATAAATAAATGGAGGATTTTTTCGAACAATATATTGACTATTGTGTTATGCTTTCTCAACTCAAACCTCGTTCGTATCTGAAATACAGCGACGGTATGAACGTTGTGTATTTTTACGACGGAATCAACAATTGTTAAGAGTTTGACTTAAACGTTATCCGTGGTATTATTTTTAAAAATATGTTTATGACCAAATGTTGTCCATCTGCTACACCTCGTGCGTACATTACAAGGGCAAGGCGAACATACGCAACGGTGAAAAGGATGTCTTTGAACTTCAACGAGAAACAAGAATCCTATAGGAAAGCGTTGCATAACGACGACACATCGTTGGTCATAAGTATTGGTCCCGCAGGGACGGGTAAAACGCTAGTCGCTTGTCAAGAGGGCTTGACACATCTGAAACAGAAATCTATGCGGAAGATGATCGTAACTCGTCCGACCATTTCGGTAGGGCGAGACATCGGGTATTTGCCGGGTGAGATCGAGTCCAAAATGCATCCGTGGTTGATACCGATATACGACAATCTAAATCTGAACGGAGATGACAAACAACAAAAAGGGGTGAAGTCAAGCATGATCGAAATATGTCCTCTCTCTTTTATTAGAGGACGTACGTTCCACGACGCGTACGTGATTGCGGACGAGATGCAGAACTCGACCGTAATCGAGATGAAGACGCTACTGACGCGCATCGGTAAAAACTCAAAATTAGTGATAACAGGAGACTTGGATCAATGTGATCTCAACGTAGAAACGAACGGTTTGCAGGATTTGATATCCAAGCTTCGTACACAACAAACACACCCGAACAACAACGAACCGTTGATAAAGTTGATAGAGTTCGATGTCGATGACGTCCAAAGAAGTGCACTTGTGAAACAGATATTAAAATTATATACAAACTAAAAAAACTTGTACATACTCAGCTGACTAAGCAGCAGCAGCAGGTAGCAGTCTATCCTTGTCGATGAGGATATCCGCAAGCACCATGTTACGCGCACAGCGTACCGTGGTGTCTTGAAAAACGTGAGCCGAGCCATCATCATCGGCTGACCGCTTGCATCTTCCACACCAACAAGCTTCGGTATCGGTGGTATGTAGGATATTAACGATACGTCCGGTATCCGGATGCTTCCTAACCGCTACCGTGACATATTCTATCGATTGGGGTGTCACGTCCAACCGCATGTTATCGTTATCCGGGTTCTGCTTGTTGTTGTTGTTGAACACCAGCAGGTTACACGCATCGACTGACAAGGTGTCGTTCTTTTTCTTCTTCTTCTCGTTTGCATCGTATTTGTTGTCGATCATGGCGTAGGTGGTGTAGGTAGAAGGCTCCGTGTGTAAGCATTGCGGGAGCATCGTGACGCGAAACGTTTGTTCGCCGAACAAGCACCAATCGTTCGGTTTCGGAAGCTGCTGCGGTGTTTGTTGTTGCTTTGGTTGCGGCTGCAAGGAATCGAACGTGAACGTCTTCAATATGCACGGTGTGCCGTCTTGCCTTAGTTGTGCGTTTTCGTTTGTTGTTGTTGTTGTTGTTGACTCCGTGGTCTTGTTGAAGCTCGACAAAACCTCGGCGGCGTTCATCATATCGACGAACTCAAAGAACTTAGAGATTGACCAGTTAACGGCCTGATCTACCAAAGATTTCAATCGATACCGTTTTCCAATTTTTTTGGACTCTTGTACGTGCAAACAAGATTTGTCCTGCTTGCTAGTCTTCTTCTTGTTGTTGTTCGTGATGACTACGAGGGGGGTGCGCTTCTTGATGACCATGTCTGTTGGAATACGATTGTACTGTTCGCTTTATGTGACGATGATCCGTTTATATGCGACGACGACTAGTACCTGCCTGATTTTATCGAGCGTCAATAAATGATTTATTATTCTTGATTCGGTTGTTTATGTTGATTGAGTTACTTGACGTGATGTTGCATTTGCTTAGTCTAATTTGTAGTACCGATAGCACCATTAATAGTCTCAGATACCGTTTTAATATCAAATAGATACCGAAGACATTATTCCTTCATTCCCCATATTTTTTAACGTATTTGCCACATCGTAATCCTTATGTGTTACAATTGCTTGTACATTTTTAACCGACTTTTTTATGTCGATCTCACCATATTGATATACACGTATACCATATGTGTCATCGAGATTGTTATTATCAATTATTTCTAACGCTTGTATCGCATTTTCTAACATGTTCAAATGCATCGTATTTGTTTGTTGCTTCCTCTCTATTATTTGAGTATTTATTGATATCATGTCTAATAATCTCGTAAAATTTACATATTTTGTGAAAATACCGGTATAAATGGATTCATCGAAATTATAGATAAATTTTGCCTTTATGTCACGTATTATTGCATTTTTTGCTTGTACATCATCCATTATTTTACTTTCTTTCTGGTTTAGGTGTATCGTTCGATATCTATGTTTAAAATTATTTAACATATCATGTAAAGATTTACCTATGTTTCTTCCTGATATCCTACTATTAACGAAGTGCGATAAATAGTTTGATATATAAGTTATAAGGGCTTCATGATCAATCAATAAAGTATATAAAGTATTACACTCTGCTATGTATTGACGCGTTATCTCGAATGTTGTGTCTAATATGAATATTATTTCGCATATGGTAGCTATGATTTTTTCAGGTGTCATGGTGTCAGCAAGGTTTTCATTCTCATTTGCAGGACCTGGCCAATCGAATATTTTCTTACATAAATCTAGTAGTACGATATAAATTTCCTTATATGCTGTTCCGTTATTAGCAAATAACTGATTTTTTAAAGATTGTTCTATTGATGTTGACGCATACGTGACGCTATCGGTGAATAAATTGTATCGTCTGTAAAACATTAATTTCGACATGATAAAACCCTTGAAGTCGTTTTTATTCTGAACTAAATCGAATTGTTTAATTGTGTTTTCAGCATCGTAATAAAATAAATGCGATGGATCAAATATATTCACATTAAGTTGTGTATTTGTTTTTGTAACATCTATATCAATAAGGGTTGCAGATCCGTGTATTGGATCAAATTTACTACCAAGGGAATCGAAGTGAAATGTAACGGGATAGTCTTCCCTTATTGCGTCAGCAATAATAATAGTATCATAACTTCCAAATATAGGCGATTTTTCTTCGTATTCCAGAGGGAAAAATTTTTTTGGCCACTCATTTTTCCTATATTGACATAACTCATGTAATTGAACATGATCACCCAATTCTTTAAAAAGAAGCGTATATAGAAACATATGGTCTTTGTTTAATTCAACGCATTTTCCTAACTTCTGAGATAATAAACCTTGCTTGATACTGTTTTTTGAAAAATCAGACTTAATTAGCGTAACTTTTTCTCCGTTTGTGTATGTAAATTCAAAATGTTTGTCCTCGTAAAAAGATGTTAGTCTTGGTATTAGGTTATCTAATAAAACTATGTCTTTTTTATTTATTTTTAGTAAATTTATCAACCCATTCCGGAAAAAAGTAGCAATTATATTATTTAGTGTGGTTTGTACGTAATCACTAAACCCGTATCGAATTTCATGATTATTCGCATGAGGTCCAGGATCCATATAATTAGCGTATGTAAACAACTCGGTCGTCTTGTTGATATTTTTAAGTGGTTGATTATCTTTTTCATGTTGCGTTACCGACAACCAATCCCTAAATTTATGTGTATCGTAAACTATGCACTGCTTACCAAAAGTGGAGATTGGATTGAACTCCTGTGCCTTTTTCTCATCGTTTGGATCCATAATAAATAGGTTTTCATAAAATTTCATTGATTTATCTAGGTGTATAACTTTAAAAAAGAACGCATTTTCCAAGAAAGCGCATTTATCTAATGGCATCCCAAAATCGTGTTTAATATCGGTAACAAGTCGTATAAATTGGTATGAATCATCATCAGTAAAATCACACACACCACGTTCTCTTGGACCACCACCAGTGGAATAATGAGGGGTTGTTGGAATTCCTTGTGTACCGGTATTGTTGGTATGAGTGGATTCCGAATCAGAAAAATCCATCAAATTCATTTGTTGTAACAGCATATTGAACGCTAAATAACGAATATCACCCACGCCTGGTGATGGTGTTGATGATGATGGTGTTGAAGGTGTTGGTGTTGATTCAGGTGGTGATGGTGTTGGTGGTGGTGATTGATGTGACAGATCTAACTCAGGAGATGAACGTGTTGGACTTTTATTTTCTATACCGGGTGAATTATTTTCTATACCGGGTGAATAATATAATTTTTCACTCCCCATATTCTCCGGTATACTTGCTAACTCACGAGATGAACCGGGTGTATTTGTGATTCCACCAAGTACATCTCCGTTACCACCACCACGGAAGAACTTGTCGGGATTTTTCTGTGCTTTGTCGTACCATTTGTGGAAATGCGGGCTGTCGAAGATGGTGGCGTCCTTCTTACGTTTATGTTTGTCTGCGTACTTGTCTTGGTAGAACATACGTAGGTCGTACTCCTCTTGGACGGTGGTATCCGCCAGGAACCGAGAGGGATCGTTGTACGCTTTCTGTATCCATGCTTTGAAGTGTTTGTTTTGATAGATGGTGTCGTCACGTTTGCGTTTGTATTTGTCGTCGTACTTTTTGTAATAGTAGAACTTCAATCGTGCGCTTGTGTCGTCGTCAACAGTAGCATCATCAACATGTTCCTCTTCGGCATCCACAGGATGATGCAGATCCTCAAACGACTGTTCAAAGTTATCAATCTTGAGCTTCAGATGTTCGTCGTTATGTAGGCGATGATCGATCCATTTCTTATCGGCATCGTAGGCTCTGTCGCTGTTGTCATCTATGATCTGCACGTCGCAAACAGGATCGGCATGTTGGTGGTGCTCTGCATCGTCGTCGTAGATGATCATCGGCGTATGTACTCCGCGGTTCTCCGCGTCGGCGTCGTTCGTTAGCGCGGGGTGGCGTATCATCAAGTTATCGTTATCGTTATTGTTATGCAGGAGGCAGTTCATCTTGTCGTGGTTGATCAACAGATCGTTGAGTCGACGTTCGAACTCGTTTTTCACAACGTACACGTTGTTGCTGACGTATTCGAAGATGAGATCACCGTACTGACTAAGAAAAATGGAGTCGTTGTTCAACAAACAGTTCAGTTGTTGATCAACGATGCTGAGTGCGTTATGCAGGATAACCCTTTTGATGTGGTAATTATTCGTTTGCAACAAAAGGTTGTCGGTTTTTTTTACCACAATCTTCAATTTATGATCTTGATCAGACATGATTCGTTTCAGTGTTTCGTTCGACTGGATCATCTGGGATAAGATAGTATCTTCATCGTTAAACAATATCAATTGATTATGATTCATTTAATTAAACTATACATATAAATCCAACAGTTTTTTATCTTCAGTAAGCATCGTTTTGTGCCAAGTAATGCTTTCTACACACGGGGATATACACGTCGTCGGCACCAACAAGGATCTGTGTATTGTTCTGTCTATCGTGAGGATTGTTGTTGATAGTGACTCGTTTAGAGAAGATGGCTTCGGTACCGTCCCTACAAGTCAAACACAAAGCGTTCAGCTTTACTAGAGAATCGCAAAGTGGTATCAAATCCAACACTTGTCCGAACTCCTTGCGGTCGGAGTCACTGTTGAGGCTACACACGGTGATGCTTTTGTGATGCTTTTCCACGACGGTAACGGCGAACGTTGCGAGGTCGGGGAAGAATTGGGCTTCGTCAACAAAAACGATTGCGGCCTTACGATACATTTCCATGTCGAACAAACTACAAAGGGTTTCCACATTTACACAACGAATTTTATCTTTGTCGTGTGAACAGATCACGTTGTCGTAATAGCGAACATCGCTGTTGTGATTCACGATGAGGATGTCGTCAAAGATGAGCTTCGCCATGCGGACTCTTTTCAGCAGTTCGGTTGTCTTGCCACTGAACATACATCCCATTATAATATCTAGCTTGTGTACACGAGCAGTAGAAGTGCACATTCTTTTTGCAAACTGTTGTGACTTTAAATTATTTGATGGAAAAATCAAATTTTAATAAAAAAAAAAACACGGACGTCTTGTATGGGACTCGAACCCACAACCTTTCGATTAGAAGTCGAATGCTCTATCCGATTGAGCTAACAAGACTCATGTTGTTAAAGTGAAATAAGCTTTAAATACTAATCAGGATTACGATTAACGATGGAGTTCGAAGTCGTTCAATATCCGCATAACGGTTGTAGTGAATAGTCCATTTTCCATAAGAACACTCTTCATTTTTTTGATGGTTTCGGTTCTGATTTCTACGGCTAACTTATTCGATATATCTATAAAGTCGTTGAATGAAAAATATTTGAGCAACAATTGTTGTTGTTGTTGTTGTTTTTTAGCTTTTGGCATGGTATGTATTGCTTTATTATCGATAGAAAATTATTTTGTGGTTTTACGATGTAAGTTTTTATGTTTCAAACAGAAGGCTTCTCCGTTGCATGATTTGTACTTACACGGATTTCCTAACACGGTCTGTGCTTTACATTTTGGGTTGTTGTACGTATCGGAGTCGACATGTAAAAAATGAATTAGTTCTTCCTCTGGTATATTGAATCGGGATGCTAGATCTTTCAGTTTACATTCGAAGTACTCTTTGACATATTTTTCAACCATGTCATCTACGTAGGTATGTATATCATGTAAGAGTGTATCCATATTGTTGATTCAGGAACTCAAAGATAGCATGCATGTCAGCTACTGCTTTAAGTAATTCATCTGTTAACATGTTGAAAGATCATAAACAAAACGATTAATATCGAGCACCAACTCATAACGATGATGTTCATGACGGGGTCTGTATTATCGACGTAGGCCCATTTGAATTTCAAATAATGGATATACAATGCTATTATACATGCGTTAATTATCGTACGTATTATCACGTTTCTATATTTGTACTTAAGATCGAGGTGATCCATTTGTTTCATAACGTACTTTGTTGCCGTCTCAAGACTGATAAAGTAGATGATAGAAACTACAAGATATTTTACGAACTTAAACTTAACGAAAGAGTTCAGATAGTACCTGATTTTGTCATCAGTATGAGATCTTTTCACGAACAATATATCCAACGTATAATGGAGCCAGATAATGAAGATATAACTGACCGATATGAATCTTTCGGCGTATTTCGTCGGATAAATATTATACAGTACGACACCGATACTAAAATTGACGATTTCGATCAAAGTGGTTGCAACGGAAGCTCTCTTATATTCATCTTTCAGCATAAATTGATACAGTGCATCTATCATTTATGGAAAACAACATTGTTTTTTTTTGGAGGATGCGAAAAATTGATTTTTTGTAGAAAATAAATAGTTATTAAGATATAAAAACGCAATGAACAACCAGACAATACATCAATTTTGCAAGTTATCGTTGCGATACGAAAACCAAACAAAGCGTAAGATCACGAAGGAGATCCTCGACAAACTTGGTGCGGTGTTACAAGATGACGAGATGAACATCTTGAAGAAAGGGATAAACAAACGCATAAACAAGCAATATATCAACAAAAAAAAGGCGTTACTTAAGGACGAAAATAAGGAGGCCTCGTCGACGCATCTTGGTAATATATTCAAGTACCTTTTGAAGGAGCTGAAATATAACATGCCGGTAACAACCCCTTTGAAAACACGCTTGGAGATCGGTAAAGAAGTTATGGATCACATGGCGAACACCAATATATCATTAATAGAAGCGAAAGGTATTGTGTACGACAAACACGGGATATACATAACGAATCCCGTGAGCGAAAACACGGACGTTACTGACGAGCACAATATGCATATCGAGAGAGAATACGACGAGTTCAGGGGATGTATTGTATACGGATGGAATGATGACGGGGAGGCTTTGTACGAGCCAACGTTCGGAGCAATCATCACTCCACCTACGTTCAAGGAAGCCGGACCGAAATGGAGGGAAGTGCTTGAGCAGCGATGGGAACAACGATCGTATTACGATGACGACGAGGAGCTGGACACGTACATAGGAAACTGAAAACAAACACCAGGATACTGAATAATAATAAAGTGTAAAGTAAATATGAAGGTAAGCTTAAGACGTAGTAGTATGATGCCAGGAACAATCGTGGGTGTTGCTTCGCAAGCGGGATGGACGGTGAAGGAGCATGGTAAAAAGTCGTATCTTTCTAGTGTAGTACCCGTGAACAAGACAGAAAATGCGAACACCTTATTTTTCTTTCCGTCAAAGGGGATGTGTGACTCCTTCCGAAGATTACAAGCGTATCGTCCACGTACGAGATGTCTTAAATTCGCGCCATCGGACACCGATTTTCGTATAATCCTGACGGATACCTACCATGCGAATCAAGCAGGGGGTGATGCCGACATTCCCAAGATGGATATTCGTTCGTATGCTGTGGATATAGACAGCAACGTGGACATTCCGTCCTTAAATCTCACATCAAATCTGTATTTGTTATGGATTGACGTGTTGGAAGTAGGTGATCATCTTTCGTTACGTGGAACACGTACGCAGTACAAACCGCGTACCCGTGCCATGAAGATGAACGATCTTGCGGAGTCTCGTCTATACATAGATTACTATCGTGATGCGCAACACGCGCATCATTCGTACTACAAAACCATGGTATATTTGGAATCAATGCTGTATTTGAATTTATGAATAAAAAATCTCACATGCTTATATACACAACCGAAAAAAAGTAGATTTGAAAATCGATTCGCCGATAATATGCATCTTTGAAAACATCAACATAACACAATTACATCCTTAAATATAAAATGGTATACCTATACGACGCGTGTGTGAATTTTTTCACACCATTTGTCGTGTTGCATTGTGATACGGGTCAATATATACATCTTACAAAGAATGAGCATCTATTACATTACGGAAAACAAGAACTGATTGGTGAACATATAGACATGTTAATTCCATATCAAATATCTACGGATAAGAAAAAGTATGGTTTCCAAATAGTAAATAATAGATTTAAAAATATCATCGCATTTGAAGGGAATATAGTGACGCCTCATTCCGATGCCGAAGGTGTACACGAAGAGGGGGGATACGGGTAAGAGTTCGACTATAAATAAGATTGGTTTGAGTAAATCGTCAGCAATATTCGACGCGATGGGGACCGTTGATGAATTGAGTAGTACTTTAGGTGTTTGTATTGATTTTTGTGACGCAAACGCAACAAAGGAAGAACTACGCAACGTACAATATAATCTATATATCGTAGGGAGTTTGTTATGTGGTAGTAAGCATGATCCGGTAACATGGAACGTAGAAGAAGAGATTACCCAACTAGAACATATGATTGACATGATATCCGACGGTACCAGCATGCCATCCAAATTCATCCTGCCTGGTGGTAACGGCAGATACGTCGACAGCTTTCTACATGTATCTCGTAGCGTATGCAGGCGAGCAGAACGTATGATAGTGGCAATAGATGATGTTTTTTTTTCAGCTTGTATCGTTCCGTACATGAACAGATTAAGCGATTATTTGTTTGTATTATCATTGGTTGTCAACGACGATGCGAAACATCACTCGTAAAATGTATTTAAAAAATTAGACTGATCATTATCAAAGTGCATGAAACTATGAATGATATATTGGGATACGTGACATTTAAACGAACATACGCACGTAAGATCGATGACGAGGATCGTACCGAATCGTTTGATGAAACAATTGATAGGATTTTTGACGGTTGTCGCAATCAATTGAATATCAAGTTCACGGAACAACAAGAAGACAGGTTACGTTTTTTCTTTAAATCTAAGAAATGTTCAGTTGCCGGGCGGTTTTTGTGGCAATTGGGTACGCAAACCGTGGATGAGAAGGGTTTGTTAAGTTTACAAAATTGTGCGTTCGTGAACATCAAAGATCCCGTAAAGGATTATTGTAATATGTTCAACATGTTGATGCTAGGTGTTGGTGTCGGATTTCGGTTTACGGATGACGTAACGCAAGACGTGGGGTGCATTAAGCAAGCTAGTATAACACATTCACGTGCGAAGGACGCTGATTTTATCGTACCGGATTCCCGACATGGTTGGGTACGATTGTTGAAGAAAATCTTGAAAGCGTACTTCGTGACGGGGCGTACGTTCACGTATTCTACGATCCTCATCCGCGAAAAAGGTGTACCGATAAAGACGTTTGGTGGTATATCATCGGGACATGATGTATTGGTGAATGGGATATCTGATATTTGTACGATATTAGATGCCAGTGTTGGGAAGAAACCAACGCAGTTGATGTTGTTAGATATTGGGAATATAATTGGTAGGATTGTTATAAGTGGTAACGTGCGTAGGAGTGCGTTACTCGCATTAGGTGATCCAGACGGTGCTTACATCAACGCAAAACGATGGGATAAATACGATATCCCGAATTGGAGGGCGTACAGTAATAACTCAATCATTTGTAACGATATTGAGGACTTACCGGACGAATTTTGGGAAGGTTTTGAAGGGAACGGTGAATGCTATGGTTTGTTGAACATCGCGTTAATGCAGAAGTGTGGACGGGTTGGTGAGACGCAATATCCCGACGAACACGTGAGTGGCACGAATCCATGCGGCGAACAAACGTTACATCCTAACGAAACATGTTGTCTTGCGGAGGTGTTTTTACCGCACATAGACACCTTTGAAGAATTCGAAGAATGTGTTAAGTTCTTGTACATCATAAACAAGCATTCTTTACTGTTGCCATGTGAAATCAAAGAATGCGAGGAAATCATACACAAAAATATGAGGATGGGTATTTCCATCTCTGGATACCTGCAATCTACAGCAGAACAGAAGTCATGGTTAGCTCCCATGTACGAAGAGTTACGAAGGTTCGATGCGGAGTATTCTGCACAACATCAAATTAACACGAGTATCAAATTAACGACCATCAAACCAAGCGGTACCCTGAGTTTAGTGAATGGTTTGGTATGCCCAGGTATTCATCCAGCATATAGTAAGTATTATATCAGACGTGTAAGGTTTGCCGCCGAGTCACCGATCGTCGGTGTTTTGAAACGCATTAATCTGAAATGGGAGTACGTGCAACAATATGACGGTACACACGACGTATCGACCATCGTAGTGGAGTTTCCGATTGCGACCCCTGATAACGCGGTTTTGGCGAAGGATGTTAATGCGATCCAACAATTGGAATATGTGAAGGAGCTGCAAAGGATATGGTCTGACAACGCGATCTCCGTTACGGTGTATTACAAACGGGACGAAATTGACTCCATACGGGAATGGCTTAGGAAAAATTACAAAGAGCACATCAAATCGGTCAGTTTCCTATTGCATAACGATCATGGGTTCAAACAAGCACCATTGGAGGAAATTTCGTACGACCAATACGAAAATATCATGAAGAAACTCAACAAAGACGTAAACATAGAAGATATGAATAAATTCTTTGAACATCAGGATGATGAGCTACAGTTGCAAACAGAAATTGAGTGTAAGACGGGTGTATGTCCGATAAGGTGATGAGTTATTTCTTCTTGATAAAATGTACACTTACATACTTACGTATATACGCGCATAGAGCGTAACAAGTTGACAGCACAAAAGCTTTCCATAAGTCGATCGGTAACTGCAACACGATATTGGGTAACGTGTACCTTACTAACGCGAATGTCACGAATGCTGTAATAGATTCATAAACGAGTTCGTGCATTGATATTTACTTAATGTCACAAAATTATGTTGTGTGTATGTATGTTTCTTATTTTTTTCCAATTTGTTTCAAACGAAAAGTGTTTAAACAGAATTATTGTATTTATCAGTTAAATATGAATAGTGATCCTCATCTGAAATATTTGCTAGAGATAAGTATAAATGGTGCGTTGTGTGATATTGCTAACGTAATCTATTACTTGTTCAAGGATGAATACGTATCCGCACGATTAAAGAATAAGCTCTGGTTTAAATATGATAACATCAAATGGAAACAAATTGAAGAGGGGCCTTATTACGAGTTATCAACTACAATTTTAAAGTATTACGAGGGGTATCTCAAAGATTTACTGAATGATGAGGCGTCATTGAAATCGGACATGTTAGTAAGCGAATCAGAAAATGATATTGAAGCAATGAAGCAGACATGGAAGAGCCTACATAACGATATTACCAAAACAAACACAATTATCGACAAATTGAAGAATGTCAACGTTAAAGAAGCGATTTGTAAGGAGTGTTTATATTTATTTTACGATCCCGAATTCATATCCAAACTGGATACGAACGAGAATTTGATTTGTTTTAGAAACGTGGTTTACGATCTACGCACTAAATCGGTGAAGGTGCCGTTGAGGAGCGATATGATATCGATCTACATTGATAAAGATTATGTGGTACCTGTATCAGAAAAAGATGTTTTGGATATGCAAGACCTTGTAGATAAATTCATTTCATTCAAAAAAAACCTTTTAAAAAAGCGACAACCTAAAAATGTATATCATCTTTCTACGTTTTGAACAAAATATATCACATTTATTATCAAAGATGAAAAAAATCCTGACGAACTATGCTTGCACGAACTATGCTTGTTGTAAATGTAAATGTAAACAAGCGTTTGATTTGCGAATAAAATGCGACGCCAATCAGATCATACAACATGTGGAGTCTGCGCACAAACTGAATTATGAAACCAAAGATTTAGTAGGTAATCATATCAACATCCTCATACCTGAAAATGTTAGATCAATACATGATAAACATTTGGAACGTATACACAATACACAAGATCAGAATTACTGTGATAAAATCATAATCAAGCTAAAAAATTTACAGAATATGGTAAACGTCTTGAAAAAAGATAACGAGTGTGTTCTTTGTTACATGATGATCAAATTGAAGAAAAATTTGGAAAGTACACTAACTCTTAGTTTATGCAAAGACACTTCGTGCAAAGCGTCTCCGCAAGTACCGGATGATTTTAAGAGATATGTGAATAGTTTTCCCGCTTTTCATATCAAAGAATATACGCACACTATTTGTGTGTTGTTCGATTTGTGTAACTCTTGTATGTTTGGTGTCAACACCAATAATATCTGCATTGCAAAGATGTACTACGAAATGATCAAAATTGTTCACCAAATACTTTACGACGAATACTATCCATACGTGTTCATACATGAAACCGTTGGGGATTCTATCTTATTGTTGGCGAACATGCAAGGGATAACACCATTGAACGACAAGATTTTTAATTTAGTGGTTTGTATGTCAGTGCGGATAGTGCAACATATAAACGCATATATTAATACGGTGGACATGTCATCTCATGGAGGACTACTATATCTGCGTTGTGGTATATCGTGTGGTAACATTGTCGGTGGTGTGGTCGATGGTAAAACGTTCAGAATATTCGGCAATTGTGTTAACAAATCCTCTCGGTTACAAGCATTATGTACAAACGATTCGATTATCATAGATGACAGTATATACAATAAATTGGATCCATGTCTTATGTCATGCTTTTCAAAACAAGATGCGGATATCAAGGGGTTTGGATTAGTTGATGTGTGGTCATATAAATGCATATGTGGGGCACAACGTGATTCTTCTGTAAAAAAAAATGGTGATTGTAACAGATCAAATACACTATGAGATTTCACTTTAAGATAAAAATTGATTTAAGGTTTAACACACCAGTGGTATATACAAAGACTTTAATCTGTTGTGTAAATATGTCGAATAACATTATCCTCGCTAAGGATTTGAACATCTCCAAGATTACCTACGACGAACCCAAGAAACTTGAAAATGGTGGTAAGATGATATACGTTTCGTACGCAAAGCATCCGATTAGGATTCAAACACCGCAACTGTTCGCACCATTTGGCGTCAACATATTCAAGAATGAAGATCATGGTACGGAAACTCATTCGTTGGATTTATCATTTGATGGACGAGATACCAAACCGAACGTTGCAGATTTTTACGACAAAATTCAACAATTTGACAGCTTAAACACCACGAAAGGCTTTGAGTATCAACAAAAATGGTTTCGTAAAAAGTATCCGAGTAAGGATATCATTGAAGCGTTGTATACATCAATGATAAAGTATCCGAAGGATAAGAATGGTGATACAACAAATAAGTGGCCTCCAACGTTCAAGTTTAAGCTTCCCATGAAGGATGGATCTTATAATTTTGAACTTTACGACAAAAATAACCAGTGCATCGACGTCAATGATATCTTGACAAAATCGAAGGGAGCGCGAATAGTAGCGATCTTGAAATGTAACGGTATTTGGATTGCTGGCGGTAAGTTCGGTATGTCGTGGAAGGCCGAGCAGATTCAGATGGTACCGCAAGCAAAAATCACGGGATATTGTATCAAATATGTTCCCGAAGATATGATCGACAGCATTGGTTCTTCTCCGCCTCCTTCTTCTTCAAGCAACAAGGACGATATGGACGTATCGAGTTCGGAACCAGCAGGAACATCAAAATATGTATCTGATTCCGATGTTGAATCGGATGACGACGAACCAGAAAAACCCGATCCCGAACCACAACAAGCAGAGCCGGAGCCGGAGCCGGAACCCGAACCCGAACCCGAACCCGAACCCGAACCAGAACCCGAACCCGAACCAGAGCCAGAACCAGAACCCGAACCAGAGCCAGAACCAGAACCAGAACCAGAACCAGAACCAGAACCGAAAAAAGTGAAGAAAAAGATTGTACGGAAAAAAATTAGCGTGTAATGTATCGTAGTAGTAAAACCCAAAATTATTAATACATATTTTTTTTTTGCATGATTTTCAATGTTGAAAAATCTGTACCCATAAACTTAATGTAACATTTTATAAATGAAAAGCATATTGGACACAAAATATGTCAACAATAAGACGATTAATTATCGTGAGCTTATCGAGCACATCTATATTAACAACGATGAAAAACGTTTTATATTGCAAACTCCGACATTAGAAAATAACAAAGAGTTGTATTGTTTTTGTTTGGATCTGTTCTGTAAGGGCTTGATAACGTTGTACGGAAACACACAAGGTAGCGTTGAAGTCAATAAATTAAGCATGGATGACATCCAAATCGTGATAGATAAATTGAGTTATGGAGGTATAATGACGGTGATACAAATTGAAAAATCAGTTGACGAATGCAGTGACATTCCAGAACATGAAGTATTGAAAGAAAGCATGGCGTTATTGCACGCTTATGCCGATAATGCTCCATTATGTGATTTCCGGTTCCGATTAAAAGTGAATACAATCATATATGTTATCAAATTTGAAATACGGATTTGATTATATCAGGCATCTTTCGGGCTGGCACTTTCCCGGTGAATCCGATATATGTATCGTCAACGTATTTAGGTTTTATCTTATTGTCATCGGTTGGTATGATCACATACTTTGTATCTTGTTGTATAGGGAGTTGATGTTTCTGAGTTAATATACCGAAGGTGTTATCACATTTATAACACAAGCCGTATCCCTTGAATTTATCGTCCACAATTCCATATACGAAGGGGCTTTCTTTGATCTTGCTATATTTATTACCGTAATTCAACGCGCATACGATATCAAGTATGTTGACATGATCGACGAGATAAGCATTAATTTTACGTAATTCACACATGGTACCGAGGATCTTTAAACACGTGACGTCTTTTTTGTTGAAGAACAGAATATTTACATGATTGATGTGTTCGTAGGTGTCGATATGATCCAATCGTAAGCTAGTTGAAATGGACGTAAAAATATCTTTGTCTATTTTTTGTAACGAGTTGAATTTGAAACACGACGACATGAACGAAAAGGAATTCTTTTCGTTGTTCAGGTAATATTCAATCATATTGATGGGCGTTTGTATGAAAAGGGTACCTGGTTCGATGAAGATACCATATTCGAAGTTAGAGAACACGCACGCCATAAATGGGTTCGGTTCTTGAGAAGCGTCTGTATCATCTGCCAAATTGAGAACATCAATAACGAAATTGTTTTGCTTGATTTGCTTGCATATGTGATCAATTTTAAGAATATCGATGATTTCGTTCGATGTTACGATTTCAACACGAAGTTTGTTTTCACATGATACGAGGTTGTGTAGTGTAGCCGTGAGCAGATCGAGTTCGTTTTCGTTCGTTAATAATATAACAATTCCAACATCGTTGTAGAACAGAATATTTTCCAATTGATGTTGTTGATGAATGAAAGAGGTGATTTTAGCAAAACTGTCAACGAGTTGCACGGTGGTGCCTAGTTCGTCGTGGGGTTCTTGTAAATAAACTCCTGTGATGCGTTGAATATGTGCTTTGTAAGTTTCCTGCCTATGAAACGTATGTGGATGAAATTTATTCTTAACTTCGTAAACGTTTGTTCTGTAGTCTGAGTTCAGGTAAAAGTCTGTACGAACCCAATCCACCAGGTCGACCGCACACGTTAAGGAATAGTCGTCGTAGTAGAGCTTGTTTTGTTTGAATGGTTCACAATTGTGGATAATAGGAATATCCAATGTCATCATTTCCAAATGTAAAAAGTTAAGATTGTTCATAATATTATGACTAACGACTACGTTGATGAAATTATTATTTGACTTGATAAGCTCTAATGTATTCGGCATGATCATCCTGTCGTATGCTTCGAGGTAACCGTTTTTGAATATATTAAGGTTTTGGATGAAATTTTGATTCATCAAGGTAACGACGTTTGTTCCACAGAAGACGAAAACCTTGTGGAGTTTGCCTGGATATCGTAAGGAGTAGTTTTCGGCGATCAGTAAAGGTATCAATGCAGTTTTATGCACGCTCATATTCGGTTCGTATATAAGGATATTAATCTTGTTCCTTGAGACTTCGTGGTAATCGAATTCAACATTCAGTTTATTGTACAATATATATTTCTTGATGACGGTGTCGCTCCATACATAAGGCAGTAAGAATGCGGGCTTGTCCGTTAACAACTTGATGTATTCGGTCAAGAAGGGATACATTTCAAGTACCCAATATTCGTCGTACAACGTATAATTTACGAAGTTATGTATGATATTGTGTACACCATGCACAAATTCTTCTTGATGCAAAACAAAAAGATTCCCACAGACAACATTCACACATTTGATACCATATTTCATAATGTTATTGATGATGTCTTTATCGTTATCTTTATTTAGGTGTAATGAAATGAACAAGAACAATGTATACTTCGACAAATTAGTCGCGGCATTGATACACTTGATAGGTTCCTTAGTGTCCGGGAAAACCTTGAAATCGTTTTCTATGGAAATGTAATCGGCGTTGAATCCAATACTTACAATGAGTTCTTTCAAGAACACAGCCTGTTGAACGCATCCGTTCGAAAAATTACATTGAGGTTTACGTATCAAAAGCCCAATTCTATTCGACAAGTCGAACATAACTGTATGATGCAATATATTATATATTATATTTGTAAAAAAAAACCCGGACAGCGCCATTCATACTTTAAACCTGTAAGGTTTAGACGACGTCTGTGGAAGTTTAGCGTTTACCAACTTAGACTGTTCCATATGTTTGAACATGCAACGACGGATATATAATAGGTATATGATGGTGCATACGAACAAACCGACGAACATCAACAGAAACACAGTGTAAGTTGACATGTTCAAACATTTGTATATTAACACATATATTTTTTTCACCCGAAGGAAATCGTAGTGGTGCCCGAATATTTTGTCATTTGTTTTATCATTGATTTGGAGAATGGTAATCTATGCTTCTTGTCACAGGGTGCTTGTTGCTGAGGTGAGTTTGCGGGTTGTTGTTCCTTCTGATTGACTAGCATATCGTTTTCAATGTAAGATATATTTTGCTGCACGTACTCAAGTAAACCGTTGTCAACAAACCATCTGAAAAAATTGAGCTGACCGATTGTCGTCTCAATGAATTGTTTTTCCTTGTAGTAGAAGAAAATTCTTTCCCTGCGTCTGAACGGATCGAACTGAATTTTCTTGAAGGCTTTTAGTTGTGCGCGATAGTTCGCATACACGTTGAAATATTCCGGATAATCTTCTGGATATTTCTGCTTCAAGAAAACGATATTGAATTTCTTACAATAGTTCGTGACGAACCAGTCTATGAGCCTCAACGATATGTCTGATGATTTTCCAATAATTGGAAGAATTTTTTTAAGGTTATTGTTGTTAGTTTTATAATAATTAGTAAGTGATAACAACAAGAGCTCGTTTGATATGTTGTTATCTTTCATAAATGAAACGTCAATGATTCATATCATGTTTGATAATTTTAAATAAGTATCAAAAAAACATTTTTTAAAATGTTTGTAAAAAAAATAAATGTATAAGATACCTGAAAATTGTAAGGGTCATATATCACGTATTTTTAAAGATAGTCATTATGAAGTTGATACCATATACCCGTTAAACACGATAAAGATACACAATATTGAAATCGCAATGTACATCAGTAGCAAGGGAATAGTGATTAAGACGATAGGGTACGGCAAGACGAATGTTTATCTACATATCAATGATTTTATTCGCAACCACCAATTTCCAAAGGACGTCGATTAAGGTCTGATTCAATAGTTGTTTGGTTCCATGGAGAAACCTTTACTTGCGGATTTGGTGGTTCTGAACGAAGTTGCATATTAGGGTTCCTTAAGGACGTACCCACCGTATTGATACCGACATGAAATCCCGCATTCAAAAAGTTCTGATCCTTCACGTCGCCCTGTCCTGCGGGATTCACTTGTGCCCATTTGGAGTTGGCACTATCCTTCGGTAACAAATCTTCTGCAGTCAATTTGTCTTTCGGGAAACAATCTTTTGGAAGTTGTGTATGTTGATTAGTGATTGGTTTATACGAATCGTTGGATAATGGTTCTGAAGCTTGTGCGTTACTCGCGGTGGATGGTGCTATCGTGCTTTTTTTGTTATGATTGTCGGTAAGTTTTTTATTTGCGTCAACAAAATCAGCAATGAAACCTTCATCATTTTGCTTTTGTTTGTTTGCGTATTCTAATGCCAGATAAACTAATGCAGCAGCCGCAAACAAGATTAAAACACCTCGTAGTATATCTACAGAATCCATTTTGATTTATTATAATACAATATATTATTTTTTTTCAAATAAATTCATTGAGCTGATTATGTATGTTTTCAAGTACGGAAATATTTTTGTTCGCACCCGATAAATTTCGTTGCAAGCTGATCAAACCGGTTATATCCGTTTGTTTTTCAACAATCTTACTTTCGATCATGTTCATGAGATTATCATATATGTTTTGCTTATCAATTTCATCTGGTTCTGCTATATCATCATCATGGTCATGCTTATTGTGACTGACATCATCATCGTCGTCGTCGTCGTTCACGATGGGTTGTTCGGCAATTTCGCATATTTTGACCGTATTACGATCATCACTGATCTGGATTCGGAACCTATATCGTACGATGGTTTCTTCTTGCAATGTTTTTAATATCGGTACAGGATGCGAGATGAACATCCTCATGACGACCGCAAAATTATCAAGGTATTTGACAATCTCAAATGCATTGCATGTGTACGGTGGATTATTACATTCAATCGTTACATGAGGGCGAGATCTTTTATCCGAACAAACCGCATCGAGAACCATCACATGTTCCAGAAATATATCCATGTTTTTTGATAAAATATATATAATAAAATGAAATTTCTAACGCACTTTTAAGACGTGTAACTTTTCTGCGCGTTGTACGATGTTTTGTAGAGGAATAATTTTAATTGTTCTTCAAATTGGTCAAACATAATATTCACATCAATTTCATCGTCGTAAGCAGTGTTGTAAGACTCTATAAAGGATATAATGCGATTTTTTATGGTATTTATAACCTTGTTGTGTGTCGTTATCCATTTATTGTAAGCGATCTTCGACATGTAAAATTCTATTTATAAGTAAAAAGATAGGAACGTTTAAATATGTTAATATGATTAATAATCACACTAGCGACGAAATGAAAGAGACCTTTTTAGATTACAACATGGAGATGTTGTTGGATTTGTTTGACGAGTTGAAAACTACGTATAATGATTTAGGATACATGAACGAGGTGACATCGTCACAATTCATACAGCTCGTGATGGACAATGTTGTATTGAGCGAGCGCGTGAACGAAAGCTCTAGTGACGACGAAGGTCTCCTCGCAAAAAAATGTTAATATATAATAAAAATGCCGACATCAACGCAACACAAGAAGAACACATACACTCGAAAGACCGGAGGGAACGCTCTGGCGAAGGATGTTACAAATATGATGGTACCATTTGGTTTGATCCTTGCGAAGAAAAGTTTGGAAAATTTTTTAAAGTCAAAGGATACCAAAACTAAATCCGCAACGTCTCAGAAATCGGCGCGAGCGTCCGCATCGGGTCGGAAGAAATCGGCTAGCAAGAAGCCGTCTTCCAAGAAGGTGTCGTTATCAGGTGGGTATTCACCTTGCTCAAAAATTAACAACAACACAAATAAAGTAGAAGGATATAGTACAACCGGTAAGTACGCTCCCGTCGGAGGGAAGAAGTGAAGTGAAGTGATGTTAGATGAACAAATTTTTCACCAGAATATCATTCAAGTCCATGATATGCTTATGAAAGCTTTGTTGAAACAAGGTTATTTGTATATATGTGCGTGACAATTGTACCAATTCGTTGTACGAAAGCAAGGGCTTATCTGTATGATCATTTTTTCCAGGAAAGTATTCATGTGTCAAATGAATATTTTTCATAACGTACCATTTACGCATATGGAATTCGGCGTTATTTTCGTAAGGGTATTTCTTCAGAGGTAGTATAAGATCCTTATAAATAACGCAGCAGTTCATAGCGTCAGAAAATAGTATAAAATAATATTATTAATTCTATAATACCTTTTGTTCTTTATAAATATGAATGAGATAGGATCAATTTTTTCGAAGGTGTACGAGTTCAAGGTGTCAGAAAAATACGGTCGCGAGTATATACCGATGATTGAGGATGTTTCGCGTATAGTGATACTACAATTTGTGGTACAGTTGATGTTCTTCATCAGGTCACCGTACGAATATCATATATTTGACGGCAACTTTATCGAACTGGTGATTTATTTAGTGTTAGGACTATGCGTATATTGGCTTATCTTTAAAAGATTAGTAAAACTAACATGATAAACCTTAAATTAAAAAACGAACAATTCGAATCAATAAAAAACGATAGTTTTGATGTTCAGGAGGTTGTACAGAACAACACATATAACGTGTCCGCGAAAAGTTGTGATATGGTTATAGGTGACGATGTTATGAACGATCTCGAAGTGTTCATACCGTACGACAACAAATCATACGAGCAAACTATTTTCTCGAAATTAAGTTCGCATTGTAGCACAACAGGTGGAGCGTGTTATATGAAGGATTTATTGAACAACCCGATACACGACATAACGATCTTAACGGAAAGGATAAAGTGTTTACGGATGTTGGAATTACAATCGGCAGGTCAAATTGAGGAAAACTTGTCAGAGAACGAGAGGGATTTCCTGTGGTTTTTTGTACATAAGGAAGATACAATAAACGAATTATTGAACGGAGTGTATTTCAGTGCATTTTTATTGGATAAGATGAACAAAAGTGAGTCAATAATGACATGTTATAATATGTACAAGATCGCAGTTTCTCCAATGTTAGGTATTTTGTCCCCCATAATATATTTCATAATACCATATCTTATAATAACACTGCGGTTTGGTTCAACAATCAAGCTTTCGTTTCGAACTTATTTACATTTAATTTATCAAGGTATGATGTTTTCGTCGTCAAACTTGATGAGCATGATGAATAGCGATAGTGGTATATTAGGGAAATTGCAAATGGTCAGCTACGTCCTTTCATTCATCTTTTATTTCCAAGGGTTATTCAACACGATAAGTTTGTCTACTACAACATACAGTATAGTGAAATTCATTTGTAACAAGGTGAACAACGCGTATACATATCTGAGAACGTGCGTGACCATGATAGATACTTATTGGTCGGAAACCATAGAGAGGGTTTATGTCGAAGGAACATTCGACGAGATTAACGAAGATTATATGAGATCGTTACGAACCTACGAACCCGAACAGACGTTCTCATTATTGTCCAATTTCGGTAAGCAGTTGTGTATATACAAATATTTCCCGAAATCAGAAGCAATAAAAATCGCGAATAAGGCGTACATAATAGATGCTTTAATTGCGATAACCAAAATGAAAAATGAATTTAAAATGACATATCCAACGTTCGTAAAAACGAGCACCCCTCATTTCAACGCGCACGAAGCGTGGCACTTATGTGTAAACAAAGACACTTCCGTGAAAAATAACATAAACTTTAAAAACGCGATCATCACGGGTCCGAACGCGGGTGGGAAGTCAACTTTAATCAAGACGGTTTGTGTGAATATACTGTTGAGTCAGACATGCGGTATAACGGCGTCATCTACAACGACATTATCGCCGTTTTATGTTATAAACACACAGATCAACATACCAGACTGTAAGGGTGTGGAATCTTTATTCGAGGCGGAGATGAATCGGTGTTTATACACGTTACGCACAGTCGAGATGCATAGCGACAAACCATGTTTGATTGTGATGGATGAGATCTTCAACAGCACGAACATGGTTGAAGGAATTGCCGGAGCATATTCGATTTTAGATAAGTTATCTACCTGCAGTAACGTGATGACGATAATAACAACACATTTTTTGTATTTAACAAAATTGAAAAAGCATACGTCGTTCGAGTGTTATTGCATGAACGTAATTATCGATCAAGATACGGACACCATACGATATCCTTATATGTTGAAACCAGGTATATCTCGGCAATATGTAGCGTTGGATCTATTGAGGAAGCGTGGTTTCGATGCAAGCATCATAGAGAAGGCGCTGAAAATAAAACAAAAATTCACATACTGAGTTTAAAAATGCTTTATAATTTTATTCTTGAACACTAAACATCCATGAAAAAACCGAATATACCCTTTAATGTGTTCAAGTTTCCGACGATAAACAACATACTAGTGTTGGTTATATTTTTTTTCAGCCTGATTGTTATTTATCGATACATGAAATCACTCGAGAAAGAACTACAATTGCTACAAAATGACATGCAAGAACTACGTAACATCGTACCAAGCGCGAACATAAATATAGTTGAATACCCTGTCGACCAAGTTATGATGTCCGAATGCAAAACACCGAATTCTGTAGAAGGGTGTCAACTGAGAGCAACTTCACATGACGACGAAGACCTCGTTATGCATGACCATAATACTCATGATGCGGTTCGAGATGACGAAAGCGTGAAATCTGATGAAATTATGAAGCTAATTGCGGATATAGAACAGGATGATGACAAAACCGAAAACACAGAACATGTAGATATAGTCAATACCGCAGCATCTGACGACCAAGTTGACGAAATGTCAAGCGATAACTTGATGAAGAAAACAAACGAAGAGCTGAAGAGGATATTGAAAGAAAGAGGTTCCAATACGAAAGGTTCAAAGGTTGAACTCGTAAATCGTATTTTAGAACACACATAAAATAATATATTTATAATAATAAAAAATGCAAAGTTGTACTTCATGTCAAAAACCCCGTGAGCAGGAAACTAAACATATACACCCGCAACCATCGTGTCCATTCAGAATGTCAGACGGTAGGAACTTCACTGATTACCGTACTAGATGCACGATAGATTACCAACGAAAAAAAGCGAACGCATACAAATCAAGCTACGATGAACGTCAATACTTGATATCCAATGCATCTCAAATGATGAACGAAAATTTAAAACATGCCGAGCAATTCAACCAATGTTCAGGTTGTTACAAGCATAACGAGACAGGAACCATGTTACCGGAACAGAATATGACTAGCTGCAACGATAAAACATGTTCGTTTTATACGAACACATCAACCGGTTTAGGTACAGGAAGAAATTATAATAGTGTTTGATTATAATATGCATTAAAAATAAATATGAATACGTTGCAGACAAAAATAACAGAAACACCGGACGATTCACCGTACGACATCAGTTTAGGGATAAAGTCACTTGTGAAAATTGACAATAATGAAATCCGGTACATCGCGGCGAACCCTCCTGACTATATCACTAGTTTTAGTGGTTCAGCGTTACCATTTCATAACGAGGAACAAGCGTTTGATGATACTCCAAATATAGGTAGCGTCATGTTGAGCGACACCAACGAAGCCGTGATCAATGTTTTTTATCCTAATTCGTATTACGATGAACTTGGGAACGTGCTCGTCAAACCTCATATCAAGCTATTTTTCAACGTGAACAACACGCTAAAACAAGTAGACGTGAAACTATCTGAAGGGATCCCTTATCGGTCCCTCACATATCCGATCCATAGGTCGTCGTGTATGTTCTATGATACGTTGGATTCGTTACCTATACGCTCACAAAATGATATATTACGTTCATCTGGATATCCTGACGAGGATATACATTATACGAATTTTTGGGGATATCGTCCACCTAACTAAATGTAAATATGTTTTTTATGAACCCGAAAAAACCATCATCATTTTTTAGTTTGTCGTCCTTTTCACGTAACGGGTCGTTCATTCCCTTGTTATGTTCTCCTTCGTTATACTCTTTAAAAATTCTATTGAACACCTCAGTTGATTTTCCGTGTTGTTCAATGGTATCTTTTTCGATATTCTTACTCGCTTCATTCAGAGCATCCGTATCTTGTTTTGGTATCGAATCGTTATCGTTATCGTTGTTGGTGTTTGTTGTATTCGTAGTTGTCACGGTGCTGCTACCAACACCTCGTACAGGCGCACGATCACCACGAGTACTCGTCGTGCCAACACTAGTTGTAGTTGTACTTGTACTTGTACTTGTTTCGGCATCGTTACTTGTAGTTTTTTCGGCGTCGTTACTTGTAGTTGTATTTGTGTTTGTGTTTGTCACTGTATTTGAAGCATGCACGTCATAGCGATTGTCCTTGTTAGCGACGGCGAGGCGGACCAACTCATCAAGGGATAAATTACCGATGGGTCTATTTAGTAATTCGTATGCTAAGTTATCATAGTTTGGTATGGAACTTTGTAAATTAGAAGTAGGGATTGATTGTATATTTTCGCTTTCGACTGCCGAGGGTACGTACACATTCGATGTCGTGTTGTAAGTATTGCGGTTGACCTTATCAAGGGTCAGTGTTTTAAGTCCTTGGAATTTAATATCTGGATATTTAGCAAAGCATTTATCAGCATCTTCCGAATTTGAGGTATTACTAGACGACGCATTATGAAAGCTGTTTGGTGGTAGTAGGATATCACAAATTTTAATTTCATATTCTGATTGTAGGTTGCCCGTGTTCTGAGTACAATGGTCTTGTATAGCATTTTTACAACTAGAATACGTTGAAATTGTACTGAAATCGGTCCAGTCTACATGCTCACATACGTCGCATATATTGGAATTGAACCTACATTGCGCGTTGTTACGATGTGTGGCAACCGTCTCCCTTGTTTTCGTTGTTTCTTCTTGTAACTCGGTGTATACTTTTGCGAGCTCTATATGTTTTTGGGTAGTCAGTAAATTGTATATAGTTGTAATAACATTGCTACGTGTATTTGTATTGTGGATACCTATATTGAATATCGCTATATTATTGACGTACATCTTGAGTGGCTCGTACTGTATTTTGTTGTTATGCGATCCTTCTACTTGTTTGTTAACGATAAATTTTTCTTTACTGAGCACGATGCGATTTCTTGTGTTCGTTATGTACTCTATATTGTCAAGATTTATCTCAGTTACATCCAATAAAATCATCTCTGTATCTGATGTCATCTTCATATAATGCTTGTTGTTTTCAACATATTTAATAAACGTAAGCATATGCTCTTCACCATTAAAAAAATTTATGTTGTTAGTGATTTTTTTGAATTGATCAATAGGGTAAGTGTATCGCATCCCTGCAAAGTTAATGATGATCTCCTCAAATAAATTATCGTCCTCTCTCCAAATCCTGAGGTGAATACCCAGTGCAATATTACCTTCAACGTTCGTGGTATACATTTCAAATAAGTTGAACATTTTACCGAAGCTGGTATAATCATCGAGGGCAAAATCAAACGTAACATAAAATACAATACTGAACTCGTGGAGTCTTCTAAGGTTCAACATGTTACATTCATATCCTTCCAATTGAACGCCATCGTGTAAACGGATACCGCGAACCTGGTCGTAAACGGTGGTATTGTCATTTGACGAAATTATGTTAAGAAACTTGGATGTACGTTCCTTTTCCAATGACCGTAGCTTATTCGCATCACGATCGTACGCGTCGTATTGGAACGTTGAAAAATAGCACTCGACGCTATTGCGTGGTAAATTGAGCTTCGTCAGCATAGTATCTTGATGATGCGCATTGATAAATGTACGTACGTCGTCTGTTTCAGGAGCGGTAACATCATCTTCATCGAAAGCTTCGATATAGGTATGCATGTCAACTATATACATGGTGACCAAACATGCGAGTGAGACGAACACATACATCATTTTTTTCCGTGTAAACAACAAGATATCATTGTACTTCAACACGAAGATGATCATTAATAAAGAGTACAACAATAGCATAATACGTGATTTTGTATGATCCATATTAATTATTATTGTAATGAAAGATATTTTAATTCGTTGTGTTTCTTTTTAATAAAAAATATATGATGCCATAATAACAATGCAAAATCATAAGAATAACAACAAGATAATTTATTTAAATGACGATAGTCCTACGATGGGTGGATCATGTGGGCAAAGTACCGAAGGTATGGATAATTTTGGTTTGTCTCATGCTCCTCCTGTACATTCCGTACAAGCTGGTGGCGCACCAAAAAAAAAACCAGATCCAGAAGCTATATCGGATCGAAGTGAAAATAGTGAAAATAGTGATTATAGTGACGATGATACGGTAACGGAAGATGCTGTAGCCGTCGACAACATGCCTAAAACGATCGAGACCGGAGCAGTTAATGAACACGTACAAGAAGAATATTCAAGCGATGAAGATAGTATTGCTCCCATAAGGGAGCTACACAGCGACGACGAGTCGCTATCGAGCTTGAATACTAACGATATATTGAAGGTTGATCCAGTGTATTACCGGTTGACGAAGTTTTTACAAACGGATAGTGAGAATGTTGCAGAAGTATTAGCGAGCATGCGTGACGAGATAAAAAACCTGAACAATAGCATCATTCGGGTATTGGATGTGATGCAGATGAAGAAGTAAACAAGCAAGCAAATATTTATCTATCATGGTATCTCAAGCTTAACGCGTTGAATATTTGGTTGGTTCGTCTTCAATATATCAACGATGTACTTGTATGCGATGTTTATATGCGTTTCGCTGGTCACACCTGTTATCAGGATACATCCGCTCTGAAAAACAGAGATTGTAATCTTCTTGCATTTATCTGTAGTGAAGCCGTCACCTTTTCCGTCACACGGTGTTTGACAACAACATACACCTTCGTCATGTATGGATGTTTGTGCATCTTGTTTGTTTTTATTGAGATGATATTGTATCTTGACACCCGGGTAAATACATGGTTCGTAAGTACTAATTACGTTATATTGATTAACGAGAATGTTATATAAGAGATCTCGTCTGATTTCCATGTTTACCTTGAAATCACTGTTTATCAAATGGATTTTGAAATCGTGTTCAAACAAGCATGATACGTCTTCAACGATTGTTTGATCATAGGACGTATGTATTTCTTTTATGTACCGAATTAAGGTGTTGATGGCGTCAACACCCTGTTCACGACTCTTTACCCCGGTCATTTGTACTTTGCCGTTCTTAAAGAGCTTGATGTTCAGGATGGTATATTTGTCGGTACGTAATTTGATTGTTACAGAATTGTCGAATCTTTTTGTGGAAGGTTGTTTTTTACCATCTACCCTTACGAATTTCTTCTTCAAATTTACACCTTTGTATATTTGTGTGTGTTTGTTGGATCCATACTCAGCATAGACAATACCACTTATTGAATCATCAATATCAGTAATCTGAACATTTTCATAAAACGAATTTAAATTTACGCTACAACCGACATACCCGGTTGCGGTCATTGTTGATATGCGATATGGCGTGGATTCGAACATAGCTGTCGATGTGTACAAAGGCTTGTATATAGTACTTTCTTTAAATAAAAAAATGTTTAAATAGTTTCAATTTTTGTTTAAGCCGTATCGGTGTTGTAGATGGATTCAAAATGTTTGATATCATTCAGCCACATTGTCTTCTCGTCAGTTGCTTGTATATCACGGAGTAGGTCTTTCTTTTCGTTAACTTCTTTGATTAGTTGTTCTTTCTTTTCGTATGTTAAATTGTGTATGGGCATCTTTGTCAAGTAATTATAACCGTCAGTTTGTTTCGGAAAATCGTTAGATACTAGGTAATCTTCGATCGTTTGCTTTTTGACGTTCATGATATTTAAGCGGCTTTCGATGACGTCCAAGATGAAGGTGATGCGTGCGTCCATAAATTGAATGTCCGTATTCAATTTATTTATCATGTGTTGTTTGCGTTTTGAATATGTTCGTATCCGTAAGAGGTAAAACTCTTTTACAATCTCCGTAACGTTGTTGTATTTCCGTATCTTACCGTCATTATCGTACAGATGCATGTTTGTTGTTGACAATGGTCGTGTGGACGTCATCTTGAAATCAATCTCAAACCGTGTTAATGTTTGGTTATCAGGTGTATCGAACATTGAATCGGTCACCTCTTTACTCTGAAATTGAAGCACGAAATGTACACATTTGTCGGTGTAGTGACTTTCGTAATCTTTTAATATCTTTGGGTGCTTGTCAATATATTGTTCTATATGCGACTTGAAATCTTCAGTCCAGTATCCGATAGGCAACTCGTTCACTTCTATCCTTGTTTTGTCTTTCCTACGGTATATACCGTAGCTCATATTGCCGTCAATCCTACCGGTGAAACCTTTGTACCAAGGTTGCATGTCTTGTAACTCGTAGTCCTCGTCACGTAACAGACCCTTGATATTTGCAATGATATCTCTTGGATTGTAACATGGTATATTTGTACTGAATCCTGTTCCGATGCCGTTACTACCGTTTATCAGTATCATCGGAAGTACCGGCACGTAATATTCGGGTTCAATCTGAACACCATCGTCATCAAGATATTCAAGAACTGCGTTGTCGTCTTCGTTAAACAAGCTGTAAATCAACGGAGCGTTCAATTGTGTATGAATGTACCTTGAACTGGCAGAATCTTTTCCACCCTGTACACGTGTACCGAACTGCCCGTTGGGTAAGAGCAGGTTAATGTTATTGGATCCTACGAAATCTTGGGCCATTCCGATTATTGCGTCTTGAAGACTGACTTCACCATGATGATACGCGCCATGTTCGCTTACGTACCCGGCTAATTGAGCAACCTTAATTTCTTTATGTAGCCGTCGTTTGAAGCAACAATATAAGATTTTTCTTAGGCTACGTTTCAAACCATCCGCAATATTTGGTATGGATCGTTCCAAGTTATACACCGAGAAATGAACGAGCTCTTTGTGAATAAAGTCAGAATACTTGACGATCTTATCGGATGAATCTAAGATAGACTTACGATCATAATTGTATATCCATGATTTGCGATCGTCGCTCCTCTTCTTATTAAACGCCATATCTATGTTTTCATTTGACGAGTCTTCCCATGCGTATGTTACGTATTTCATATTCTTAAAATAATCCTTCGCTTCTTTGTTCGTAGATGTACCTAATCCTTTGTAGTATTTGATTTCCCATGAGTTTATATTAGGAACACTATGTTTCCAGTCTTCGTATTCGGTCAAGCAATAAAATTCTTTCACAGTCGATGCTTTCTTGGCTTTAACAATTGGTGTTAGCATCGAATTCAAGAACCCCGTGCTGTGTATCAGAGAGGGCCACATGCTATGAAACAGGTTGAATAGTAGTCCTTTAATATGTGAACCATCGACATCGGAATCTGTCATTATCATTATCTTTCCATAACGTAATTCGCTCACGTTCGTATAAACCTTGTTCGCTTCCAGACCCAAGATTTTTTTCAGGTTTGAAATCTCTTCGTTGTCGTTAATTTTTTTCTGTGTGCTATCTTTTACGTTCATCACTTTACCACGTAATGGGAATATACCATATGCGTTACGACCCACTTCACTGAGACCAGATAACGCCATTGTCTTTGCAGAGTCGCCTTCTGTGAGGATCAACGTACACAGGCTGCTCTTTGTCGTGCCTGCCCAATTGGCATCGTCTAGCTTGTTGATGCCACGGATTGTAGATTTTTTCCTGCCGTCTGTTTTCTTGGTGTCCTTATCAATATTTATAGAGGATAAGTTGATGGCCTTTTCAACGATGCCTGTCTTGTATAGTTTTTCAATAAACTTTACATCCACTTCGTATTTGCTACCGAATTTCGATGTAGGTGTGGTGAGTGTTTCTTTAGTTTGACTGTCAAATGTTGGGTTCACTATTGTACAATTGATGAAAACGAACAAATATTCCTTGATGTGTTGTGGTTTCACACAAAGGCCTTTCTTTTTTTTGTTGATGAGTTCCGCCAGTTTTTTAGTGATTTGATTTGTAATGTATTCAACATGTTTACCTCCCCTAATCGTACATATCCCGTTCACGTATGATATATGTTGATATCCTACATCACTGTATGATATCGCTATCTGCCACCGTTCGTTAGTGGTCGTATCATAAACGCGAGGATGCTCAATACGGGATCCGATGTACATATCCACATATTTTTCAATATTACGTACGGGAAGCAACTCGTCGTTGAGGTAAACCTTGATGTTTCCGGCGGATATCCCGTTGATATCATGTACTCTTTTCACATATATTTGCTGCATATCCTGCGTTAACTCTTGTACACCGAATCGTTGAAAATCAGGTTCGAATGTTATTTTTGTATAGGGGTATCTCGTGTATTTTATTATTTTTGGAGCTCCGACTGTCGACATATTTTCACTAAACTCTTGTGTGTACAACAACTTCCTTCTTGAATCAACGGTCTCAATCATAAACTTTTTGGAATATATGTTACACGCTTTCGCACCGATACCATTCTGACCTCCAATTATACGGTCGTCGTTGTCGTCATAATTGGTTGATGTCAACATGTTACCAAAAATAAGTTCAGGGATGTAAATATCATGTACTTCATGTTTGTAGATGTCGACACCTTCTCCGTCGTTGGTTATTGTGATGCTGTTAGCATTAATGTTCACGCGAATCTCTTTCACCATCTTGATTTTCAAACCGTTGTTGTTCGCGTTCGTGTGTTCTGTTTTTAAACGAACCATATGATCCAATATGTTGACAACGATTTCGTCAAATATCTTGAAGAGTCCCGGTACGTAACTAATATCACGCTTACACATACCAGAGTGGTCGTTGTTCAGCACCCACATCTCCATGGTGTCCATCTGAATAGAGCCAATATACATACCCGGACGTGCGAGCACATGTTCCCTCGGATTCATCTTGACATATTGTTTAGTGCTGTTGTTGTTAGCCATATTCGTTGATTTATGCATGTATTATTATAAATACTCCTTAAAGTAAGTTTGACTATATCGCTTTCAATTTTTGTAGAATATTGTTCACATCACGCTTGTTGATCTTGTGTAAACCACCTCGCTGTGCTTGAATAGCTCCTAGTTCGTCCATGAAATGTTGCAGGTTATTGTTATATTCGTTGTACAATATCTTTTGATCTTTCAAGTTTAACGTGTAGCCGCCTGATTGCAACATAGAAGATATATCTCTTTGTGATAGTATGCCTCGACGACCACCACTCGTTTTCGCCAAAGCGGGACGGATGTGTGTTGGTGTAACGTCACTTGATACGGTAAACTTCGGGTTGGACGTATACATCGGTGCTTTCTTGGCCCCAAAAAAGACGGCGGGAAACGCAACACGTCCTCCTTTGAGCATGGTTCGCTGATTCGCATTGAGTTTTTGCATTGTCCATTTGAAGATATTGTTGTTGTTGCTTTCACAACCACCAAGCATCGTTTTGTACAGATATTCTTTAGTGTCTTCGTTTTTGTACTCGGTTACCCCGTTTCGTATTAAATACTTGTCAATCTTTCCAGTAAGATCGGTCATAATTCTTCGTTTTATTTAAATCAACATATTTTATTCTCATCAACATGTAATAAAAAACATACGATCATGACTTCAAACGGAAGAGTTGACGTATTACATAAAACCAATTTAAATTCCTACGAGTTTTTCAAAGAGAACGCTAAAAACCCAACGCATTTCCAATCGAATGCTGTAAGGCATATACATTCCGAATCGCCTGTTGCTGCTATGTTTTTTTCCCAGGGAAATATTGATATTCTGCAGGATGGTATACGATATGCGATATTCAAAAAGACAAATGACGAACATATCATAGGCCGTCAATCGGAGACGGAACTACAAGTCATCATGAGATCTATTTATCTACAATATTCGAAGAACTTGACCACAGATATTGTGAAGCAAGTAAAGAGTCTCAATAGTAAGGTGTTAGATTTTGCGGTACCTAAAATATATTCCGAGCTCAACCAATACATTAGTTACACGAACGACATCACATATCTACCAGTTCCACTTGAACGAAGTAAAAACATGAGCTCAAAAGGAACAAAGTTTCTGTATATGAATGAATTATAGTTAGTGGTATATTTTTTCTAATTATTTATTAAATGTATGATACACTGATTCCTTTAAAAGCTCTAATTGGTACATTGACCATATTCGTCCTATTTATTGTAAGCTTCATACTGTTGTTGGGCACGATGAAGTCGGATCCCTTCCTAAAGTGGTTATTTATACCGTTGGTGCTCTTCAATGCGGTAGCTTTAATCAAATGTATCCAGAACATACAACGTATAGTGGAAGTCAAAACGTCACAAATGCTATTCGATAAGGTAAATATCCGCCTATCATCTTGTCCGGAGTATTGGATAAAGCATACGGTGTACGTACAACAAGACGACGGTACCGTAAAGTCTATACCAACATGTAAAAATTATTTCTATAACAACGATCGCCTGAATTTCGTTGGTGGATCAGGTGTAAACTTCGCAAAAAATTTTAATCAAACGGGAACCGATCTGTTGCCAGATGCCACTGATGATGATACTACAGCATTTACGAGCAACGTTATGTCAAATCTAAATAATAAATGGATACCTTTCACAACAGAAGAAGCTTTCACAACTAACCAGACTAACGAGCTACTTCCTGGTGGGCACCAAAATTCGGATTACGTAAAAACTGTAAGCAATCCAAACCACCCTAACGATAAGAGGAGGATCACATATTTTGGTAATGATGCCCTAAAAACTTCAGACACTGTTACCCTAAAACAAATTGAGGGACATCATGTTCACTACACTTCTCCCGACACCGTAGTACACGATAACGCCATAAGCGATGACAATTTACAAGCATCGCAGAAAGTTCATGAAAATACCACGGGTCCTTCATGGCATTCGCACAATTATCTTGGTAACAAGTATAACCGACAAGATCAACGTGATGGTGATTTTGCAAACAATTGGATTAATATGATCAAACCAGATACCAACAATGGATATAATCACGAGGGTATTGAACTTAATTTAGAAAAACTAAACTCAGCAGGTAACACATGCGAACTCGCTATGAATAACTTTCAGTGGATGGAAGCTTACAATAAATGTAACAAATATCGTCAAGCACCCGATAAACCCAATTAATATATAAGGATACAATCATGTGTGTAATGTATGGAACAACACACCTTAACACTTGACGATTTTCAACATTATTATTTCAACGTGAAACAAATTTCTCAGTTTCTGCGAAGTAATGAATGTGTACCTGCGTTCGATACTTTGTTGTTGATGGGACATTCGGGATGCGGGAAATCTAGTATGTTGAACCTGATATTCAATGAGTACGAGTATGATATATTAACCATTAACCAGCATACCTACACAAGTATATCGCAATTGAGGAGCAAGGTGAAGGCGTTTTGTACCCTCAGTTCGGTGTTGTGTTTCTTTGAATCGAAACCAAAAATGATTTTTATTGAAGACGCTGATGTATTATTGAATATTGATCGGGGTATTTCCGGTCTACTACAAGATATGATCAAGAATAAATTTGATGATTTCATCATCAAATGCCCCATAATATGCGTGATGAATACGTTATATATGAAACGAATTAATGAGATGAAAACATATTTTAAGCATTTAGTTGTCTTGAACAAATTGTCGTACAAACAATGTTTTCAAATCATTTACAACAAGGTATTACAATACGACGATAAAGATAAATTTGATGTCACGAAGGTGATAAAATTAATCAAACAAAATAACAATAATTTATCGGTGATATTGAATAATTTGTATGATACGGGTAAACATCTGAAAGAAGTTGACGATATACATCTGGTAAAAAAAGATCCTTTATTGGACATGACACCGTACGAGCTGGTAAAATTGTTGATTTCAAGAACACTCACACAACAAGAGATCCATTTATTGATGACACATGATATCAACCAGATAACGTCTTATGTCCATGAAGTGTATTACCAACCGTACACACAAAAAAAAAGTGTGGATATATCCGAACTAGACCTCACATGTAAAACGAATGCGATCATCCTGGATTTTGAAAGATTGAACACGCTATCGTTCGACGTTGTTGATAGTTCTTTATGGGAGAACATCACATACAATAAATTATATCACCTTAACCGCACAACAACCAATGGTCTATACACAAAACTTGATGAGCAGTTCAAGTTTCAATTCAGATTTTCTCAAGTTATCAACAAACAATCGTTAGCGTTGAATTTCAACAAAAAGTTAATCGGAATGCAGAGGAACTTAGGTTTAGCGTCCCGTGGGTCCTTAGGCTTTCCGTTGTTATACCTGTACTCGGTGTGCATGCACGGCGATACGAATACGATAACAAAAAATGAACTTGAAATCATCAACCGATTTGTGAGTGATTACGAGCCCACACACAAACAAAAATTCAGCAAGCTTAAATCTCCACCCACTAAATAACATTATTATTTTCTTTTTATTATTAAAATAAACTAAATATGAGTGATCTTGCTTCAGATGTTGGTGCGACTATCACAAATAAGATGTCAACGAACGTAACGACCATTATTATTTTTGTGATCGTTATAACAATAACTATCTACGTGTTGTTTCATCTGTATAAGTTGTTAAATACTACCGATTTACGGACGATAACATTATTGAAGGAACCTTATAGTATTCCACATACACGTAACGATAACATCAATACCAGCACGAGCATACCAGAAACATACCGTGGTGTAGAATATACGTATTCGTTATGGGTATACATAAACTCGTTCGATGTAACTAACTCTCCGAAATTGGTATTGATGCAAGGAAATCATGACAAAATGTCAACAAATACTCCGATATTTTACTTAGATGCATCGTATCCTGAGTTACATATTGCAGTCCGGACGGGATCAGCAAGGGTTACTACTGATAAAAACCAAGCACCAAGCAGGAACTCTTTATCATATATAAAAAACACTGACGATTGTGACATGCTCAAGTTGCATATAAACTACATACCTATACAACGATGGGTGAACGTGATCCTCATCATAGATAACGAATATGTGCAACTACTTATGGATGGAGAACTGCGTAAGGTTATAGATACAACGGATTCGGAAAAAATGAGTATAAACGATTCCTATCAAACCGTCCACATAGATGATACGTGTGGCACCAAAAATTTAACTGAAGTTTGTTGCTCTAAACGTCAAATTGGATTAAGCACAGATCCCAGGTTAACTGTAGGTCATATTGGAACGGATGCGGTGATGGATGGATATCTAAGTAAAGTACAACTGTTTAACTATGCTTTGACTATTGAAAAAGCGAAGATGATATACCAATCCGGCCCATTGCATCGTACGGTATTATCACGCATCGGTATACCAGCATATGGTATACGCAATCCGTTCTATAAGGTAGGTGCATTAGATGATGCTAAAGAGGACCTTGATGATAAAGAAAAAGAAAACACTTAAAACACAAACAAAAAATTTCTTTGAATAAATTAAATGTTATCTCGTATTCTTATTTACATAGGTATCGCTATAATATATGGATTGATTTTGTCGTATATGGTAATACCGTTTATATTTAGCAAACTGTATGCTAAAGATAAGCTAGAACAAACTAACGTTTATGAATCGAATAAACTCATCGTACCCATCACAAAAGGTATATGTAGTTTGGACAAAGGTCGTACGATAATAAGCACATTCGACAACACACAGAAAATGTATGTGAGGCTTCCCCCATCACAGAATGCACCAGGCGGTGCTCAGTTTAGTTATTCATTCTGGTTACGCAGAGGTACGAATACTGAACAAGAGCTAAAAAACAAGATAATCTTTTACAGGGGGTATCCTGAACACATGCAAGAAAAAGCGTGGCACTATCAAAGGGGTGATGGTGATGTAGGAGTAGCACAAGATAAGAATATGTTCTATTCAGAAGATCAAAAATATGATGAGAATGGCGTATTGATTCCAAACGTTAAGATTAAATGCCCACTGATTCGGTTTGGTGACACACCGAACAAGATGCGTATTGAGTTCAATAGTATCAAGCACCCGTATTTACATGTTGACCTAGAAGCTGATGTGTTTGGTCTATTGAAATCCAATTCGAAACATCCCCGTTTCAACCTAATCACGTTCAGTGTACAAGACAATTTTGATTTCGGAGGTATAGAGAGAGGTATCAATTTTAACGTGTTCATCGATGACGCGCTTGTTAAAACGCAAGCATTTGAGGACAACGCTCTACGTTTGAATGAAGGTCCAATAGCGTTATTTCCATCACAACGGGATAATACAATGATTGATGCCGATATAGCGAACCTCACGTATTACAATTACGCATTGAGTACGAGGGAAGTTAACGATATCTATAACAGAGGTTTCGCTAACAAGGCATGTGAGCTACCAGATTCTTGGAATAGCGACGCTGCACTATTGAACTACGGGAAGCTAAACCTTTGGAACGAAACCAAACAAATCGAAACTCAATAGGTCAAATAGTGATATCAATGATACACTCATCTGTGTTATATTTTAACCATGCGGTGTGTAAGTAATAAACAATTATAAGCGTATTGTTAAAACCCGTCCATGAAATTATATATAAAAAGTAATCAGGTTCGCTCATGGTGATCCTGTAAAACAAAAGCATGCAGCTGGTATAATACGCACACACCGATACGAATATCAAACAAACACCGTACATATACACGTAAAGGAACCATTCTTTGTAAATTCCACCGACGATAAGATTGTATGTTATCAAAGAAGTCAAACATATTGCAACGTTATTACAGAAACTGAACATCAACAACGAAATCCCAAGGAGATGAGGTGCTTGTGAAATGTCAAGCACAATAACGAACGATTGAAAACCTGCGAACAATCCAGTTACGTCAATGAACGTCCTGAAATAATTTTTCAACACCGAACATTTTTTGGACGACTCTAGATGTTTCCACGAATGGAACATATATATCCTGAATATTTAAATCTCAATATCATTCCATAAGTTTAAATGAGTTATTTGTTGATACACAGTTTATTGAAGAGACAACAACAGAGTTTCAACGATTTTTTTGTGTTTATCAATAATTTTCCTTTGGTTGCAAAAACGATCATGTCAATAGTATGTGATCCAATTGTATTGATGTAGTCGGTGATCCTTTCTTGCGTTATGGTATCTTGTTTATTCAACTCTGTATTTAATTTATGCATGATTTCTAAAACGAAATCTTTTTTTTCCAAACCATGTGCGAGATGCAGCTCTTCCACATATTCAATAATCTTCACCAATACTACGACTATATTATTTAAGGTGATTGATGTTACTTTTAACTTTTGTAACAAAGCAGTGATATCTAAATCATTATGTAGGTCAGGGATTATGTTCATATTTAGTACACAATAAGAAAAAATAGCAAATATTGACTAATGAAACTTTAATCTATAAAAATAAACAACCGTTCTTGTGTATATTAATTATCTGAATATGTGTTTTACTTGATATACACTACTATCAATATCATCCTGTTTTGCAATCATAAGACGACCTTCTTGTGTGTATATTTGCATGTTGGGTTGTTCGTTGTGTGTATTTTTCAGCACAATACCGCTTGTGGTAGTGTCGCTCATAATTTGTAAAGCATTTGTGAATCGCAGGCCACCATACGTATTCGTGATCATTACCGAATTGTTGGTAATTGTAACTTCATCCATCGGTACATCGTTTTCGTCCATGATACCTGTGTAGGTGATCTCTTTCCTGACATTCAAATCGTGCGTATCCACAACCGTTGCTTCAAGAAGAGCCACCGTGTTGATCTGTATATACGAATTGGCTGTCACGCTACCCGACACGCTAACGTTTCCTTGTACGATTAACGTATCTTGTGTTGGGTTGATTGGTGCACCCTCCCCCACCGTGAGAACATTGTCACATACCATAGAATTCGCACTCAACTCGGATCCACATGTCGCGTTTCCACTTGTACTCAACGTGTTACATACGATATCTTGAGAGACACTCAAGGTGTTCATGATGCCTTGAGAGACACTTAAGGTGTTCATGATGCCTTGAGAGACACTTAGCTCGTTGCAAACGGCGCTTGATGCTACACTAAGCGCATAACACACGGCGGTGTTGACACTCAACGTTTGTTTAAACGTAGCATTACCGGTTGTGGTTAAGGTTTTGATAACGCAATTTTCTACACTCAACACGTTATCACCCGCAGACAAAACACCTGCGATATTTAATTTATCGTACGCGACTTCGGAAACATTTACGTTACCTTCTAACGTTGCTATTTTTTGTGCATGATCCGTGAGTTTTGAGTTATGCGAATTAATGTTACCCGCTCCGTTAACCATATCTTGTAACGCATCGTGGTTTCCCCTTAACAAAGTCAAATCTGTGTCCAATCTTGAAATGATTGAGATATGGGATTCGGATATGCCCGGACGACCATTATACACGGTCTCATATACGTCCTCAAATTGTTCAAAATTTTTTGATTCCAAAGAAAGTAATCGGCTGTGGTATGAATTCTCACCGGTACCTGTATCCGTGATTACCTTGTTCAGCTTCGAGTTGATGGAGTCGTCACCAGGACCGGTGACCTGATCCTTGAACGTTATATACGTATTCGTTGTAAAGGTGTCAAATTCACCTCTCAACGTGTTGTGATGTCCATCCAACGTAGTATGATCTGCGATAACCTTCGTTAGCTTCGTGTGCATGGAGTCGTCACCAGGGCCGGTGACCTCATCCTTGAACGTGTCGTACGTCACGTCCTTAAAAGTGTTAAATTCACCTCTCAACGTGTTGTGATGTCCATCCAACGTAGTATGATCTGCGATAACCTTCGTTAGCTTCGTGTGCATGGAGTCGTCACCAGGGCCGGTGACCTGATTCTGGAACGGGACAAACGTATCCGTCTTAAAAGTGCTAAACTCACCATCCAACGTAGTATGATCTGCGATAACCTTCGTTAACATCGACTCTATGGAAGTAGCGGCAGTACCGGTGACCTCATCCTTGAACGGCTCAAACGTGTCCGTTTTGAAGCTTTCTGCGGTGGAAATTATGTCGGTGATGCTTAGCTCGTTTTCGTTTACTCGCGTGACTAGTCCGTCGGTTTCGTTGTATACGCTGTCTTTGAGCTCAGTGATCGCTTGGGTGTTCTCAGCAATATCATTGGTGATTAACGTATTGATTTTGTCTTCCACATACTTGGAGGTGAACACGGAATGTAACGACGCGTCCTCCGGATTGTTGACCATACACACGATACCTTTTTTGGTGGGTGTTTCGTAGTTTGCCTCTGGTAGTGTTTGCCATGTAGCCATACCGTTCGGGTTACCCGCCTTCAGGAACAAGGTATCCTTCAAGCTGTCGTAGTTAGGCATGTTTTCGTTGTTCAAATCTCGGAAATACAGCTCGTCGGTAGTTATACTCGTCAAGTCGGAAATGGTTCCACCTAGGAATTCGACATTGTATTTATCCATGGTGGACATTTCTGTCAGACCCAGGTTGGCCCTTGCGGCCGTCGCGTTTGGTACGTCTTCAAGATTAGATACGGTATGTAGAAATTGCGCTTCAAAATCACCTATGAAGGGCGCATCCTTCAGATCTTTATAACTAGCTGTCCAAGCAATAGGAAGCAGATGCAGGTTGCGTCTAGTAAGTTCCAAGCCGTCTACATGGTTTGTGATTTCACTGAGGAAATTGCTTGTCCTGAAATACCCAACGTCGTCATCGAACGCACTTAAATGATGCGGAAAATCTCTTATGTTCGTCGTTTTTACCCTTAGGTTGTCGAGCATGCCGTCGCGTTGTTCCTGGTCTAGTTCTTGGTATTCACCGAAAAAATTATCCGTCTTCAAACACGCGTCGCTAACTGCAGATATGGTATCGTTTATAGACAGAGCCAATTGATTGATATGTGCTTTGATGCCCATCAGATTAGGAACCAGAAGGTCGTCGTTGTTTGGATTGATACCGTAATCTTTAGCAATACGTACCGTTCCCAATGTGTCTAGTGTTGCTTCGGGTATGTTGCACCAAGACGCGGTCCCGTATTCGTCGCATGTCAAGATTAACCCTGTGGAATGTGTATATAGGTCGTATGGTGTAATGGTGATCTTGTTGTTTATAGTTATTGATCCGAGTTCTACACTATCCCCTTTGAAGGTAATGTCGCCTAAACCGATATTGGACCGTGCTCTTGTCGGATCGGTTATTTCGTCAAGGTTACAATTTATCTTATAATAATAGTTGTCGATCACGAGATCATCCAATGTGTTGTTCAGTAGAGTGAATTGGCTGTTTAAAGTTTGATATACCTCGTTCAAGAGATACATGCTCGGCGGTCTCTTCTTTGGTTCGTCAACGATGTTATTGAACAGATCATCCATATCGTTGCCCAATTCGATGCTTCTGATCTTTGTGGTTACAGGATCCAAATACAGCATGTTATTCGAAGCGTTGAACAACAAAGGATACACTATATCGCCTTGAACATTCAACGATTTTTCCACACGCATATCGTCAACAACGATGTTTTGCATGTGTTGAAATAACTGGCCATCAACATCATGCACCGAACCAAACAACGTATCAAGACCTAGATTACTGAACGCTGCGTCGATATCGGTCAAGTCGGACAGGTTGTTATTTTTGTTCAGATAGAAATTTGAAGTCCATTCTTCGGAAGCGTAAGGAAGGTCGTTGATGAAGCTGCTGATCATAATATTGCTGTTGAAATGGTCTTGAGTGAAGCCTGACCACCTAGCGCAACCGTTTTCGTCGGTGAGCAATATATATCCATCCCTGATATCAGCATTTGGTGGTTTCAGACAGAAATGTTCTACACATATGCGTCCTCCTGTGATGTCTATATCAGACGTATCAATATCAAGTGCATCTAGCGAATTGATACCTAAATTTTGTCTTGCTTTTTCGATATCTTCAACGTCTCCTAAATTATTCTTCGACAACAAGAACACGGACATCTTAATTAATTAAAATATACTGAGAGGTAAATTAATTAGAAAAACTATGTTTGATGCGTGCTTCTAACAGATCAAGTTGTGCATCTAATACGTTGTACATGTCAGCCAACGCGGACATGGTTACGGTGGTATCATACCCAGCGGTATCGTACACGTTCACTTTCTTAACCACTCCGTAATCTTGATGTGACGCGTGCGGTAAATCTGTATACGTGACGGAATTCGTCGTATGGTCGTATGCTAACCATTTGTCAACGATTTCGTACGGGTAGGTAGTGACGAACAAGCCACCATAAGACTCAACCACACGTAACGTAGCACCACCACCAGTGATAGTGACATTTGTGTGATTTTGGGACGCGATACTACCTACGCCCAGGTTTGTTTTTGCTTCGTTCGTATCTGGGAATCCGGTACAATTTTTAGCACGTTCTAATATGGGTATATCATTTATATAAGCGTGTATGGAGTTGGGATATTTATGTAAATCGGTATATTCACCGGATGTCGCAATCTTACACAAATGCAGATTTTTATATACTTCACTCAGATCTAATCCGTTAAATTGCGAAAGGTTACAATCTACGAAAGTACGGGTATCATAAACATAATCGTCAAAATCAAATAAGAAATCAACATGTTCAACATGATCGATATCATTCAATATGTTATTTCGTAGTTCTGCAATATAGTTCCATGTGATGACGTCGTTATCACCAATACTTGTGTAATCTATGTCAGCACAATATCTTGCGTATCCATACTCATGAGTGCATGCGTTCGATAAGGTTATCATACCTAAAGATCCATCGGTGTCCTGGCACGTGATATAGACATCATCATCATCACTTGAAAACGAAGCATTTAGTACGCTTTCGAATATCAGGTTGGAGTTGATGCTGATATTTTCGACGACGACGTTGTTGGAATCGAATTCCGAAATACTACCGATATTAAGGTTCGATCTGCATGCTCCGGGATCTAATCCGTCGTCACCCAAATTTGAATCGGTAACTAAGAAATGACCGGTTACTACCATATTGCTTATCGATTCACGTACTCTATCCATGTCTAGGTTATGTTGTTTCTTGTTGATATAATACAGCATGTCATCATACATACGCTTGAGTGTGCGACATGTAACCGAGTGCGTATCCGACTTTTCTTTGTACGAGTTCCCTAACGTTAGATGATCCCTAGGATTGTTGTGCTCGTCAAAAAACGGGTTGTACCAGTATGTTGTGTTCGTCAGATAGCCTTCTTTTATAACGGTATCACCTGATATCAACAAACTACCTATATCTTGTTCATCACCGAATATGAATAGATTCGATACGGAAATGTCTTCCAACATAACGAATTCATCCGGTTCGTACGCGATATTTCCAATACCCAAAGATAGTTTAATGGTTGCTCTGTCGACGTCAACGAGGTCTTCTAAATTGCTGTTGAAGTTTAATAAATGAGGATATTCGTATGCTGGGATAATTTCGGTTGTAGTTGGTATATTGATGAGTGAATTGAAGCTTGCAGATGACGCAACGGGATGTAGTGTACCGTGTGTGGTGAATGCAACGTCTTGATTAAAGTTGGATAAATAAATGGTCTCGTACGAAGCCCATGGGTCTATACCGTTGTCGGTCGACCATCCGAACCGACCACCATCATTCGTGGCTATAACATAACTAACATTTGGAATCAATGGATTAACAGGAACAATCGCCATCCTTTCACATACAATGGATCCTCCTGTAAAGTAAACATCATTTGAATGTTGAGTGTCCAATGGTCCAATATCAAGGGTTTTCCTCGCTAATTCTGTATCATGGACATCACCTAGGTTAATATTTCTGATGAGGTTATAACTAGGCATATAAAAAGTAGTATATATAATTTCTTCAAAAAAAAAAAACCTAATAATACAATGCGATCTATAAATTATTAAAGAATTGATAGCGAATCAACATATTATCAAGCTGCTCGATACGTGCGAGTAAGGTATGATAAACGCGATATACTGTAGCAGCACTTGCAACCTTTCCTGTGTTAACTTCTTGTAGATCATGAGATAATTGCACAGTTCCATATATTTCTTCAGTCGCTACGGGTAGGTCGCACCAATGTACCTCACCTAGATCGTTCTCGGCACGTAAGAACTTTCCTAATAAATCGGTAGCTCCGTTGTCATCGAACGTAAATCTGTCCGATATAGAGAGTTCATTAAATCGTGCTGTACCGTTAGTGATGTGTACGCTATCTTTGTTTTGTAAACACATGTTACCGAGGTCCAAGTTCTTACGGGCTTCCAACGTATTCGTGAGATCACTCAGATTGTTGTTTCGTTCAAGGAATTTATCGTTATTGAAATAACTTAAATGTGTGGGTGCGTTGATCAAATTATTGTAGTCGCCCGTGTGAGCAACCGTGTGCAATCCAAGATTGTATCTAGCGACGTTTGCATTTACGTAGAATAAATTATCTTCGGCGAATATATATTGTTCCATACCATTCAATTGAGAAAGTCTAGTAGGGATCAGTTCTTTTACGTCTTCAATATACGAAGACAAATCGTGAAACATGTTAGAAATTGCGTAGGCACTCGGGACCACGTCATCCGTATTACCCATATAATGATTCGAAATTTTAACCAAACCGTAATTACCCTCTTGGTAAGCATATTGTGGTGCTACCGCAATCGGCATCTGCTGCCAGTACGCGACACCGTTATGACCACATTTGAGAACGCCGCCAACAATTGGTGCATTTTTATAATACAAAGCGTCTTTCACTTGCAAATGACCGACGTTAACATCGTCAACATCTTGACTTGCAATAGAGCCGATCTCTAGGTTCGTACGAACCTTGTCGCGTTTTTCGTGAAGTTCGTGCAAGTTATTTTTCTTTGTGAGTAAACCAAAGTAATCTATCAGCGTGTTGATGAACAATTGTTCGTTCACATCCGCAACGCGATAGTACAGGTCGTAATACGCATTCCTCAGGGCATATGCAGTTGGAGCGTGTTGTGTACTTGATGACATGAAAGAATCTTTTAGTTGAATAAGCCCGTATGTATCGTCTGATGCAATAGGTAAATTGATCCATGTTGCTTTGTTGTCTTCTCCTAGGGATAGATATTTACCTTCGAAGGTACCAAGGCTAGGTTCGGGGAAGAACCTGAACTCCGATTTGACAAAGAGATTCGAAACTGTCACGTAATACGTATCTTGAACCGCCAAGGGTCCCAATCCCAGATTTTGCCGGGCTTTCTCTTTGTCGACAACCTCCGCCAAATTTTTATCCACACGGAAATATGCACTGTCTTCATAAAAGTGGGTAACACTATTTGGTTTGTTCGCTAGATCTTCGTAGTTACCAGAAAACGCGACATCACTGAGATCATCCGTACGCACGTAGTTCATATCATTAACGAATTCGCTTATGTTGATGGTGTCTTGGGGATCAAGTGTCCAATTGTGAGTTATAGGCTCTCGCCAACCCATGGTACCATCTTCGTCGATAGCGACCAACACGTTACTTACCCGAGCATCGTTGGTATGTAAACTACACTTGTCAACTGTAATGTTACCACCATCGATATGTACGTTGTTCGAATCTTGAATAGCTAACGAACCTATACCCAGATGCAAGCGAGCTTTAGGAATATCTGTTAGATCATTTAGGTTGTTGTTAGCAATCAAAAATGTACTCATTTAATCTAGCACTCGATTAATTAAATGAATTTAAAAACTCATGAATTGATTAACACAAATGCCTGGTGGTTTATTGCAATTAGTAGCATATGGTGCACAAAACTTGTACCTAAATGGCAATCCGACATTAAGTTTCTTCAAAAAAGTATACAAAACCCATACTAACTTTGCGTCGGAGAGCCTTCGAATAAACTTTAACAAAAACGAAATAAATTTTAAAGAACAAACTCATCTAACGACAAAGATAGATCGTAATGCTGATCTGCTGAACAATATATACTTCATTTTTACTATACCAACCATCCGCAAGAAAGCGACGAATCGTTTCGGCTTCGTGGAAAACCTAGGGGAAGCTATCATCCAAGAATACTACATACATATTGGAGGTAATGTTGTAGATAAACAGTACGGCGAATGGTTACATATATGGAGCGAGCTTGCGTTGGAATCGAGTAAACGATACGGTTACGAAAAGATGATCGGAAACGTACCGGAAATTTACAGACCGGATGATTATCATCACATAGAAGACGGACAGATTCAAGTTCAATCTAGGAAGATAATCGTGCCTTTATTGTTTTGGTTTAATCAATTACCTGGATTGGCGTTACCGTTGATCGCTTTACAGTATCATGAAGTCGAACTCCATATTATATTAAGACCGTTGCAAGAGTTGGTCATTGAAAACGGTGCGCAACTAACTGATTGCACGAGATATTTTACATCCGATAAGTTTAACATAGATCCATACTTAGAATGTAACTACATATACCTTGATACTGACGAGCGATTATTCTTCGCGAAGCACTCGTTGGATTACTTGATACAACAGGTGGTCAGGATCCCATTTTACGATTTGAATAATTATAACATACTCGATTTGGTATTGCAAAATCCGGTCAAAGAAATAATATGGGTAATTGGTCGTAACGACCGTAATAAACGCAACGCATGGTTCGATTACGGAGACGCATATTATGCCGTCGATGGTGCGTATAAAGAAGTAGAAATATTAAACACTGCCAAGTTGACGTTCAACGGTTTGGACAGGATTGAGGAGAAGGACGCATCGTACTTCAATTTGATACAACCGTATCAACATCATACTGTCATCCCTAAACCTGGTATATACCTCTACTCGTTCAGTTTGAATCCAGAAAAATTTCAACCATCCGGCTCGTGCAATATGTCTCGTTTACATAAGATACAACTACATTTAAGCGTTGTACCACCATCATCAAGCGATTATAAATACGACGCATCCGTATATGTGACGAACTACAACTTCTTACGGGTAACCGCTGGTCTTGCGGGCGTAGCGTTTTCATGTTAGCATCACAATACGTTTGGATTTTTTGTCTATTTAATGTATAATAATAATAATGAGTTATTTAGGGAAAAACATTGAAGATGATGATAATTTAATGGTAAAGGTTACAACAATATCAGATCGTATATCTAAAAAGAAAACTCAATTCGAGAACATGCGCACAAAAATCGCGAAACTCACGGATCTAAATACGAAGCTAACGCATGGATACGAACTGTCGATGAAGATGGTTGTTGATGTTAGTAAATTGTTACAAAATTATACGAAAATGTTTGACGACATAGAGGGTATGTTGGCTAGCATCGATGATAACATGGGTATACAACAAGGTGATATCAAATATATAAGTAACCTCACAAAGGAGAGCATCATGAAAATTCGGAACGAATTCAATCAACAATACCCATCCATATTACAAGCCTTACAACAACAAGGTACAAAAGAAAACATAGCTAGTGCGAATAAACTGAAAGCGATAGTCAATGAGTTACCTAGTAACATTGAGCAGACAGAAAAACAAATGATTGTTGGTGGTAGGAAATCACATTTAAAGTAATAAGACCTTTAAATAATTACAGAGAACATGAGTAATGAAGAAAAACTTGTGAAAAAAAGGGGGCGCAAGCCGAACACCGTCAAGAAAGCAACGGAACTATATGAAAAAAAAGTTAAAGCCAAAGATTTACGTATCACTACATTAGAACAACAAGAGTTTTTTGATTCGAATCAGGTATATCCACTAATCCTACAATTGAACGTTAATCCGAATACAAGGAATGTACAACAACACATTACGTCGCAGACGGAGTTTATCACGGACACGTATAACTCGTACGAGCAAGATTTTTTCATGTACAAACCAGAGTTGAATGAACCACTAGCATACGACGATCATCGATCTACAAACTTTACTTCGATGCCGGAGTTGTACAGGGTACAACCTACAAAAGACAGTACTACCGTATCTGAAATGAACATCAAGGATATGTTCGATATGAGTGCTAACAGCAACAACGTTACACAAAGGGAGCCTCTTCATCATAATAATGATATACAACAAGCACCACAAAACAGACAAACAACCAATCATGTATCTAATTATATTTTACTGAAAGATATGGTAATGAACAAAGACTGGTGTGAGCACTGTCCGTATTGGTGTTATTGGGACTGTCATCCTTTTGAGTCGTCCCCTTTCGGGATACCAACAAAATACAAGGATGATAAATTTTTTGTTTTCGGTTGTTTTTGTTCGTTGGAGTGTGCGGCAGCTTATAACTTTTACGGACAAGAAAATATTAACGACATGTGGGAAAATTACAATTTATTGAACATGTTATCCAATAAAATTGCGTACAAATTTTGTGTAAATCCTGCGATATCACGCAGGTGTCTGCAATCATTTGGGGGACCTTTGACGATCGACCAATTTAGGGAAAAAAACAAGTCGAATAAAAAGTACAACATACTTACTTATCCAATGGTATCTTTAGTAGAACACGTTGAAGAAGTTAACGAAACATCTTCATATAGTACAAAGTTAAATTGCTTCATACCTTTGGATAAGTCCCGTATATGTAAAATAGAAGAAGCCAATAAAGATCTGTTGTTGAGTAAAACAAAAACACATCTCGAGCAATGTATGAACCTCAGATTCACGACTTGAACCAAATTATCGATTGCTCTTCTTCTTCTTCACCATCCCTCCCGGAGGAGGAACTTATCGTATATCTACCGATATCATCTCCTATTTCCCATTCACCGTCTAAATAAATTCTTTCGTAAATAATGCGTTCGTCGTCATCAGAAACAAAATAAAGCTTACCATGTATGTTTTTTTCAATAACCTCACATTCATCAACCGATTCGGTATCTTCTTCGTCAGATGTCTGCGTGTTATTGTCGTCGTCAATATGTTCAATGGTATGCGTTTGTTTGTACTTGTACGTTTCTTGAGACTTGTAGTACTCTAATTTCTTGTTAAGCAACGATAGTTCGTTCTTGAGGTTGTACACTTCATTTTTCGCATTTACGATCAACGACACGTTTGAAAAAGTTTTCATAGCGTCCTGTAGTTCATTGTTCTTCATCATCAACATGTTGTTATCATGCATGACGTTTTTATACGATTCCAGTTCTGCTTTCAATCGGATATTTTCTGTGAACATATCGTCATATTGCAGTTTCATTTTTTGTATCGTTCGTATAACGTCATCAAACGAATCCATAATAATATGGAATTTGAATATTCACTTAAATAAAGAGACAATCGATCGTTCACTTAATATCCTGCCATACCTTAAAGTAAATTATATTTAGATGGATGCGTTACAAACACTAATTAAAATATATACTGTCTAATAAGTTGCACAACATCATGAAACGAGTTGTATTATGTGGAACGCATCCAGCACAATATAACGGATATTCTAAGGTTGTATATGAGTTATCCAAGGGATTAGTAGAGCATGACGATATCGAATTGTACATATTTGGTTTTCAAAATTTTTTCAAGAACGAAACCCATAAGATGGAACGACATCTGGTGAAGGTAAAAGATGTATACGACGCGTACGATCATGAAGAGCCTAAAGCGAAAGGATTTGGTGAAAAAATTATAAAAGATTACGTTTCGGAAGTCGATCCTGATATCGTCATTATTTATAACGATCTGGTTGTCATCACGTCGCTAATAAAGCAACTTATCCTCATCCCAAATAGACGCTTCAAAATAGTTCCGTACATTGATATAGTGTACAAAAACGAGAAGAACTTGATGATAAGTAACATCAATAATAATATTGATGGTGGGATCATGTTTACGGAACATTGGAAAACACATATTACCGAACAAGGGTTAACAAAACCGCTATACGTTCTGGAACATGGTTTCAACCCCGACGTGTTTTATCCTATCCCGAAGAAAATTGCCCGGAAATTTTTCAACATTAACGAAGACGAATATGTTATCGTAAATCTAAACCGTAACCAACCACGCAAACGGTGGGATATTTGCCTGATGGCGTTCATAAAGTTTATATCCAAACGGATACAAGAAAAAATCAAGTTACTCATAGCTACTAACATGAACGGAGGATGGGATTTATTTGATATCATGATTTCAGAATGTAGGAAAAACAACATTACCTTCGAAGATTTGAAGAAGCATTTGATCATCATCCAGAATCCACAACAGATCACTGATAGAGAGATCAACGTATTATACAACGTCGGTGACATCGGTATAAACACATGTGACGGGGAAGGGTTCGGTTTGTGTAATTTTGAGCAAGCCGGTGTGGGTGTTCCACAAATCGTGCCGAAACTGGGTGGATTTCAAGACTACCTTAACAAGTCATGTGCCTTGATGATCAATCCGAAGTGGACCTACTACTGTGACCATAGCCGCGACTATGTTTCAGGGGAAGCGGAAGTTTGTGAAGTTAACGACTTTGTTGAGGCATTGGAGTACTACTACACGAATGAAGTGACGAGGCAAAAACACGGTATGAAATGTCGTGGTAAGATCTTGAAAGAGTATAAGTGGATGATGCTGTGCGACAAACTACACGAAATCATAACGCGGTTTACGAAGGACACGCCTCCTCGCAAAAAAGCTGATACTGATGAGGTGATAAATACGGACACCGATATCGATATTGATTCCTTGATAGAACACAAATTGAACGGTATTTATACAGACACAGACACGAACACAACCAACGAAGGTCAGTCACATAGTCATAGTGACGAAGACGACGAAATTATCATCATCGAAGGAGGAGCATGAGATGACTCAATATAAATAACATCGCTTGTACGTTATCAACGGTATCTTTTGCTCCTCTATAAACAAGTCTTGTTTTGGTCTTGTAGGTTTGTATGCCATGTGTCGTTTAGTCCAATTGTTGAATATTTGAATGTTCTCCGGGCAACATGTGATCATATCGTTGTCATGCTTGTTTTTACATACGAGATAATTGTGATAGGTGTTGAACTCGTCCAATGCGTACATGAAAGCATCCTCCTCTCGATTGCAAGCGTACCCTAGGCAATCAGAGTAGTCCTTCTGATTATCACGCGAAATAAAGGGGTCGCATCTGTAATTGAGGTTGTATTGATCGAGCTTGAAGTTTTGTTCCAATTCTGGATCCTTGAAACATCGCATATTAGTTGCTACGCCATCGCCTATATAATCAGCCGTTTTATTGACGGCGTCCATGTACGTATTCGTTTGCGTATGCATTAGATCGCAATGCATACGCACCGAATTCAAGTATGTTTGGCTATCGTTTATATCGTTCTCGTAATACGATACCATTTTATGTATAATACATTTTTTTCACATACGAAACATACAATATGTCTTCTTTTTTACCGTATGACTCATTCATGTGAGATGATGAATTACTAGACACCGATCTCTTGTTTTTATCGACAAACAAACTCGTATTATTATCATGTATGAATCTCACGTATATTTTTGGGTCGTTGTTTTCAAACATAACGAGCGATTCTTTGTTATCTATAAAATGGCGTTTCACGACGATATCTTCCTTCGTATCTAGATGATCATACAAAATATGCGGATCTTTGTACGCAAAGAATATGTACGTACCCGTGGGGATGTTGACCCTGTACGTAAAGTTGGTGAGTAAATTATGGTCTAACCGGTTACAAAACATCAGATATTTTTTATCGTGTTTTTGCAGCATTCGTTTCAAGATTAACAGATAATCCGTTGATCTCCAGTCGTCATCGTCCCATGTCGTCCATATCGCGTTATGTGGCACGAGGCTCAATGCAATGTTCCTCAGTTCACCTAGTGACGATTTTTGTACATGCAGCTCCAATATACTATCATCGTTGTTCTGCTCATCATTCAGGCAAGACGTAGATCCCTCGTTGACGATGATCAGGTATTTGTTTGTGTACGATTGTAGCTTAAAATTCGTGACCGACGTACTCGCAAAACGTCGTCTTCTATCGTCTTTTCCGGTGATCATCAAACAATATATAGGGGTGGTATGTGCGCGTGAGCTGCTGCGCGAATTATTGAGACGTGCCGTGTAAAAAAACAGGATCATCAATATAAATGTGAACATCAAAATGTATATCGCAAATATACAGATGTGCATTATTTAATTTATATTTATTAGATTAATTATGTTCAGTAAGCCTATTTTAATAATCGTAATATTCGTCATATGTATTGTGTTTTCATTACTTGTATTTGTGTCATCTTACAAGAACATCGGTATATTTTTTTATGTTTTTGATGAAGGGATGCAGCATGTAGGTACGAATACAAGTAAAATCCCATTTTCCTTGGAGTATATCTTGAATAAGAAGGGTATCTTTCGATGCACGGATTACAAGAAAGCGAGCATTCTATTTACGAGTAAGTTAGATGATATACATAAACTCACCACCGCGGCACTTTCCGACAAAAACAAACTCCTGTACGGTTTACGTTGCGTGAATATGATAGCCAGTAAATCAACATTGGCATCGGTAGTCAAGGCTCACGACGAGGAAATGGCCGACAAAATCCTACCGAAAACGTGGATACTGAGAGATAAACACGATCATCATGAGCTGATTACGCAAGAGTTCACGACAGAAGGCCTACCTAAACGAGATTTAATTTTGAAGAAAAACATTCAACGACAAAACGGTATCACTTTTGTGAATTCAATCCGAGACATTGAGTCTGAAAAAGACAACGTCATATGCCAAGAGTTGTTGCATGATCCGTACATAGTGAACGGACATAAGATAAACATACGCATATATTTACTCATGATAGCAGATCAGGATAAACAACGAGTGTCCGCATACATTTTTAACGACGGTGTCGTGTACTACACACAAGATTCTTATGACCCGAACAGACTGGTCTTCAGTACACAAATTACAACCGGTTACATAAACAGAACTATATACGAAAAGAACCCTTTATCTTTGCATGAGTTGTACGAACATATGGGAAATGCCGACAGTAAAATACTAATGTCAAACATACGTACTTTATTTACTAGCGTATGTAAGTCTTACGAAAAAGTGTTGAGGGCGTACGACTTGGACGGTGGTGTCAGTCGTTTTTTGATCTTTGGTTGTGACATATACCCGTTTCAGAACTTGGACGTCAAATTGATCGAAATCAACAAAGGTCCTGATCTGAATGCTAAGGACACCAAAGATGGTGAGATCAAATATGCGTTGATACACGAAGCTTTGCAATTAGTAAACGTAACCCACAGACACACATCGGATTCAAATTATATCAAAGTATTATAAATTATATGCCTATATTATATATGATATGCCAGATATTGTGGAGATAAAAAACAACCGTATGGTAGCACGCACAAATCTGGAAAGCTTCATCGAACGCGATAGTATAATATTCGTATATTCAAAAACATGTACGCCGTGTCACTTATTTATGGATATATGGAATGACTTGATTCGCGATCTAGATAAAAATGACAAGACCCTGTATCTTAAAATAGAGGTATCCTGCTTGCATAAGATATCTCAACTATATCCCACATTTTCCCATAAGATAATTGATAAGATGTTCGATGAGAACCCAGGTGTTCCGAACATTGCAAAATATAATGCAATAACACGCAGGACGCATATATTCAACAAGGAGCGTATATTGAAAAATTTACAGGATTTCATCAAGATAAAGCATACACGCAAATATACTTAAACGAATTCACTGTTTTTATTTACAAAATGCAAGAAAACAAGGATAAAATACTTAGAAGCTACATACAAGATCAAATGCAAGCCTCTTTCGTGGATAAAATCCTAAATACGGATAACATACAGATACATGGAAACGTAAATTCATACTGTAAGGCAAACGAGGCTACCGTACCCGTATCGGCATCTGTTGTGCCGTATGATGATGACGCGCGCGACGGTCAATGTCAGCTGGATGAATTTAAAAATCGTGTGTTGTTGTGGATGAGGTTAGATAACGAGATCAAAGAACTAACCAATAAGATAAAGATGCTGGATAACGAACGAAAACAGCGCAAAAAATATATGCAATCTTTGACACCGCATATATTATCGTATATGAACACGAACGAAATTGAAGAGTTGAATTCGAGGGAGGGGAGACTAAGGTACAAAGCTTCGATGGTGAAGACACCTTTGACACAAACATATATTAAATCACAATTATACGATCGCTTCAAGAGCAACCATGACGATCTAGATAAAATCTTCAACGATCGGGAGAAGATTCAGAAGGTGACGTTACGTCGTTTGACTCATTAATCAGTATCCGCAAATTGAAACAGTTCAACCAATCGTCCCAGATGTACACGTATATTGTGCAGTATATCGTCACCGTATACGGTGTCTTCTTTAAATACACGTATCCAAGCAGGAACGATCGTATCTTTCACGTCAACTTTGTTATTGTTAAGCTTTTTGAGATATTTCCCCCTCAGATGAACGATCTTGCTTACGAAATACTTGCTTGGTTTTGATGACAACGCATTATACAGCATGTTCACATATGCGATATCCGTCGGTACGATTGAATGCGCACTGTGCATTTCTTTGGCGATAACGTAAATCTTGTTGACGAAATCGTTTTGATCGTTGGTATCAAATTCTAACGTGTTTTTTATCTTGGTATTTTTGTTGTCAATAAACAAAAAGCTTAATATGTTAACTACAGTATTTGAAAGGGACGATGGATCGTCGTCTGTACATTCAAGGTTTTCAAGCACAATACTTTTAACATCAATTTTGTTCAGCAACTTGTCGTCGAATAAAACATGCCCTTCGTTATACAAGATACGAGGATAAACGCTGTTCATATCAAAATAATTTTGTTTGATAACGTCCAATGCAGAAGTCAGTACAGTAGCATCTGTGTTACATAATATATTCGTACATTGACAACATTTTTGTTGCGCGTTATTTTGTTCTTGGGCTGCTGCCGCTGCCGTTAGAAAGTGTTCATGTACGGGTGTATGCTGAGCAGCTATCATCTTCTGTCTGTGATGCGTCACAAGTATCAGTAGAAATAGGAAAGCGAGTATGCACAAACATTTATGAACCGTGATAAGCATGTGTTTTACTTTAACAAGAGTTTAAAAAATTGATATATTTATAAAATCACACTAAGTAAACTTGAACCCCGCACACACACAATGCCGCCCCGCCAGAAGAAAAATGTTGTGATTGTTGAGTCGTCTGCAAAAGAAAAGATAATAAGCAAATATTTGAACAAAAACGATAAATTAAGCAAACATGGAACATTTGTCGTTGTCGCAACACAAGGACATATTCGAGATATAAGGAAAAAAAATGGAATAGATACCGAAACGTTAACCCCTATATTTGAAAACATTGAGAGCAAGAAACATAAGATCGCAGCTATAAAGGATAAAATAGCAACCGCTGATATGACATATCTTGCGACTGATAATGATAGGGAGGGTGAAGGAATTGCTTGGCATCTGAGGGAGCTCTTTAAACTACCCGATAACAAGCATAAAAGAATCGTGTTTAACGAGATAACAAAAACAGCACTGACACACGCCGTGCAACATCCGATACCCCTTAACATGCCGGTTGTGAACTCGTATCTATCTAGACGTATACTAGATAGACTCGTTGGGTTCATGATTACGAAATTATTATGGAAAGCTTTCGATTCAAACGTAACGTTATCGGCTGGACGTGTTCAATCTGCAACCTTGAAAATAATCGTCGATAAAGAAGAAGAAATTTCAAGATTCACAACAGATGCATATTGGACCATCCAAGGAATCTTCGGGGATATACTACCGAATACCGTATTATATAACTGTAAGGATAATAGGACGTGGACGATATTGAAGCTGAGACAAGCTGGTAACGTTCGGGACATGTTAAACAGTTATCTAAAGGGTGCTATATACGAGATCGTATCTGCGACCGTGTTGTCCGGTTTCGATCGTAAATCGCTACAAGAAGCAGCACCTCCTGCATTCACCACATCTACTTTACAACAAACAGCTTACAACAAATTAGGTTTCTCTATAAAAAAAACCATGACAGTGGCTCAGTCATTGTACGAAATGGGGGTAATAACATACATGCGAACCGATAGCACACATATAAACAACGACATGATACAAAATATACTTGGATACGTTCGTACCATGTACGGTGATGCGTACGTTGTCGCAAGCACCAACAAACCGAGTGTTAAACACCAAAAACATGCACAAGAGGCTCATGAGGCAATTCGTCCTACAGAACTGACGACTAATTTGAAGAAGGTTTTGTCAAATGACCAGGAACATTTGTACGATTTGATATTCAAGAGGACAATAGCGTCGTGTATGCAGAAAGCTATATACGACGAAGCAAAGATCAGAATAACATGTAGTACGTTAAAAAAGGAATCGTATATGTTTGTTGGAACGTCTAAGGTGCTTCATTTTGACGGTTGGTTGAAGGTGTACGGAAGCGTCCCGTCTGAAGTTGTAGGGAATGCGTTAATCAAAAAATTTCAGTCAATCAAATACTTACATCCAACTGAGTTCAAGGCGTTGTGTACATGGACAACTCCTCCCGCTAGATATAACGAATCAACCATTGTACATCAACTTGAAAAGTCTGGTATTGGACGCCCATCAACATACGTGTCTATACTTACAAAATTATTCGATAAACAATATATAAAATTATCGACGATCAACGGAGTTGACAAACAATACGAGACGTTCGTGTTAGATTTTGGAAGCGGTAAACTCAAGCGAAATGTGGAGATAAAAAAAGTGGGGAGTGAAAATAAGAAAATTGTTCCGCATATAATCGGACACAAGGTAAACACGTTCGTATCCACGTCTTTTCCGCACATCGTAGATGCTCATTTTACATCTAGTATGGAGGATTCCCTAGATCAAATAGCACAAGCACAACAAAATCATCAAACGTTCCTGAAAAATTTCTTCGGAAGCTTTGATGATACATATAATAAGGTGTTACAAAGTCTGAACACAAACAAGCATCAAATTGGTAAAGATGAGTTGCTGATAACGGACAAGAGCGTAGAAGCTATCATCAACGACAAAAATAAAGCATGTATACTAAGGCATACGCGATATGGTCCGGTCATCGAGTTACGCAGCAAGCGATCCAACGAAAAAAGTTCGTACATCAACTTGAAGATGTACCTACAAGATACAGGCAAGCAAATTAACGAGCTACACAACGATGATTTACGATTATTGTTGAGCATACCAATAAATATCCATTTACATAATATAAAAATCAGGATATTGTACGGCAGATATGGATTTTATATAAAAAAGATTGAAGATGAGCATAACGTATGTGATCGCGATACCTATAGGATATATAAACAATATATACCGTTATTGCTTACAAATGATTACAACAACTTGCTGCGGAAGTTGAAAATTATTGCATCATGAGCGTTTCATTTTCTGAAGCATGCTTTATCCTGATGCACGTACGTTTCTTTGTTTTTCGAACAAACGATGCTATGTAGATCGTCATATTTCACAATATTCATCATCTTCGTCTCGGGTAAATTGTTTCCCGGACGGATGCTATCGGGAAACTGATCTTGCGCTCCTGGTGGAGGGTTTGCGGACGATAACGTATGCGTGTGTAGATAAACCGAATCCGGTTTGTTTGGATAATTTTTGTACGTACATGTTTGATCGAACGGTTCGCCGGTATACAATCCACCGTTTAAGCTTGGTGCGGGTGCGGATTGATACGTTTCGTGATCGTAAAGCAGGTGATCTGATGAATATATGTCGTACGGAATGATCATTGGAATACTTTATTATATTATGTAAAACATTTAAAAAATATAAGATTATTTTTTAAATACAATACTCAATAAATAAATGGACAGCCGTCTATCAAATCTACTTGATGTTGTAACGGAGATCGTACAGTGCGATAAAGACTTTGTTAGCATGGAAGACAAAACAAATTTTTTTGTTACGAAGTATCCACTTCTTGCGAACACATACCCAACGATCTTCTCTAAAGCGTGCGAGCCTCATTTTGACCTTGCTAAGTTTTCATGGATGTTAAACATGGCAAACAATGTCAGAGACAACCAAATATCACAACACGATGCCAGTGTGCAAGTAGGTGAGAAGCTTGTCGACGAGCATGTTAAACCGTTGTTATCATAATAATTTATATGCTTCGCACCATTCTTTACATAAATTTTCATTCGTTCGTTGTTGGGCGTCATTCACGACATCAAGCTTGAATTCCAAGGTTTTTTTTATATGATGTATTTGATTGAAAGAATACACTATGTTGTATTGAGTTACGGCATCTACGACATCATGTAACACGTCTGCACTAATGATGTCGTTCGACAAACGAGTCTTTGTCTTGATCGCATCAGCCATCTTTTCACGCACGACGTGACTTTGTTGGCCTTGATATTTGTTGTACCCATAAAACAGTATGTATTTTTCAGAGTTGGCTGGTCTACTCGCGGTGGGTTTCAGTATGAACATCTTGTTATACGATAACGAACAAATCGCTATTAGCAACATGGTATCAATGGACAATACGTCAAATACCTTCAACAAAAAATGTCCACCGGTCGCTTGTAAGCACAAGCCTATATAGATCTCCGACAACATCAAGGGATAACATTGTGTCTCTTGACTATTAAAATCGCCACTAAAATCAAAACCACCATCCGCGGTAAGAAAAGAACACGAATTCGCTCCCACGCATTGAATAAAATCCTCAACTACTAATATGTCGTAAATGTCGCCGTTATTCCGTGTATGAAGATCTATCTTGAACTCCGATCGCAATTTCCTTGACAATTTCCAATTCGGTATCTTCCGGTTCGATGCGTGTAACGTTATTCCGTGTATGCGTGAATGATCCAAACTATATTTTGAATAATAATCACACATACACTCGATGAACCCCCCCGGACCCTCCGCAATGTGAGCAGTGGTATGTCGTACGTTATCTGCACGGTCAAAGATAAAAAAATCATGTAGAATTTCCCACAATTTAACGTACGAACGACTCAACGGTTTCTTTTTCATCGTAGCAAAAATGTATTCGTAGTTGTTCGTTTCTCTTTTTGCTATATCCCATTTTCTGTTGAACGTTATTTTGTTCTTCCATTCAGTCAAATTACAACTCAACAAATTATTAATTTGTATGTTCAATTGAAACCGTTTTGGGTTGCATATTTTATTTTCGTTACACATATATTCTAGACAATAACAATTCATGTGAAATCACTTGAATATATCTATCAGCATCCGCGTTTAAATGGGTTTTAATTTAGTGAAAATAAACCATCTGTTCATGAAGCTATATCGTTGCAATTCGTTATCCATTTGTAGAGCAGCTTTAACCGAAGGTGTATGCATGTATGGATGTTGTGCGTCGACCATGGAACGCCAAAGTGTTTGGAACGAACCGGCATCTTGTAAGATGATATTGTACGGTTTAAACTTACGTTGTAGCAGATTAAAGTCAACCAAGTACTCCGGTATGATTTTATTTATGGTTTCAACATATACATCGATACGTTTTCCAATATTTTCATCTCCTTGCGCATCATTCGTAAAGTAATCGTATTTTCTCTCAATTTGCCATAATACACAGTCATTTTTTTCACCCTTTATCACATGAGTATCCTTGTGCATGAACTCGTTGTTCACCAAGAAGCCATCTAGACACGTTCCAATGAACGAACCACCCGGTGACAAAACCTTGTCGATATTCGCACAAAATGTTTCCAATTTCGTAACGCTTTCGAAGAAATAGTGAATCGCGAATTGACAACTGACCAAATTAAAGTCTTCGTTCAAAATGTCACGAAATTCGCTTATTATTGGTATGTCTTTGTTTATCAATTTATTCCCACCGATAGCGATTTCTGCCATTCTTTTAAATTGTTCGTTTTCTACGTCCTGTATCATGTCCTTGTTCCATGTTTTACCACCATCTAACAACAAGAACATTATCTTTTGATCTTCGAAATTTATCTTGTGCTTCATGTACATATCGTACATTCGTTTATACGCCCCGTTTTCACCGTTCAATAAGTTATCAACGTTGTTGTCTACTCCAACTACAACCGAATACTTGTTGCTTATCCATTTTTGTAAATCACCTGCTCGTCCACATCCGATATCCAATAGTTTGTAATGCGCGCCTCGATATTTGTCGAACATGGACACCCTTTTCACCCAAAAATTATGAAACTCCAGCATCGGCTTTAACAAACTTCTGTTTCGTTCGTTACCGCGCACGTAGTACAGGTGTTCGTTATCAAATTTGACTTGCGCTTCGTCAACCATATGATTACCTGTGATCATGTTTATGTCGACGGGTTCGATTATCGTCATCCAAACGTTCATCGCAGTAGTGTATGCGTTTGCAGTGTTGGCTATTGTCTTGTTGATGTTATACAACGTAGTTTTATCGTGCCGAATACGTAAAGGTATCCATTTGTTATAATTTGATGTGTTATCTTTGTTATATGTGAATTCAACAATTGTATCGTGCGCTAGTGGCTCTTTTGTGCTGGGTACGATAGGCCGCTTAATATTATCGTCAATCGGTAAATATGTGTAGTCAAACAGGCGTTGTTGTGTACAGGTTGGTTTCTTGTCGTTAGTATACGTGTTTCTTCTCTTAGCATCGTTATATTTAATTTTACCGATTTGTTGATATATATGCATGATGTTAACATCTTCGTCCATCGCACCTTTGTAAGCGACGAACATCTCAACGTATATACAACGCTGTACACCATGCTCAGTTTGTATCAACGATTCGTTCTTGAACTTAACAAGAACATCGATGCTGTTCTCCTCAGGTGGTTTCCATTTAAATACCTTGTTCCAAGATCCACCAAAAGTGCTAATCGTCGTATCATTTTTGTAGAGTGCCCCAGGTGATAGCTCGATAGGTGTGTAGATATAACCATCCGTATGATATGGTAACCCTGCTACACGCTGTATGAGCTCCCTAGTGTTATCGAAGATATCCCCTTTGGTGTAGAATTTTTTCACTTGCAAGTCCATGGTATTATATGAACCACCCTGTGGCGGCGTATTGGTGACGTATGCATCTTTTCGTATGACGTCTTCCAATATGTGCAGCCGTTGTGTCAAATTATTCGCCCGAACATCTTCCCCGTCGACGAAATATACGTCGAAACTTAGGTAAACGTTCAACAACAAGTTATATTTACCGTATGCGACATATTCACCGTCAATGATACATGATGCCTTAGATTTATGTGTGATTCCTAGTTTCACCACGTTCAATTTATTATTTATGGTGAACATTTGTTTATCCTTGTCTACGAACAGTAACAAACGTTCACCGTCTGCTTTTTCAGTTATAGAATATCCATCACGAATTGAAACATATTCAATATTTTCAGCAGGCAATAGATTTTTCCTCGTTAACGTGACAGGTTGATAACGTAGATAGTACTTGATCGGATTAAGGAGAATATTACGTATACCTGTTTCAGTTGTTTCAATCGACTTATTGATTAAATTTATGTATTGTGCGATGACGTCGTATTTTTGGGTTTTGCTCAGGAGGTAATCAACCCCCTCGTTCTTGCTCAATAAATGTGCGGTTGTTGTTAGCATATCGTTTAATACGGTTTTCGCATTCACATCTCGTATTCCTTGTAGAGCTTCCACCTCTACTTCAAAGATCTCTGGGGATTTGAGAACCTTCGAATCCAACATGTTCTTCGCATAGTGGCTATCTTTGGAGGATTTCACGATCGATAAATCGATCTTATGATTCGCATGCATGAAAGTGTACCGTTTCTTGTAGCGAAAATACTTACCGCAATTCCCCAACGACTCTATATATTTTGTCATCATCTCGGGTTGTGTGATCGTATCCTCCTTATTAACGTTCACCCGCAACATGTATTCGTTTATATGCAGTGGCGGAATATCCTGTACACGTTCTTTCTTGATGATGTCCAAGTTGGTATTCTGTTGTGGTTTATTGAATTTACAATAGTTCAAGATATTTTCCTTGTCGTATATTGACATGCGAATATTCCTATATTCGTTATTCGTCCGGACATCTAATTGTTCTCTGTTCATTACCTTCTCCAATACATAAGCGTCCGTGTTTTGTAGGTACGTAATCATACGTTGGAAACCGTCCTTGTCGATGTTACACTTTAAAAGGATCTCAAATTCGTAGTTAGCATCGAACGATTTATGTAAGTTGCTCCGTAACAGAGCTAAGTCGTTTTCTGGTAGCTGCATCATCTTTACAATTTATCTATATTAAAAATACCATCAATTTTTAAATCGTCTCCTTGATCAAATCTATAAGTGTTTGTTTGTTCATCGTAGAGTTATATACAATATCATAATCGTCACAGATCGATTGCAATTCATTTTTTTTCATTGTCGATATTTTTTTAATGTCAACACGTCTTTTAAAATGATGTTGTTTGTTGAAGGTTTCAAAATCAGTACTACCGTTGCAATCAACTAATTCAAACAGTCGTTTAGATGATACATATACTTTAATCACGATAAACTTTATGCTTGATGTATGTGTGTATTCATCATAGATACCATCACATACGATATAAATATCCGTATTCAGTAGCTTTGACCAGAACATCAGGTAATCTTTGTCGTTGTAACTAGTATCGGGAGCATTACAGGTTGTATCGGTATAGTGGTGTATTCTTGATAACAATTGTTTATGCTTACAAGTTATCGTTTTCAACAACTGATTATATTTATCGACAAGCTTATGAAATGTTTCATGTGTGTCGGCGTCGTTCGTAACATACAACGGGTCGATTAGCTTCATGAATACCGTGCACAATCTATCGAACTTTACACAACGTTGATGATTTGATAGGCTACGAGATTGTTGTTGTCTACATTTATTCTGCGTAAATTCGCGCGAGGATTGTAACAATTTATGCAATGCTTCCTGCATCACGAAAGTTTCATTTTGCATCCGGCTCAAACCCGATTGAACGAAATCGTTTTCGTTGAATGTAAAAAATAGTCTACATGGTATTTTGCTCAACAATTTGCATCTGCCGTCGAACGTTGGAACAAATTCGTTGCAGTTGTTTGACATTGGTGATAGATTATATATTTGCTATATATCATAGCTTTTATATCAAATTTTAAAAAAAATCTACGCTATATATCGTATCCTAATAATACGACAGCGTCATTTTTACATTCGTTTATTACAGGTTTACTATATTTCTTCTTGGCAATGGTAAATTTGTTAACATTGGTTTTTTTCGTTATGTTAAATTTATCCTTCTCCATTTGTGTAAGTACCAATGATACATCAATGTTATCGTCTGGCTCTTTTAACGTGTTCAGGATATCGTTACATTCATCTTGTAGGTTATATCGGCGTTCGTCACTACATGTTTGTGTCAATTTAGCTTCACATCCCGCTTGGTGTAACAATTTGTCTGTGGCTTTATCTTTGATGGACATACCCCCTTCAATCTCATCGATCAAGTTGATATACTCATTTACCTCGTTAACGACGTCTTTTGTTATGAACTCAAGATCGAAAAAAATCCCGTTTTTGTTTGAAGAATATTTCAAATCATGCTTAAGTAGTATTGTGTAGATATCGTGATGATATTTTTCATCCAATTGCTTAATTTTGTCCAATAAACCTTTAATGTTTAGATAGTTTGTCATGTTTCAGTGTGCATGTATATTTGTATCATTTGTTGTTTAAATTGATTATTTCAAGTATCGTTGTCATCATTGTTATCGTAATCTTCATCGGAAAACGAAGATCTTGCGTCAATAGCATCCTCGTCGTCCTCTTGATCGATCGACGTCGTCGTCTTTATTTCGTTATCGTCGGCGTCGTTATCAACATCGTTATCAGCATCTTCACCGTTTATGATATTATCGTCGGTTTTATCCGTATCTAGTTGTTTTGACAACGGTAATCCGTTATCGAAATCGTCCTCGTATATCTCTTCAAATGGTATCGTTTCTTCGACGTCTTCGTTATTCTCAACGTCGAATAACGAAGACGCATTGACCGCCTCCGTTTCGTCGATATGTACAATTCGACCAACGGCAGAAATTTTTGTATCGCTCATTTCATATTTCTTACCAACAATTTCAACGTTGATAATCTGGCCCTCTTGTAAGTCGTCAATATTAATCTTCGTATCCGATCTGATGTGCGCACTATTCTTCGGGACGATGATATCCATGATGATATGATATGTTCCATCAGCGTCGTATATTCCGGAGGTACATAATATGCCAAAATTGTTACTGTTTATGATCTTACATTTCAATATGCTACCATTGGTAGGGTTACAAACTAACGCCTTAAATTGTACAACATAATTAACGAACCCATGTAACGTGTGTGCTTCAACAACTCCGGTGGAAATTTTTGTTATTTGAATACTGTCATGTTTGATGTAACCATGCTTTGAACATCTGCCTTCGTTTTTTTGTTTCAATAGATGAAGGATTTTTTGTTTGTACTGTTTGTTCAAAAATTTAGGTGATAATTTCACCTTCTCGGTCAATAGAGACGGGACGAAGCATTCGTTATCCATTTTTGGTTTATTTGATGAAATATTTTATAAATTGTTAAATCAATTTTTCTCTAGAACTTTGAACCGTTGTACCTGTAGCGGGTGCAAGAATAAATCGGGTGTATCACGTAACAAATATTCGTACAACAAACATAAGTTTGTTTTTTTCAACTTATCGATCCCTGGTATCTCTTTATTTATTGAGTCTAGTAATTCTTGCACGTACCTGCGTGTGATCTGTGTTGTGAATTGAGCTGTTTGTATACATTGCTGACCATATAAGCGATTCTTTTTGTCCCGTTTGAGAACGTTCTTATCCGCCATTTTGAAAGACGTAGATTGATTTCCGACGGGCATGTTTACGAAACCAAGCACCTTTATATCATCATCATTCCTTATCCGCTGAATGTTCGCATCGATGTTTTGTAACATTTTGTTTTTGATGTTGTTCAAATTATGTGTTGTTTTCTTAACTACCTTATCGTTGACCACTATTACTTTATCATCAAAAAAATCATAGTAATACTGTAACGCATCATCGCGTATCTCGTACGAACCAGCATCCTCCAAGCATCGTTGCAATGACTTGTTTGATGTCAGAATACTTGCATCTTCTCGTAATATCGTCATAAATGATTGATAAGCCTGCTTGGTCATTTTATCAATGTACATGCTCCAAACTATCGATTCGTCCAATTTGTCTTCCGGTATTATTTTGGTTAGTTTGTCCTTGTGTACGTTGAATTCGTGAACGATTTCCTTATACGGTGATCCTTCATCATCATTGCTTGTGGAAGCGATATCGGTAACATGTTTATCATTAATGTTGCTTTTGCTTTTGTTGAACCTTACGTTTAACGGTCTGTTCTTAGTATACCGATGACGACATTTAATAGGGACCTTCGTATCCTCTAAGTCGAGAGGATGAAATATATATTTATCCGAATTGTATACTAACCTACCCTCTTGGTCTTTCACATCAAAGGTGTTTTTTTCCGTGATCATTTTGTCCAACGCAAACTTCAAGAGGTTTTCGTTGTCGTTTGCGCTCTTGATTAATTCGGACACAATTTCAACATACGTTAAATATGGTTTGTCTAGTGTAATATTGTTGCGAAACAATGTCTGGATACGTCTCTTGAATACATCAACGTCGTACTCAATTATCTCTGCATTGTAATGTACATCACCATGAAGGTCCTTTTTTCCATCATGACGCGGTATACATTCGTACGTACATTTCGTATAATCACACAACTTACTATTGTCCTCGTCTCCAATCTTGTGACCCTTAATCAATACACCTTGTGAGGTCAATACATCTTTGACGATATCGTTAGGATTATAATAGGATATCTCCTTGTTGAGACGACAATCTATGGCGCCTTGCTTTAATATCCTCTCTATCTGCGATATTTTTTCTTGTTTAATTCCAGCTAATCGGTACATGCGACAATCAACTGACTCTTTAAGCTTCTTTTTGTTTGATAACGGGATCATATTGACGTGTAAGTAGATGGTTACATTCCTTTTGCTCTCTTCCAAATTGATATGACTGTTGTTGCGCACCCCTCTACCGATAATCTGCTCAACCTTGCTCATGTTATACCATGGCTCTAGCAAATGGATCTCCCTTATATTCTTAAAATCTACACCTTCGCTCGCAACCTCACTGATCAACACGACTTTTATTTCATCTCCGTTCGTGTTATCTATCGAGGATATTGTTTCGATGTCTTTTTGCTTGGAGTTTTCAGGAGTTATTTCTTTGTTGCCGGATATTATGGTGTATTTATGTTTTGTTTGCATACCTGTTGAGTTATTAGACAACAAATTGGGATGCCTAAATCTGTTAAAGCCTACGGATTCCAAAGCTAGTGCCATTGGTATCAGTCCTGAATATATATATTTCGAATACACAACAACGATACCCTCGGCATTTTTGATGTAGTCTAAGATGGTATTGATCTTAGGAGCGTATATATGTAAATTATCTTGATCAAATATTCGTATTGAGTTATCTTTATATGTCAAGCTGTACTGTTTTTTGTTGGATGACTCGTCAAATAACTTACGTACCGCGTTCCTACCGACAATGAGTTCATCACTCTTCTTGTTCACCGGAAAATAAACGTTTGATAACTGTACACGTATGGATTGTTTATTGGATTTATTTTCGTCGACATCCTCGTGTTGTTCGGTTTGTTTGTAATCATGAGCTTTATATTGCTCATATTGCGACTCACTCATCAATGATGTAATCAACTCAATATGTTTCAATTTCATTTTGTTACGTATTTTTTTGTCGTAGACATCAATCTTCGGCTGCCTGTCTAAACACATAACCCTTTCATCATTATTGATACTGGGATACAATCGTAGCGGAAAGTTTAACGGAGTTTCTCCTCGCATATATGAAACGTGGTTATTCGCAAACTCTACCAGTATATCACGAACATCATCATACATCGCACCTTTATCGTCAAATAATGCTTGGTCCGGATCAAAATAGTCCAGATACGTACTTTCCCTTTCGTTGTTCCTGAGCGTATTTACAATCCAGATGATTTCTTTATAATCATCAAACATTGGTGTTGCTGTCAGGTATATTAATCTCAAATTCTTCGTGTATTTGATAATGTCCTCAATTATCGTCGGAATAAGCTTACCTGACCTGTTGTCCTTGATCGAACGTATATTATGGACCTCATCGATTATTAAAACCCTGTTTGAAAATGTATCACGGATATACGAGCGATATTCGAACGGTTTATTTTTAAATTTGTTCTTTTTCTTGTTGATCCGGTTCGCAAGCTGTAGATAACCCGAGAATTCATAATACCCAGCAATGATACGATGCACCTTTTTCAATAACACGTTCTTCGGTAGCTTCTTGTAATTATGTACCATTTTAACATATTTATCTAACATGCACGTGTTCCTGTACGATTTGTTATGTTCATCAAACTTAAAGAGTTCCTTGTCGAAGTTACTCCTTAATAATACCGAGCTCAGGATCAAGGTCTTGCCCATGTTCGAGAAAGAAGACGTGAAGTTCTCCGCAATTTGTATAGCCGCGCAGGTTTTTCCCACACCGACACCGTGGAACAACAACAAACTCTTATTAGACGTGTTTAGCGACATATATTTCTTCAGAAATCGTTGATTCAGCGTCAACGTAAATTCGTTATCGGTATTCGTAACAACAGGGGTCTGTGTTTTGTATTCGTTCAAAAAGTACTCTGGTCGCTCATCAAGTTTGTGTGTTTTTTTGTCCGTACGAAGCTCATAGCGTAGCTTAACCAATTCATTTTCTATACGTTGTAACTCTTCAATGTTTCTTGTTGTTTCGTATTGTGATAATAAAGCATACACGTGTTTTCGTTTGGAAGACATGCGTTATTTATATATTTCATACATTTATTCTAATGTGATTTCGTATTTTTTGCGTATTATATCGTTCGCTAACTTAAACATCTCGTACTTCTCGGGATTTCGGTTGCTCAATTTCGCTTTCACCTCATCAAAACTAAACCAATTAACATCACGCACTTCTTTTGTTTGCACGGTGTTGTTGTTATCGAATAAACTGACGTTATTGTTACATTTGATGTACTTACCTATGTAATATATGTTACGGTAGCGTATTTTATTCATGCTGAGGTATACCTCTTCGAAATATCTCGACGAGTCACAAAAGAACACGTCATCTAGACCAATATTGCTCTCTTCTTGAAACTCGCGGATGGCACATTGAAAATCTTTTTCGCCTAATTTTCGCCTACCCTTTGGGAACTCCCATTCTTGCTCGTCCGTGATGAACTCACACGCGTTCAGCGCAATTTCAAGGTTGAACAGATACGTACCTTCTTTTCCTTTGATATGATAACCCGTTTTTAACAAATTAAATTTATCCCTTACGACCTTATAATACGCATGATTTTTTTTGTTATCGACCCATAACGTATTCCATAACATGTCAAAGGTATTGTTTTTAATAAATTCACGCTCAGATACCGTCATACGTTCGAACATTCTGATAATGTAATTCGGATTTTGAACGTTATAGTTCCCTCGTATGAACTCTACGTAACATATTGTATCCTTCCTTTGTATCATTAAATAATACAATTGATTCATACAAATCTTATAACAGATGACACCGTAGCTTGTCGTCGGGCAATTACAATGTTTGGATGTATGTCCATAAATACCACAATTTATACATTGAATATCTTTCCGTTTTGGATTATGCATCGTTAGATACACACTGTTACATAATACTATGAATGCTTTTTTAAATAAGAAAATGGGTAATTATTCATATTATAAAAGTATATCATTATTATATTAAAACATGCAACCCGAGATTTGGGGGAAATATCTATGGATGATGATCCACATAGTTGCTCTAGGATATCCAAACGAGCCGACAGAAGATGACAAAATTAATTATAAGATATTTTACGAGCACCTGTCAACCATTTTGCCTTGTTACAGTTGCGCAGAGCATTATAAAAAACATATTGAGAAAAACCCTTTGACGAACGATGTCATGAAAGACACTAAATCCCTATTCAATTGGACGGTTGATATGCATAACGTTGTCAATAAGTTTCTAAAAAAAACACGTGTCACTTACGAACAAGCATATACGTATTATACGATAAATCTACCTGCCCAAAACGATCATATTCAAGAGTGCTTGAGAAGTATAACGACTGACAGCAACAAACTGTCGAACAATAAGCATGTTACTGTTGACGCGCGACGTGTATGTATCGCTATGAACATCCTCATAATATGTGTGGTTTTATTTTGGTTTATGCGTTGCAAAAAATTTTGACGAACGCCGGTTTGAATTTTTTCAACGCGAGTTCTTTCCGCGTCCCCTCAACACATATTCGTAAAATGACGTCTCCACGCTCTTCTTGAGAATTCGACGCACTACTACAGACAACACCCATTTTTTTGAAGGTAACCACGTCACGAGTGTCAAAGTAACCGTCTCTCGTCAGCTGAATGCAAGGGTCCTTCTCCGTAATGCGAATCATATGTTCAAACCCGCACAGTAACTCTTCTATGGTAATCGGGTGTTTGATGTAGATATCGTTCTTGAAACATTTCGTATGTTTGTCAAACTTGTGCTTGAACACTAGGTTCAGCTCTTCAATCTTCATGAACATTTGTGAGTTGTGCGGTTTACCCGGTTCGACGTAGATATCTTTCGTTAAATCATGCTTACCATAACCTGCACCGTTACATGCAGTACATATCTTAGCGTTTGTTTTGATGATGGATTCACCGTGACAACTATGACAAATGATCGGGAACGGCAGTCCTTCCCTATACCCCTTACCACCACAAGACATGCATTGTATGAGACTCGTGAACGTTTGTCCCTCACCATTGCATTTCTTGCATTTCAACTTTGATGTATATGTAACCTGTTTCGTGCACCCGAAAACTACATCGTCTATCGATAAATAAATGTATTGTTTCTTAACCGCCGTTTCATTTGTATGAGGTTGTTCATGATAACTTGCACTAAAAATAGTCCCTAATATATCGTTGAAGTCGAACACAAAAGCATTTGGCATGGATTGACCAATATCTAAGTCATCCTTACTGATGTTGTTGTCGTACAGATCGCGTTGTTGAGGATTTGACAACACGCTGTACGCTTCTTGAACCTTCTTGAATTGCGTATCGTCGCCGTCGTTCTTATCCGGGTGGTATAATCTTGCATTTTCTTTGTATCTTTTTTTGACGTCATCGTATGACGAACATGTTGATAAACCCAACAACGTATAATACCCCTTCATATCATTACATATTGTATCCATGATGAGTTTGGCGTTATTTTAGTTCATTATAAAAAATCCTACCTATTTAAATAATTTTGATTGTATGAATGATGACGGATCCATATAAAGTTTTGGGTATTGCACCAAACTCGAATGTATATCAAATAAAGCAACGCTATAGACAGTTAGCCCGCACAATGCATCCGGATAGAGGTGGTAGTGAAGTGTTATTCAATCTACTACAAATCAGTTATGCTAAGATATTGGAAGAGAAAAAAATGCAACAAATAGATAAAGCGTTTAACGAACTGAAGATAGAGTTTGATACTTATGTGGATAAACAAAATTCACAAAAAACAAGACATGTTGATATGAACAATCTGGATACGAACGACGAACGTTCCACGGCACGTCTCACGTTCAAAGAGCATTTCAACAAAGTATTCGAAGAGAGTCGACAAACGAACCCGTATGACGTTGGTTATGGTGATGATATGTTGACATCGAAAGCCCACAGAGAAGATTTATCGGTCAATAAGGTGATCGATAAATTCACGATTGATAAATTCAACGAGGCTTTTCAGAATACCGATAGTAAGAATACGAAGATACTAATGAAAAAAACCGAACCAACACCATTCGCGATGAGCAAAAATTTATGTTTTACCGAACTAGGAGTCGACAAAATAAAAGACTTTTCCGGTAGCAACCGAACGAACAAGCAACTGCATTACATGGATTACAAAGTAGCCCATTCCACTTCGAAACTTGTAGATCCTCGTTTACAGGAACGTAGAAAAGATTACAAGAATATTGACGACCTAGAATCACAACGATCTCGTGTTGAGTTCACCATGTCCAAGCACGATCAACAGGTTTACGACGAAAGAATGCTGAAAAAGAAACGCAAGGAAGAACAAAGACACAACAACTTGATTCAACAGGACGAATCCTTAAACGATCATTTCAACCGTGTAAATCAACTAATGATGACTTACAAAACATGATCATCGCAGAGTTTAAAATGCCAAACTTGTAATTTCTTATTATTCTGCTTGTTGATGTTCCTGAGGATGAACGCTTTCAGATACAAAGGTGTTTCGTTGAAAAATACTACGTCGGTGAATGATAGCGAACGATCCAATACCAACTCTGTAAAAGATTTTAAAGAATCATCATTCATGAAAATAGTTTGAAAATTGTTTTTCCGTTTATTTGTGTTCGGTCTGATTGACGTTATATTAACATATTCGATCGCTTCCAATTTCATGATCTTTTGGAACGCTTTGTCCCTATGGTATAACAACACCTTCTGGGATGCAGTAAAACTGCGCATCAATACGAAAAAATTCTCAACCTCTGTATTCATGTTCGAAAGCGACTGTTCACTTATTATCCCTGTGTTATTACTAGATAGTATCATTACCTGATCCTTCGTGATATCAACTTCTTTGCGACATGTTGGACATACGGTATGATATTGAAACCATTTGTTTATACATGTAAAACAAAACGAATTATAACAACATTTCAATATAGTTTTATTGTTGATAGACTCCAAGCAAACGTTACATATAGCGTTATCGGTGATCCTGATTGTAAGTTGGTCTTGCTTCAATTGATGTTGTTTTTTTTTCTCGTTCAATGTTTCTATGCGCTGTTTTCCTGTATGTGAGTACGGTTGATGCTTCAATATGTATATCTGACAATCTATATGTTTGACAATATTGAGCTTGCTGTTAAAAAGATGCTGCATGGCAGCCACTTCGTCACATTCTACCGTCGGTTTTATTATCTGAACAGCACCAGTTATGTCGTTGTCTTCCAAACACTTCGTTATATCTTTGCATGGTTTACAATATATGACGGTGTGATCGTTGACACATTCGGGTTCTTCGGTATCTTGTTCACCGTTGATTACCAAATTGTCCACGATCGACGTAGGTAGAATCTTAATGTCACATAATATAGCCTTTATGAACCCTTTGCGTCTTAACAATAGATTATGTAACGTTTTGTCGTTTTCGTTCGAACGTGACAAGAAATCACGAATGAATAAAGAATGTATCCACATGAAACTATATTGTAAAACCAAGTCATGAGGCAACGATAATGATTCGATACATATCATGAACAATTTGTTTATCCTGATTAAATTCGTTTGTAATATTTTGTGCATATCTTGTAGTAGCCCGTTACGCACTATCAAGGTATTTATTTCGGATAATATATCAGCTTTGAACAAGTGCATGTTGTGTAAAATGAAAACTTTATGACGAGATTGGGTGTTGAATGTGAAAACGATCTGTTCCCATATATGATGCGTGTTATCAGGTATGACAATAACGTTTATTGTCGGATTTTTATAGATTTTATCAACTTTATACGTCAGTTTGAGGTTGTTGTTACACAAATATAGGGTATCGTATTGGTTCCTACTATGATCGTCCGTACAAACCTTTAGTACGGTGGTGGGTTGGATGTTGTCGGTTATAAATGTAAACGTTCTCTGGATAGTCAATTCGTTATATTTGTACAGTTGATTCCTTTCGATGCTAGCCATATTTGTTAACAGATTATGTTGTGCAGAAGACATCAATATTTGAGATATATATTATTTTCTTCCCAGACCATTTTATTTAAAAAAGTTAGTCTAAATACACAAAAGTATACATGCCTATAGAGGATCTTGATTTTTTGTATCAAAATAGCGTTAAGGAAAATATAATAGTCCTGATTGATAGTGACAAGAGGAACAAACATATATGGATTGAACCAAATACGTTCCAGATTGATTTCACGGAACCATTCAAATTCGTATACGGTGTCGATATCCTCGATATTAATATACCTAGGACGATGTATTCGATAGAAGATTATAACAATGCTCTGCGTTTTATGATCGGTACGAATAAAGATCCTCATAAAGCATCCAATTATTTAAGCTTAACAGTGGACACACGTGATTACAACATCCAAGAATTTATAGAAGAGCTGAACGATACAACGAATGCATTTTATATGAACAATATCATCGTTGAGGTACCTGTGGCTCGAGTGAGTGAAAATAGAAAATCTATCCTTAAGGTTAGGAACCAAGAAAACCCTCCCAGACCTTTTGTGTTTGATATACAAGCATCTTCAATGGGAAGTATAATTGGTTACAACTCGATTTCTCAACTCGAACATCACGACAAATATTTGAAGATATTATCCCCGACGAACAATTTCTTGTTCGCTAGTCGTCCGGATGCGTGGACCGATTACGTGATCCATAAGCCGTTGAGCACCTCGGTGTCCTTTGCTCGCGTTGAATTTTATGATGGGGACAAACCAATTGACGATAACCTTGCTGACGATTACTCGAACCCGATTCAAGACCCGTTGATATACAGTGATATATCGGAAGTTACAGATATGACCAAGGGGATCGGTTTTTTTATATCAGGGATTGAAATGAACAACAACAACAACAACAACCTCGAAGATGAACCTTTCGTCATTTACGAGTTGAATTTACCATCGATATACGACTCACAATCCCGCCGAAACAGAATTGATTTTTTCGAGTACCATATGCGGGAGGTACTCAACGAGTCCAGTATGTACGATATTGATCACATCGCATCCTATACAGGCGAAGATGTCCGGATTTTGACCACCAAGTATATACACGTATTGAACGGAAATAAATTCCAGGTAGACAAAACCAACAACGAGCATATCATGCATATAATCCCTATAAGAGCGGTTGGTAATGTTGTGTATTATGTGTATTGTCCTGGTTTGTTAATCAATCACATAACATATACACTTTCACACATACCATCTTTCAGCATGACCGCACCTGGTATTGTAAAATTGTACGGTGAGCGCTTCGTCACCGTTCATTGTGACAACATAGAAAACCATGTTCGTGGAAGCATGATGTTCAACGATTATTCACCTGGATTGGCGTTGGTAAATTTAGGTATACAAGGATACTCGCATAGTCGTAACGACTTTTACGGTATCACCTATAAAGAGTTTCATCCAATCGGGAAACTAAACAACTTAAAATTCACGGTTAGAAAATCGGACGGTCTTTTGTATGATTTCAAGAACGTTAACTGGCATATGCTCATGGCTTTGAAATATTATGTTCCGAAGAAAAAGGATCTATTCACAGAATCGGTTCTTAACCCAAATTACATGTCAAATTTCCTACAGTATAAACTGTCGCACGATATCAATAAACAAGACGATTCGGACACCTCTGATGAGTGGATTGACAACCTGACATTCCGAGATAAATGTCTTTCTGAAGAACGACGATTAACTCAAGCGTATAACGAAGGGTATAATAATAACAAATATACAGATGATTCCGAAGAAGATGAGTACAGTGAATAGTTGTTAATACATTTAAAAAAAATACTTACTTACATGATAAAAAAGAATCTTATATTATGAGCTTGAAAAGTATAGGTTTGCTTTTAGATTTTGACGGGGTGTTGTTGAACAACGAGAAGATTAACGAGAAGATAGAGCATAGAGCGGCCAAATTTGTCGGGAAAAAAATGCATATAAGTGAATCAAGCGCCCGTACTTTAAATCGGAAGCATTACAAAAAATACGGACATAGTGTCTACATGTTGAATCATTTCTTCAAAAAGCGCGGTGCGAATGCAATGGTTACGCTTGAAGAGTTTAATACGTACTTGTATCAGCGCGATTTTGCTCAAGAATGTTGTACGCTCATCAACCATAAAGATAAGAGATTGTTCAGTCACTGGATGTACGCAATAGAAACCCTTAGGAAGAAAAACCTAGTGGACGAAGTGTGTATCTTCAGTAACTCGCCCCGAATTTGGATGACGGATAGCTTGCAGTATATGGATGAAGCATACAGTGACCAAATCGAAGCTATTATTAGTGTACCCGAAAAGTACGACGATTTATTGAAACCAAACAAATCCGTATATACCGCTTTTGAAAACGATAAAGCGCACATTGATAAAATTGTCTTTGTTGATGACAATATTACAAACCTTCAACACGATCCTTGGATTAACATACTATACACTCCACATACGCAACAAATTTCCAAAGAAAAAACATGTGACGATGAAACCACCATCACGATATCACATCCTCATGATGTTGTGTACAATATTATATATCATTGTCTAAAATGAGGCGAACATGTCTCCTTGGAACGCCTCGATAGTTGCATAACTATTAATGTTGGTGTTTGGAAAGTTTACAGGATTATGACTTGACGCAGAAGGTAGTTGTTGTTTTGGTGGTGGTGGTGGTTGCATCGGGTCCTCCTCATCAACAACCGATGTCGACATCATAGGGTTGATGGCATCATGCGTAGTCATAGTTTGTTGTATCAATTTGTCACTAATTTGTGGTATCTCTTTTTTGTTCACAGAGCTGATGGTATCGAACACCTCTTCAATAAAGTTCTCACGATATCTAACACCTCCACCTAATGAAGCTATTAATGTTAATATAATGAGAAATGTACAAAAGACCCAGAATGTCGTGTCCATATTATTTGTTTGATATACCGTAAGAAAAAAATATTAAAGAGCTGTATTTTTTATTCAAAGTATTCATCGTGTTTAATTTGCGTGTCCATAACTACGTCATCATCATACGTACACTTTGCATCAACATCAACATCAACATCAACAATAACATCATCAGCATCGTCTTCGTCAAAAAATGTCACCAACTGTTTCGCGATGTTTTGTACGTCGTTGATGTCTTCATCGTGACATTTTTTAATGCTATGTAAATAATATTTAAAACGACCTGTCTTCGTATCTGAAAGAGACAGCACCTCTTTGGTGATTGTTTTCATTTTTTTAGCGAACTTAGCACGTTTATTCGCCTTGTCGCCGCCGACACCGGACGCGTATACGATTACGGATGCTGGTTTCGTACAGTGGGCTCTTGTGAACATATTTATAGTATATTTATAGTTAATAACATATTTAAATAATTTTCAGAAATGCTACAGAAATTATCGAGCAAACGTTGTAAAGTATATACCGATTCGATCCATTTTTGTACCAAATTGGGTTTTAAGTTATTGTCAAAGAGTCCAAACGAGCAAACGGGAAAATGGATAAAAAAAGAACTGATTAAAATGGGACCGTCATATATAAAAATTGGACAAATCGTATCATCGCGTCCAGATTTGTTTCCAAAATTCATCACAAACGAGTTGCGAGATTTACAAGATAACATACCGATGACGAGTTCCATACGTGATATCGAACAATTGTTCGTACAAGACTTTGACGCATCAATTTCGGATATTTTTTCAAGTTTTGATCCGATCCCTATTGCATCGGCATCTATTGCGCAGGTTCATGTTGCGGTCCTCAAACCACATAATATAAAGGTTGCGGTGAAGATCCAAAAAACAGGTGTGAAAGATACCATCTTGTACGAGATGAGCGCATTGGAAGACATGATGAATTGGTTAACATGTTTAAAACTTCGCAGTATCGACGACATCAGACTTATTGTGGCCGAGTGCAAACAACATGTTACAAAAGAAACCGATTTCCGTCACGAGAAAAGAAATATATTGCTATGTCATGAAATGTGTACCCAAACAACAAATGTGACGATCCCTAAGGTATACTCCAAGCTTACTAGCGAAAACATCATCGTACTCGAGTTTGTCGAAGGTATCAAGATAGACGATATAGATGCGTTGAAAACAAATTCGATAGACACCGTCAAATTAGCACAAGATGTGAATGAGTTGTTTGTTAATATGATCATTGAATATGGATTCTTACATTGTGATCCGCATGCTGGTAACATTGCTGTGAAAAATGATGGTACCATCATCCTGTACGACTTCGGAATGTTCGAAGAATACGGTCATCATTTCAAAGCCGCACTCAACGAGATATTAGTTTGTATTGTACATAAAGATATTCATTCACTGATTACTTTGTTGCTCAAACATGAAATTATATATACGGTAGAGTCGACAAAACGATGTACCATCAACGACAACGAATATATAGTGATCTACAAGATATTGAGTTACGTGATGCAATATATCGAACATTTGAACCCGTCATTGTTAGTAGATGAACTCAATACAGACCCGTATATCGACATCAACAATTGCCCTTTTATCTTGAACTCGAAGATGATGATGATGTTCAAATCTATGATGATGTTGGAAGGTTTATGTAAAGGATTAGATTCTAATTTCAATTACAAAAATATATTCCAGTCAGATTTCATAGACTCACCAGCATACAATGTCATGCAAAAAATGAAAAAAGATGTCGACACTTTGTTACATCATAACGACGATATATATATGCACCGACTTTACAATGTTCATATGCATCGGTTGAATACCGAAATCATCAGTAGTCGATACGAATCGTATATCATATGGTGCGTATGTATACTTTTTGACATCATGATATTGATACATATCCTTCCTAACTAACATACACAAGATGGTGCTACTATATATATGGACATTACAAAAAATAATATGTTTATTATTAGTATAATAAAGATATGCCGGTAGGACGTCCCCCAATGACTTGTGATTCAATCAACGAAAGAACGTTTAGGCGCAAGAAACCCGAGACCATAAAGAGGGCGCAACATAAAAAATGCAACTCACGGATCAATCACAATCACAAACCATGTGAAATAAAGGACGATAGATGCAGAGACAAAATTAAAGTCAAAACGATCGATTGCGGGCAGGTACGAAGAAAGCAAGGAGAACCTTTCGAAACCTATAAAAAACGTTGTAAAGGGTCGATTAGCTCTAAGACGAAAACCGCGTGTGTAGTCGCGGCGAAAAAACCGAACAGATGCCACGCCCCTAAAAAATAAATTGGAATATAGTTGCGAACACCACCGTATTTGGGTGTAAAAATTAAAAAAACAAAAGATATAAAGCATAATGTTTACTGAACAATATACTTACTGAATGGAGATCATCATAAAGAAGTTGCCATGTGACGTACAATATATCATTTATAAATATGTTATCATCTTACGTTCGTACAAGCAGGTGATCACAAAATCGTTGGAATACGATCTTAAAACGTATGTGTTGTTAAACGATGTAATAAATACGTACGTTACACCTACCATGAACTACACCTTATGCTCATATACGTATAAGAAAAACCAAAGCATACAGTACGAACAAATTAAAGACGATATGTTATGTATCTATATAGAGCATGATTTAAACGTGCCTCGGAAAATGACGTCTGATGCTACGTCTGATGCTACCGGATATCTCAAATTAATCAAGATATTGTGGAAATATATGACACCATATGCACGTATAGAGTTATTGAGCGCGAGGATAAAATGGCTTCATTTCGTTACAGGTAAGAAAACGAATGTGCAATTACCATTATTTAGGACGATAGAATAATATTTTCTTGTTATCGTCCCATATTTTCTTCTTTGTAGCCGATAACGATGCTTGATATCCGTAACATTCCTTCGTAAATGTTGTTATGATACGTTGACGCGCATCATCATCGTCCAATAAAGAATGCAATTCCACCAAAATATTTGATATCAAATCGTGGTTTGCATCCTGGATAAGTCGTTTGAAATAATAAATATAAAATAACACATACATCGAACAAAACATAGACCCTTTGATGGTGAAATACGAAAAACATTGTTCGTTGGTTTCGTATATAGAGAGTAATTTTTTGTACCCGTTGTCGTCTTGTATATAAACAACACTTTTTTTAGGGATGAACGAACTAAAATCATCATAATGTACCGTTTTATAAGCCACCTTGTATGCCCTTAACAGACTACAAACGTCGTCAACGGTTTTGTCGAGGTGTAACGACATTACTTGCAACGAATGTGTCGTATCTAGCACGGATTGAGATAATTTATCATTGAAAAGTATCTTTAAGGCAGATAAGTTGATGTACATCAACTCGTTCAGCTTTATATATTTCTTAACCTCTTTATGAACTTTGACGTGTTTGTCGTCGATCAGTATCGTATCCGCTTGTTCGAAAATTTTGTTTACGTCTATCTTTGACTTCACATGCACTGGATACGCGTTTTCGAATAACAATAACCGTTTGTACACCTTCGTCCATCTGAACGACGCTCCGATCGGCAACCCCAGCTCCAGGTAAGCGGCCGCTTTCAGGAAATCAATAGGTGCGAACAACAATTTCATGCCGTTCAACGACTTTCGTATACATTTATCCTTCAACAACGTATATTCAACGGAGCTTAACATGCTCATGTCAGCAACCGACTCAAAGTTAGAAAATACCTTGAACGTTCCTTCGTGTAACGCATGCTTAACTTCGGTGTAGTTGTACCCCTTGTTCTTAAGCTGGTCCGCTAGTTTCTTGGAAAGTTTATCCGCATCTTGTATGTAAAAATCGTAATCGGGAATTTCGTCATCATTGTAAAATTTAAGCGCATCAGGTAATAAGGTGTTCAGAGCCAATCCACCGTACAATATACCATCATGTTCCTTTACGAATTTTTGTACCAGCTTCAACAATCGTTGCATTTTCCTCATTTTAGCCTTTATGTTGCTCTGTTCAATTTGTTCGGCGACAGCTTCGGGATCTACAAGTTTGTCATTTATGTAATACATAAGTGTATCGATGTCAACAAGTGATTGTGTGTAACTTATCAATGACATATTTACATATATGATACAAAATATATTAATATACTATAAAACATGTTAGGTACAGATTTGTTTCAAGCATACGCGAACGAACCAGCTTATCCGCTACAATCCACAGCACAACAAGATAACAACGTAGAAACACAAGGTGATCAGCATGCGATTGGAAGTGAGCATCACGCGCCACCACAACAACCATCGGCGATACAACAAATGATACCTAGCAAAGATCAAATATATGATACTTCGTCTTTGTTCAAAGAAGCTCAAATGGAACAACAGTTGGCGTTATTGCAACAACAACTGACCCTACAGAAACAAAAAATGAACGAGACTAAAGGTGAAAGCGTTGTGGATCGCTTTCTTTCCAAAAAAAAAGACGTACTTAAGTTGGTAACCATATCCATGACCGTGTTGCTTGCGTTGAGTTCGCATTATTTGTTCACTGATTTGATCCGTAATTACATAGCGAACAATGATTTTACAACAAATCAAGAATTTACGACAAAGGTATGGTATCCAACGACGATATTACTCGGTATATGGATATTGAAGGTATTCAACAGATGATTTTTGTGCTAAACTAAAATATCCTCCGACGGTATTTGTGAACGTAGTCAGAATCGTGATGCGTATGGTGATCGGTGGTATCATGTAGCTTAGCATCAAGTCTGTCGGACAAACTTAGAACCATCTTCTCAAGGATACATATCCTCGTTGTCAACGTACTGATGTCATTCAACGTTACGTTTTTTTTCACGTCCATATTATGTTATATAATATTTTTTCCTTGCTATCAAACAAACGAAATGAAGAGGATCGGTATTTATAATGAAAAGATACAATTCGTCACCGGTATCGTGATGTTCGTCTTGATAACGTTGGGTGGTTGTCGGATCTTATACAAAAAGCATGCTTACTATTTTCCGAACGTTTCGTTAAATGTTAATCAATACAAAAAACATCTCAACAGCACATTCATATTTTATCTTTATATTTACATATTTCTACAATTGTTACTTATTTTATTGATTTATGTCACAATAGATCTTGGCGCCAGTCGTATTATCCGGTCAATGATTGATTTACAACCCTTCATGATGTATATGTTTTCACATACGTTTATTTCTATGATAATTGCGATGCATGTGCATATTATAGTGTACAATATATACACTCATGCTTTCAAACCATCTATGAAAATCAATTGTTTCCAGGAATTTGAATTATGGGTATCAATGACCATATGTATAGTGATATTTTCATTTATGTTTTCTTGTTATTTGGATCCCTTCAGCATTGAATCGCTTGTTGAAGCATCTGACGGCGTTGATATAAACATGCTATGGGTGTTAATAGTGATTCTTATATATATTATTATCGAATCTTTTTACGGAGATTTCAACAAGATTAAAATAATAAAATACACGAATCATGAACGTATAGTCGTCAGTTTATTTGAAGCGTTTGTATTATTAAACGTAATTTGGAGCTAATCGCATCAAGATCATAACACATAAAAGACTTATATATTTCAGCTTTAAATTATCAAACCCTTTTAATTCAGTGAGCATTGATATGTATGTTTTCAAGTTCAAGTTTCCGAATGCAATACTGATTAGAATGCTTAGTATCACCAAAAAAACTAAAGCTTTCAAGTTCATCTTAAAGAACGCATACATAACGTCCCCACTCTCGGGATACTTCAATCGTTCATATATTATCTGAATGATATAGAACGACATGATGTATTTGAGGAAAAGCATGTTTAATATTACTGTCTTTTTTATTAATTTAATCGAATAATGCATAAAATATTAACACACCATTAAGCATATTTGCCATGATATGCATTAATCGCTCGCTTTCCATTAAAGAAATGAAATCGTCGTCAAGTAGACGCTTAGTGTCAAGCCCCATATGTTTAGACCCCTCGTATATCAAACTACACAAACTCAATGATATGACACTGATCAGAATCAAGTTCTCCGCCGCTTCAAAACGAAGATCCAAAAACCCTTGTACTATAATGATATAAATACAAAAGGTTCCGAGCAACACCATATTTCTTGTAAACGTATGATACCGTTCGTTCAATAGGTATTCTTTTTCTCTGTTGAAAATGTAGAAAATAATATACAACCCATTGAATACCAGAAATTTAAGGATATTCGGTTTATTATTCAAAAAGTTTTTCCAGTACTCTACCGTCGCCACCTCCGATTGAAAGGTAGGATCTTTTTCTATTGTCATCATCTCATTGAACATTTCTAGGTTAACAGCAGCTCTCAAGCTGGTACTTTTTCCATATAGGTCGCCATATAGCTTTTTTGTTTCGTCCCGTGCAAGTTCTCCTTTGGTAGCCTTATTTAATTGTTCCAATAATTGCTTTTGTTTTGCTATTTGCTCTTTATATTTATCTTTGGCATCGGGATCTTTTTTTATTTTGTCTTCACTGGGTGCTTCAGCAGGATAAAGTTGTTTCACTAGGTTCTCTAACCGTTCTAGGTACCTTGTATTCGAAAGTCTGTCTTCTAAGTTTCCTTGAATATCCTGGAAACGCCACTTTTTCGTAAAGTCATACATTATAAGTATCCCAAAAACCAGCGCAGTAGACAATATTTTATACATATAGATGCGGAAGTATTTTGTGTACTGTGATATCAAGATAAGAAACAATAATAAAATACCCAATCCCATCACAATACAAACGTGAAATATATAATCATCGTTCATTTATGTGTATCTTTATATAATATGATATGGAATATTGTCAGGAAACAAAACAATTGTACTAAAATAACGGTGTGGACAGAAACGGAAATGTTGTACGTATATTTCTTCTCTTTTTTTACGGTGAATGCAAACAAATATGACATTGGTACCAAGAATTGTTCGTGATAAACATGAAACATTTTTTCGGATATTTGCTTGTATTTCTTCAAGGCATACATGATCCGATCCACAAAACATATCACAAATGTAAACAGCGCGAATATCAAGTAAACATTGTAGCTAAGTATGTTCTTAATGAACAACATCATGATTGAAATGATCACGGCATATATGAAGAAGAATAACAAATCAATGATGTGTGCGTGTTTAGATATGTTAAGTATTCCTCCGGGCATCAGTATCAAGAGCCTAATACGGTCCATGAGCTGGATACCTTTAAACAGAACTGCACACGTAGTGAATTGTGTAAGCAAAGTGTACAACGCTTGCACCCTTGGTGGACAAGAGTTAGATAACAATGTGTTGTTGTTGTAAACGTCACGCATAAATTGCGCAAATTTGATCTCGGTGTCACTGCATCTTATATGTCTCAATAGATAACTCAATATCACGTACATGATACCACCAAATAGTACCAAATCTTTGACGACAGAAACACTCAATGAAATATACCATTTTTGCTTATCCTGATCGGTGTCCTTTTTAATACTTAAATATAAGAGCACCACAACAGCCGATAAACTCAACTCTATGTTCTGTTTGAAATACGTTATCATATGGGATTTAAAATCAACGTGCATCGTTTATAACTTTTATAGATTTTTAATGTACAGTAAATATAAAAAATAATGGATGACACCACTGCAAGTTCAAATTCAAATAACATCATCGTATATGGACCCAAATTTTTGAAAATGGCCGGGGCGTACATCATCGTTCAAATATGTGCGAATTACTTGTCACAAATATATGTCGATAAAGTACTGATCAATCAAGAAAATCCTCCCAAACTTGAAAACTTTGTCACGCTGTTCATCATATTAGATACCTTGGTGACCATATTCATCATGATCGGTGCGTATCTCGCAATACCCATGATCGCGGGGGACGAAAACATGTTCGAAATATTAAAGTTGATAGCAATAGACCATTTCATTTATATTGGTATACTATCTGTTATTGGCGTGATTATCGCCAACGTTATGTATAACAAAAAATATTTCATGTACAAAGACGATGGTTTGCGAGCTATTCGGGGATTTAAAGAAATCATGTTAGGTATATCTATTTTCTTATGTATATTACCATTCTTCCTAATTGCAAAAACTGAAAGCAAAAACTAATTTAAAAAAAGAACAAAGACATACATATACATTGATGTGTAATTGGCATGAATTTTGACGATCATTATCGTTATATCAATATAACATCTTTAGATATGCATGACAAATGTTACGATGGCCATATTGATACAAATATATCTCTAAAGCCACATCAACTGGTAATGATAAATAAATGTTTAGAACGAGAGAGCAAACGAGTATGTTGTAACGACGATTTTAATCTGAACCATCGTTACGATGTGTTGAAAAGTGACATAGGTATTATCGCCGACAAGGTCGGTAGCGGAAAGTCGTTCGTCATCTTAGCGTTAATTGTAATTGGATCGGAACCCGCAGATGCGTTCAAAATAAATACGTCGTACGGACATGGTCACGTATTGTTGGAGTCCAAGGCATATAAGCTCGTCGACAAAAAAATAAACGTGTTGGTGATCCCTCATTTATTGTTGAAACAATGGTGTAAATACATGCACATGTTCTCGGACAAGATCAAGTATTTCGTCGTGAATAAATGTAAGAGCCTTGAAAATTTAGACAACGTTATAGATGATATGGACCTACTGATAGTTACGGGGACGTTTTACAAACACGTAAGAGGATATTGTTACGTAAACAATATTCGTGTTCGAAGGGTATTCTTTGACGAAGTCGATTCTACAAACACCCCTTCTGCAGGTTACTTACCGTCACGATTCACGTGGTTTGTGACGGCCTCGTACAAGAATCTGTTGTTCCCTGTTCGTAAGGTATACTACGATCGCCGTAATGTGAACAACTCTCATATTTTGTCAAACGGTATCATCAACAATGTATTCGTCAAACGGATGTTCATAGACATCATAAAAATGATGGGGGATGTTGAGCTACGAGCATTGGATCAAATCGTCCTGAAGAACGAAGACACGTTTGTCGATATGTCGTTCACATTACCTGATATCGTTCAACATGTTATACTCTGCAGATCTCCCGTTGAAATTGACATATTATCCGGAGTTGTAGGCAAAGATATCATACGATGCTTGAACGCGGGTGATGTAAAATCGGCAATTAGTTACATCAATCAATCTAACCACGACACTCAAACATCCATCATAGACAAGGCTCTATCTGAACTACACAACAACCTTACGAATTTAAACATTCGTTATAATGCGACGGAACATTTTATATACAACAACGAAGAACAAAGGTTATCTATTTTGAGCAAGATATCTGAAGATCGTGATAACATCACCGAAAAGATTGCGTTGATGAGAAATCGTATAGAAGAGTCAAACATTTGTATCATTTGTTTCAATAATCCTGATAATAAATGTATATCTAAATGTTGTAAAAACGTGTACTGTTTTGCATGTATCACGAAATGGCTAATGTCCCATCACAATTGCCCTTTATGTAAAGAGGAGATTAGTATACAAGAGGATCTTTATGTCGTTAATCCAGATGATGATAACACCACAAGCAGATCTATGTATAGTGATGTAGATTGTAACGGAAATTATTATGACGACATGTTACCGGGTGACGACGAGTACACAAAAAAAAAAAACAAATTCGAAAATCTTGAACGTATCATTCGTTTAAGGAAACCAGAATCACGTTTCTTGATTTTCTCCGATTTTGAACAGAGCTTCAATCAAATGTATAAATATTTATGTAAAAGCGGGCTAACATACGCACATATAAAAGGAAATTCCGTCGATTCGACCGTTGCAAAATATTTCGGTGACAAGTTGCAGGCGCTGTTAGTAAACTCACGCAATTACGGTAGTGGGTTGAACCTCGAAAACACGACGGATGTAATATTGTTTCATAAATTCGAAGATCAGTTAGAGAAACAAATTATCGGTAGGGCACACAGACCAGGTCGTACATGTGCTTTGAAGATATGGTATCTGTTGAACGAAAATGAAATGTAATATGACATCCGTTTAAATTTTGTCACACATATGTAATAAGAGAACATGATTGATATGCTCATTCGATATTCAATGTTTACCTTGATGATCATTTGTTCATTGATTGTTGTGCATTATGCAAAACCTTTGCATTCTAGTCGGCAATTTGATGCTGTGTATCTTATAAACTTGGCCAGACGCCCTGATAGATTCAACTCATTTTTACAGGTGTATAAACAATCGGATATGCATCATCATCCAATTATTCGTATGTCTGCTATTGATGGATATAAATTGAATTTAAAATCAGTCCCGTTAACCGATCTCGCTAAACTGGAAATGAAACAGTTAGAAACGACTGGTTTCCGATACAAACATTATCAGTTGACCAAAGGTGCTATAGGATGTTATTTGAGCCATATCAAGATATGGGAACGTATGCTAGTAAAGCAACATTCACAAGTTATTGTTTTTGAAGATGATGCTCGTATACCTCCGAACACGTTTCATCAAGTGAAACAATTCATGAAAACCATACCTGACGATTGGGATATAATTTTGTTAGGTAAATATTGCAACGATTGTCATGACATGGGTCATTATCATAAGATAAATCGTTTCATCTTGTTACATGCGTATATCATCCGAGCGACAACCGTTGAAAAGATAATAAACATGGGCAACATTTTTCCGATCAGTCAACAACTCGATGCGTACCTGAGCGAAATCAGTGACGTGATCAACATATATTCGCCAAAGTACAACATAGTTTCCCAATCAAGATCGAGAACGGATATACAGGCGCCTATAATAAAAAGCAAGTTGAACGATAAAAGGTTGTTGGTATCACATTGATATATTTATTCATATAATCTAATACATTAACGGTGACATGAACCCTCTTAACCTAATTGCAGGTCCTTACATGACAATGAACGATGTGTACGTTACTAAGAACGATTACAAACAAATTTTTTACACTTATAAACAAGGTAAGTTATATGATTTTCTTTCCGATCTTACACAACCCTTTAAAACGGATAACAAAATTTTATTATTGTTCATTTTAATATTAAAATATATTGGTTTATTCATATTTTTCGTCCTTTTTATGGTTATGGCATTTTATCACATCGGTTTGTTCTTGTTGATAATGAGCATCCTTATCTTGTTACACGTCTACAATACAGAATCTGAAATTCGTGTCACAATTGTTTAGTATACTACTATTTATGTCTAACATAGTTTGTAAATAACAAGCGTTTTATAATTTTTTCTTCAGGGATATTAAATCATGGGATTGTATATGATATTGTCGATTGTTTGTTTCGTTTTTGTTTTTTTCTTGTTCGTGTTATACATCATTAATCAATCAACATTGAAACATGTGGTTACGAAAAGTAAGGAACATGAGAATAAGATGGTTGAGCACTCCGTAGTTCAAGATAATAAAATTCGGAACATTGTGGACGCTGTCAACAATAACGATAGCATCGGTCAACGCCAATCCGAAAAAATAGCGCACCATATGAAAGATGTTGAAAAAGATACCAATACTAAATTGCTGAACGTAGAAAAGAACATCGATTCCCTTAGGGAAGGCATCGACGACAATATGCGGAAGATGGATGAAAATATCAAAGTCAACATTAACACGTTGAGCCAAGGAGCAGTGGAATTGAACACTCAGTTGGAAGATCTAGATCACAAGTACGACATGGTGACGTTCTCAAATCAGGTGTTCACTGTGGCGGAGACGGAAAGAAACGAAAACCGAATAAAATTATTAGGCTATCAATTGAGCAATTTGAACAGTGATTTGCTTGAACAAGAACAAGCGCGTATCTCAGAAAGAGCTGCATTAGATGCAGATATAGAGAGGGTTGATTCGAAAGTCAATACTGAAGTGCAACGCGTTGAAGGAGAATCGGATCGCAAGTTGCAACAAGCAACAACAGCATTTGATGGCAAACTAAACCCGTACGCAAAGGTTGCCGATTTGCAGTCGTACATAGAAGGACTAGATCATTCTTACTTACGAACAGACTACGCCACCACAACAAATCTGGGTTTGTTACAAGATCGCGTCAGGGGTATCGAGAACAGTAATATAGACTCGTTAATAAACATAGCTAATGCCGATATCAGAACTTTACATGATATGCGCATAGAAGCATGGAGTAACATTACGTTTGATATTGGCGAACATACAAGTGCATTGGGAGATTTCAGAGCGTCGGATTACTACGCGTTCTCGAACGAAGTTACCGTGAAACAGCAAAAGAACTTCGATAACCTCTTGCGACAGGTGGACACGAGTTTAACCGTCGACGACGGAACCGGTAACAAGGTTGCCAGATATGCTACCATGAAGTACCTCCAAGACACATTGGACGACGATTATTATACAAAAGATGCTACCTCTAATCTGTTCCAAATTCGCCGTAACGAGGCGATCGCCGACATGCAAAAGTACATGCAAGAGAACACAAGTGACTTCCGAGGTGAACAAGGTGTGCAAGGTGTGCAAGGGAAATATATCAATGCGATTTCGTCGGAATACGACACAAACATGAATAAGAAAAAAATCAACTTTCAGATGATAGATCCATCCAAAAACGAAAACGAACCAGGACATAAGGAAAATATCGAGCTAGAAATGCCATATGGTAAACATGGAAATAGTGCGAACACTTTCAGCATAGACAATCATGGCGTACTTTCCTATATCCAAACCACATACGACTCGAGTAACAATGCTACTAATACTCGGACAGACATAGGTAACGTAAAAGGTGCAGATGGTAATGACGGTAAGAGCGTGGCATCAATAAGGGCAACTTCTAATAATGGCAACAAAACAGTTGTGACGGTAACATACAACGATGATACAACGAATACTTTCGAAATTGATAATGCCGTTTCAATAACCGACATAATAGAAGAACCAGATATCACGGAAGACGGTGTAAAGAAAACCAAACTGATAATAAAAAAATCGGATGGTAAAGATCATGAAGTTAAGATACCGCATGGTAGAGACGGTATAAATGGTACGCAAGGTGCCACCGGTACATTCCAGACTGACGATGTCGGTTTGACCCTCGACACTACTAATGGTTTGTGTTTTACGTACGGAAACGATCAATCGAAGTGCGTTCCAATGAATACATTACAACAATTTATTTACACCAAATCCGAATATATTCCAGCGGATGGACGACCACCGATAAACTTGATCACCAATTCTTAAAACGTGATAAATATTATATACGTGTTTGTTCGTGTTCATTTATATAAGTCAAATACGTATTGAATCCAATGCGTTGCGTATGTGATTAATATTTGTACGAAGAAGGCGTTGATGTTGTTGGAAATCATACGTAGAAATTTGCAAGCGTCACTTGTACTTGCAAATATGGAGAAAAAAAAACCACTGAAATCTAAGGGAAAGCAAACCTTACGGTAAACCATTTCCACACCTATACTTACAGTCTTAAGCAACAAAAATAGACCACATGTTATAATTACTCTCTTGTACATCGTTGATGAAACAAAGATGGTAAACTATATATATCCTATTATAAAGCGTATTTGTTCAAAAATAGTCTCAATACCTTGTTGTTATGATTGATGTCTTGAACAAGGTTCTTGGATTGATTATCTTGTCGTTTGAGGTCATCCTTTAAGTCAGACATCTCGTGTTCCAATGACGTGTGTTGGTAAAAAAGCCGATAGATGAACGTGTACAACACGAGGATCGCCAAAGAATTAACGAAGATCGCCGCTAAAATCATTTATCATTACTGATATTTTTTCCACAAAATCTGTCGGATGCTTCAATATTGTTTATTTGTTCATAACCGGCTATTATTTGTTTTGAGAATTCGTACTCTTCTTGTGTGTATTCGTTATCCATAAATTTGGGAGATAACACGAAATATCTACTGTTTTCGTTGAACAAACCCATTGTCATTATGACGAAGACGGTCGTCAGTAACAACGATGCCAACACATCCCTGGTACCGACGAAAAATATTGAGAACAACGTTAATCTGCGCATTATTTTCGTCTTCAACAACACCTCCGTGCTCTTCGACATATCTACAACCAGATACCGAGATCCGATATTAAACATGATCATCGCAATGCCTGCCAGGTAGGTGTTTGCGTTTATGCTGTTTATGAATACCTTCATATTGTTAAATACGCGAGACAAATCCATTTGTTTTTTTTTAATACGGAGATTTTAGTCGCATACCTATTTGGATGAACTGTTCCATCATGAATATTAGTATGATACCTGATAAATTATATATCAACAAATCAAGATATTGTCTTTCGTTGATGAAATGTTTTTTGTATGCTTCCTCGTTACTGGATTTTTGTAACACATTCAAATATGGATTTTTCCGTAGCTCCTCTTCAATCGACGCACTGTCTTCACTCTCCGCGTAAATGTCCATTTCTTGATCGACCTCATCATCCGTTTCCGCATACACGTTCGTGTATATCTTTTCGAAAGCTTTTTTATTATCCATTTGAATCATGTCGTCGAACTCAATTTCATCCACCTCGTTATTAACCGCTTGTTGAAGGTACACGTCATCTTCGTCCTCTGGTGTCACTTCGAAGCGGACTTTTTTCTTCTTCTTTTTGTTTGGTGTTTTATTGTTTTTGTTGTCCTTCGACCTGCTACTAAGGTCTATACATTGATCGTCGTCCTCATCCAACGTTAACAAATGACTTTTTTTCCGTTCGCTATTAACATTACGCGTAAACAACTCATCATCGTAACCGTAATATAAGACGTCGTCATCCTCGGCGAACGAACGGTATGTTTGGGATTTGTTACTACCCGTCCCACCGCCGTAAGGTTTCTTGTGTTTTTTATAACGTCTTCCGTATAACTCACATAACGGATCCGTTTTTACTTTTTTTTTCTTTTTTTGCTTGTTGTTGTGGTCTGTATCGAAATTCGGACCCCACGCATCTTCTAGGGTTGTATACGATGTGTTGATGACCGTCATTTTGTTTAAAAATCTTTATTACATTATTAAAGATATTTTTTGTACTTATTTTTACATCACGAACTTATTTGATATGCGCGTATTCAATCTATATTCAAAATGAATTTACCATTCGATTTGTGTTCTAATTGTTTGTTTGGCTTGTTCAAAGAAGAGCTCATACGTTCCGTAGCTTGACTTGATAATAATAATTTATCGGACTCCCGGGGCATTTGTACAGACATGTAAGATGTAGTGTTATCAAGTGATTGTTTGCGTATGTCGTTCAGATCCCATGATACGTACAAATATTTAGGGAAATGGTAAGACACAAAAAAACCTTTGTGTTCTAATTTTTTGATGATGAACCGGATACATTCGTTCAAGTTATACACCGGTAGACCAATGATGAATTCTGGTACGTCAAATATAATTTTATACAATTCTTTTTTTGAAGCCGTCAATATCTTATTTTGACAGATATCTAAAACTTTCTCGTAACTCTTGATCCGCGATTCTTTCTTCTTATTGATCTCGTTATGTAGTTCGTATATGTTCACAATAGACATGTTCAAATGATTTATTCGAGGAGGACATTTTAATTAGCGTCATTCGCTTGTACGAATTCGTCCAGTGCATGTGTTGTACGGGGGCCCCTAAACTCAAATTTCGAACCTTGTTGATTTACGAAATAAAGTGTAGGGTACCCTTTGATAGCATACTCCTCTTTCGTTGTGTTAGGTGTCGTTGCATCTTCCAATAGGTCAATCAATATATGGTTCCGTCGTGCGAAATCTGCAACCATCGGTTTAAATGTCTTGCAATGCGGACACCAATCAGCATAAAACAAAAGTAACTTTTTTTCCGGTTTGGGTGCTTCGAAAGCCTCTTTTGCTCTGGATTTTGTGTACCATATATATATTAATATTCCGATCAACAAAGAAACCAACACACCTACACCATATTGAAGATTCATGATTTTTATTTAACATGAATATTTTTTTATAACTTTATAACATAAATGAAATGCGTTGTTTCCATCATTATTTTACTCATTAGCGTGTGCTATGTCATCTTGACATTAAATCGGTGGCATACATACCGCATACAAGAATGCTTCCAACAACAAAAAGATTTCCAAACGTTCCTTAACATTATCCACCCACAGATGTGTTACGCAACATCCGTATCTGATAGTACGCACCTGTATTACGACGACGAAAGTAACAGACTTCTATGCAAACCAATATGTGATACTAATACACACGTTACTTGGTCGTCCGAAAAGTGCCCTTCGTGTGGTGACAAAGGAGAAGCTGCTTATAAACAAGGGACCGTCAAAGAAGATTGCCTTTACCTTAATGATATCAAGCAGTATGTTTTGAAAAACAAATCCGACGCTTATCCAGATAGGCAAGATTGCGACGATAATGTTCCAGAATGCCATACGTGCGATGTTGACGACACCAACGCTTGTTTCCTGAATACAGATTCTAAATGCGTCAAAGAATTAACGATCACTCAACCAACGAATGCGAATGCTTCCGTTACCACCGGAAGATGCAAGATTGATTGGTCCGTATATGGTGACCAGTATGATACGAATGATTATCAGCAGTATATTGAGAACAACGATACCGTAATCGTACCTTGTTCAATGGATAGATGTACTTCAAGCATAGCTACAACAACTCAGGCCGTAACGTTCCACCATACGACAAGCATACAAAGATACACTTCTGCTATCAACGGTACTATCGAATGCGTCATCAGAGGAGCACATGGAGGATATGTTGGTAATGATACTTCAGGAGGGCGTTCCTTCACCGTACGATGTACAATACATGACGTCCAATTGTACGACGTGTTTGTTATCGTAGTCGGGGCGAACGGGACGGCTATCACACAACAAGTTTTGAACAACGATACACGCATAACTACCAGAAATCATAACAAAGAATTGGCCCGCGTAGGGGCTCCTGGTGGTTCTGGAACGGCTATACTACAACAAATTGATACAGGAACCTCTTACGTCCCGCTCATAGTCGTGGCCGGAGGTGGAGGTGGCACGATGCATTCAAAAGGAGGGGACGCAGGATGGTTCAACGCAACAGCGGCAGACGGGAAAGCGAAGCATCCTTTCGACGAGTCACAAGGATACGGGAAAGGAGCATCCTCAGCCGGTCCTGGAACGGCTTTACGTGTCAGGCATGCTGGTAGTCACGGGTCGGCACACCAAAGCTTATCCGTCAATCATGACGACACATGGACCGTAGGCGGCGGTGGTGGTGGGAACGCTGGAGCGCCCGCCAAATCGTCTAAACACGTCTACGAGGGACCAATCGGTTACGGAAAAGGAGGTGACGCGTATTGGTCGCAACATCAAGACTTTGGGGGGCCGGGTGATGGTAGCGGAGGAGGAGGTGGAGGAGGATATCACGGTGGTGGTGGTGGGTCGTCTAAAGATACGGGTTGGGGTGGCGGTGGTGGATGTTCTTACTTCAAAACAAACAAAGTGACGATTTTGGATAATCAATCTGATATATTAAAAACAACATCAGCAAGTGTACCCATGATCAAATTCATGCCAACATCATGATCATGAATATATTTAAATACTACGTAACTTTTTCGTATATGGATTTTGTCAGGTATGATAGCAAATTGTTCGACGAAAATAAGCATGTGGATAGAACTGCAACAGATTTTGCCAAATTGAATGATATCATACAACAATTAACAACGTCATATACATGCTTCTCAAGATCCACAAAAAAATTTAACTGCCATTTGAAATTTCGATCGCAACAACATCAAAAACAAAGTATCCTAAAGTGTAAAGAAAGTGACATTACGAAATGTACACTAAGAAATCACCTCAACAAACTTACACATATCAACTTCAATCATATATGTAAGCTGTGTACCGTCAGTTTTGATTGTACCAAAATTGAAGATACCGTGACTCAAATTCTAGAAGCTTCGTCCATGTCCGTACTTTATGGTGAGCTGTATGTCGGTTTATTATTTCACATCTTCAATCAATATAATAATAACATCGTTGTACAAGAACAAATTGCTGCTCATACAAATACATTTTTTGTAATGTTATTCGACGAAAGCCTTTATGATACCATAACTTTATCACATACATGCGACGAATCATACGATATGTTTTGTTCAAGGATAAAAAATAAACAAATGCTTCTCAATACTATCAAAGCGTTCTTCCTTGTTTTACAAATGGATAGCATTGCATTCAAATTGGATTTCAGTTTTGATGATTACGTAACGTTTTTATTTGACTTGTACAAAAACAAATTTGAACAGGGATTTGAATCGGTTGAAAATATACTTGACAAACTTATCCTTTGTTTCAAACTTGATGAGAAAATCACCATACCGAAAGTGCATCATCAATCAATTGTTTGTAAAAAATTAATATCCCAAAAATGTTTTGACTTTAATATTAACGTTATATCAAAAATAGATCCAAGATCATTAACATTTAAAATTAAGTTTAAATATTTGGATCTAGAAGAACATATCAGTAAATATTTTAAGGATGCATGATAACACATACGAGCTACTTAAGTTTAATCTAGAACAAAAATGTTTGTTCTACAAATGTACCGGTGATACATGGAAACAAAAGGCATACGATAACGCACTATCAACATTTCGTGCCAACGCCGACAAAAATATTAATACCGAGGACGATATCAAAAAAATAAAATTGGGTAAAAATATCACTGCTCGTTGTATATGGATGCTTCAAAATAAGCGTAATTTACCGGATGTGGACGAACAACACCTAAACATACAAGCAATAGAAACCTTATCTAAAGTGTATAATATTGGCACAAAAAAGGCTTCGGAGTTGGTGAACAAACACAATATTTTGACGGTGACAGATTTAGCTTCGCATGCGCATTTATTAAACGATAAACAAAAGGTAGGCCTCAAATATCATCATCAGATTGTCGAAAAAATTCCGTATGCAGAGATTGTACTGCATGCCAAGTTGTTGGAAAAATATGTTCATGACGCCGATGTGCATACGCCGTTCGAGATCGTAGGTAGCTTTCGAAGACAAGCTTCTTACAGCGGGGATATTGATGTTATCATACGCAGTCAAAATCCGAACGTTTTAAAATGTATCGTGTCAAGGATGCAACTCAATAATTACGTCCCCGTGGACGGTGTTCTCGCCCTTGGTGCTAAGAAGTTTATGGGCATCTGTAGGATTGATGACGACAACATATATCGTAGGATTGACATACTTGTCACTAACGTTAACGAATATCCGTTCGCGCTCTTATATTTCACCGGTTGCAAGGAGTTCAACGTCAAATTCCGTGAACATGCGAAATCTAAAGGCTTTCAACTGAATGAAAAAATGCTATACAGAATATCCGATAAGATCGCCATCAATCTGCCCGATGAAAAAGCTATATTCGACGTGCTCGGTGTTCAATATATACCTCCTAACATGAGATACGTGCATAATTTCAAAATTCTCGGCAGTTCAAGCAATACGGTGATGTGATACCGTCATACATACCTTCTTCTACAAAATTTTCAGTAAATTGCATATGATCTTCGTCTTCGCTAACTTCGTTGTCACTAGCATTATTGTCGTCCTCGTAGTACAAGTTATCGTCTTCGTCCGTTTCTTTTTGTGTTTCTACAGCTTGTATACCCTTACGTTTATTTTCCTGTTTGATATCGTTTTCATACGACGCGTTCGCGAATTCAAGTTTGAATGCTTTTTGCGCTTCGTTCATTTTGTCGTTCATATTTTTCTTAAAGGTGTTAAAATTTTTATCGAATATGGACGACAGTTTCTCTAATAATTTTTCTTCCTTCATCGTCAACCTAGGTTGATATTTTTTTTTTGGTACGTGTATATCGGAATCGGTTTTAGTGTTATTTGATGAATCTTCTGTTCGATGCGCTGCTTCTGTTTCCGTTGTAATAACTGCATTATCTGTCGTCGTTGTAGTTTCTTCTGCTTGTACGAAAGATTCTTTTTGTGGTTGTGGTTGTTGTATAATTTCATTCCAAACTGGTTTCAGAGCGTTGATACCGAATATGATAAGCAAGAATATTCCGAGGAGTATCATTAGTTTCATAAACATGCTTATACTTATTTTATACTATATTATTTAATTTTTTTCTTTGATAATTTCGCAATACGCATTCAATCGTTTTTAATGTTGCACTGAAAAAAATTCTCGATATTGATAAAAATGGAGGTTAGTAAGTCTACACCAATAGTGATATTATTAGACCTTGATCATACGATCCAAGGCGATATATTACCACAAATCAATGAGTTTCATCTCCTGAAGCATCTCAACGAGAATATACCAAACTTTAAAATCAAACCAAAACAACAACTGATCGTCCAAGATTACATGGATGGTCTCCTGCGACCATATTTCAAACGGTTTATCACCAAAATAAGAAGTAGATTCCCGAACGTGGAATTCTTTGTTTATACCGCGTCGGAGAAGGTATGGGCGCAAAATGTTGTCAAGATTATTGAAAAAGTGATCGGCTGTAAAATTAACACGAGGATATTCACAAGGGATGATTGTATACTGGATGCTACGAGGAACAAATATATGAAACGTATATCGAAGATATCCCCGATAATTTTTCAACTACTAAAAAAAAAATACAATCTCATCGGTAACAAAAACACATACAAATTCAAGCATATATTCCTGATTGACAATAATTATGTTTTGTACGAAGACGAGCAAAAATACCTCATCAAATGTGAAACGTATGACAAAAGGGTTGTGATTGACCTGTTACGTTGTATTCCTAATGTAAAGGTTGCTAAATATTATAAACAGATAGCGGCTTTTTTGTTCGATAAACCCGTAAATTCGATATTCGATTTTTATGCTAGGTATTACAACATGTTAAAGACGCTACAATCGACGCATAATCCATATACTACCAGAAAACGAGATACCATGTGGAAAGTTCAACTAAAACAATTTAAACAGAGATTTCATATAACTTGATTATGAACAACAGTATTCACGTTTTGTCGTTCGATGTGGGTATAAAAAATCTGGCGTATTGTTACCTTACATATTCATCGTCGGTAGAGGATCCATTATCATTTACCATACAAGAATGGAACGTTATTAACATCGGTACGGATGCAACACATAACAAGATCAAATATCAAAGCGATATATTGTTCCAGAAGTTACGAGAGCTTTTTTACTCGAAAGCGATTGATTACGTTGTAATTGAAAACCAGCCGGTATTGAAGAATCCTACAATGAAAAGCATACAAATGATGATATACTCTTTCTTCAAGATAATGATGCTTTCACAGGATAAATGCGTTAAAGATGTTGTACTCGTGAACGCATGCAATAAACTGAAATTTGCAACCGTTATATTACCAAGGCTATTACCGGATCTTCAGCCGATGGCTTCCGACTCTAATATAACCTGTAAGTATAAGAAGAGTAAATATACAGCTATACAATATACTAAAGAATTACTTAGATGTAAATGCATGCACACCGAACTTACGTTCTTCAACGAATTCAAGAAAAAAGACGACCTTGCGGATACATTACTGCAAGGTTTGTATTTCGCTCACAACAACAAACAACACCAAGATGCGCTATCATCCCCCAGTGCTACCGAAACCACCGTCTCCTCTTTCGGTTGAACGCAACTCGTCTACCTCAACAACAATGGGCGTCTCTATTTTTTTTATGATGAGTTGTGCTATCCGATCGGTCGCTTTCAAATGGATTTCGTTGCCTGATAAATTGAATAATAAAACCTTCACTTCACCGGTATAATCTCTGTCGATCACACCGGCACCAACATGAACGCCTTTACAACTTAATCCACTTCGAGGAGCTAATTGACCGTATGTTCCTGATGGAACAGTGAAACTTAAACCGGTGGATACCAACTGAGTACCGTATGCGTCTATCGATACGTCGTACAAAGCAGATATATCATATCCCGCCGCCTCTGCGGATTTTCGTTGTGGTAAGATTGCGTCGATATGCAGTTTTTTAACGTATAAGTTGGTGTGATTAGTCATTTTTGTTAGTGATACAAAACGAGTCTTCTTTAATTCAATTTTTTAATTAAAAAAAATCACTGACTAATGCGTTTTATATCTACTTAAAGTTTCTTGTTATTCCTTAACTATAAAATTATGTTTAAAATCGTTAATGAACCCTTATCCGAACAAATAAACATTGATAAACGGTTTGGTCACGAACAGCAGCAACCTAAGTACAATGTTGTTCAGAACGAGCACATACCCATCAGGAATACACCCAACAACGCGTATATTCAACCGAACCTTGATGTCGCTGGATTGGGAGCGGATCTACTAATGAACAACAAGGCGCAGATGCAATCTGGTTCCGAAAAATCGTTCTCGATCCACAACGAATTTTCGTCCGAAAATAACGACGACGATGACGACGACGACGAGGACGACGACGACGTAGATACTGTTGATGCGCGTTCACAACATAGCGGCGGCTTTGTAAACGATAATCAGTCGCGAGATGATGGTATGTACGACAACACGTTCAAACCGTCTCAATACTACGCCAAACCATCATCGTTTGTTCAACCACCACCAGCAATGTCTTACGAAGACATCGAGAACGAAAAAAAACATTTGTTGTACCAATTTGAGCGCATGGAAAAAAAAGGGATGCGGCTACCACGGAAATTTACATTAGCAAACTCGTTGGAAGAGATGCAGATGGAAATGGAACGCATAAAAAGGGATCGTGAAGTAGACCACAGTATTCATTTTCAACGAAAGATGCTCATGGCATGTATAACGGGTATCGAATACCTAAATACAAAGTTCGATCCGTTGGACGTCAAGCTAGACGGATGGTCCGAATCAGTGCATGATAACATTAACGAATACGATGATATTTTTGAAGAATTGCACGATAAATACAAATCCAAAACGAAGATGGCACCCGAACTCAAACTGTTGCTTACGTTAGGTGGCAGTGCATTCATGTTCCATTTGACGAATACAATGTTCAAATCGTCGTTACCGAGCATGGAGGACGTGATGAAGAAAAATCCTCACCTCATGCAGCAATTCGCGACGGCAACGGCTAACACGATGCGTCCGAATGACAACACAGGTATGACCGGACTTTTCGGTAACTTGTTCGGCGGTGCTGGGGCTGGCGCTGGTGCAGCCCCTCCCACAAGTGTAAATAACGCGATGAACAACAACAACCATACACGGAATCCTAACAACAGTTATTCTTCTCAAATGAGAGGTCCTAGTAACATGGACAGCATCATAAGTGATCTAGAAAATGACGTTCTCACCACCAGTGGTAACGTTGACGGTCCGCATAATAACGACCGTATTGAAACCATGAGTACGGCAACACAATCTGAGATTTCCGAATTTAACGAAAGTGTATTGAGTGTAAACGACAAGAAGAACAGTAAATCTAGGCGAAAACCGTCAAAGAAAACTTTGAACATTTAAATGTTCCTTTAGAAAAATGGATTTGTCAAATTCAAACTGTGATATGACGTATGACGACGATGTTTTGTTTTCAAAAACAAATTTTAATTTTGACGTGCGTAATTTTATACACAAAAAACACATACTAGACACAGTAGTGCAAATGATTCCAAACGCAAAGGTTAACTCTTTCAAACAACACATAAAACAAGCAATTAACATGTATCATCAGGAAATATTGAACGTGTGTAAAATAAATCAAAATGTTGACACGTTAAATCGCAAACAAAAAAACATGTACCATTATATAAACGATTTTAAGGTGTCGTTACAAGAGTTTAAACAGTTCGTCAACAAATTTTTACCGAGCGATGATATTTTGTACGACATTGATACAATTCACGCTAATGTCGTCAAATTACAACATCAAATAGATGCGTATGTATCCAAAAAATATAAACAGATATATGTTAGTTATAAAAAATCATGCGCAATATTAGCGTCACTACAAGACGTACTTACACTTATTAAATTCAATAAACATATTTGTCCGATATGTTTCCATAAAGAAATCTCCGCGTTTACGGTACCATGTGGTCATGTTTATTGTGAAGACTGTTGCGCCTTACTTACAGTGAGTTGTTTCATATGCAGGGGTAATATATATAAGGTACAAGCACTTTATTATAATTAGTCGAATAACATACGCAATGTAAATACATAGTCTGTTGGTATGTTCCTACTTAGTATGTTTCTCATTTTTTCGGTAAGATCAGCCCATCCAAAACATATGTTTTCATATCCCTTGGTGGTATTTTTATTATGCTTTACTAATATTTTATATGGTTCCTTTTTTTTCTTATCAACGTAACAAATCAAGTATCTCTTATTTTTTAATGTGTCCGAATCCTTATCTGGTAAGAGTAATTCCATGTTGTCACGGATCGTCATATCTATGTTCAAACTTGGTTTTCGTTTATTTTTTGCGACAACGATCAGACCAATATCATACGTATGACACATATACGCAGCTTCCAACACCCCCCATCTGTATGCGTCGTCTTTTATAATTCTCCTGATCCCTTCCCTGTTTTCCACGACGAATGCGTTCGTATGTGATAATTTATTAGAAGCATTTCGCACCACTTTATTTTTACCGAACAAATTCATCCAATACCTTATTGTCACCTTCTTCTTCTCAGTAGTGTAGTGTTTGTAGATCAGATCCGCTAAATTGTCAAGAACCGTAGTATCTGTTAATGCGGGTTTCTTCTGGTCATATTCCATATGCAGTTCGTTGAATGTGTGTAATAACATCGTCCGCATACTATCCATACCGAAGTCAGTCGCCTTGATATCGGCTCGGAGCTTATTCGATACGTATATATTCTTAGGGCTAACATTTGTGAATGTGTGTTTCACAATATTCGCATCATCTTCGGATATCATTTTCGCATCGTGTAACGTATAGTTTATTGATAGATCTTCTATAGAGTTCCTTATGCTTTTGTACGGATTGTACGCTCTATTGTAATGCTCCAATAACGCGTCCGAATTCAAATCATCCAATGTATATAACGTCTCCAATTTATGATCTATATTCGGAACGGAATACAACTGATCATCCAACACATCCATGCCTTTAACGTAAATATCGCGTGCTATGTTTTGCACATCGACAGCGTTGTGCCGACGCAATAACTTGTTCACTACTTTACGAATATGCTTAATCTTATCATCATACGGATACGGATTCAACTCGTGTCTCACCAGGGTTATCTTCGTCTTAGCTGCCTCATTTTCAGCTAAATTTATTTTATCGATAAACTGCATCAGTTCATGCTTATGCTCGTTATGTTCCCGCACGTATTCGTGCATATATTGTTTTCGTGCATCGTCAATTTCGCGTCCGATAAATATGTTTATCGTGTCGTCATCAGCGTACGATGTTAATACAGGAGCTCTTGAGTTCAACATATCCGTATAATAAATAAGCTCTTCCGATAACAATTTGATTACACGCTTGTATTCTCGTTTGATGTTTATGTTTGGTTGCAACGCTTGTATTTTATGCATGTTATCCTGGTATGTTACTATACCCTCTTTACTACATATCTCGTTGTAGAAAAATTTACTTATGCCCTCACCTTTATCTAACGGTACATATACCCCTACTCCCGTGATCAAAAAACCAACAATCTTGATGTTGTAATCTATTACAATCACTACCCTACACGCATCGGTATCAGCACATATCGTTTGGTCGGTCACCATTTGAGAGAGCTTCAGATAAGTCATTCGAGACAAACTTTCGTTTTCTTGGTTTAACATAGAACAGTTATGCTTATATATTGATATTATATCTTGTATGCCTTCGTCGTTAATGGAAAAAGGTTCCCGTATTTTCTGCAACGATCCGTTGGACAGCTTCACTAATTGTTCGTAATACCCGTTGTTATCCAACAAGACGACGCATTTTGCGTTCGCACGGAGCTCGGCATCGGCGTACTTTTGACATAATATCGTAATATCACGATGCATACCCAATATGATGTACTCTATATGTTCGGGATTAATCCATGCAATCTTTGTTAGATCATACATTTCTTCCATGGGTTTATCGATCGTGTCATCCTTTAGATAATTCTTAAAGTTGTTGTAAGAAGCAAATATTATCAGCTCTCGCTTGATAAGTTTATGAATGTTATCTGGTAACGAGGTATCGAACACCTCGTGCTCCGTAACGTGAATTTTAATATCATCCAGGCACATTACCTTGATATATCTTGTACCACCCTTCGTACCGATATACTTCCTATATTTTACATATAATTTGTCCATTAAATCATCAACATCATGAGGAACATACGTTTTCATCGTATTTCCGTTGTTCATGAAGATGTATTCGTGTAACGATAACTTTTTCCTCACCAACTTTAACAACGCTTCCACAGATGTTATGTGCTTGTTGCCTAGCGTCTTCACTAACGCGGTGAGAAATTTTTGCTTCACCCTCAAACCCAACCCGGAACGTATTATGCATCCGTTCTTCGAATCGGTACGCAAACCTGTGCACATATCGATCGTCCGACCCGGGTTCATCATATCGTGTAGAGATGCTGGTAAACTTGCTAAACGATCATCCTCTACCGGAAAATTAGATACCTTCATAATGTATCGATCGTGATTGTACTCCTTCGAAGGTACCTTCTCATCATGTATTGATACATCATCGTCGTCGTCGTCGTCGTATTGTACATTTTCGTTGTTTTTTTTTCCGCAACAAACCATCTCTTTTTGATCAGGATGTATGTTCGGTTTCATTAAATACGGATATTTCTTATATGTCCCTAGTTCTGCTTTATCGTTTTTCTTATGCAATACCAATGGTGTCTCTCTATACGGTTCGGGACACATGTCGTTATTTTTTCGTAGCTCTTCAACTGTGATACTTACACGACTTAAAGGACACCATACTAACGGACAAATGTAATAATTTTTATGCTTTAATTCTTGTGTATAACCTTGCTTGATGAAACCTGTATATGATCCCTTATGATGATTATCTATGTAGGTTTTCTCGGATTTTGTTACAACTACCGGTTGTTTCTTATCCACGGCACCACAATGCTTAGCATATTTTCCACTGAATAGTTTTGGATCAACCTCTTTCAACCTTTCGTTGATGAATCGTGAATGGTAACGCTTCATCATCTTTTCGTCGTTATGTATGCCACGATAGTCGTCCATATTGTACGTGGTCACTTTTTGTTGGTCGTCGATGCTTGCTTCCTCCTCCTCCTCTTGTACCGCATCCGTTGTTGTTTTATAAGTACCATCCTCTTCTGATACAATCACCCTTTCATCGTCATCTTTTTTATTACTTCCTTCCAATACATCGATCTGTTCATCATCATCGTAGCTATCCCCTTCATCATCCTCTGCAGAGTAACTCATATTACTCCCGTCGTCGTCGTCGTAATCGTCATCTACGGCATCGGTTTTGTCTTTATCATCATCAAGTCGCGTATCATTTGCCAGAATACTTAGCAAGTCACCGATACCATCGTCGTCATCATGCGAAACAAGCGACGTCGTCTCAACCAACGCGTTGTTCTTCTTTGACATTTTGAATTTGTTCTTATTACGGTCCGTCAGCATAATCAATATAGCTTTCAAGATGTTATTATGATAGTCGTTCCTCGTAATATTTTGTATCTGAACCTCCGCTTGATACTTGTTCAATATCTTCAATTTTACGTAGACACCCTCGTTGTACTTGTTCTTGTAAACGATCCTTCCATTCTTGTTGCTCTTCTGAATAGGTATAGCGTCCTTGCGTTTTTCAAACTCTTCTAGTGCTGTATCTGCATCCATCGAAAATTCTTGTTGCATGAGATCGAGTAGATCATCTTTACTTAAGTTGTAGTTTTTCGTTATGAATGCATCTATGTTATCCATCTCGGCGTAGTTTGATATGCGTTTATACTTCATCAAAATATCGTCATGCTCCGTGTTCTTTATCAAACTGAAAAACGCGTTGTTATCTAACTGTTTCACGAATTCCGCGGCAGATATCAATTTATCTTTGGTCCTCAATATACTAACCGTTTTCAACTCAATTATGTGAGTATTTACGTTGATATTAATCTTATCGATCTTCTTGGCGTCGGCAATCCCAAGGTCACGTATCCGTTGGATAATATCATCGTTGATTTCATCAATATACATGTCCAACTTGTTAACATCCGTGTTTTTAGATAGCGGAAACCGTGCATACAGATTGTAACTACCATCATCGTGCACGATGATTGTGAACAAAGCTTCATCCGATATAACACACTTCATCATCACGCAATCACTACCACGATCTCTTACGCTCAAGCGCTCCTTTTCTATGATATGCTCGTACTCCTCCAAACTTAACGCGTGATGTAACCCTTTATTTAATACACGATACAAATATTCGCCTGTTTTTGCTTTGAACGCTACGAACGGTATCTTCAGGCTTGTGGTGAGTAAATTAAATATTTTCTTCAAATTCATGAAGGTGTTTGATTTTTTCTTTTTACTGTACGGTTGCACGTTTGCATGCGTTAACAGTTTGACATTTTGTATCTTACAACGCACGTTATCCAAATCTTCATCATACTCATATGCGTTCATCATATGTTTCATATCGTCAAAAGTATCTATGAGTGATATCATATCATCATATTTACTTTTCTGTTTGTCGTCGTCTTTCAACACAGCCGCCGTAGGGTAATAAAAATTAATCAAATCGTCATTAAGTATATGATTTATGTCGGATTTACACACCACATATATTTCGTTACCATCTACGTTGAAGCTACCTAGATCCGCCGACGAATACTGTTGTTGTATGTTCGTCGTGTACGTCTCGTTATGCGAATCTAAGGGTTGCTCGTACGGATTCACAGCGAAGATAACTTCGATATGATGTGCATCCCGCAAACCAAATGAAAGTGGTACGTTGATGTTCTTTAGCTTAGTGTATGTTCCTTCTTCAAAGAGTATCTTTCTAGCATCCGTATATCTAATTATCTCGTTATCACTAAGATTATCCGTCGATAACGTTTCGTTACCAAGTTCGTTATCAAAGGATATCCTTATCAGCTCGTTCAATCGATGCACAGTTATATTTCCCTTGCGGAAACCACTGCGTAAAAAATGACTGAATACATAAGCCCTGTTCTCTGATGTGATTGGTTGCTTCGTAAATAGATACACGTCATGAACGTCCATATCTAACGTTTTCGCAATCTTATATTGTATAGTTCGTATCGTATCATCTGTATATATAAGTCGTTTCGTCGTAGGATGTTCAAGCCTGAATACGTATGTTTTGTTGTTATTGCCGTTGTCAATTACCTTGTGCACAACATGCTCTTTTTCATCTGATTGAACCGAGCATAAAGTTTTCAGCAGCATTTGTATTTATCGCATATTTTTTTAAACAACGGACGATTTTATTGTCAAGCCACAATAATTAACAGGGTTATTTGCGTAGTCGACCTTCTTATATATGTTCATATCGATCGCGGTATTCAACAACCTCTTGAAATTCTTCCAAAATTCCGGAGGATGACCGATTTCCTTGGTCATTAAATGAGCAAGTTCATGTATCGCGACGTACATCAATACATTTAACGGTACCAGCTTCTGTTGAGTATCCCGCGAACGTAAACAGAACACGATCTGTTCACCTTTGTTAACAGAGTAAGACGTATAGTTTGTCTGATCAGTCCCTTCACTCAAATGTTCGGCGTTGTAGTTTTTATCCAAGCGGATAACATCATCGTCGTTCGGATGTATCTTTTTCATCTCCTTTATCAGCGACAGTAACAGTTTGTTAACTTGCGCCAATAAATTAGCAGCCTCTTTTTTATCGCGTGCGGTTTTGACCAGGTATCTTCTACCATCGATATCTGACACTACATATTCTACTTCACTGCTCTGAGCCTGTACATAAAATATAATAATGATCAGCATGATACCTAAGACGATACCTTCAGTGAAATTCATGTATTTTTTATTCATCACAAAAAAAATTGATTCTACTTTAAGACAAATTAACCTATTACAAACAAATTCGTTGTATTGCCATGTCTCATATTGATTTTCAAGTTTTAGATTGGAGAGCAAGCGACGTTGACGTGGATGTTGCGGGCGATGACGATTTGTATACGGATAACGTTACACAATATATTATCAAGGTTTTTGGGATCGATAGAGATGGTATCCCCATATCTGCTTCAATCACGAATTTCAAACCGTTTTTCTTCCTTAAACCTACAAATCTTTCCACGATAATGACCTTGTCAGATATCCGTGCATTACGGAAGCAACTCGATAACATGATACCTGGTCAAATATACGACGTGCAAACCGTCTACAAAAAGGATCTGTGGGGATTCTCGAACAACAAGCTACATCAGTTCGTCAAAGTGACTTTTGACAACCTGCTTAACATGCGAATTTTAGCGAGCAAATTTAAAACCGGATCCTGTAGTATACACCTTAGATCACCTCAAAGAAAAATCATACTGAAGATTTACGAAAGCAATATCGAACCGTTCATCAGATTCATACATATCAAAGATATAAAACCATGTGGTTGGATTCGATTACCATATACTAAGTATGAAAAGAACGATGTATCCTCTATCAGAACAACGTGTTCAAAAGATTACGTTGTTCATTGGGAGGACGTGCAATCAGTCAACGATATTGAAGATATAGCTCCACTTAAAATTGCGAGCTTTGATATTGAATGCAACAGTAGTCACGGTGATTTCCCGTTGGCAAAAAAATCATACGAGAAACTCTCAAGAGAATTCATACAATTTTATAATTTCATGCAAAATGATCCCAAACGTAAAATTACCAAGGATAGAATGACCAACTATATCAAAGATGCACTCGTTTATCTGTTCAAATCAGCTGCAAAACCGGAATCAAATTTAGAATCACATTTCAGTAAGATATTCTTCAAGCGACCACATCCGGATATACATGAAGAAATATTGTATCGTTTATCATACGAGATATATGATATATTGGACGACACGGTATGTCTTAAAAAACATACGACAAACCAGGATAATCCGATTGACAATTTTAAAAGTCATTTCGCATATTATAACCAAGCTGACTTACAAATCAACGATGATGATACTAAACAATCGGTTTACTATCGTTTGAACAAGCTACTTGCCTTATACTTTCCCGCTGTATGTGGTGACGAAGTGATTCAAATCGGTACCACGTTCCATATATACGGCGAAACGTCTTGTTATTATAAGCATATCGTTACGTTGGGTACATGTGATGCCATCGAAGGTGTTGACATTGTTAGTTGTGCTACCGAAAAGGACCTACTGTTGGAGTGGACGAAGATGATACAGGCCACTGATCCAGATATCATCACCGGATACAACATATTTGGTTTTGATATGAAATATATGTACGACCGTGCCGAAGAACTCAAATGCGCATACGAATTCGGTAAACTCGGTAGATTCAACAACAGATCATCTAAGCTCGTACCAAAGATACTATCGTCGTCGGCACTAGGAGACAACTTCATGTATTTCATCGATATAGAAGGACGCGTCGTTATTGATCTCATGAAAATTATACAGCGCGATCATAACCTTGACAGCTACAAGCTGGATTTGGTCGCCGCACATTTCATACAAGGAAATATTCGTAGTATGAAAGACGAGCGACTACTATACGTGGACAACACGAACGGATTGACGCCGCGGTCATACATTTTTATCCACTCTAAAGGTTCATCCCAAAAAGTCCTCGTCGAAGATGTTTGTCACGATAAGAACATGATAACATTATGCACACATGCCGATGTTCAACAAAATCCGTTGAGGTGGGGGTTGGCCAAGGATGACGTGTCCCCTAACGATATCTTCAAGTATCAGAAAGGCACGAGCTACGACAGATCTATCATCGCAAAATATTGTGTTCAGGATTGTTCTCTATGTAACCTAATCATCATTAAATTGGAGATCATTGCGAACAACATAGGCATGTCTAATGTATGTTGCGTTCCGTTGTCGTATATCTTTATGAGAGGGCAAGGTGTCAAAATATTCAGCTTGGTGTCAAAGCAATGCAAGAACGACGAAATATTGATACCAGTAATTAAACACGACATCAACGACGTCGAACAAGACGACGACGGATACGAAGGCGCAATCGTCCTTACGCCAGAACCCGGTATTTATACAGACGAACCCATATCGGTGCTGGACTACGCTTCCTTATATCCATCCAGCATGATCTCCGAGAATATTTCACATGACAGCATCGTGCTTGACAAACAATACGACTACATCCCTGGTATAGAGTATGTCGATATCGTTTATGATGTATTTGACGGAAAAGCTAACAATAAAAAAATTGTAGGTCAAAAAACATGCAGATACGCACAATTCAAGAACAACAAAAAAGGCGTCCTGCCGCGTATCCTCCAACAATTACTCAAACAACGTAAAGCTACGAAGAAACGAATAAGCGAGAAAAGAGTTACGTTGAAGGACGAACAAAGCTTCGTGGGTGATGAACTTAAACCCGAACAACCCGGTACGTACGAGCTCTTGTGTAACAACGAAAATCTGATCTTCGACATGGACGACATCGAATGCATTCAAGATGCCCATAATGACTTTATGAAGGCGGTGCTTGATGGATTACAATTAGCGTACAAGATAACCGCTAACAGTCTATACGGTCAAGTAGGGGCTAGAACGAGTCCCATATATATGAAAGAACTCGCAGCATCAACGACCGCTACAGGGCGCAACCTTATACTCAAAGCCAAACATTTCATGGAAACGAAATACGATGCTCAAGTTATATATGGAGACACCGATTCAATATTTGTTAATTTCAGGTTACATGAAAAACTAAATCTATCCGGTAAAGAAGCCCTACAGCAGTCAATACAACTTGCTGTCAAAGCGGGTAACGAGTTCAAACAAGCGCATCTCAAACATCCACATGAACTCGAATATGAAAAAACATTCTTCCCGTTTATCATATTGAGTAAGAAAAAATATGTTGGTAACCTTTATGAGTTTGACGTTAACAAGTTCAAACAAAAATCTATGGGGATTGTCCTCAAGCGAAGAGACAACGCGAATATCGTAAAGGTCATTTATGGTGGTATGATCGACATCATACTCAATGAGGCGGACATCAAAAAAACGGTTCGCTTCCTCACGCAATCGTTGAAAGATCTCATCAACGGTAAATTCTCGTTGGACCAACTGATCATCACGAAGACACTCAGAGCCGAATACAAAGATCCCACTAAAATTGCACACAAGGTTCTTGCTGACCGCATGGGAGAGAGAGATCCCGGTTCAAAGCCTCAGATCAATGATAGGATTCCTTTCGTTTACATCGTCAACAAGCACAATAAAAACGGTTTACAAGGCGAACGTATAGAGCATCCATCGTTCATCATCAAGAACAAATTAAAACCCGACTACGCGTTCTACATATCCAACCAATTGATGAAACCAATATCCCAGTTGTTATCCATTGTTATTGAAGATCTGGAAGGATACCGGTTAGATAAATATTTCTTCAAGAACAAATTTAAATCGTTACTCGCACAATTCGACGGTGACGTTAGAAAAACAACAGACAAGATCTCGCAATTGAAAATGCAACAAGTTGAAAAAATCATCTTTGATCCGCTCCTCAAACCATTAAAGGCAGTTGACAACGGAGGCTCGCTCATTACTTCTCACTTCTCGGTAGTCTAAAATTTGATTTAATATCGAAAAGATAAAATACGTTAACTAACCATGGACAATCATTGCTCGGTATGCTTAGATGAACAGACATCCGACAAATGGGTCGAAACACAGTGCAATCATCGTTTTCATGTTCCATGTTTACAAACTTGGTTGAACAATTATTGTAAAACGTGTCCTATGTGTAGAACTAATAACCCGACACATCACCTCAATTTCATCATCTTATTTTCATGGCACAATCATCATACTAGAGCATACACAAAGATATTCTATCATGTTATGAATCACGATTTCTGCGACGTTAAACAACTCACTAAGCGCATGTTGTGTACACTATCTGAGAAGTTCCCGTTAACCGATGACACGTTACACGAAATGTCTAGAACCAAAGTTACCATAATACATGATAATAAAAAACAATGTGAGTGGATCGGATCAATAAATGTACCGGAGATCAAAGCATGTTTGATACAATCAATAGGTAAAACATGTAACATTTATTGATAATTATATCACTTACATTTAATAATGATCGATTCTCAACAAATAGTGTTTATTTTTTATACTTTGATACATCTCATCACGCAACTGTCAATCACAATCGGTACAGCTTACAACTACAAGAACACTACGATACCATATAAATGGATCGTCCTCCTGTTGTCGTTCTTTATCTACTTAGGAATTTATTATACAACGTCTGCACTTCCGATACAGTTCCGTTTCGCCCTGTTCGTGTTGTTTTCGTTCCTTAACGGGATCGTGTTGTCAAGCGTATTTAAATATATCCCCGACGTCGAATTAAAAAATGCGGCCTTACAAACCGGTTTCGTATTCATATGCATGTTTGGTATCGGTTATTTGTTGTTCGTCAACAACGTCCCTATACAACCGTTATCGTTGATGCTGTTTTTCTTGACAGGAATCATGTTAGCACTCGTTATTAGTCAATTCTTTATCAAAACAACACATAAATACAGAAACGTTATAAGATCTTTCATCATCGGTTTACTAGCTACTTACATTGCATACGATACCTACATGAATATCTATATCCAATACAATGACGACATCATTAACGCTACACTTGATTATTACACGGACGTATATGGTATATTTAGTCAGCTCCTACAACATGATGGCGACGATTGATGCAAATTTTTATAGATTCTTCTGTATCGTGTCACATAATATGTCCATATCCAAGCTATCTTCAACAATCTTTAGGAAACAGTTCATTTGATTGTATTTGTCCTCCACATGGTGATCAATATGCACCTGGTTCATCCGGATTGTATGTAACAACTCTCGTATACCATAAAATAGCGCGTTGACATCTGGAAACACTATACATGCGGATGCTGCGTCGTATGATGGATTATACCGAAAATTATCATAGTTTATGACGACATCTAGGTAGGTATCGTCATCGAACAACACGAAATACGGTACCCCGCATTTCATGTCGTACATTGTTTCCATCAATCTCTTCATCATCCGATAATAGGCCCTTTCTTTACTTGCTTCGGCTCCGTACTTGCACGTATATTCTACGAATTCAAATATTTCTGCGAATATAATCATCGCCGTATTCTTAGTTGAAGTAGTCATATGTGTTGTTGCTTATACGTCTTTTCAATTTTTTATATGGTTTATTAATAATATTATGTATGCATATGCATTGACGTGGATTTCACTTATAAGCATCTTCCATTTTTTTGTTTTCAACATCGTTAAAATATTGCGCATCGATAACAACCAATTCGTCCGGATTTTTTATACAGACATGCCACTATATGCAACGTTGATCCCTCATATGATATTAGCGGCTGCAATGACACAGGTTACCGATCGTTTGTCTTACCTCCTTATGTTGGTTATCTTCTCTCATGTCGTGATGTATATGCATTTCGCGTCAACTGACACGTCAAGATTCGATTACGCAAGGTTCTATGTACAATACACACACCATAACTACATCTTCCCCGGTTGCCTCGAAATCATCTGCGCTTTGATCGTATCACATTGCATCCATCAACACGTACGTGTACACGTACCTCACGAACTATTGTACGCTCTTATATTGATAACCATTTACGCTTCTCTTGTGACCTCGTATGAAGACATATGAAACAACAATCTCACGTACGCGTAAGAGCATATATTTGTGTCAAATTAACGTTCATACATTCTCCTCGGTTCCATACGTAGACGATCACAGCACATGATCTAGCAACTTCCTGGATATACTCGTCTACATCGTGTAGGCAACATATCAATTTGCATTCCCGTGCACACATGAAATTTAACAAATATCCATGTTGAGTATCCTTAATCATGGTGATTTTGCCTCCGTACCGTTCATGTAACACCTGCTTATTATTACGGTCATCGGGGTCTGTTTGACTGTTCGTCGCCTTCTTATTCGTTCCGATAACCACGAAAACTCCACTTGTATTCCGATCAACAAGTTCATTTATTATATTGTCGTATTCATCTAGCTTGTTCATGTCATCTATGTACACACACGATGTCAAGTTTTTTTTCTTGAATAAATTCACATAACCCTCTACGTTTGAATTTGTGGTCATTGATGCGTACAAATCTTTTATCTTCCTCGTGTAAATATCATGTGGTATCAGATTGTACGGCAGCATTGTTTTTATCTGCATTATTTGCATCATTGAACCGTTTAAATTGTCAATAACCAACCAATCGTACGTCTTCACAACATTAGTCTCTCTTACCTTTTCAACCGTATTGAGTGGGATGGTGTTGCTCAATATCATGTTCAACGGCAGCCTCGGATTATAGAAATAATTGTCACTCTTTTTGACATCTGCGACATCTTCTATCAATTTACCTCGAAAACATCCCGATACGTATATATCACTTAACGATAATCTGCAACTCTGCGTCCTGCACCATATGATCCGAAAGTCGTTGTTGTACAATTCACTTATCAACAATATGTTCATTAGATTGTTCAACCTAGCTTCTAACGGACCAGATATAACGTACAATATTGTGTCAAAACTTACCAACACCATTATTATTAATACTTGTAACTTTTTTTCACATAAAGAATATCGGTGTTAGTTCTTTATTACAATAATGGTATTCGCGTTACAAAATTTCGGGAACACCTGTTATATTAACACGGCGTTTCAATGTATATTAAGTAGTCGGCCCATCATACGAGCGATCATTGACTCACCGTCAAACGCGGCTATCGTCACAACACTTCAACAATTCGTACGCACCGTGCAAGCCAAACAAAACCATCATGATGACTTCAAGATGGTACTTCGCATATTGCATGCTGAACTGTCGGAGAAGATTCCGTTGTTCAGCCAGAACGATCTTACAGAATTTATCTGTCTCTTCTTCCAACTTTTGCACGAGAAGACAATCGTCCCAGAAACACACTCGTACCCGTTCGCAAAAAAAGAGCTCCGTGACGACAATATATATAACCTTTGTGCAAAAAAATGGAACGACTATTTCGACAAGGAGTTCTCTTGTATACGATACCTGACCACTTCAATGATCGTACACCGAATAACGTGTAGTCAATGCGATACTACGCATCCTAATTTCGAATTCAACAACGCTTTACAGATAGATGCATACGCAAACTCTCTGCATGATTGTATCCATGAGTTCATGCAACCACACGTTGTCAACGATTCGAATGACGACGATAAAACTATCAAATGGAAATGTGATCATTGTAAGCGTGCGCAACTGAGTCAGCGCACGGCATCGATAAGGTATCTACCTGAGGTGTTGTTCGTTTTCTTCAACAGATTTACCTACAACGTACGACGAGCGACTTTTGTTAAGAATACCAACGCTATTCAGGTTCATCGTACACTCGATATGAGTAGCTTTACCGATAATGCCGATGATCAAACGTGTGTATATAAATTGTCTGCTATGGGTTGCCATATAGGAACGATCGACTTCGGTCACTATTTTACAATTTTAGCGGACGACGATACTAACGATTTCGTCAAGATTGACGACGACAACATACAACAGATTGACGATTACGATAGGTACCTACCGTTCGTGTATTGTTGTGTTTACACCAAAAAGATTTGTCCGCAATCAAATGTTTGATCTTTTTTTGTTGCATATAAATAAACCATTACCCATGATTTTGGCAGTGATTACAGGCGCGGTGGTTTTATTAATATTGCTATATGTTATGACCACGAATACCAAACCAACGTATCGGTTACAGATCAGCAATCCGCGGGTGTTAGGAGATGATGGTATATCAAGGAAACCTCCTGAAAATAAAACATCACCACCACCACCACCAGAAAACAAGGAACAACCACCAGAAAATATTGCTTCCATAAAACAATTGTTGATCATCCGAACTGCTTTATTGCAAGGAATGATGGTATTTGATGAACCTGAATTTAAGGAGAATTTACTTGAAATACATGTATCACAAGAGATGCGTGATGAAATTGGCAAATGCTTAAATGATTATGAAAGTAAACTAAATGATGTGCGTAGTGGAAGTCCGATAAAGTCAGTTAAAAAAAACTTGAACAGTGATTTTTTGAAAACCAATCAAGCTATCCCTACCCATTCTATATCAGATGTTATGCAATCAATATCGAACAATAAATCAAAATCACAACATAAAACACCTCCTCCTCAAATGCAATTGATGACGCGTGATAATCAATCATCCTTATTCTCATCGGCATCGCGTGCGAGGTCAACGGTTACTAAAAACTTAGATCAAGATCTATCTCGGACAGCATCATATTCCGTATCGGATACTGCGACGTCGCAGAGGTCAACGGTCAATCAAAAGATTTCAGATCAACTTATAAATATAGGTGATAATCTTCTTGAATTTATGCTCGAAACTGTGAAGCCAATTATTCGAACTCAAATTAAAGATATCAATGTTATCTTGGGTTTACAAGAAGATTTTAATGATCTTGAAAACTTTGAACTTGATATAAGTACGATCCAGGTGGATAGCGACGTTTTCTATGGTATAAGCGCTCGAATATGTACATTCGCCGAATTATCGAGCATACAATTAGAGAATGTTCTTCAACAGCATCGTGGTAATGTAATAATATTGCATGATGATACGTTAAAAGAGTGTAATGATTATCTCACAGATATCAAGGATTATTATCTCCCGGAAGATAAACTATTGATTTCATTCCTTGGAAATTATGATGATATAGATATTTTGCATACCACAGATGACATTAATAAAAAAAACGTATCTATAGATGACCATAACCGAATTGAATTCGGGATGATCTATAACCTTCTAAGATATTTTGAAGCGTCATATTTAGCTATGTCAGTGGGTTTAAAAAATAAATTATCAGAACAACCACCACCTGATGATAGTTACATTAAAAAATTATTGGTATTACGGCGTGCTTTATACAATGCTGCTTACAACATTAACCATGATAAAATATCACAATATCAAGATGTGGATTTACCACAACAAGTCAAACAAACACTTATCAAGCAAATAAGTGACGTACTACTCCAGACACCATCAATCAGTAGACATTTTACGGACTCGGATAATTTTACAAAAGCATTGAAACTGAGATCGTTTGGCTCAACATCAAAGTCATTAGACTTCAGTTCGGCATCCAATCCCTCGGTTAAGGACACCCCCGTCGCATCATTTACTTTTCCGGATCTAGCCGTATCGCATGATGATGAGCTAGAGCTAGAGGATGTTGATAGTTTCATGCGCGATGTTCTAGAAGGGGAAAAAAGGGCCATAATTAACCACTTCAAACTGATCAATATTTTATTGGGCTTGGCAGAAGAAAATCATGCTATGAAATTCAAACTAGACAAAAATAACGTCCAATATGATGACGATTATTTTACAAAGACAGCTGACAGTATATGTGGAATAGTGGATTCGCTAAGAGTATTAGTAGAGATTACACTAGAACAACATAAAAACAGAGTTATTACATTAAATAATGAGGATAAGAAAGGTTTGGACAATCTTCTCTATAAAATTAAAAACCAATGGTCCCCAGGATCAACATTATTACAAACTTTATTCCAAAATTTGCAAGCTTTACAGGTTTTCACAGAAACAGCTGATAGCAATATTATATCCGTGAATTTAAAAATAATTCCTGAATATAACCAGAATAGTATAACTCGTGTATACTATGAGATCGAAGCCATATTATCTGACCTTATAAACGTTTATGAAATTTTCAAAAAAAGCAGACAAACACCAGGTTCATCAGGTTCATCAGATTCATCAGGTTCATCAGGTTCATCAGGTTCATCACCAAAACCACCAGATAAACCCAATTTTTTTGATAAGTTGAAAATTGATCAAGGAAAAAATAAACCAATCATGGGTCTTGGTGGTGGTGGTGGTGGCGCAAATCTTGGTGGTGGCGCAACTCAATTGGTAGTATTTCAAAAAAATATTTGGGATAACGTTTTTTCTCAGGACATTGTTACTTCAACAGGGCAAGTAAACAACGAGAATCAACAAAGTATAATCACACAACTACAAAACGTAACCTTGTTAAAGCTGGATGGAAGTGATTTGAGTATGGGAATGTTCTTTGAAGATTTAAATACATACTTACAAGAAATTTGGATAAAACATGGAGGAATGGGACTTGACACAAACTTCATCAAAATAGACGGTAAGCAATTTATCATCAACGATTTGTCCCAATATTTATCCAATGATTTCTTCGCAAATTACTGGAGTCAAATGACTGCAATGATTCCAGCAGAACAAATAAACAACGATCAGATAAATATTCATGATAACAATTTAACTAATTTGGAAATCAAAATAACAGACATCAAATATAACTTCAACTTTGTAGACATGGTAAAACTGTTTGTAAAATCATTCATAAATTCAAATAGAGACCGAATCAAAGAAGCCTTTGAAAAAACATTCAAAGAAAAAAAATTACCCAAATTTAGCGATCATGAATTGATAATTGATCCCGAAAACGAAGCACCACAACAACCTCCCTCAGAAAATATCACAAAAGAACAATTTGAAAACCTTCAAAAAAATTTGTCCGAACAAATTAACAATATACAAAATCTGATAGGCAATACAAGGGATCTTGATCAGATGATAGCTGATTACGCGACACGATATGCAGAGGATAAAATCAGCATAGATATGCTAAACGACCAAATTAAAAAAATTGAGGAAGATCGTGACACACAAATTAAAGAAATTGAGGAAGATCGTGACACACAAATTAAAAAAATTGAGAAAGAATCACAAGATCGTGAAGCAGAAATTAAGAAAGAATCACTAGATCGTGAAGCAAAAATTGAGCAAGAATCACAAGATCGTGATGCACAGCTTAAGATAATTCATGAAGAATCACAAAAAAAAATTGAAAAATTACATGAACAAATAACAAATCAAAAAAGTGCTCTGTTCGCAAGGTGTAATAAATACCATGAACAGATGCAAAAAGAGGCAAAATTAATTGATAAGTGTAAAGATATTGGTTTTGAAGATATCAAAGAAGAAAACGACTTACAAGCAAACATTAGAATCATCGCTGAAAATCAACAAAAGTTACACGAGTGTACCTATTCAATTGTGAATAGTGTTGCAACAAACCTCCAAGACGAAATTAAAGAACAAGAGGAGACTATTAAAACACAAGGACAAGACATTATTGAAAAACAGATTGAAAATGATAGAAATAATCAAGAATTAACTAAGATTACGGCAGACAATTTAAATTATATAAACATGTTGAACGAAGAAGCAAATAAACATGCAAAAACCCAAATAGAAATAGAAACACTTAAACAACAACTAAAAGACGCAAATCGTAATATATCGGATTTGAATAACGATTATCTCATCACATATAATAACAAATTACGAAATGTTTTATCTACAACTAAAAATACTACTTTACAAGGTAATGCCGATATACAAGAATTAGGAACAATCGATACAGATAAAGAAGTAAAAGAAAATATAGAAACTACAGTGAGCAACGTTAAAAAAATATCGGAGTCTTTACTAGCGGTACTAACAGGATCCGAAGCGAAGTTTGCGGATTTAGTTGAAACAAAACAGAAAGAACTCAAAGAACAATACGAACAAAAGAAAATCACTAGCGACGAAGCATTAAAAGCACAGTTTGCAAAGCAAATACAAGATTGTGAAACTGAAAAGACAAAAGCAATACAAGAAAAGCAAGAAGCAATTCAAGCAAAGGAAACTGAAAAGACAAGAGCAATACAAGAAAAGGAAAAAGAAATTGAAGACTTAAGAGCTGAGCATGCAAAGCAAAAGGAAGATCGTACCAATTTAACAACTGAAAAAGAAACATTGAAGAAACAAATAGAACAAACAGAGCAAGAGCTAAAAGTTGCAAAAGGACACCATGCTACCATACAAGCACAACTGACTAAAAAACAGAAACAACTAGAGCAAAAAGAAGCGGAAATACTAACATTGAAAGAAGAGCAAACCGAACATGATAAAGCATTGGAAGCATTACAAGATACAGTGAAAGAAAAAGAAAAAGAACTAAAAGCAGCACTAGGAGTAGTCGAACAAAAACAAAATGAACTAAATGAGCTAAAAGAACAATTGACTAAACTAAATGAGCGAATTTCAGAAATGGATACACGACTACATAAATGTCAGGAAGAATTATATAAGTTAAGAAGTAATCAAGAACATATTGATTGTTCGAGGTCAAACTGTAACAACACTAGTGGTTCCTTAGAAAACTGTTTTTATAAACTCTTGGGGGGGCAAATAGATCATGCAGTCTTACTCGATCATTCCAAAATACAACAACAAGTTGACGTGATTGTGAAAATTTTACCAAATCATGGGGGTGAGCCCGATACCGGATTAGCATCCAAGTTAAATAATTTGATAAACACACCGGAATATCACGATACAAACCGTATCACAACATATCAAGATAAATTGGGTATCAAAAAAGAAGTTGATGAGTTTATAACAACTAAGATAGTACCAAATCTTGCTAAAGAAAAAAATACAATACCTTTACCAAGTAAATGGTTGTTATATATATGGTATATGTTAATCAAAATCAATCAAGGAACATCTGAGCAATTACAACAAAAAAAAGACGGTGAATATTGGTATACCTTTAACCATTTTCGCGAAAAATTTCCAGATCAACAAAGGCAAAAGCAAGAATTATACAAATGCGTCTATGTAGTTGAAGCCGTCAATATTCTTTATGGATTCCTCATGAATCCGTTTCAAGTTATCGTCGGTGTGCTGAATGTATGTGAAAAAGATAAAGACAAAAAGCACAAATATAAATGTACCCCAATTGACAACCTCATATGTGACGGAACGAACAAACCGTGCGTAACTAAGACAATCACATTGACGGAAACCCCGTTACGTAAATACACGTTTGACAACTTCTATTTACCTAAGAATACAGACGAAGCATACCCCAATTTACATAGGGTGCCAGAGTTGGATGCTTTGATACAGCGCTTCAGAGATGCAAAAGATAAGAATTTCATGTTATTAAACTATGGTTATTCGGGGACAGGTAAAACATTTACCGCAAAAAACATCATTCGCCATATATATGAACATAACAAGCGATCCATAAGAATACAAAAATTTGCAATATACGGAAAAAAGCTAACATATCTGATTGAAGATCAAATATTCTCATTCGGTGGTTTTACACATGCTGTAATACCACTTGATGATGGAATATTTTCAGAAGAAAAAAAACAAAATGAACAAAAAGACATAGATAGAGTACCAAAATTTTCAGATACTATACTATTGAACTGTTTGTCTGAGTCTAAATTATATAAGCCGTCATTAAATAACCCCGAGAGTAGTCGGTTTCACCTCTTATATAAAATAACGCATGCTAATACAGATAATAAGAGCGTGTTGTACTTTTACGATTTAGCAGGATTTGAACATCCGATGTCCATAATAAAGGAGGGTATTAATGATAAAGATATGAAAAAAAATATAACTGCGAAACAATTTACCGATGAGTTATCTGAAAATTCAACTATATTGTTGCTTTGGTTAAAAAAAAAATTCGTACCTTACGATACGCTGTTCGGTATCGACATAAACTTTGCTAGGTATACAAAAGAACGGATTTTGATGTCATATATTTTCAAAGATGAAATTAAAAAGTATACAAACAGAACTGATTTCGTAAAGGAGGTTAAAAAAAGAGAAAACCAGCGGCGTTACCTGGATAAGCTTGATCTGGTATTAGAATCGTATTTCATCATCAAATCTTTGGATGAATTAAAAGAACAATTGGGAAAATTCAAAGTAAATGACAAACATAAAATTGATTGTAAATATTTCAATTTGCCTAAAGGAATTGAATTCGAGAAAATTGTGATGTTCGGTTATCTTCGTGCTGATAAAGGATATAGACACCTTGAAAATGATGATACGTTCTTGAACGGGACGATTGCGACTTGCGACTTTTTGCATACATTATATAATCCTGTTGAAGCTCATATGATACAATTAGAACGGCAACAGACCCATTCTCGTCTTGCATCTCCACGTCCTGCATCTCCACGAAGTTCGCGTCCTCCATCTCCACGTCATCTGAAAACGAGGGGTGCAAGACAATCAGATGATGATCCTCAAGTATCATCATCAGCGTTGATGCATGCAGGGAACACCCTCGCTGAGGACGGGATCACGTATCTGAGCAACGGCGGCGGTATACTGGATAAGTCCGTCATAGATACGGACAGGGCTCTGTTGATCGCAATAACTTTCATAATTACCGTGATGGCAATGTACATGAAGAAAGTCATTGTGGAAAAAGGATACTTCGACAAAAAGGACAAAGGGGTGATGTTGCTGTTATCTTTGTTCGGAACATTCACCTTGTTGTACGTTTCGATAGTACAGCTGGAGACGATAGATACAATGTACGTCGTCATATATGTTCTGCTTTTTGCCATCGTCAACATAATCATCAATATGTGTCAATTAGATAAGGGGTCGGAAAATGCGTTGATACTAGACGTAATAAAACAAGAAAGGAACAGTCAAGACATATTGGTACAGTACAACAGTCAGCACGAATACAATTTGTTGTTGACGTGGGCTTTCATGTCAACCGCGGTTATATTCATCTGATCATCTTTGAGGTTTTATTAACGTAATTGTTTTTAGGTAGCCTTATCTTACCGCGCATATGACCACCCGTAGCTACAGCTGGTGTCGTGGGAGCACTTTGTTGGGACACCGCTGGCTGTTGTGGTTGTTGTTGTTGTTGTTGTTGTTGTTGTTGTTTGAGCGCATCGGACGTATTTACGGTCTCTTGCTTTAATTGTGAACCGTACTTCTTCGTTTGCTCGATGGTATCTTCGATCTCCTTTGTTATGTCGTCCAACCGGGTAACCAGGTTTTGCTTGACCGCTGGGTCCTCGTTGATGTTGTAGTCCAGAGCCAACTCCTTACTGTTTCGTAAACCGGACAAGGCGACGTTCGTCTTCTTCAATAACTGCATATCCCGATCCAACAAAACCATTATCGAGTTCTTCAGATCCTGTAAACGTACAATTTTCTCGGTGATCAATCCGTTGACCATTTCGAAATATTGCGGTAACGAATTCCTCGTGTTCCGAAAGACGGTGTGGAAGTGTTGATGTTTCTCCATTATGTCGCTGATGACGGTATCCGCCGCGGTGTTGATATTGTCGTATTCACCTGCACCCCCACTTGTGGGGTTGGATTTTATCTGGTTACTTGATTGGATATCTTTTAATCTAGCTTCCTCCTCGGGTGATACCTTGTTGAATTGAGAGATGTTACCAGTCTGTTCAATCAGAGCATCCATATACGTTTTTATCTTTTCGAAACTAGATACGTCGTTCTCATCGTATATCTTGTATTGTTTGAGCAAATCGGTAGTCTTGCCCAACACAGAAATTTGTTTCTGTTGCTCGGCGTTCAATTTGAAGAACGCTTCGGCGTTCTTATAAATATTGATGGCAAACAAGAGGTATAAAAACTTAACATAATGATTCAGGTAAATGTCGAATATGAAGAACTTAGTCTTCAACAAGAACTGTTCGAGCTTCGTCTTCAGCTCCAATTGGAAGCTCGTTTGGTCGGGTAAAACCTCTTTTTGAATGCTCATTTGTTGCAGTCCGTTCAACTTCGCGATATACTCCCTTAGATATACTTCGAACGTATCTAAAGCGGTCTTCTTCTGGATTTTTGCAGTTGTCAGATTGTCTAGCTTCAAATGATCCTTCAGTTCTATATATGATGGGGATTGTATGCGTACCAACCCCAACGAAATCAGTAATTTAACCTTGTCTACAGACTCGGGTGTTACACTCATGAACCTGGTGTTAACCGCGGGTATCGTCGTTACGAATTTCAACTTCGTATCTAGATACGTCTTCAACTTTTCGATGTTGGCGTCTATGTCGTTCGCGTCGTTCAAGGAGGATAAGAAACCGAATGATTTAGAAAAGTTTGTAAGTATGTTTCCGTCAAATTCCGCACGTTGAGACTCGAAATCCTTCTTTTCGCTCAAGAAAGAAAACATGTTCATATAACTATACATATTTTTTTTTGTGAAATCTACTTAAAAACATATAAACCAATATGCTTATAGCAATAAGCTAAAAACACTTATGTCTACTGTTAATTTCAATAAAGAGGTTGTTCGTTTCACTTACCATTTCAAACAAGATTGTCTACTAGAAATCCTAGATAAGGTTCCTGAAGACAAGGAGTCCGCGTATTACAAGTATATCAAGGAACAATTGGATATTGTGAAAGACGAACTTCAACATTTCGATAAGCGTTACAAGGCGAACAACGCACGGAAGCAAACAAAAGACAAAATTAGATCCGCGCCAAGGCCAATGTCGGCGTATAACAAATTCATCAAGAAAACCTTACCCGAGATTGCGAAGAACTACGCCACCATGGACAACAAATCCCGCATGGCGAAGGCTTCCGAAATCTGGAAGAAGCTTACCGATAAAGAAAAACAAGATTACAAAAACCTTGAATTTTGAATATTTACTTAAACAGTTTTAGTCATTCAATAGTATCGTAATTATAACTCATCAGGATGCAGATGGATTATCCGACAATTTTCTATTCACATGTACATGTTGATATTCCTCATGATCTCATGAAACATGTTATCGGGGTGAACGGCAGATGGTTCAAACATATGTGTCAAAAAACAATGGTCAACTACATATGGTTTAACAAAAAACGAAGCCTAGTTGAAATATGGGGGCCCATTCAATATCTTATGTTAGCAAATTATGCGGTACAATCAAGGATCAACTTTATCAAAGATCGTTACGCACCAACGCCTCCTTCGGACTTCACATGGCAGAAGGACAGTTATTACGAGTTGGACTTGAATAATCCCGAACATCTAATAGAAAAAGAAAATGTAAAATTTTTGATTGGCAAGCAAGGCTCGAACTTCAAGAATATTACACGACAAGCGGGTGTCAGTTTCATATGGTACAATCCACAAAATCACAACGTGCAGATATGGGGGCTCGTTGATGATATCAACAACGCGGTTCGTTTACTAAAAGATAGGATAAGCTATATCAACGGATTATGTTGAATTTTTTTTATGCCCTTTCCTTATATTTATTTTTATCATAGAATATAAATAGTATGATTGTTTATATTCTGATAATAGCAATCTTTGTTGTTCTGTTTATAGTTTTACAAAAAATAAAGAACGACGATACCGGCTTGAACTTCTCGGCGATTGGTAACAAACCTGAAAACATCACCGATGTTGAAGATGATAAACCTTCAATGTTTTCAGAATTCACCAACGCTTTCAAACAGACGACGAAACAAACAACAGCTAACAACAGAAACAACGCACCACAAGGGAGGGAGGAGGTTGATCATGATGAAAGCAGGACGACTTCTGATGATAACGATGACAACGATGACAAAGCTATTGAAAAAGAAATTGAAAATGAAATTGCCGAAAAAATTAAAAAAAATGAAAAAGACGTTGATGACATTGATAAGTTGATGGGCATCATGGATGATGTGGTACACGATGATAAAGAAATAGATTTTGGAAACTTACCATTCTTCGCTGAACTTAAGAAAAATCAAGCGGAAATAGACAATCTTAAAGGCAAACTTAAAGGCAAATCACATAGCGGAGGAGGTGATGATGCACTTAAAGAACTGGAAGCACGAAATAAAGAATTAAAAGAAAAAATCTTTAATGACTACAATAAAGATTTGAGAATAATTTTGATTTTGCTTGCAGAGGTAAACGCAAGATTAAAAGCTGATGCACAGGATTTTACCGATGAAAAACAAAAACAAAAATTAATACAGAGGAAGAGAATACTCACAAAGAAGTTACAACATAGCATAAATGATATCAACGAATTGGAGGAACTTAAAAAGAACCTAGAACCTAAACTGAAAGAAGAGTACGAAGAAATGGCGGATGATATTATTGCTTACATGATGTTGTCACCCGATGAACAGAAAAAAGATAAAAACTTTAATTCATCAGATGACATGATAGAAAAACATCGTAACCTTATAGATGCAGCGGTTGCTGCAGCAAAGGGAAATGATACAGAAGCCGCGAATGAAGCTAAACGAAAACTAGCCGAAGCAATTGGGAAACCGTCCGAAGAAGATAATTGGAAAACCGAAGAGATGGAACAGCGTATCCGAGAGCATAAAGAAAAATATGACATATCTGTGGAAGAAAAATTCTTCCAATTCATGAACACGTTCATATCAAGATACACTCACAATCAAGAAAATGTTCAAGCTAAAGAATATGTCAGGAACTATATTGTCCGTTTCCATCAAACAAATAAAAAAATTATGACAAACTTGTTTATATTCGATTTGATAGATCAAGGCATTGTCGATAAAAAGCTCTTGCAAAAAGGTGGTATAAAATTTAAACGAAATCAAACAGTATATCCGATCAATTTTCCGACCGAAGCACATCAGGGAGAGAGTAGCGCTGCTTCACAAATATTATCACAATCGAACAAAGTACATCCCGAGGAGAACGACGACAACGAGGGTACAAGAGATGATCTTCCGCACGATAAACAATCACGTGTAAAAAGAAGCGCTGCTTCACAAATATTATCACAATCGAACAAAGTACATCCCGAGGAGAACGACGACAACGAGGGTACAAGAGATGATCTTCCGCACGATAAACAATCACGTGTAAAAAGAAGCGCTGCTTCACAAATATTATCACAATCGAACCAAGTACATCCCGAGGAGAACATTACAAGCAAGAATATTCCGCGGGATAAATCACAAAAGGTAGATGATCTCCAAGCGTTCAGAACACTTTTCGATCAAATATTCGAAAACAAAAATTACCCAAAACATAAAGATGATATAGTAGATCAAGATCAAGAGTCAATAAAAACATCAAAAGAATATTTGTACAGCGACGCGTTTATCAATAAATATATCAACTCGTTTCATAAAATTTACGACAAGTTGTTTAGATTTTATAAGATCTTAGACGCCGTACAAGATGTTCATCATGCGATGATTACAAATAGCAACGCGTACAAAAACTATTACAAAAAACACCAAGATGAACCCAGCAATAATAAGTATAGTGATTTTTTCAAATTGATAAACGTTGAAGATAAAACAGAAGAGGGAGAGGAAGAGGGAGAGGGAGAGGAAGAAGAGGGAGAGGAAGAGGAAGAGGGAGAGGAAGAGGAAGAGGTAGAGGAAGAGGAAGAGGTAGAGGTAGAGGGAGAGGAAGAGGGAGAGGAAGAAGAGGGAGAGGAAGAGGGAGAGGAAGAGGGAGAGGAAGAGGGAGAGGGAGAGGAAGAGGGAGAGGAAGAGGGAGAGGAAGAGGATAATTGTCCACTAGAAGGAACAAGAGCAAACGAAATAGAAGATGGGGACGGAGCAAATGGTTGTCCACAACCACCAAGTGAAACGTCAAAAGACGGATCAGTGCAACGATCATTGAGTAATTCAAGTGATTCAAGTGATTCAAGTGTAAAATTACCGGACTTCACTCTATCTCCTACAACAAAAGTACCCGAAGACGAAACACTAAGTGAAGCAAGTGTAACATCTCCTGGTAACCAACAAGGAGGTGGTCAATTGATGCGATGTGACGAGAAAATAAGCGGTCGCATATTACACAATCGAAAGACGAAGGGTGTAAAACAAATAGGGGACCAAATATTCACCTACAGGAACAGTACCTACAAGGTGTTGCATATGAAGGAGAGTAAAGTGAAGGCCGACTTTTACTTTACGAACAAGTTGTCTAAGAGCTTGCCTAAAAAATACGGCAAAGATGTGAGATATTTGTTGACGAACAAATCGCTATGCAAGATGAACGAACGGTATGTTATCATAGCGGACAACGTGAGCCAAGGTTTAAAGGACATCGTTTATAAGAAAGATACGGATGCGATCAACCATATCAAACAATTGTACATGGCTCTGCGATGTATACATATGGGTGGATACATACACACATGTGTTCATCCCGAAAACATCCTTGTTGATGCGCATAACAATATCAAGCTGTTCAACTTCATAAACGCTACACAGAAAGATAAACAGGTAACGAATCAAGATTGCAAAAATACGTATGTGCACACCTTCAAAGGTCGCAAGAGTAAGAAAGTAACGTTCTTGGACGACATCTACGCCTTCATCGTGGTATCCTTGACGATCCTTCACAAATTGGCCTACCAAAGAACCAACAACAACATTAACAACTTATTAAAATCGGATGTATGCATATCTAAATCGGTTAATGAGTTGTTCTCGGATTGTGACGATATGGTACGTTACATGAAGCCTATCATCACTAAATACGAGTGTTTGCTCAAACAATCCATGAAAAAAGAGGAGGAGGATGATCACTGGGATAAATTGAAGAAAAAATGCCATAGAGGATTCAGCAAATATCTAAAAGTCTAATATATATAATATGAACTATTAGTAAAATGATTGTATTATTCTTGGTAGGTATACTATATGCATTAGTAATTGTGTTTATCGTCACGGTATATACGACTATCCAAAAAGTGAAAGAAGATATTGCTAAGTTGAAAGAATTTGAATTCAGCAAATTGTATGAAGCTAGACGTGACGATTCCAACATATTGAATTATATTGATAAAGATATGAAAAATGACATGATCGTCATCATTGGTAAGCTGTTCAAGGATATGTCAATAGAGAGTGTGTTGAAGAAATACTTCGACATCGTCAGAAAAATATTAAGCTTACTCATTCAAATTAAATCGTTAAACTTACATTTGTCGTTAACCGAGTTGCTTAAGGTCATCGATGAAGAAGCCATGATGAACAATAGATATTACATAATAAATTTCTTGATACCGACGTTATTACAACAATACATCATCCATGCAAAGTATCTTGTTGATAGTTCATCTCATAAAAAGGAATTCGAAGATTCGTTTTCACCCGATGTAAGGGACATGCTAACCTTCTACAACTTCCAAACTGAACAACTTGAAACTCTGTTAGATGCGGTGTACGTGGACAAGATTATCAACAGAGAGGATCAAAACACGTACATGAACTCTTTCTTTTACGGGAGTCTTTTGTGAAGATATCCTATGATACTATTCTGTAAACACCGTAAAATATGGTAGCAGACAAAGTACATCAATCGTATTCACATTCATATACTCCTCAAGCGGGCTTACCGGTTTGTGTGATATGTTATAATTTGGTAGAGTTTCTTTTATCTGTTGTAATTCGTCTTGCGCTTTTACATTGGTTACGTATGTCTCAATTTGAGCTTGTTTGTTTTTGTTGTCAATATACTTTACATAGAATAACATCAATAACACGAAAAACGTGGTGTCTAGCATAAATTTTAGTAGGTCCGTGTTTTGGTTCTGCGATTTAGATAGTGTTGTAACTACGTAAAATAAGATCAACGAGACTACAACGTCAGTCGTAATATCTGTTGGTACGATTTTACCGTTCGTGAAGAGTATATTCCGATAGTAGAATATCCTGATGATCTTCACAACATATATGGCCAATAACATATTTCTTTTATTATACTTATTAAAAAAATGCAACTGAGTAATAATTTTATGATTGCGTGTGTGATCGTAATGATTGCGTATTACGGGTACAAACAATACCTATATCTTTTAGATGAGAGAGCGAAATATATCGCAAAACCGGTTCAAACTAAATATGAATTGACCAAACAAGCTTGTAAAAAAAAAATGAGGCTCGCAAAGAAACAAGGCGACGGAGAAATTGTAATCGTCCCGAAGGATGGGTTCCAAGGCGATTACGCTTCATGTAGCAAAATACTGCGTCCTTGTGATATGCGCGAGGCTTCCGAGAACAATAACAACAACGACATTTTGTCCGCGTCGTTTTATGACTTGTTCTACGATTATAAGCTGGCTACCGCGTGCAACGGTACAATGATGATTTTATTAGGTGTTTTCATTTTTTTTATTTTGCGGTTCGTCAAAAGCTAGTTAATTATTAGTTCGCCCGTTTATTTTTATTTCGTAATGGTTACTTACAATGTCTGGTATATTACGTCTTACATTTGCATGTTTTTTCCTGAACGAAGCAATGATGCTCTCCGGGATCACGGGCGCTTCAGCTTGGATTCTGTCATACTCCCCCTTTGCCCATCTTATCATATCATCCGAGTTCATCCGGTCTTCCCTGGAAATCCCTAGTTCAAGCAAAACAGCTCTGTAAAAACTTCCGTACGTTCGTGCCACCGCATAATGATGCTGACTCTTTTCAGATGGTTTGTAATATTGAGATAAAGACGCTAATCCGGCAGCGATCATGTTTATTGTCCCGATTGCATACATCCAATGCTCCGGATTATCAACGGTCGCGGCACCAAAATTTGAAACCCCTCCTATCGTGGATAATATGATAACAGGCACGTATATTTTATCACCGAACGATTTCCAATAACTTGCGGCATCTAGATGTAAATCTTTACTTCCAGCTGCCTTTTCACCCCATGATTGCATAATATCCTCCAAGTAATCGGTCCAAGCGTCAGAGTTCATTTTCTTTTTTAATTTCATCATCCTAGCTGATGTTAGTGCCCAACGATCTTCATCGTCTTCCAACCGAACAACCGTAGCATTTTCAAGTTCACCCGCGTCGGTTGGGTGCTTTGTATCGATCACCTTATCGTCTTCGATCGTCATATAGTATATTATGATATTGATAAGATTATAATTTATTGTTTTTTCATCGTGAGACTACCATCATTACATATGTACGTCTTAGTTGCAATTGATGATAATCTGTCATCATGTGTGACGATGATTATGGTTTTATCGTGTAGTAACGTGTTGATGATATGCGTAAATAGTTCGGTTGTGCCTTTATCCAAAGACGATGTTGGCTCATCCATTATAATCAATTCCGGGTTCTTTAAATATATCTTTAAAAACCAAACAAGCTGACGCTGACCCCCAGACAACTTCGTTCCATTCTTTCCTACATCCGCATGAATCCCTTCCTTCAAATTCGAAAAATGTTTGGCTATACCAAATCGATGTAACACGTCCATCACCTGACGTTCAGTAATGCTTTCGTTATCGTATCTGATGTTCTCAAATATTGATCTGTTGAATAATACACAGTTTTGTGGCATGAATCCGATTTGTTTGAAAAACGATTTGGTGCTAAAATCCTTATAGCAGTTGTTGTTTAGGTATATATTACCCTTATCGGGTCTCATCAAACGTAATAGGATCTTTATCAAGGTTGATTTACCGCTTCCGATTTCCCCGATTATTAACACCTTCTCTTTTGGATACACGGTGATATTTATGTCTTTCAATGCCCAATCGGATTGTCCTTCATATTTAAAGTATACATGGTTGGTCTTCAAAAGTGGTACGCTACCACTTAATTCTAACGGTTTACATCCCTCTACGTACAACTGTTTCGTTTCTACCTGTAAGAATTCAGAATTTTTTATACTTCCGTAATCAAATATCACATCCCTTGAGGTGTCTATCATCCACAATAAATTGCCTATGAGATGAGTCAGCATCATTATCAACGAGAAAAATAATGATTTTTGTATGGTCTTATTCTTCAATAAATTAAAACATTGTCTACAAAATAGATACAAAAATAATATCATGACTATCATCAAGAATAATCGGTATCGCATCGTAATGGATACACTCTTATTGTATAACCTCATGTATTTATCGTTCGCTCCACGAAGGATTCGTAGTTCGTGTGTTAGCTTGTCTTCTTTATAGATACTCAAATAGTTTGACATCATATCATCAACCATTTCGTGTAGATAATTTAACGCACTGTCAGATTTCACTGTATATGTATCGCTTCTATTTGGACAAATGATTAGTACTGCAATGAAAATTGTTAAAACAATCGCAAATAAACAGCCCAAGAATTTATCAATATACGTAAAGTATATTAACGTACATAAAAATTCAAACAAATGTGGTATAATGAAGGTGCTTAATTTACTATACCACGACGTTATTATATGTTGTGCCCGTATCAACTTAGACATCATATCACCATTCAATAGTTCGCGATAGTTTTCGTTTTTATTTATAAATATGTTCATTAAGAATACCTCCCTACACTTTTGTTGGAATAATGGTATCTGATATGAATCTGTCAGGTCCATCAAAGCGTACCCAAATTGTAAAAAAACAATCACTCCCAAGATTTTCATAAAGTGACTCATCCGGAAGGAATTGTTTTGTATCGATTCAAACATGTTACCGTACAGCCTCGAAAGATATATGTCGTTTATTGGTATCAACGCCATGAAAATTATGGTGGATAATATGTATATTGGATGTTCAGCCAGGAAATCCTTGATAATATCTAATATAATTTTCATTCTATTATCATGTACTCATATTTTAAATATGATACCGTGTAAACATATGTACACGTATTTAGATATTGTTCAACATGCGTTTTGATGCTTGTAATGCTAGCTTATCGACCTCTGCATTAGAAAGTGACAGATAATCTGACCTATTTGTATGCGACCTTACGTGCATAATCCTTACGATAACTTGTCGTTTCTTCAGATCATCTATCATGTCCATACATGAACTAATTATATCCTGGTGTTTTACCGGTTTCTTCGAACTTGTCATCCATCCATTACGCTTCCAACTAAAACACCATAACATCAAGCATTTTTGTGAATATTCACTGTCTGTGTACATACTTATACGCACTGTCTTGCTTGTATCGTAACTACCTTGTCGTATGTACTGTAACGCTTTGTATAATGCAAACAACTCAACACGTTGATTGTTTCCTTTCGGTAAATTACCGACCTCCTCGTACATTGTTATGCGGTTTCTTTTAACAATAAATGCCCAGCCTAATCCTAATGTCTTATATGTACTCCTCTGTTTGATTTCGCTACCGTCGGTGAATATATCGTATCCTATATCATCCACAGTTGAATTGTCTGTGTTAAAATAACTCAATATATCATTTGTTGACATTACACACAAATATGAGCATGAATATCTCTACATTTCTATATTTAGATGTGTTTCGTATTTGGTTAAAAATTGAAATGGAAACTTGACACTTTAAGATTACAGCTTAACTTATATCCAACTTATTCAACCATGGCAAATCACTACGAATACTTCTTTGAATCGGACGAAAGGAATTGTGATGTTATCCCGCCGTGTGACAACAATACTATGTATGTTGATGACGATTTCAAAAACATATTGAAGCAAATTGCAACCTTCAATAATTACACTGGTGTTTTGAATATGGAAGCCGGTGAAAATGATGATGATGAAACTGACAATGAAGATGAAGATGCATATGTGGAAGATGATGTATTAAATAGTAATTCTGAAGAATACGATTGGCTCACCTTTGAATACTATTAAGCGATTCTTCCTGACAAAATACATGTAAATATATTTGTATTAATTTTTTTTATGGTCTGCCAGCATTCCCACTTTTGATGTTTTATACCGCATAGAGTTAGCAGTGATTTTATATAGCCACCTAGGCTAGGCTGTGTGAACAGCACTGTGAACTTCAGACCCCCAAGTAACAGCAGCCCCAGGCACCTCCACTGACTGATATTGTATGTAATATTATCAAAACAGAATAGGGGCTGTACCATCAGTGTTTTGCTGAAGTGCTGTATGTTTGTGTATGCACTTTAACTCTGTTACACTTTTCATGAACTCTGGCATATGTACCATACATGTATGGTATTCAAATCTACATAATCAATCAAATGCATCAACAGATTCACTCACTTCACAAGTAATGCAAACAAAGTGCTACCAACACCGCTTGTCGATTAGGAACTTGAGAATTCTTGTTAAAAATCGAATAATACTCACAACAGTAAATTTTGGGAAAGGATTGCCATAATGTTGTCTATCCTATAAGTGAGGACGAGATGTTCGGAGATAGTGGTGTTGGCTTGTTCGTTCATCAGGTCAATTGCAGCAGTCTCGCAGGTCTGTTTATGTTTCTACTTGTTCTGCGTAATTGTGCCTGCAGTTGTTGCACCATAAACACAAACGCTTCTGTCAGAACATATATATGTAAAAAACACCTTCATTGACACAGGCAGACAGGCACAACACCACACCACAATATATACTAAATGACATTGCTTTCAGACACACACACATAAATTGAAACACAACTGTGTACCTGCTCCTGCACCTGGTCTGTCTCTGTGTCCTGCACCTGGTCGATGTCCTGCACCTGGTCTGTCTCTGTGTCCTGCACCTGGTCGATGTCCTGCACCTGGTCTGTCTCTGTGTCCTGCACCTGGTCCTGGTCCTGGTCTGTCTCTGTGTCCTGCACCTGGTCCTGGTCTGTCTCTGTGTCCTGCACCTGGTCCTGGTCCTGGTCTGTCTCTGTGTCCTGCACCTGCATCTGGTCTGTCTCTGTGTCCTGCACCTGGTCCTGGTCCTGGTCTGTCTCTGTGTCCTGCACCTGCATCTGGTCTGTCTCTGTGTCCTGCACCTGCACCTGGTCTGTCTCTGTGTCCTGCACCTGCATCTGGTCTGTCTCTGTGTCCTGCACCTGCATCTGGTCTGTCTCTGTGTCCTGCACCTGCTCCTGCTCCTGCACCTGCATCTGGTATGAATACATATGTTGGTACATTATGAAACGTAGTAACTGTTTTGAAAAGTTATCACACACAAATTAACACAAACACACAACGTACCCGTTGTGTATTCAGCGCGGTAGGACCTCGGTATGCTTTGCATAACGAGCCTGTAGCTGTTTATACAGCCGAGCCTGTAACTGTTGGTAATATACAAGAATAAAAACACCATATTAGAATGTTGAAGGTTATTGTGCACTAAATGAAACACATAACAACTGACCTGTTGTCTAGCCAGCACCCTCGCCAGCTCGTCAGTCTTCTCATCCAGCTGTTGGTGTATCCAAACACTTCTGTCAGACTGTGCCTTGGAAAAGCAGTTTCCTGAAAGGTTTGCACACACCAATTGACACACTCACACACAATAATTGACACTCATACACACACAACTGTGTACCTGGCGAGCAGTATCGCAAGCAGTCTCCTGCGCTGCCTCCAACTTGCCAGTCATCTCTTCCAGCTGTTGGTGTATCCAAACACTTCTGTCAGACTGTGCCTTGGAAAAGCAGTTTCCTGAAAGGTTTGCACACACCAATTGACACACTCACACA